CGTATGGTTCACTGGCGGATATACAGTTAATGGTATGATAGCTCAGATTGAACCCGAATTGAGCGTTAAGATTATTGTCAGTAAAAAAGGAAAAGATATGATTCATACTTACTCTCCATCCTTTGATGACTATTTATCTAATAACATGAACGTCGATGAACAAATCGAACTATATTTTGATATAAAGTAATGAAAAAGTATTTAATAACACGTGAACAATTGGACAATTTGGTTGCCAATTTCCTTGATGAAAAGATGAGAGGTGGTCGGGTGAAGACCGTTAGGAACCAATTCTCTAAAAGTAGTCTCTTAAATGCATTTATTACTCCTAGTAACGAGGCACTGTTTATCCTTTTTGAATATGGTGAAAGTTGGGATTCGGATGATAATGATGGTCCAAGAAATATACTATCTATTGATGAGGGACTTGTTGATATGTTGAGTAAACACGTCGGAATCAGAAAACATAAAGCAATGGACATTATCTCTGATTGGTTTGAGGAAACTTATGATTTTGATTTCAGTAAGGTTGAAACAAGTAAATCACTCGAAAATATTATAAATGGATGGGAGAAATAATATCTCTCTGATGGTGGCTGGCACTTAAACCCCTACCCCTTTTTTTACTAATCTATATCAGAATCTAACGTTCTACTGTCTATAGTATTATTTACCTCGATTGCAATGTTTGGGATATACTTATCTAAGTTCACTTCAATTTCAGCAATTACATTATCATAATCACTTCTGTCACTGTTAACGTATAAATCAACATATAATACAGGTACCTCATCATTAACATAATTGGTAACCACTATTTTATCTATTGACGTAATTTCGTTTAATTCATCCATTTCTCCTAAACCCATTTCAAAAGCCATGTCCTGAATCCTTTCTAATGATAAATTAACTAAAAGTTGTATACTATCTAACATGGTAGATTCATTAATCTTCATCATTGATGTTATTCGTGATATTTCTGTGATTAAACTCATATGTAATAAATATACCTTTTAAAGTATTTATTATAAAACAATACGACATGAAAGATAATCTATTAAATGAAGAGTTAAGTATTATGAAATCACTATTCACCCATCAGAGAGGTGTGGTTATTTCAGAACAAGAAAATGTTACTCAACCCGACGACGAATTAAATAAAGTTTTATCACCTGTAGGGATAAAACTAACACCTGAGGAATCAGAAGAAGCACATCAAGATTGTCCTATCGATATGCCTTCTGATGAAAAGGAAGCTGGCTTTGTTAAGCAGATATTAAATAACTTAAAAGGAATGAGTATACCTGAATTAGTTAAAGAATTAAAAGGTGTACTAAGAATTAAGGATAAACCCATCGAAGAACAAGCAGGAGCATTGGCAACAATTATGATTGCAGGTGTTGCCGTTCCAACTGTTATTGCTGTTGGTATTGCAGCCATCATAATAATTGCTATTATCAGTGCAATTGCCAGTAAGATAAAAAGTAAAGGTAAGAGACCTAAAAAGTCATCGTGTGGTAAAAGAAGAAAATTAGTGCGTAAGTTTGGTGTGAGTGGTAACTTTATGAAACTATAAATTAAAATATATTTATTGAAACACAAAACCCCTCGATTGAGGGGTTTTTTTATTTAGAGTCCTGTGTGGATAACGTTTCCATATTATTAACCACACAACGTTTCTTTTAAATCAGTATTTTTTATTAATTATCTAATTATTGTAGAATACCATAGTATCACTCAAATCAATTTTAGGGTTGATATCAAATGTTTCATCTCTCGGGATATCCATAATATGTGGTACATCTTGCAACACATCTACAGTTTCTAAAATTGCAGTATGGATTGAGTCTATTACTATAAACAATATGACTACAATGAGTAACCAATTAAAGACTTTTGTTGTTTGTTTTTTATTCATTTCTTTTATCTAAAAATTCCCCTCACCCACTTGTAAACAGGTCAATCCATTGTCTCTCCACATCCTAACCACCTTATCTCGGTCATCAAAAACACAAAGTATTTCTTCTTTTTTGGGAAATAGTTGGTCCAACCAACGTTTTTTTAATTGGTCATCGGGCATGTACATAAACTCTTTACTCGTTGGTCTCATTTTTAAAACATCAAATGGTACCCCGAACTCTTTCAACCATTCCATAGTAACCTCCTTAGTTCCTTTACTTCTACCACTTAAGATTATAATCATATGACCCTCAGATTTCATCATCTTAGTCATTTCAATAATCGGTGTGTTAGGTAAATCTAACTGAATATTCTTTGGGTCAAAGAAGATTTCCCAATTAATTTTACCATCTTCTTTTGTTGATAACTCTCTTCGTTTATCAATTAATGCTAGTGTACCGTCTAAATCAAATATTACTTTTTTCTTCATTACATCATTTGTGTTAACAGGAACGCTAATTTATACCCTCCAAAAGCACCTAATGCTGTTGGTACTGGAAATACTATAAACTTTCCTAAACTTGTTACATACTTAGGTCTATTAACTACCCTCCCTAAAAAGAAGTAGTAAACCATATATCCTAATAATACTAATATATCAACTCTCTCTGCAATAAACACTACTAAAATGGCACCAAGTAGTCCAAATATAAAGTTATCTACAACCGCCGATGATAATTCTGCCCTATCCGTTTGTCTAAACTCTTCTTGTATTTTTTTAATGCTCATCTTTTTTGGTATATAATTTTACCTTACAGGTCAAAGTTTTCTTTAAGTTCCTTGATTAAAGTTTTAATCTCTTCTTTATTAAGGGCGATGTGAGTGAAGAGGTCTTCTTGACTTCTCATTGTTAATTGAAGTTTCATACCCTCTTTACCTCCACTGAATCTTGTTAGTGACATTTCAGTGTTCTCCATTTCATTTGTCTTTTGACTATGAAATTGACCTTTAAGCGATTTTAATTCGGTTGACATAAACTTTATTTTATTAATTAGAATACAAATATAAAGTTTTTTTACTTATTAACCAAATGTATAATTGAATATTTTACATTCAGGGTTTAGATTTGTTAAATCAGGAAACGTAACATCACCAATATCATCGTTATCTATATGTGATATATGTAATTCTGTAAAATATTTTGAGTATTTTTCATAAGTTTTCTTACCTCCTATACACCAATCACACGAAATGTTAAAACTATCTCTCTCATCCACAATTAAAACTCTGTTCTTAAGTGGTGGGAGACCATTTGCCGTCCTATATCCTACAAGACACCTACTATTAAGGGTTAATACCTTAAAGTGTTTTAAATCCTCTTTATTATGCCATAGTAGTTGGTCACCTTTACCTATAAACCCTAAATTATTTACTGCAATTATTGCTTTCATCTTTAAGACCTTGAAGGGTACATCCCCTTAGCACATATAATATATTTAACACCTTTAGTTCCTGATTGTAATGATGGTAAACAATAAAAATCATCATCTTCGGTTCCCCCATAGGTATTACCTAATACTGAGTATAACGCAACATTATCATCCTTCATTAGTCTTCGACCATCACATACCATCCATCCATGTGGTTCGTAACTTCCAGCGAACATCACAACCTCACCAATAAAGTGTTCTTCATTCCAATTTTCCATAGTTTTATTTAATTACAAAGGTCAGCATTTTCTAAAGTTACATTCCCCCATGTTTCATCGAATAAATAAATCTTAATGTTCTTATCATCTCGGTAATACGCTTTCTTATACTCACCGTTCTTATCCAAACCTGACCACTCCAAATACTTTACATAACATTCTTTGAAGGATGCCATATCTTGGATAGGTTCGTCCAAAATAAAATGGTGACCACCATATACCTTTCTGCCGAGATTGTCCTCGTGAGTGGTTCCCTGAAAGGTATATCTATAGTTTTTATTTACTTTATAGGTATTCTCACAGGATGATAGTATAAAAATAACCACTATATACAATGCAGTTAGTACTATCCAATTCTTTTCTAAAAACAGTTTAATCTTGTTAATCATTATCAATTATTGTTAAAGTTCTCATAAGTTATAGTTTAATACCAAGTCCCACACCGATACCAAATCTACCATCGTAACGAACCTGACCAATTAATTCTAAGTAATTCCAATGATAAAGGAATCCACCTCGTATACTCATGTTAGTTAATATTTGTTGATTAATCAAGTAAATACCATTCTGACTTTCAGAGGACAAAACATAAAACTCATCATAGTACGAGTTATATATCTTCCTGGTAGTAATACCAACAGTCATGTACGGGGAAAAACGTTCCATCGTTCTACCAGCACCAATTGAAAAATCACCTTTGGTTTCCACATTACCCGCAGACTCATCACCCCAATCTTCCACTTCCCACGTTGATATATTATCGTAATATGGGTAAATAATTGGTAAGGTTGTGTGATATTGAATAACCATAAATGTTTCACCACCAGTAATAATATAAGGTGACATCTGACTTTGAAAGGCGTCCTGTTCAACAATAACCCCAAAAGATAACCTCATAGGTTTACTATTATTTTTCTGAATCAAATCAGAATCCGTAGTCATCACATATTCGTGTCGGTCCCACGTTCTATTTGTATTCCAATAAGGGTAATAACCAACATCATATGGGTTATAATAATATGGTGTTCTATTCCATCCATTGTTCCATCTACCTTCATTGATACCATTGTTATATCCGTTCTGATATCCCTGGTTGTAGTTGTTATTATTCACATTCGTTCTCTGAGATTTTTTCTCTTGAACTTTCTGTATCTTTTGGTCCCTCTCGGACTGAGCAAAAGTGGTGTGTGTAAAAAACACACATACCACTATTAGTAATAATTTTTTCATATACATTTGTTTTTAATCTTCAGAGAACTTAGGCTCAGAATATACATCACTATCGTAAAAGTCTACGAAGTCTTCAAATTGGTCATCCATAATAATAAGTAGTTTATATTGAATGGTAAAGATAACAAAAAACCCCCACATTTCTGTGAGGGTTAGTTTATATTTTATTTTTTATTTTAGATTTGTTATTCAGGGCAAATACATGGGTCGGTAAATGGACAAGGACAACCCTCTAAACTTACAGGTGAAATTGAACCTGTTGTTGCATCTACACTTACAAACCCTTTACTTGTCGTAAAAATATATTGTGCTACGTTGAAACCTGGTTCTAATGGTCTTCTTAATACAACCTCAGACCAATCAGCAACTCCTTCGACACCTGTACCATATCCAGCATCTAATAATATTTGTTCAGCGTCTTCTAATGTTAGTTTGACAGGTAAATGTATCACCTCATCCTCCATAAATGGAGAATTAATAACTTTTGATTTAGTCTCACCCTTAGAATCACACAACACCTCAATGGTAGTATTGTTAATACCAGCGAATACTGATTTAACACCTGTTAATTCTTTAGTCGCAGTTGACTCATAAAATAAAGCTGTGGTATCAATACCTTTTGCAACTTCCTGTGTTTGATTTACCATCTCATTAAATGTTAAATCATTTTGTTGAGAACAACTCATTAAGAGTAATCCCGTAATTAATGTTAATAATGTTTTTTTCATTTTCGTTTTTATTTTAATTTATTATATTTCTTCTTTATCTTTATTTGAACTATCTTTATTTACACCCCTAACGACTTTATTCATGATTTCCTCACTCGAGTTAAACGCATAGTTATCGAAGTTAGCATTAGTTTCAACCCAATCGAATGAAACAAAAGTATGTTCATTTATCTTAAGTTTAGTTTTCTCTAACCCTTTTAATCTCTTATGTAGGTCTTTACGTATTTCCTTAAATTTAGGATTATAAGCTAAATTATTCACCTCATCTTTATCTTCTAAAAGATTATACAATTCGAATTCTTTATAGTAACTACCTAACGCATCAAAATAATAAGTGTATTTCCATTCTTTAGTTCTGATACTCCTTAATCTATTTGCTGCCAATACCGAAGATGGTAATGACGCAGAACCTGATTTAGTATCATCAAAAGTAAATAAGATTTCTTCTTGAACACCTTCTCCTGTTTCAATGATAGGTAATAAACTTACACCTCTAACATCTGTAGGTACATCAACCTTAACCATGTCAGCTAGCGTTGGGAGGATATCCACTAATGTTGCCAATTCTTGTGATGACTCACCATCAGGGAATAATATAGGATTTGATATCACCATAGGAATTCTCATGTTTTCCTCATAAGCAACAAAAGCCTTTTGTCTCATACCACCGTGTGACATTCCCATTTCTCCATGGTCAGCCAATCTGAATACGATTGCGTCGTTCGCCAAGTTAATGTCTTGGTCGTCATATAACACATCAATAAACTCACCAATCTGAGCATCAATCTTTGTTAACAAATACGCATAGAAGTTAAGGTAGTTCAACTTCATATCGTCATTCTTAAGAACACCCAACAATCCGTCAGCGGCAATGTTCGTTTGTAATTGAGCCATCGGTTTTTTGTTTCTCAATAATTGTTCGTTAACGGTTGATGGTAACTCAGGGATAGTTCTTTGTGTATACTCGTCTTCAGTATACCCATAATTAACAAACTTTGGGTAACCCAAAACATCGTGGGGATTTACCAAACTTAATACCATACAATATGGTGTCATATCACCATTCTTTCTTCTTTCCCTTACTTGCTCCAAATACTCAATAGCCTCAGCAACATAACGTGCATCGTGGTTAGGATAACCACCACCAAAGTTTTCAGGTTTAGCGTCCTCACCAGCATCAGGTCCAATCCAACCTTTAAATCCGTATAATGATATGTCTTTGGCTAATGGGTCACCACCATCAGCACCTTTACTTAGGTGCCACTTACCACGGTATTGTACGTCATAACCAATGTCGTCTAATATTCTACCAATATTTGGTGTTTGATTATTTAATTGAATCTCACCATCGGAATACACACCACCCTCAGTTAATGTTTGAGTAACCTGATGTTGTGCCGGATATGTCCCTGTAAATAATGTTGACCTACTCGGTGAACACATACAAGTATTACAAAACGCTCTGTCAAATGAGAATCCGTTTTGTTTTAGTTTTGTTAATGTTGGTAAATTTTCTTTTTCCCAATTATCAGGAAAATGTTGTGTCGCCCTTTCTTGGTCCGTGATGATAAAAATAATATCAGGTTTGGAGGGTAGTTCTTGTATTTTTTCTTTTAAACCCATTTTATTTATTTAAAAATTGTTTTATTATATAACACAATAAGAATACATATATAAAAACAAAAAGAAATATAAAATGGCACACCCTTTACAACACGCAAAATCATCTGTTAACAAATACGGAGGTAAACCCGAGGATTATCTCCACATTCATCAGTGGTTTGACGAAACAAAAGGATGGTATTCACACATATACCACAGAATGTTTAGACATCACTCTGAGGGTATATTTGAGTGTGAGAGAGTACTCGGTACACATTTCTTAAATAGTGACGGTAAAACCATCTATACACGTTATATTGGTGAACAACACGTCAGAGAAGATTGTAATAATCACGTCCCAACCGCAAAAGAATGGATTGAAGGCATTCTATCTGATAAAAAACCTATATGGATGATGAAAACTATGAAATTAAACATAGAAGACTAATATTTATAATCTATGGACGCAGTATTAAAAAAGAAATTACTATTAGTTTTTGATTACCTTAAAGTGAATGGTTGCCAGTATGCAGAAAAGGAAGGTGACTTCTATGGAATGAGCTTCCACGACCAAAACAATCAGTGGAGTTGTGTTTCTCAAAAAAGTAGAAATGTACTGCGTATCCCATTAGACATCATAGATGATATAGAAGAACTTATCGACAAAAACCAAAAGGATTTTGATGGTTTCGGAGAAGACCCTTACGGTTTTGAAGCAAGACTTTTTCCCGATTCAAAAACTATATCAATCTTTGAAGTTTATAGTGAATACCTTACTGAAGATACTCATACAATGACAGTAGATACTGAAGAAGAACCTGAAGTAAAAGAAATCATTGACCACTATTGTAAAGAAAAAGAAATCTGTAGAGGTAATATCACATTCCAATTTCATGGTGGTGGTGACTCAGGATATATCGAAGATGGTGGTAATTCAGATTTTTATGGAGAAACCTCACTTTATGAACCAGCCGAAGATATGTTCTACAGAATGTTGAGAAACTTTCCTGGTTGGGAAATCAATGAAGGTTCTCAAGGTCAATGTATCATTGACATGGACTTAGAACAAATGCAGTTGGACTACAACGAAAACTACGAAGAACAAAGAGTAGATGAAATTTGGTCTATGTCTTTGGAAGATGAAATCAATGAAGATAGGGAGAAAGTACAAGTAACACCAAGTAGTGTAGATGTTGAAAATGAAGATACAATGTTATCCTCAGTAGAGAAACTACTCCAAGTATTATACTTTGATGGATTAGATATCACATATGATTTACGTAGAATTCCACACCATCATGATAAAGATTACATCAGTTTAGATATCGATATCGATGTAAGTAGAATTATGTCCAGACACAAAAATTTTGATGAAAACTACACTCATGTAGTTTATGATATAGAAAGTGTTCTTGATACCGTTGAAAAGTATTTAGGTTTAAGTAACCAAATTTACGTTGGTATTAATTATATCAACCAAGACTTCCTTGATAATGAAGCTCTCGATGCAACAAAAGAACTAAAACAAGAATTAAAAAAGAGTGGTTTTACCACAGAACAAGTCAATCATGCGTTGATTAACGTTTATTATCGTGAAGATGACTCTCCAGTTTTAACAGTAGAAGCACTTGGACAAGATATTCCTGATGAAAAAATAGAACTATTTGAAGATACGGTTTGGGGTATTGTTAAGAAATACGAACACCTGATGGAACTTATAAGTGAAAGAGAATTGGAATGGTGGATTAATTATTAATTCTTTTCTTCCTCTTTTCTTTTAATTTGTTCCCCATTATCCATGATGAACTCATAAAAATAGTCAACATACTTTTCTCTTTTTGGGAATTTCATTCTCAAACTCAAATATGTTCTCAATAAGTTATTGTCTGTAAATCCATTCCACATCTTTTCAAAGATGTCAGAATGTAAGGCGAATGGCTCAACTTCATAACCATAATATTTTTCGTTCAACCCATAACTTTCAACCAATTGGTCCACTTTCTCATTACCAGGATAGACATCTTCAAAATTAACACCTGTAAGTGGATATACTTCTTCATACAACCAATCTCTAATCAAGTCCTGAACTTCATAACCAATCTCATTGATATCGTCTTCAGTAATCGGATTGTCTTCTGTATTGTAATCGGCATTTAACTCATCAATATCTGAATAGTTAAACAAATCACCTAATTCATATTCGTGACCATTACCACCAATAACTTCAACAGTAGATTTTGGGTCAACAGCAACATAAATATTATCAACATACCAAAGATTATTATCATAAATGTCACCATCACCTTTATTTATATCCCAATTCTTTATCAAGACATTCATATCATAACCACCTGAAGAAATGTTGATTACATTCTTGGTCTTTTCTTTTATAATCTCATCAATACCCTCAATACCCAACTTATCTGCAAGTCTGAGTTCAGCCTTAGTCTCCATTTCTCGGTTAAAGCCAAAATACTTCATTATCTGATTATCTAACTTATCACCAGCGACCTCAAAATATTTATCGATTATATCCATACTAATAAATACTTCATAATATTATTATATACACTCGGTCTTACTAATATCTTTACTCAGACTAACATGAATATGATTCACACCAAGATAATGACATTTATCGTTCATCTCTTTCCATAAATGTTCGTTGAGGACCCTATTAGCCACTGTTACCTTCGTCTTTGGTGTTTGTCTGTTGAACTTCACGACCGTATTCAATCTCGGTGAACCCTCAAAGTCCCAAGCCATCACACTTTCAAAAGTTATGTCATAGATTATCTTCTCCTCACCAAACTCATAAGTGAGGGTGGAAAAGACCTCAGGGATAATCTTATTTATTGAGTTCATAGTATTTATAATTAATACTTCAATTATATGAACACAGAAGAATTAAATAAAGGGAAAGGAATTATAGTAAACCTATTAAATTCCATTTTTTCATCAGGTGATGGTTATCACATATCTTATGATTATGATGGGACCACATTCATCATCGATTTTGTTAGTGAAGGTGATAAATTACCCGTTATAACCAAAAGACTTATAATGGAAACCGTGTACTCAAACTTTAGAAAAGCCAGTCGATACTTCCCTGATGTCATGTATTTTTGGAAAAACTTTGATTTTGTAGTAAAATATAACGGAAAAGAGTTGAAAGGTGATTCAATCAATGACGCATTTATAAGTCAACCAATCACCGATTGTTTTGATAGTAGTTTAGAAAAAATACAATCTAATTCTGTAACATTTCCAACTGTATTTATTAATGTTAATTCTAAAATGGGTGAGTTTTTTATTACCACAGTTAATAGTAAGGTAATGAAATCAACTATAGAACCATCTGATAACTACATTTATTTCTTTACATATTTAGTACCTGACTACCTACTTTTATCTAATGGTAAAGGAGAATCAGTAAAGATAACTGCCGAGTCTTTAAGAGATTTCCACATGAATGGTGGTGAAGATGGTGAACCGTACTATGAAACACCTGAAAAAATATTAGAAGCATTACTACGTGCAATAGCATTTGCACAAACAGAACAATACGAATCTAAAGTTTCCTCTGAATTCTATAACTGTTTACGTAGTGCAGGATTTGAAGGTTGGGGTGAAGGTATGTATGAAGATTACTATCCTTTATATGAAGTCATATTTTACGGAATTAGTGATATGATTATTACTACCTATGGTATATATGGTGAAGCTTACTCAGGTGACTTTGAAACAATTGAGGACTTATTCAACTTCCTCAATAGGAAATAATAAAGGAAACTCATCGGTAACCATATTCAAAGGGATTGTAACAGGTTCATCACTCTCAGTTAAGAAACCATAGAAATCCAAACTTCTTTTGTGACGAAACAACTTCATCACATTACCTGGCATATCATTAAAATCTTTACGGTATAAATCTATAGCGGTAACTTTCTTTGACTTACCCCAAATGAAATCCACGTTCACGTTTCTTCCTACAGTAATTGGTACTATGGTGATGTCCTTGTTTTTGAAGTCCTCGTGAATGTGTTTGATAACCAAACGAGGTTTGGGACTGGAAGAGTATTGAATCACATACATTTCTCTTATAAATTCTATTAGACCTCCTTTTATGTCCCTCATAAAAATACATTAACCCGTTACAGTCTTTCTTAACTCTTTATATTTTTCTTTCCAATCGTAAACCTCATCTCGAGTATCCAATAACTCATTCAACAGTTTTTCATTTTCTTTTTTTAATTCCTCAATTTTTACATTAACAGTCTGTAACTGCATCTTGTATAACTCAATATGGTCCATATATTTTATTTTTTAATTTGATAGAGGTGCTTTAATTGTTGGGTGTGATTGATAACCTCTAATCTCATAATCAAACTCACCGTTTAATACATCAACATTGGATAACTCAATCGTTGGTAAATCATATGACATTCTTCCACATTGTTCGTTCGCTTGGTCAATGTGATTCTTATATAAGTGAGTATCACCTAAGTTCCCCACCAACTCACCTGGTTGATAACCTGTCTCCTCACATAACAACAATAGTAATGTTCCATATGATGCAATGTTGAATGGTAAACCTAAGAAGGTGTCAACTGAACGTTGATTCCACATTAGGGATAGTTTACCTTCAGACACATAACATTGAAATCCATAATGACATGGAGGTAGTACAACCTCGTCCAACTCACCAACATTCCAAGCTGATACCATATGTCTACGAGAATTAGGATTTTCTTTTAGACCTTTTATTAAGTTTTGAATTTGGTCAATGTACTTAGTACCTTCAACATATGTATCTTCACCCGATAATGGGTCTTTGAGAGTAGTCTTAATAAGTGATTCAGTTTTCCATTCTCTCCATTGTTTACCATAGATTGGACCCAACTCACCCCACATCTCAGCAAATCTATCCTGAGTCTTAATCTTCTGAATGAATGACTTAGGACCCATAGCTAATGTTCCCTTGTCTTCTTTGTATCTTTTATAAGCATCACCATTCCAAATGTTACAATCATTATCCACCAAATACTTAATGTTGGTATCACCTTTGAGGAACCACTTCAGTTCGGTCATCATGGTCTTAACCGCCATCTTCTTTGTGGTTAACAAAGGAAACCCCTCACTCATATCATGACGTATCTGACGACCAAAGACCGATACTGTACCAGTACCTGTACGGTCATCTTTCTCAACACCATTGGTCATGATGTCTTTTAATAATTCTAAGTAATCTTTATCTAATTTATTCATGTGTATATACTATCATAGTATTATTGATAGGAAATCTATAGATAGGTGCGTTTTTTTCATTTGATTGTCTTTGGAGGACTTCGTAATACCCATTATAGTCTTTAATAGTCATCACATTTTCTTTAGTTTCTGATGGTCCACTACCATCGCTGAACACAACCGACATTGTGTGTTCTTTTGTGTTAAATCTCAGTACATTCATTTGTTATTGTAATTATAAGGTTATAGGGCAATAAAAAACCCCTTCGTCTATTATAACAAAGGGGCAGTTAAAAATCAATTATTAAAGACTATTTTCCAATAACTAAATCAGAGTAGTCTAATTTTTCCATACCTGTTAATTCTTCCTCAACCTCATCATACATATAAGCTTTAACTACGGCAACTACGCCCTGTTCAGCTTGAGCCAATTTACTTTCCATCCAATCTTCGATTTGCTCTCCGTCTTCCATCATTTCCCACATCTTATATGCTAATGTGGCGATGGTGAATAGTTGTTGTTTAGCCATATACGACCCGTCATGTTTTCCTTCTGTCAAGGAAGCTGTCAACCTTTCCAATTGTGCTTCTGTAAGAATAATTTGTCCCATATTTTGTTTACCTTTGTTTATAAATATCACGTAATTAAAAAAGGTGAGGATTACTCCCCACCTTTTTGAGGCCGACCTGGCTAATAGTCGTCGGCAACTCCACCACCCTATTTCATCTAATAGGGAAATCTATTCCTTAACTGATGAGTTTAACCAATCAATCACTTCTTCATCTAGTAGACTTTCTTCAGAGTTAGATAACCCCCAAATACTACCATCGATATTAATTAAATATTTAAAGAAATTCCATTTAGTTTCAAAATCATAACCATATTTTGATGAACCTTCATTAGTATATTGCAACCAATGCCAAATATCTGAATCTTTAAGAATTACTTTATCCATTAAATAAACATTCGAATGTTCTAAGACCCCATACCCATCACAAAAGGTCTTTATTTCATCAATGGTTCCAGGTTCTTGTCCTCCAAAATCATTAGATGGATACAACCATACCGTAACTTTATCCTTATCAACAGTTTCTAAGAACTGTTTGAGGTCTTTGTAGTTATTATCCGTATATCCACACTCTGAGGCCACATTGATGACTATGTGTCTCGTGTTTAAAATTTTGGGGTGAATCATTTCACCACTTTCGGTGATGAGAATCCTATCGTAAAAGTTAGTTATACCTTCCATTTATTCAATAAGTTATTTATTTCATGAGAGTACGCTTGATGTACCGTTTTACATTCTCGTATACCATACGCATTTCCATCAGTAGTGTAAATAACAACGTCATCTTTAAACCTCTCAATTTCCTGAATTTCTTTTAATTCTTTTGTTTCAGGTATCACAACCATATCTCCAACTTTATACATTATCCCTCCATCTTAGATTTATGAATTGCATATCCACCCAAAGTCAATTCCTCTTGAGGTTTCACATTACCCAAAATAATAGATTGACTAAGTAAATCATAAGGAATATGTACTAAGAAGTCTCGACCATTGAAGAATGATAGGTCCTGCTTTAATTCAATACAAGAATGTACCATCTGTAAAAACAACTTAAACTGAACCTCATCAGAGTAGTAGTCATTAAGCAGGTTTCCGAATTGTGGGTGAATGATTTTTATGTTTTTCTCTAATACCATATTTATTTCTTTTGTATATACAAATATAATAAATATATTTCACTATAACAACTATAGGCATAAAAAAACCTCGGTGGGTTAACACCGAGGTCAAGGAAGGTATATGTGGTATAGAACGCTGAGATTACACGTTTATGTGACTTGTCTTTAATGAGATTACCCTATATCGGTTGCCCACTTATCCACTATCGTTTCCGAAAGTATCAAGTCAGTGTCGGTTACTTACGTTAACCACTCGTATTCGTCAATAACTACTCAACCACTACTATATTCTGTTAAACCTTGCGAGTTCACTAAGGGATGGCCGTCCCAACAGGTATTTCGTAATCGACATTGAATGACTTGCCGTCAATACAATGACTCCGTTAGTTTCTACTCGGAGTGTTAGACACCTTTCGTTATTAACGCCTGAAGACTTTTGCTTTGTATCTATTTTTAAAATAGTAGCAAAATGTGGATTTAGGAAAGATGTGCTTCAGGAGAAGGTTCGTTCCTTTTGAGAACAAAATGCTTCACACCTCTCTGTAAGTCTGTCAACTTACGGTACTTCAGGACTTCGTTGATTTAATCACCTCGGAAACCCGTCGTACTGGTACCCAGCCCTACAACACCTGACAGGATGTGTCGAACCGTCACCTGTAACTTTTCCTATTGATGTCACCATCTCAACTCTGATATTCCACGGACTCAGAGTAACCTCTTCCCCCTAGCAGTTGCCCTCGGGGAATCGGCCGTAGCCACTTTGTTTAGTTGTCAGAATACACTTGTACTCTGCGAACTTCCAATAGATACTACTCTACTTTCCGTCCCTTTAGTCCCCTCACGGGGTTTATCTAACGACGCTAAACCGCCGAGTGTTGATTAAACTTTCTTTTATTTTGGAAAGGACGTCCTCCTAAAAGGACATCAAAAGTCCGTAATAATCAACCTCTAATATTTCAAAGAACTTTTCTTTTAACTTTTTACTCCTACAAATCTAATACTTTAATTTTAGACTGTCAAATAAACTTTTAAGAATTTCTGATTTTTTTCAGTAGGGTAAGATATAAATATTACCGTTTCACTCAAAAGTTATACGAAGATACTAAAAATTTCATCTCCGTCAAGTATTTTTTTGTTTTTTTTAGTAATTTGACATTAAATGGAAACCCCATTCACATCAAATTCGGATTTTAAAGCTTCCAACTTATCTTTTGCAGTTGCCATTTTGTCAACCATTTCGTCCATCTCCTCTAAATGTTGTGGGTGTTCACCAATCCCAACTGAGTTATGGAAATACACATTTAGTGTTGCCTTTGCAGCTATTAAATCTGCTTCATACTTTTTTACTAACGCTTGATACATTAAATTCATTTTAAAATAATTTTTAATAGTTTATTAAATTGTTCTGTCATTGGTGAAGGTAATTCATTTTTACCAAAATATCCACACTCAGTATGTTCATCTCCATCTTTCGCAGTTGTTAAGTTAGGGTGAATCTCTTCATCACAATCATAAAGAAAACAGTACATTTCACCTTTAATTTTTGAACCATCTCTGTTTGTTCTCTTAATAAGACCACAGAACTCAGGTTCATCAATTAATTTAAAATCAGTTTCTTCATAAAATTCTCTCATCGCACCTAACAAAGGACTTTCACCCTCTTCAATACTTCCTGCTGGACATGACCAGTGACCAGGTAATGGCCCTTCATTATTCCGTTTACATAATAATACTTTATTATCACATCTAACTATAATACCTCCGTATTTTTTCATATTATATAATCTTCATATATTTATTACTATGAAGATAACTATAGGAGATAATATTATTAAAGTCAAACTTTGCGTGACAAAAGATTCAATAATTAAAGGAATGCAAGGTCAAAAGTTTAATGATGAGTTCCAAGGTATGTATTTCTTAATGCCAAGTAAAGGTGAACAATCTTTTTGGATGTACGATTGTATAATACCTTTAGATATTATATTCATCAATGGTGATGATATTGACACCATTCACGAAAATTGTCCAATATGTACTAATGAGTTGGAATGTGAATCCTATACGGGTTATGGTGACAAGGTATTAGAATTACCAGCAGGTATGTCAAAACAACTTGGTATAAAAAAAGGAGACAATGTCTCCTTCTCTTTATTTTAATTGACTAAGTACTGTTGAGGTTTCAATTCCAACAATGCCGTCATCCTCAATCTTATTATCTTTTTGAACCTTTTTAATCGACTCTCTTGTTTTTGACCCAAAACGACCGTCAACACCGTCTTTATTCGGACCAAAGTCTCCAAGGTCATAACCATTATCCACTAATATCTGCTGAATCTCTTCAACACCTTTACCTCTTGAACCTAAAGATATTAACTCACTATTGTCACCATTACTAATAATATCTGCAATTGTTAAATCTTGTTTTACGACATTTTTTTCTTTCTTATATTCATCGTCTTTAAGTTCTATGTTGGAGACGTGTAAATGATGCTTATGACTACCATCTGGCATAAACCATAGAACCGCTCTTTTGTGTTTACCTTCACTATTTCTATTATAACCTAATGACTCTAATGCCGAACATAATCTATCACCCGCACTAATAAAACCTTCTCTGTTATTTCTATACGATGAAAGTTTTTTCTCATTAGGGTTATTTAAGTCTTGAAGTTTCGAAATATCTATAGCCCTTTCAATATGGTGTCTACTTACTTTACCTCCTTTAGTATTCTTACCATGACCCGTTTTAGCCCAGCTTAGTTCTGCATTTACATTTGCAATTTCAGCGGCCACACCAATATCATTAATTAGTTCTTCAGGTAAATAATCATTCTTCGCCCTTCTACTAACAAATAAGTTAGGTGAAATTTCATCACCTACCCTCATCATATTTTCTGTTACTATTTTTTTAGTTTTTTTTTTAAAAGACTCTTTCAAATTTTTTGAACCCTCAATCTTTTCTTTAAGCTTTCTATAGAATTCTTCTCCAATCATCTTAGAGAATTTAACGTATGGTGCATCACCTGAATCTTTATTGTATTTGTACTTACCTTGTGGTGGTCTCTTACTCCTACCGAAATAATTAAGTGCAGCAATGTTAGTAATACATTTGTGACCACCTGAGTTAGCCTGTATCATTTCCCAAGCCGGAACACCTAAACCATCTAATAAACTCATCTCATCGTCAGTTAACTTACTGAATGGTTTATCCATTATCGCCTTTAAGTTTTCCATATACTTTTCTCCACCTTCCATAGACTTAATCTTATCACCGTAGAATGCTTCTAAATCTGCGTTTGTAAAACCTACAGACTCCTCACCAAAACTCTTTGATGACTCAGAAATCCATTTGATTGTTGATAATGGTATAATCTTTTCTCTTAGTTTAGATTCCCACTTACCCAATACTTCCTGTGCGATATCACCTAAGTTAACACCTTTAAGTTCTCTCTCACCCTTAAAAGGATTACAAGACGCTTGTACCAATCCCATCGGCCAAACCGTAATAAGGAAATCAGCATCGGGATGTAATTTAAATGGTGTATACCTATCGTATGAACCTGGTTTAAACATTCTACCACCACCGTATTGATAAAGAATACCATCTTTATAACTTAACTTAGGGTCCTTACTTCTTTGGTCAACATAGTCCTCTTGATTCGCAGACATCATCAACGCATTTGCATAGTTTTCTCTATCAGCTATTCTCCTAATATTTTGGAATATGTTTAATAAGGATGGTTTTGAAGTCATAACTAACTCCTCCATAAAACCTGGTTTGTTTTTATAAGCCAACATAAGTTTGTTTGCCGCCAAACCTAACGCCATCTTATTTTTCTGTAGTGATTTGTCTTTATCTAACTTAAAGATAAAGTTCATAATGTCCTGTGGCTTTAAACCATACTTAGCAAAGTCGGCAGAATCAACCGTTGATATTAATCTAATGTCATCAGCAGTAAAAATATCTTTAGGTGACATTATCTGTGATAGTGTTTCAACATTTGAACGTGAAGACCTAAATGAGGTTGATGTATCACCCTCAACTCCACTCTGTGAATCGTGGTGGTCAGTGTGAACAACAAACATTGGCTTTCCATGTGCAAAATCAACTAACACTGGCATTGTATCTCCTTGAGCATCTTGTTTCTTCACTGCAAATTCCTTATCACCATATTGGATAATCTCACTATCAACAACTTTAATACCGTTATTTTCTAAATAGTTCTTCATTGCTAATGCAGTTGTAACCCCATCTAAATCCTGATGAAAGTATATTTTAGCCTTTTTATATCTCTTGGATAGGTCATTTATATTACGTAGACCAGACTCGTTAATTAACTTTTTCATATTATATCTCTTTATAAAAATCGTGGTTACCTATTGTTTTAACCAATTTAAATTTTTCTTTATTGTTCCACCAATCATTATCATCAGTAGCTCGCTTTTTATTAACATAATGGGTTGCACCACCAATATCTATAGTTGAATCATTATTCACTATAGATAAAAAATCACCCAACTCACTTTTCTTCACACCTAATTTACCTTGATTACATCTTGGGTTACTACCAAACCCTTTATCATTCCAATAAGAAAATTGTTTAGGTCTAAGTGCTTCACCAGCCATTCTTGCTTTCAATGAAAGACTTGAATCACCATTCCTAAGACCCCTATTTTTTAATATGGTATAAACCGCTTTCATACCTTCGTTACTCTCACCTCTAGCTTCACCCCATAGTGTGGCAGCTAAAATATCCTCGTTAGAATAATATGCGTTATATCTATCAGGGTCCTCAATTAATGAAATTGTCTTTTTACCCAACGCAGAACCATCAACATCACGTGAACATGATTGTGATTTATAAAAGTTACTAATAGCCTCGGCAGTTTTACCACCATAGTAACCTAATAACCCATCCCACTTAAGGTACCCTAAGTCCTTTAATTTTTTTTGAATTTTAATAATACCTGAGTTAGGGTTTGAATTACAATACCCTTTCTTTATTACCTGACCATTTTTTAAATCTTCATAAGTAACTAACTCATCTTCTTCTTTACCCTCAGGGCAAGGACTTTTTTTAGTTTGTTCAGACAAACCATAAAGTTTAAAAATGTCGTTCTTTTCTGACTCAGTAATAATAAAACGTGGCATAAAATACTTTTAATATAAATATAACAAACAACAAAAAACCCCTTATTTTTTAAAGGGGTCTTTCGTTAATGATACTGAACAGGCGATTATATTGTCAATCCATACTTTTTCAGGTTCCGATACATTTTCTCTATTGAACTTCCTAACTCGATTATTTGAAGAGGTAATAACAATATTATTGTTATCTATAACCTTAATCAACATTTAATTCTAATTCAACTTGTTTTTGTTTATCCTTATAATCATTAATTCTTTGTATCGCAACTTCACAATAGTTTGGTGAGATATCACACCCTAACCATGGTCTACCTAACATCTCAGATGCCAAACATGTTGTACCCGAACCATTAAATGGGTCAAAAACTAAATCCTCTTTATACGAAAGAATTTTAATTGCTCTATAAGGAATATCTAAAGAAAATGTTGCCTTGGTTTTTGTCTGAGTATCTGCAAAATAATTCCATTGTCCGAAAACCAACGACATGAAGTCTTTCTTATCTTTATCATCGTATACCAATTTCTTTCTAAACTCACCCTCAATCTTCTCGTTTGGTACCATCTGATGCTCACCTTCCCATTGAGGAGTTCCTTTAACCTGTTTCTTAGAAACGTTCTTATACGCTAAGATGACACACTCCTTTGGGTTATAGATATATGGTGCTGATGGACTCATCCAACTTCCCCACGCAGTAGTCTTACTTCTATGTGGTGAACTTTCCTCTAAATCTACAATACCAAAAAATCCAAATCCCAATTGTTTCATTACCTGCCAAACCTCAGATGAGAAGTATATACGACCACCTTTCTTTTGACGGTTAATTTCATAGGGAATGTTCAATGCAATACGACCATCGTCCCTTAGTACTCTGTGTGCGGCTTGTAACCATTCACGAGTAAACCTCATATACTCATCAAAGTATTTATCATCATCCCAACTATCATAATCAATCCCAACACCATAAGGTGGTGAGGTAACAATTAAGTCAACTGATTTCTCAGGCATCTCTTTCATGAACTTCACTGTGTCTGAACAGTGAATATCACCAATTAATTCTTTCATTTCTTTCATTTATTCTATTTTCTAAACATTCCTATTATAAAAACCGTTAAACTTAATGGCCAAAATGATATTACAAATAGTCTCTCACCAAATGTGAAACCTTCTTTAGTTATTTTATTAACAGAAAGCTCCATAAGGAAACCAACTAAAACTCCTACCATAAAGTAATTAACAATTATCATTCACCCATAGTTTTTATACGTCTCTCTAAATACCATAGTGCTTTTTTAAGGTCTTGTAAAGGAGGGTTATCATCTTTTTTACCGCTTCTAACCATATATTTCAATACGTTGAAAAGGTAAGCATCTTTATCTAACCCTGTCGCTTCAGCTATCTTTACAACCTCATACGGGTTTTCTTCTCCACCATAATGATTAGGGTGGTTTACCATCTCTTTACCCATTACTTTTTTTTATTTTTTAAACTATAATACCCTTTTTGTTTAGACTCTACAATGATACCACTTTCAATACCTCTATTCAAAACTTCAACAGTCTCTTCTACGGTTTTTAATAGAATATATTTGGCAATATAATTAACATGAATTGGTAATCTTAATTTACCTTCTAACTTTTCAAAATCTGTTTGTGTTCTACTCATCTTCTAATAATTTAATAATTTCGTCTTTTGTATTCCCACTCATGTAAAGGTCTAAAAATTTAGACGACCACTTATCTGTGGTTATCAGTGCATCTGCATTAAGTACGGTCTTTAGAGTATTGTCCTCTAACCCAATAATAAATTCTTTATTTAAATATCTTTTATTGAAACCCATTTGTGTTCTGAATTAAGTCTTACCGATGCTATGTGTTCTAAATTCCATTCCTTTGGTGATATCAAAGATAAGAAATATTTTTCATTTCTTCCAATATATAAGTGATATATTTCACCTATTACTGGTTCAAACGAGTATTTTGAGTTATATATCATGTCGTTTAGTTCGACCTCATCTATCAAGTGATTATACTCGTCAACTAATTCTTTATACTTGGCATTGAAGGTTTTTTGTACTCTATGGACACCTCTCTCTTTAAAAGCACCAACATCGTCTAACTTTATTACAGGACCACTAACATTAGTGGCGTATGGTAATATACTGGCATTATATTTACCTGATTTCTCATCATAGGCTATGTTATCTGGTTTCTTTACACCCATAAGTATTTTAATCGTTTTTAAGTTCTTCTAACTTAATAGTCTGAAATAAATATCCCATCACTTTTCTTCTTATTAGTGGTAATAGGCACCCTTCTAATGGGAAGTTTTGACTAATTAAAACTTCAAATATTGGACTACTTAATTTAGCTTCTTCTCTTTTCTCTTCAGACCAATTCTCACAATCATCAAATAATTCACTATTCTTATAAAATAAACTAAACTCATTAATAATACTTTGAGTTTCTTTGTGTTCTCCTTGATATATTTTTTTATAGTAACATTTATTTTCAAGTGATTTTTCAGTTAATCTTTTAACTATGAATTGATACATATATAACTCACCCATATAATCAAATTTAATATATCCATCAGCCCTCTTATCCCCCTTAATACTTTCCTCATTGATGACCTGTTTAATACTAATACTATCATTGATGAGTGACCATAAAGTCTTGGAAACCATAAATAAGTTTTTAAACTTATCGGAAGCAAATTCAGCAATTTTTAAGATTTCATTACTTTCTTCATCACTTTTAGTTCTAATGGTATTATAAACTAAATCTGTTAAAAGTATTTCGTCATCAATGTCTTCAGGTATTCTTTTGAGTGTAATAAATTGACCGTCACTTAGGACTCTTGACATACTAGAATAGTGTATCGTAAGTTCCTGAAAAGAAGGGTATAGCTCAAACCTATCTAACTTTTCCTCTACTTTTTTAACGTAGTCTAAAACTAAATATTGCTTGTACTCTAAGTCTATTGGTTGCTCAATTATCCAATCATATTCCATACTAAAATTTTAATATAATATAATAGAATTGTTGTATTATTCAACTCTATACACAAAATACGTCGTATTGTTAACATCAGCCTCGTTTTCTAACCCATCATAAGGACCTAAAGATGGTCCTGTACCATCCATATCAATAGCGTCTTCGACTAAACTATCAATATCAACATAATCTTCTAATGATAACCCCCAATCTCTCATATGTGATATAATATCTCTCTCCACATCATAAAGTCTATCCTCTAAAACTTCTTCAACCATCCCAACAGTTGGTTCACCTTCAGGGTCATTCTTTATATCTTCAATTTCATCATTTATTTCGTTCCATCTATCTTCAGCTAACTCTACCTCATCTTCATTATATACACCATCTACGTTTCTAGTTATTTCATCTAACTCCTCAGCCTCTTCTTCTAGTTTGGACACTTGATGTTCCTGTTTATCTGAAAGTGGTAAGTCACTTTCATCAAAGTAACTCTCAGGTGATTCATAAATATCAGACTCGAACAATTCACTGAAGTACTCAAGAACACTAGTTGTATCAATATGACTTTCGACAAAAGATTGGTTCCAACCCTCTAATCCTATATCATCTATTAAGTTTCTTTGGTCTTCTATTGCCGCTTCACGCACCTCATCCCAATCTCCAACTGCCCATGTACTATTTTGAAAGTCAAGACCTAACCACTCAAATGTGTCCAATCCGGAATGTGGATAGTCTGCAGGTACTAAATCATATATTGTTTCATCATCATCTAAGGATAAACCGTAATTATCTACAATCACCTCAAAAACTGCATTAGCTTTATTCGACTCTTCAGTGTCTTCATCTATTGACCATTCATTACCATTTTTCCTATCTTGAGCATCACGTAGTTTTCTAGCGTTTCTCTCTCTTTGTTGTTGGTTACGAATCCTAACCATCTCTAATCTAGCAGCCTCTTTATCTTTGAATATTTCAAGTTCTCGTTCAAAATTGTCTTTGAGGTATTTTTGTATATTACTATTAATTTTTTCCCATTCAGGGGTACCTAATATCCATTCATTAGTAAACGCCCTGTCGGGTGCATCGAAAAACACTTGGTCTCCATGATATTTTTGAAGTAGAGCTACTTTGTAAAATCTATCCTGACTCTTTGCTTTCTTATCAATAATATAAAACAACTTCCCATCACGATTATAAGTGTCAAAATGTGACGAACCTTGTTTGGATGCAGTACACCACTTAGTCCCTGCACCGTAGTAACAAGAGGCGTCATGAGTTTCAGGTGTTACAACTACAAACCTTTCGTCTTCATATACTTGTTTGGCACCATCAAGTTCTTTAACGTCTCTCCTAACTTTATTCTCATGAGCATCAATTGCTGTTTGTATATCTGATATCTTGTCATATAAATAAATGTCTTTAACAGGTAATACTTTTTGATATTTAATAAAGTTACCGATAACCTCTTTAACTTTATTAATATCTATATTACCACTTTCTAACGCGTTACCTAAGAACATTAAATATTTGTGGTTGGACGCTAGGTCTCTAGAAAGTAAGAATATACTTTTCAGTTCATCGTTGGTAAACTTCTCTCTAAACTTTTTTAGGAAGTCATCCTTTCTTCCTTCTACTAATAACTGACTTAATTGCATGTCTAATATTTTACTATAAATACTTTTATATCCAAGAATCTTTCTCATAACCGAATTTAGTGAAGTACGGTCTCATTCTTTCATAAACATAGTCCGCAATCTCTTGAGTATAAAATCTCTTATATTTTTGAAATTGACCTTCATAAACATCATAAGGTGAACCATTTTTATATAAATTATTATTAATAGTATCATTAATAATATCATCCATGTGCTCATCATGTTCAAAAAACGGTAATTTACGTAAGTCATCTTCCATTGTTTCCATATGAATAATAAAGTCAGGTTCTTTGTGAAAATGAACCCACTGTCTTAAGAAAAACGTTCCATAAGATTCCATATTACCTTTACTAAAATGTTGAGTTTTAAGGTAGTCAAAAAAATCCAATTCTTCCCCATTTTCTTTATACTCAGTTAATATATCAAGATATGATGACACCACTAACGAATACGGGTTTCTAACGTTACATATTAATTTATAGTTTTTAGTACCTTTAGGAAATCCCTGTTCATGAGTAAATGAAACTTTTTCACCGCAATAATCTTTATGAATATGATTATATAAGTCTTCAACACCCATAGACATAAAATAACCATACGTTGTTCTTGAAGCACATCCAGCGGTTCCCCACCAAACAAATTTAAATTTTTCACTTACATTCATATTTACTGATTTTACTTTAAACGTATATTTATTGGTATATATAATAAAGTTAAACTTAAATAAAGAAATATCATTATGGGATGCGGTTGTAAAAACAAACAAAATAATCAAGCTAAGACTCAGACACAAACTCAGTCACAAAACACACAAACTCAGGTACAAAACGCCATTAAAAAAACGGTTGAGAAGTATTACGAAAAGAAGTAATATTTCAAAAACTTAAAGATTAAAACAAAAGGAGATTAATTCTCCTTTTTTTTGTATTTATAGTAAATTAACATTACAATGGACTTAATTGAATTTTTAGAAGATAACGACCTCGGAGATTTCATCAAGAAATATTTCAACGGTAATACTGAGTCTTTTATGAAATTCCTTCAATCTAAAGGTATTATTGAGGAGATGATGGACCACCTAATAGAAGAAGGTTATCTAACTGATGTTATGAATATATACTACGAGGATAACCCTAAGTTTGTCATTGAGTTCTTATTGGGTTACCTTGACGATGTTTTTATGGATGGTGGTAAATATTGGATGCAAATTAGCCGTGAAGATATGTTTAGGTTTTTTGAAGATGATAGAGATAATTCTCAAGGATTAGCCAAATTAGTATTACAGGAAGATGTACCTTTTTTAGATATAAACTCTGAAATTTATGACCTCACTGATTTTATTAGCGACCTTACACCTGAGAATGTAAGTTATCTAAAGTCTTTGGTTTATAATGAAGTTGAAGGTAAGGAAGTTGAAATCGATGGGGTAAAAGATATTGTTACTGTAGATGTCATCAACAATATGGATGACGATGAATTATCAAAATTAATCAAAGAAAGTTCACCTAACGTATTATCAGAATTGGAAGGTATTAATAGGAGCGCTGAAGAATCTGCCATCTACGACGAATTGTACGATGACGTAATGAATGGATTACGAGACTTATTTGATGAACATTTCTTCTCACGTGAGATTCCATATAAAAGGAAGACTTACAAATCCGGAACCAATGAACCAATCGAAGTTCAAGATTTTCACTACCAGGTAGACGTAACAAAACTTTTACCAAAAGTCGTTAAGGAAGTATTAAGTTGGGGAGGTTACAGTAGTGATAACGACTTTGAATATTACGGTAGCTTAGAATCACTTTTAGAATATTACTTAGATGAAGAAGGTGAACAAATTCGAGTATCTTGGCCTGAATGGGCTGACGATGAAAAAGTCAGAGAATTTATCAATGACAACTTCCAAGATTATCTATAATATCTTATTTTCTTTAGTCTCTTTATACTTATATTTTAAATAAAAATTAAAACATGAGAGTAAATTCATTAATTATAGATGATTTCTACAATAATCCTTATGAGGTTAGAGAATTTGCATTAGAACAGGATTTCAACGTCACAGGTACCTTTCCAGGTTTTAGAACCAAACCATTCGTAAATGAATCCATTAAAGACACTATCGGAGATATTCTTAGACCTTTTGCTGGTGAAATTACATGGTGGGGTGGTGAGTACACAGGCTCATTTCAATTCACAACCTCAGATGACCGCTCATGGATACATTCAGATTCATATACTGATTGGGCAGGTGTATTATATTTAACACCTGACGCACCAATTACTGCAGGTACAGGAATCTATAGACATAAACATACAGGACTAATTAATTGGGATTATGAATTACATAAAGATGATGATTTTGACCCGAAATCACCCATAGAAACCGCGAGAGATATAACTAAGTGGGAGCAAGTTGATAGATATGGTAATTTATTTAACCGACTAGTTATGTATAGAGCGGATAACTTCCACATTTCATTAGATTACTTCGGTAAAGATTTAAATGATGGGAGACTTTTCCAAGTATTCTTTTTTAACACCGAAAAATAACCATGAAACATTTTTTTAATCAACCACTTATTAACCCTAACTTAGATGTTGAGAGTTTAAAAAATGAATTTAACAATAATAGAGTTGTTGTAATTAAAAACTTTTTAAACCCGATAATAGCCGAAAAACTACATAAGTGGTTTACAGAAGAAATGCCTAAGGACTGGTGGAGAATATCTTCATACCCAAAAATGGACGGTGAAGATGGTTTTGATTTATTACCTTTTGATGATAAATTCTTACCTCAAATACAAGAAATGTATACACATTCAATAAATTCATTTAAGGATGATAAGTTTTCTTACAATTTTCATAGAACCGTTAATGACCATCAAGACACTTGTAACTGTTATGAGTGTGGATTTAGAGACGCACTGATAAGTGATGAAATTTTAAATTTCTTAAATGGTATAACCAACCAAGGCCTAACAAGTACTGACGAAGTGTTTGGTGCGGTATATTTACCAGGTGACTTCTTAGCACCACATCAAGATTCACCGAACGGAACATTAGGTTTTACTTTACAATTATCCAAAAATTGGAAACCTCAATTTGGTGGTAATCTACATTTTATGGACGGTCCTAATGGTGATATTGAAAGAGTTGTAGTACCTACTTTCAATACATTAACTATTTTTGATTTACCTAAAGGGATTGGTAAATGGCATTATGTATCTACAGTTTCACCAGGTGTTGAAGAATTAAGACTCACTTACGCTGGGTGGTTCAAATAATTCAGGGTTGGTATATATTGATAGGTTTGTTAATGTTTCAATACAGTAGCATTCAGAATATGAAGTCTTATGTTCATCATATTTTTTAAACCCTAACATAAGTGGTCTAAACATATGATTACGACTATCCCAAAGTAAATCATAATCATACCCTAAGTCGGTTAATATATCATATACTTCATAATGATATGATTCGACAATTTTAATATCAGGTATTTCTTGATTAAATTCAATCAACTCATTTCTTAATTCGATTAAATTTTTTTTTGTTGTATCTATTTTTTTTACAAATGTTGGATATATTGATAGCATATCATAAAATTGTGTTGTTCCTTCAATCTTTTTACCCTGATTCATGTTATAAACCATTAAGATAAAAGGAGTTTCGGAATCTATTAAACTCTGAAACTCCTCTTTACTATATCTTATTAACATATTATTTGTAGTTTGGTCCTGATATCCATGCGACTAAAGATTTACGGTTACCTTCAATCACTGGTAATACTCTGTGTAAAATAAATGATGGGAATACTATCACACCACCTCTTTTCTTTGGAAGGTCTAAATCTCTTGAACCAATCTTTAAATTGATGTCTCCTCCTTCATAATCTTCTTCATCACTTAACTGTACAATGATTGAAAGTTTTCTGTGTGACACACCTGGTCCAATATCAGCATGCCATGAATAATGTCCTTCATCCTCACCGAAGTATTGTGTATACTGTAATGTATCACCAAAACCAATAAGGTCGAAATTCCAATTCATTTCAACATTAGCTTCAATTGATGCCGCCGCTAACCTATCAAAAATCCATTTAGTTTCATTAGATATGTCAATCCAACCAACTTTACTTCTTCTTATTTCAGGAACAATATGTAACCCATCTTCTCCACCACCTACTTCAGCATCTGATAAATTTGTTAATTCACCCCACTGAATGATGTAGTCTAATTCTTCATCAGTGAAGATATCCTCGAAATAATAATAGTGTAAATGTTCAACCATTTTATCACGGTAGAACTCAACAAACGGGTCTGAATAAATGTATTCCATATCTTTAATTTTTAAAAATATAAACTAACATTGTAATTAAATAAATAAGAAACATATGAAAATTATAGATACATTTATGTTTAGAGATGAACTCGACCTTTTGGAGTTCAGATTAGAATATCTTTATGACCATGTAGACTACTTTGTATTAGTTGAATCTAACGTAACACATAGAGGTAATCCTAAAACTATATTCTATTCTTTATATAAAGACCGTTTTGAAAAATATCAAGATAAAATAATACATGTATTATCAACTGAAATACCTAAAGTAGTGAGTGGTACTATGACAAAAGAAGATAAATATGTGTACCGTGAAAAATTACAAAGGAGTAAAATATTAGATGGTTTGTCTGAAATAAATGTTTCATATGAAGATATCATATTAGTTTCTGATATTGATGAGGTACCTGACCCTAAGACATTTAATACTCTACCTAAATTATTATCTATGTCACCAGTTATATTTAAACAAGATTGGTTAGTATGGAACGGTACATTAAAAAGAAAAGATAAATGGTTAGGTACTACTGCGTTCTATAAGACACATTTAATACAAGACCCAATTGAAATAAATAATACTCGACAATACGATATAATGAATAACCCAAGTGATTATTTATCTATTGATTCAGGTTGGCATCTTAATTGGTTTGGTGATATAGATGATTCACTTAATAAAGTTTTTAACTCTTCTAATCGAGAAAGAGATTTTAATTATTACCACTTAAAAAAAACTTTTAGAGATTTAATAATCGACAAAAGGTACCCACATACTAACCCAACCAAAATAGAATATTTAGAATCAACTAATGATTATGATATCCCCGATAATTTACCATTTTTTGATGTGAGTAAATACCCATCAGTATATGATGTGGTCATTTATGATGGTGAAGAGGAGGCTCTATTAATAAGACTTAATGAGTTATATCTTTCTGTCGATTATTTTGTAATCTTTGAAGGTAAACATAATAAAGATAAGTTTTTATATCCTGAGATTTTTGATAAAATTAGAGATTTTGAAGATAAAATTATTTACGTACAATTAGACGATTACAGTTCAATGAATAATACGGTATTCGAATTTGAGACTTCGATGATTAAAGAAACTCTATCTCATCTTAATCTGAAAGATAACGATTATATTTATTTTTCCGATATAGAATGCATCCCATCTTTTGATAATTTTGAAAATAATATGTATGACTTTGAAAGATACGAATTAGAGTTCGTATCACTTAGAATGAGATGGTTCTATAAAGATTTTAAACATGAGTTAACTGATAGGTATTACGGTACAATCCTAACTAATTGGTCTAAATTAAAGCATAGTAGTCTAAGTGAGTTTTATTACTTAAGAAACGAACCTGTTTATTCAGTAATTTATGATAGAGGTTTTTACTTATGTAACTTTTATAAAGATAATTACACTCTATATGATATAGATGTGGTTATACCTACAATAGACGATAACTACTTACCGAAATATATTAATAATGACTATTTAATTGATTTTGTATAATAAATTGTCACCATCGTATTTCATGGTTTCATAATTAGAATGCAAGTCTTTAATAAAATTTTCTATGTGTTTATTACATATTAATTTATTATCTAACTTAATAATTATGAATATTTGAAATATCATTGATATTACTTGGGTTTCATCAATAATTGAATTATCATCTAACTTATTATCGTTAATAGTTAAAGACTTAAACTGATATTTTGGATAGTTTCTCTTAAGTTCCCTAACTAACTTTTTACTCCCACCACTTAAAAATACTTTTTCACCATCTTTAATTTTTTTAATAATTAAGTTTTTAGATTGTTCATATGTTAAGTCATCCACATTCATTATTAAATGACTTTCCATTATAAGTCTTTCAAGAATATTAATGAAATTATCGTAATACTTATTTTCAATTTTAAATAAACTTAATAGAGTATTTTTAAAATCCTCACCCTTATTGAAATCTAAGTAATTTAATAAATCTCGATTATTATATAAATGTAGTACATCACAGTCATTATATACCGAATTAAAACTATCCGTTTCAAATGAATTTAAACCATCATTAGGAATGTCTAATAAATTTAATCTACCATAAGTGTATTCTTTACTATCCCAATCTCTTTCCCACCAATTAATTTTAGACGTAAAATATTCGACTAAAGGAATACCTTCAGTATCGTTAATTCTAAAATTCCATCCATGAGTTTTTGCAAATATAAATGCAGCAACTGATGAGTGTAACTTCTCAATTAATGTTTGATTTGTAGAATTAAAAACTATAAATTTATTTGATAATGTTGGTACGTAATCCATATTTTTTTATTAAAAAATAATTAATACTCAACAAAAAGAAATATCTTATAATAAACCTTTTTCTTTAGCAGTTTTTTCTAACTGTGTGATTTCAATTTCTTTACTTAACAAAATAGTATTCTGTTGTTGTAATGCTTCTGTTACAACGGCAATTAAAATAGGGTAATTAACAAGCTTAGTACCATCAACTGACTCACTTATCGCTTGAGGAAAATACTCCTCAACTTCCTGTGCAATAAAACCAACATTAGGAATGTTTGTAGTTTCTTGAGGAATACCATTAACTACTTCTCTCCATAAAAATGAAACACCTCTCATATTGAGAATGCGGTCTAAAGCATCTGACATCACTCTATAGTTTTTCTTTAACCTTCTATCAGATGGTGGTCCTGGTGCACCAACATATCCTTTTGGTCCTTTATTACCTTGTGGTCCCGCATATCCTTTTGGTCCTTTAGCCCCTGGTTCTGCAGCTGGACCCTGTGGTCCGTAGTTCCCTTGTGGACCCTTAGGTCCGTCATTACCTGTTGCACCTCTATTACCTTTAAGACCCGTTGGTCCTTTTATTCCTTTATCTCCTGTTGGTCCTGTTGAACCTCCTGGACCTTGTGGTGATGCCCCTGTTGAACCTTGTGGTCCTCTGACTCCCTGTGTACCTCTAAAACCTTTTGGTCCACCAACACCTTTTGTACCTTTTGGTCCTGGATTCGCATATCCTTTTGGTCCTTTGTCGTTAGATGTCGGCCCTGTTGAACCTTGGTCACCAATGTCAATCGGTCCTTTATACCCTTTAACTCCTTTAACACCTACTGGTCCTGTTGAACCACCTGGTCCTGGATTGTTAGCACCTGTTGGCCCTGTTGAACCACCTGGACCTCTAACTCCCTGAGCACCTCTCGGTCCTTGTACCTTTGGTCCTTTATCACCACCTGGTCCTTGTGGTGACGCTCCTTGAGCACCTCTACCACCTTTCGGTGAATTACCTGTACCACCGACATTACCTCTGAAACCTTTTTCACCAACATAACCTTTTGGCCCTTTAGTACCTTTATCTCCGACACCACCAGTATTACCTCTGTTACCTGTTGCACCTTTATAACCTTTTGGCCCTTTTGTACCATCAGGTGCGGTTGGACCCTTGTTACCTTTTGGCCCTTTATCATTAGATGTTGGCCCTGTTGAACCTCCACCACCTATATCAATGTTACCTTTAAAACCTTTAACCCCTTTTGTACCTACTGGTCCTGTTGAACCACCTGGTCCCGGATTATTAGCACCTGTTGGCCCTGTCGAACCTTGTCCTCCTCTAGCACCTTGTGACCCTCTTGGTCCTTGTACCTTTGGTCCTTTATCACCCGTAGAACCATTTTGATTAGAACCTTGATTACCTCTATTACCTTTCGGTGAGTTACCTTGTGGTCCTTTGGCACCTCTGAAACCTTTTGACCCTACAAGTCCTTTTGGTCCATCAGGTCCGGTTGCACCTCTATTACCTTGTGGGCCTGTAGTTCCACCTGTCCCTCGATTACCTTTTGGTCCATCAGGTGCAGTGTATCCTTTAGCACCTTTCTGTCCTTTATCACCACCTGGTCCTTGTGGTCCAGGATTTGCAGAACCCGTAGAACCTCCCGGTCCTTGTGTTGAATCACCTACAGGTCCTTGTAGACCTTGGCTACTTGCACCTTGAGGTCCTTGACCACCTTGACCACCAGTGTTACCTTGTGCACCTTGTGGTGATGACCCTGTTGAACCTATTGGTCCTGTTGGTGATGACCCTGTTGAACCACCTGGTCCTTGTGGTGAATTACCCTGTGGTCCCTTGGGTCCTTGGTTCCCTTGGTAACCTTTTACACCTTTAGGTCCTTGTGAACCTTTGTAACCCTTTGGTCCTTTTGACCCTGCAGGTGCGATTGGCCCTTTTATACCTTTAGCACCTTGTCCACCCTTTTGTCCTTTTTGTCCCGTAGGTCCTGTTGAACCGCCGGGTCCTTGTGGACCTGGATTAGCGAATCCTTTTGGTCCTTTTGGCCCTGTATTAGATTGCCCTTTTTGTCCTTTAGGTCCTTGATTATTATCACCAGTAGCACCTGTTGAACCTCCACCTCCTGTATTACCTCTGTTACCTTGTGGTGAACTACCTGTAGCTCCTCTATTACCTTGTGGTGATGAACCTTGTGGTCCTTTAGCCCCCTGAGGTGAGTTACCTTGTGGTCCTTTAGTACCTTTATTACCTTTATTACCTTTATTACCTTTTGGTCCGTCAACACCCGTAGCACCTTTCGTACCTTTAGCTCCGTCAGCACCAGTAGTTCCTTTTTGACCTTTCTGACCTTTAGGTGCAGTTGGACCTTTTATACCTTTCTGACCTTTTTGTCCAGTAGGTCCTTGTGGCCCTTGATTACTATCTCCTGTTGAACCTCCCGGTCCTTGTGTTGAATCACCTACAGGACCTTGACTACCTTGATTACTATCACCTGTCCCACCTTGGTTTCCTTGACTACCCTGTGAACCTTGTGGACCCTGTGGTGATGCTCCTGTTGAACCTCCTGGACCTTGTGGTGATGCTCCTGTTGAACCTGTTGCCCCTTTTGGTGAGTTACCTTGGACTCCTTTGGAACCAGTTCCACCTTTCTGTCCTTTATTACCCTTCGCACCTTGTGAACCTTTAAAACCTTTTAGACCTTTTGGTCCTGCAGGTGCTGTTGGCCCCTTGATTCCTTTTTGACCCGCAGGTGCTGTTGGTCCTTTATCGCCACCAGGTCCTTGTAAACCAACAGGTCCTTGTGCACCTTGATTTGAATCACCAATATCACCTTGTGGTCCTTGATTTGAATCACCTGTAGGACCTTTTGGTCCCACATTAACGTCACCCTGACCACCTTGTGGTCCTTGAGTTGACGACCCTACGTTACCTTGTGAGCCCTGAGTCCCTCTATTACCTTGTGGGCCCTGTGGTGATGCACCTGTTGAACCTTGTGGTCCTTGTGGTGAATTACCTTGAGAACCTTGTGGTCCTTGTGGTGAATTACCTTGTGGACCTTTTTGCCCTTTTGGTGAATTACCTTGGCTACCTTTAATACCTTTAATACCCTTAATACCTTTAAGACCTTTGTTTCCTAAACCACCTTTGAATCCTTTAGTACCCTTTGCACCTTGGTTACCCACAGGTCCCTTAATACCTTTTTGACCTTCGTTACCTTTTTGTCCTTTTTGTCCTGACTCACCTATTGGTCCTTTCTCACCATCTAAACCTATATTCTGTTCTCCTTTGACACCTTTTTGTCCTTGGAAATTATCACCATCAGAACCTTGTGAACCTTGAGTAGAATCACCTACGGGTCCTTGTTGACCTGTTGGTCCTGTAGAACCTTCAGTACCTTGACCCCCTTGAGGTGAGTTACCTTGGAATCCTTTTACACCTTTTGGTGATTCACCAACTTGACCATCACCACCTTTTGGTGAATTACCTTGTGGTCCTTTTGCACCTTGTGGTGAATTACCCTGAGTACCTTTAGTACCCTTAGTACCTTTTTGACCCTCAGGACCTTGGCTACCTTTTATCCCTTTTGTTCCTTTAAAACCTTTTTGACCTTTTTGACCTAACTCACCTTTTTGACCATCAGAACCTTTAGTACCCTTAGTACCTTTTTCACCTACATCACCTTGTGTTCCTGTAATACCCTTAGCACCTTCGGTACCTTTAATACCTTTCTGTCCCTTTTCAGCATTGATAGATTGACCTTTTACACCTTGGTACCCTGTTGGTCCCTGAGGCCCTTTTTCTCCTTGTTCTGCAGTTGGAGCATTACTACCAACATCACCAACACCACCTTTTTGTCCTTTCGCCGATGTGGCTGCCGGTCCTTGCCATACACCTAAATTATTAATCCTATCTTGATTATTAACTTTTACTTTACCTGATGTAACATTAAATCGGGATGATGTTTCATATAATGGATTATTATTTAGAATAATTGCGTCTTCAACACCACCAAATATAAGTGTTTGATTAGTTTCATCATATGATAGAGTAATCGTTGAATTACTACTACCTGAAAACTCAAATATACCACTCCCCGGTGTTATTTTTATATTTTTACCCATTATTCAACTATTGTTTTAAGTGTATTTAATCTATTTTGTAATTTCTCAATAATTACCATATGTTCTTGAACTGTACCAATACCTAAGTTGGTTATCAAATCATATTTTAAAACATGAACACCATCTTTATCTTTAAATATAACCTCGGGTAGTACTTCTTCAACTTCCTGAGCAATAAAACCTAATGACTCACCTTTTAATGTGGGTCTATGAGTTTTAGTAAAATTGTCATCATTCCATTCAAAATAAAGACCTTTTAACATTAAAAGTTTTTCTAAATTACCTTTTAACCCTTTTAAATTATCTTTATATCTAATATCCGATGCTGGACCTTGTGCTCCTGTTGGACCTTTATCACCTGTATTTCCTCTACCACCTTGTGGTCCCGTTGAACCTTGTGGCCCTACATCATCATAACCTCTAGGTCCTTGTGGACCTTTTTGACCTTTCGGTCCTGGATTGGCATAACCTTTTGGTCCTTTAGTAGTGACCGCATCACCTTGAGCACCTTGAGCACCTCGTGCACCTTTACTTCCATCCACACCATCAGGACCATCATTGCCCGTGGCACCTCTGAAACCTTTAGCACCTTTATTACCCTTAGGTCCTTTGTCGTTAGATGCTGGACCTGTTGAACCTTGTGGACCCTGTGGTGATGCACCTGTTGAACCTTGTGGTCCTCTAACTCCTTGTGGTCCTCTATTACCTGTTTGTTTAGGCCCTTTATCTCCCGTAGGTCCTTGTGGTGACGCACCTGGCGCACCTCTATTACCTTTAGGTGAAACACCCTGTGGTCCTTTGGTTCCTCTGAAACCTTTTTCACCAACATAACCTTTTGGCCCTTTAGCACCCTTATCTCCGACACCACCAGTGTTACCTCTATTACCTGTCGCACCTTTATAACCTTTTGGTCCTTTAGGTCCATCAGCTGCGTTATTACCAACATAACCTTTTGGACCTTTATCATTAGATGTTGGTCCTGTTGAACCACCATCACCAATGTCGATACCACCTTTATAACCTTTAACACCTTTAGCACCTACCGGTCCTGTTGAACCACCTGGTCCTGGATTGTTAGCACCTGTTGGTCCTGTTGAACCTCCACCCGCTCTAGCACCTTGTGGTCCTCTCGGTCCTTGAATAATTGGTCCTTTGTCCCCACCTGGTCCTTGTGGTGATGCACCTTGACTACCTCTATTACCTTTAGGTGAAGCACCCTGTGGTCCTTTGGCTCCCCTGAATCCTTTATTTCCAACAAAACCTTTTGGTCCCTTAGCACCTTTATCTCCAATACCACCAGTTCCACCTCTATTACCTGTTGCACCTTTATTACCTTTTGGCCCTTTTGGACCATCAGGTGCGGTAAAACCTTTATAACCTTTCGGTCCTTTGTCGTTAGATGTCGGTCCTTTAGGTCCCGGATTTGCATAACCTTTAACACCTTTAGGTCCTGGATTTGCATAACCTTTTGGTCCTTTTGGTCCAGGATTGTTACTACCAACATCACCTGTTGAACCTCCATCACCTGTATTACCTCTTGGTCCTTGTGGTGAAGAACCAGTACCACCTCTATTACCTTTCGGCGATGTACCCGTTATACCTTTAGCACCTTGTGGTGAGTTACCTGTAGCTCCTTTAGTACCTTTAAGTCCTTTTTGCCCTTTTTGTCCTTTGGCTCCCGCTCCACCAGTAGCACCTCTATTACCTTTTGGTCCGTCAGCACCAGTGGCACCTCTATTACCTTTTGGTCCGTCAGGTGCAGTATATCCTTTGGTACCTTTATTACCTTTTGAACCCGTAGGTCCTTGTGGTCCTTGGTTACTATCACCTGTTGAACCACCTGGTCCTTGTGTTGAGTCACCTACGGGCCCTTGTGGTCCTTGATTACTATCTCCTGTTCCACCTTGGTTACCTTGGCTACCCTGTGAACCTTGTGGCCCTTGGGGAGATGCCCCTGTTGAACCTCCTGGACCTTGTGGTGATGCTCCTGTTGAGCCTGTCGCCCCTTTTGGTGAATTACCTTGAACCCCTTTGGCACCTTGTCCACCTTTATATCCTTTAACACCTTTAGGTCCTTGTGAACCTTTAAAACCTTTTAGACCTTTTGGTCCTGCAGGTGCTGTTGGTCCTTTAATACCTTTGGCACCTTGTCCACCCTTTTGTCCTTTTTGTCCCGTAGGACCTGTTGAACCACCGGGTCCTTGTGGTCCTGGATTGGCTTGACCTTTTTGTCCTTTCGGTCCTGGATTGGCTTGACCTTTTTGTCCCTTATCACCAGGACTACTAATACCTGTAGGTCCTGTTGAACCTCCACCTCCTGCACCACCTCTATTACCTTGTGGTGATGAACCCTGAGAACCTTGTGGTCCTTGCGGTGAGTTACCTTGTGGACCTTTAGCACCTTGTGGTGATGAGCCCTGTCCACCTTTTATTCCTTTTATACCTTTTATACCTTTGTTACCTTTTGGACCATCAGAACCTGTAGTACCTTTTGTACCTTTAGCACCATCAGCACCTGTAGTACCTTTTTGACCTTTTTGACCATCAGGAGCAGTCGGACCTTTAACACCCTTTTGACCTTTTTGTCCCGTAGGACCTTGCTCTCCCTGATTACTATCACCTGTTGAACCTTGTGGTCCTTGTGTTGAACTACCTGTTGAACCTTGTGGTCCTTGAGTTGAGGACCCAACCCCACCTTGATTACCTTGTGAACCTTGATTACCTTGTGAACCCTGAGGTGAATTACCTTGTGGACCTTGTGCACCTTGTGGTGAAGAACCTGTAATTCCCTGTGGTCCTTGTGGTGAAACACCTTGAGGACCTTTCTGTCCTTTTGGTGAATTACCCTGAACACCTTTCTGTCCTTTAAAACCTTTTTCACCAATGTTACCTTTCGGCCCATTAGAACCCTTAAATCCTTTACTACCTTGGGAACCTTTTACACCTTTCTGTCCTTTATTACCTTGTGGTCCATCATTACCTTTCTGACCTTTTTGTCCTGACTCACCTATGGGTGCAATTGGTCCTTTGTCTCCACCTGGACCTGTAGAACCAGTTGGTCCTTGACCACCTTGATTCGTTTCACCCTTAGGACCTTTTTGTCCTGGTGTAGGGTCACCCTGTGGCCCTTGTGGTCCTTGATTACTATCACCTGTAGAACCACCTACTCCCTGTGGACCAGCACCACCTGTTCCTCCTCTTGGGGATGAACCTGTCGAACCTTGTGGACCCTGTGGTGAGTTACCCTGAGGACCTTTTAACCCTTTTGGTGAATTACCTTGGCTACCTTTAAAACCGTCAGAACCCTGACCGCCTTTTACACCTTTAAAACCTTTTGGTCCGTCAGGTGCAATATTTCCTTTATCACCTTTATTACCTGATGCACCTGTAATACCTTTTTGACCTTTTTGACCTTTCGGCGCCGTAGGACCTTTGATACCTTTGATACCCTTATTACCCTTTTGACCCTTTTCACCTACTTCACCAACTAATCCATTATCACCTTGTGAACCATTATCACCTTGGAAGGTGTCACCTGTTGAACCTGTTTCTCCTGGATTATTTTGACCTGTCTGACCTTTTTGTCCTTTGAATAAAAGACCTTTATTACCCTTACTACCCGTACTACCTTTATCTCCTTTAACACCTTTCTCACCAGTATCACCTTTAGCACCAGGTGTTACACCATCACCTTTAGCACCTTTTAAACCCTTTTCACCAACAACACCGTCTATTCCTATATTACCCTTACTACCCTTATTTGGTTGGTTACCTTTCTCACCAATAGGACCTTTTAACCCCTTAATATTAGTTGTAGTAGCTGTCCAAATACCATCCTCATTTACTACGTCGATACCACCAACACGTAGACCTTTGTTCATCTTTGTTGGAACGTAAATTTTCATCCTTGTAGATGCATCTGCTATGTGAAAAAGATTTTGTTTCATCGTTATATATAAATAGTTTAAGTAATTTAAATTTAAATTTTAATTATGTCTCTTGTGAAAATAATAACTCACCTGTTGTAGTCATCTCAATCATATAAGTCACCCCCGTACTTCCCGAGAATAAAACATGTGGGTTTGTATTTGCTGTAGTACCCGATGGGTAAACAATTATAGTTTTAGCCATTATATTTTATTTTTTAAATAAGTAATATCTTTATCAATATCATCAATCAATATCTGTTGTTCTTTAACCGCTTCAACTAAGTAAGCATTTAATAAAGAATAGTGTATACCTAAATAACCTTCTTTATTTCTAAAGACCACCTCAGGTATAATCTTATCAATCTCTTGTGCAATAATACCTATTGAGTGTAATTTATCACGTTCTTTAAGGTACTCGTACATTGGTAAAGTCATGTTCCAATCATACTCCTTTAGTTCAATTTTTAATAACTTATCTAAAGAACCAACAAGAGTATTAATTTCTTTTTTCAACCTTATATCTGATGGTGGAGGTGTCGGTCCATTAAAACAGTCTGGTTCTTGTGCAGCCACAAAACAAATACTTAAATCAACAAGGTAAATTTCAATAGTACCAGGGTTGTTAATAAATACTATACCACCACGACAACCAGTGTTGTCACAGTTTTCACATCCTGAATCAGTCAAAAATGTACAATTCATGTTCCAACTCGAACAGTCGGGAGAATAGAAAGTTTGTAAGTTAGGTTCATCACAAATTGCGTCAGGGATATCACAATTGAAATAGGTTTGAATTGCATTACAACCACCACCTGGTCCTGGAGGGCCAATGTCACCATTAGACCCTCTATATCCTTTAGGTCCTACACCACCTTGGTTACCTCTATTTCCTTTGTAAGTAATACCAATATTACCTTTTTGTCCCTTTTCCCCTATTGGTCCTTTTGGTGATGAACCTGTTGAACCTTGTGGTCCTTGATTTCCTCTAAAACCTTTATATCCTTGAGGACCTTTTATCCCTTTATTACCTTTTGGTCCTGGATTCGCATTACCTTTTGGTCCTTTGTCGTTAGATGTCGGGCCAGTTGAACCTATACCTCCTCTAGCTCCTTGTCCTCCCGGAGGACCATCAGGTCCATCAGCACCCGTGTCACCTCTGAAACCTTTATCACCAATATAACCTTTTGGCCCTTTAGCTCCCTTATCTCCGACACCGCCAGTGTTACCTCTGTTACCTGTTGCACCTTTATAACCTTTTGGTCCTTTATCTCCATCAGGTGCGGTTGGACCCTTGTTACCTTTTGGCCCTTTGTCGTTAGATGTTGGTCCTGTTGAACCACCATCACCAGTATCTATACCGCCTTTATATCCTTTAACACCTTTAACACCTACCGGTCCTGTTGAACCACCTGGTCCTGGGTTAGGTGCACTTACGGGACCTAAAGAACCTTGTGGTCCTCTAACCCCTTGTGACCCTCTTGGTCCTTGTACCTTTGGTCCTTTATCTCCTGTAGGTCCTTGTGGTGACGCGCCTGGTGCACCTCTATTACCTTTAGGTGAAGCACCCTGTGGTCCTTTGGCACCTCTGAAACCTTTTTCACCAACAAAACCTTTTGGTCCTTTCGAACCTTGGTCACCAACACCACCTTGTGGTCCTCTGTTACCTGTAGCACCTTTATAACCTTTTGGTCCTTTAGGTCCATCAGGTGCGGTAAAACCTTTATAACCTTTCGGTCCTTTGTCGTTAGATGTCGGACCAGTTGAACCACCATCACCAATGTCGACACCACCTTTATAACCTTTAACACCCTTAGTTCCCGTTGGCCCTGTTGAACCACCTGGTCCTGGATTGTTAGCACCTGTTGGCCCTGTTGAACCCGTACCAGCCCTATCACCCTGTGGACCAACTGGTGAATCACCTGTTGAACCTTGCGGACCAGTTGGTGACGTACCCGTAGAACCTCCCGGTCCTTGAGGTGAGTTACCTTGTGGTCCTTTATTACCCGCAGTCCCTTTAAAACCTTTTAACCCTTTTGGTCCGTCAGCACCTTGGAATCCTTTTGGTCCTTTTGGTCCTGTAGGTGCAATATATCCTTTATTACCTTTTGGACCTGTAGGTGCAGTGTATCCTTTATCACCTGTTGGTCCTGTTTCCCCTGGGTCACCTTGTGGTCCAGGATTGGCATATCCTTTTGGTCCTTTTGGTCCTGGATTACCGAAACCTTTTGGTCCTTTTGGTCCAGGATTATTACCACCTGTTGGTCCTGTTGAACCTCCACCACCTGTATTACCTCTTGGTCCTTGTGGTGAAGAACCAGTTGCTCCTCTATTACCTTTTGGTGATGAGCCTTGTGTTCCTTTGTTACCTTGTGGCGAGTTACCCTGTGGTCCTTTAGTACCTTTAGTACCTTTATTACCTTTATTACCTTTTGGTCCGTCAGCACCCGTAGCACCTCTATTACCTTTTGGCCCATCAGGTCCTGTAGTACCTTTTTGTCCTTTTTGTCCATCAGGTGCGATTGGACCCTTAATACCTTTTGGTCCTTTATCTCCTCCAGGTCCTTGTGGTCCTTGGTTACTATCACCTGTTGAACCCCCTGGTCCTTGTGTTGACGCACCTGTTGGCCCTTGTGGACCTTGATTACTATCACCTGTCCCACCTTGGTTTCCTTGACTACCCTGTGAACCTTGTGGTCCTTGTGGTGACGCACCTGTTGAACCACCTGGTCCTTGCGGTGACGCTCCTGTTGAACCATTTCCACCTTTTTGAGAATTACCTTGAACCCCTTTGGAGCCAGTTCCACCTTTAAATCCTTTAACCCCTTTAGCACCTTGGGAACCTTTGTTACCTTTATTACCTTTTGAACCAGCAGGTGCTGTTGGCCCTTTTAAACCTTTATCACCTAACCCACCCTTTTGTCCTTTTTGTCCCGTAGGACCTGTTGAACCACCGGGTCCTTGTGGGCCAGGATTGGCTTGACCTTTTTGACCTTTAGGTCCTGGATTGGCTTGACCTTTTTGACCTTTCGGTCCAGGATTATTTGAACCTGTTGGTCCTGTTGAACCACCAACACCCGTATTCCCTTGTGAACCTTGTGGTGAAGAACCTGTTGTACCTCTATTACCTTGAGGCGAGTTACCTTGTGGTCCTTTGGCACCTTGTGGTGAGTTACCTTGTGGTCCTTTATTACCTTTTGTACCCTTTTCACCAATAATACCTTTAGGTCCCGTATTACCTTTTTGACCTTTATTACCTTTTGACCCTACTGAACCTTTTACACCTTTATTACCTTTTGGTCCATCGTTACCTTTCTGACCTTTCTGACCTGGCTCACCAAAAGGTGCCGTCGGTCCTTTATCACCACCTGGACCAATTAAACCAACGGGTCCTTGTGGACCTTGATTGGTATCACCTTTAATACCTTTTTGTCCAACATTAGAATCACCTAATTGTCCTTTTGGACCTGGATTTGCATCACCTTGACCACCTTGTACTCCCTGTGTTGAATCGCCAACACCACCTTGAGTTCCTTGACCACCTTGTACTCCCTGAGGACCTTGTGGTGATGCCCCTGTTGAACCCTGAGGACCTTGTGGTGAATTACCTATAACCCCTTTATTACCTTGAGGGGAGTTACCCTGAGTCCCTTTAATTCCTTTTATACCTTTGGCACCTTTAAACCCTTTGGGTCCAACTGCACCTTTTACACCTTTTACACCAATTAAACCCTTGACACCTTTTTGTCCTTTTTCTCCAGCCTCACCATCAGGTGCAATAGGACCTTTAATACCTTTAGTACCTTTTTGTCCTTTCTCCCCCGTAGGTCCTTTAGGTCCAGGATTGTTATCACCAACAGGTCCTCGACCACCTTGAGTCTGCTCACCTTTTTGGCCTTTGTCACCAGGTATATCTTCACTAGTAGGACCTGTAGAACCTTGGAAATTATCCCCAACAATCCCAACGTTACCCTGAGAACCTTTTACACCTTTACTACCTGTAATACCTTTTGGTGAACTACCTTGACTACCTTGACTACCTTTAGGGTTATTACCTTTCTGACCCTTTTCACCCAATTCGGTTTCACCTTTCTGTCCTTTAAGACCTTTCTCACCTGTATCTCCGATATTTCCTGACTGAAACTGTTCAAAACTACCATTAACCATCACATCTGTAGATGTAATGGAATTAGTTAACGTAACACCATCTAAGAAGTTACCACCATTACTACTAGTTGTTGAACTAAATGTTAATACTAAACTACTATCTGTAGGTGTGAATGTGTGTGTATTTACTGTCCATTGGCTATTTGATGCAGTATAGTTACCTAAGTTAATATTTGTTGAACCACCAATAATAGTGACATTCATTATATTATCAAAAGATGACCTACCTCTATGTGCAAAAGAAAGCACATACTCTTGACCCGAAACTACTGTAACTGTTTGTTGTAAGGCGTGTTTTTGTGATACTCTTGAATTGATTTCGGCAAAATAACTACCTGAATATGAAGGGACGTTTGAAAATCCACTAGCCCAAATTTCCACTACATTATCTGATGCAGTTGGGTCCCAACCTGGAATACAGTCTTCATAGAACCATGTAAACGTTGTTGGTGGTGGTGGACACGAACCTCCGAAACCATCTTCACCTTTATCACCTTTTTGACCTTTTACATTTTCACCTACAGGACCTAAAATACCTTTTACACCCTTAGCACCTTTATAACCTTTATCACCTTTTACCTGATTGGTACCTTTTTCACCTTTAGGTCCTAAATCCCCTTTAATATTAGTGTCATTACCTATCCAATCACCAGCACTGTCTATTGTACTTGCTAATTTAAAATCAATGTCATCGACAAAATCAATATCACCCTTAACATTAAAGTTAAGTGTATCCGCGTCTATTTTTACTATCTCGTCACCCTGTGTTTTTCCTGAAAATACTAAAGAACCATCACTTTCTACGTTCATACGTATTTCATCACCACTACTATTTGTGAAAAGAATATACGGGTTACCCCCTGAAGGGTTAGGTACAATTTTTATGTTCTTAGCCATTAAATGTTAAAATATATAGGTTTATAGTAATAAATATTACAGAATCAATTTCTTAACAATAAATACATGTCAAGTCTTTAAGATGTGATTTAATTTTAATATAATTTCATAAAATAAGTTTAAGAAAATATGCAAGAAAAAAAACTAACTTTTGATTACGATATTTGTAATCAAATGGCTAACATAATAATAAACGAACATCAAAGGTTAGACTCGAAAGTAAAAACCACCATTTGGGTAACATGGGTGGATAGATTTTTTGTACTTAATGGGTTCACCACATTAACAAATGTATTCGATGTTTCATTATTAATTAATAATAAAATGAGTAAATCATACGATAATTGGACACCACTAAATTTTGTGGACCTTATTAGATATGGTGAATTTGACGAAGAAAAGGAAGAAGGTATACCCAAACACATATATAACATTTCAATAGTTCAACATTTCTTTAATGACCCATTCTCACCTGTAAGAGCAGAAGAATTAAAACCATTTCAAAGACCCTGGATATCTGATGACTATTACGGACAATCCTTTGAAGTTAAAAAGTATAAGTTTCTTGCTATGAAAATTGCAAATCATATCTTCTCAGCAAATTATACCAATAAAATAAGATTGATATCTTTTAATAATGATAACATATACGTAAATATAGAAGATGGTACTGTCAGTGAAGAATTCGTCAACAATGTTGTAGACGCTTGCTTCGGTGGAAGGATTGATGAAGAAATCCAAAAGATGGATTTATTAAACTTTGACTTTCAAAATGTATTAGTCGATAATGTCGGAACTTATCCATGGAAGGTCAAAGACCACATGAAAGACTTTATGATGATATAAAAAGAAAGGGGACCGAAGTCCCCTTTTTTTATAAGAATTGTTTTACTTTTTCCAACGCTTCGTGGATGTCATCAAAATCCCTGTCGGGCGCCATCAACTTCACATCGTTAACCTGTTCACCCTCATGTTCAATCAACATAAAAGCAGGAATAAATTCATTACCTGTTGCCTCTACAAATATGTCATACTCTTTTTCATACTCATCAATATCTCTTTCAGTGTAATCCACATTAGATTCTTTAAGTAAATCCTTTATCTCATCGCAAAAAGGACAACCGTTCATTGAGTATAATATAACCGTTTTCATTATAGAATAGAATTTTTTAATTCATTAAGTTGTGCTTCTTGTAACACACCCATTTTAGTTGATACTACCTTACCATCTGAAATCGCCTTAATTGTTGGGATAGAACGTACCCCCATCTCAACAGCTAAATCTTTATCAGACTCAATATCAAATTTATAAACATTAATTTCAGAACCCTCATCTTTTAGTTTCTGAGCGTATCTCTCAACGATAGGCCCCAATACACGACAAGGTCCACACCATTCAGCATACATGTCAACGATGAACTTCTCACCACTTTCCATTTTTTCTCTTAATTCTCTCGAAGTAATTACCATTTTATTTTAATCTTTTGTTTTTTTATTCCGTTAATAAAGAATAGAATACCATCTCTACCTTTCTCATTAGTCATACATACCAACCAATACGTAGTTTCGTCTTCATTTCTCTTATAGTAAATATAAGAAGAACCAGGACTAAACTCAATAAGTCCTTCATATCTCTCTATATTCTCATCAATAAAACTGTTTCCCCAAATTTCCTTATTACCCTTATTCAATAAAGACATAACAACATCCTGTGGATACCATCCCGATTGAATGAGAGAGGGGTAAACACCAACTCTCTCCTCAACTAACTCTATAATCTTATCTGATAACTTTGTTTCCATTATTAAACTTCTCTTTCTATAGGTTCAGTCATAATCATGTCTTTGACTTCATCGCTAACCTCTACCTCACTATACATATTATGTAAAGTTCTACCCAAATTTTCAGAAATTTCAATTGACTCAGCAATAATATAAGTAATACGATAAGGGTCAGCATTGGATGCCGGTCTCCTATCCTCAACATACCCATTCCACCCTTTAGATGTTTCTAAAGGAATACGAATCGATGCCCCTCTGTCAGAAACACCCCATGTGAATTTTTCAATTGATTGTGTCTCATGGTCACCAGTTAGTCTCATATTATTAGATGAACCATAACATTTAATATGTTCAATATGACGTGACTCAAATGTCTTAAATAGTGTATTGAAATATTCCTTACCACCATTATCCCTCATCTCAACATTAGAGAAGTTACAATGCAATCCAGAACCATTCCAATCACCCTGTACAGGTTTAGGGTGGAGTTCAATGTTAAATCCGTAATCCTCAGACATCTGCATCAATATATATCGAGACACCCATAGGTCATCAGCCGACTTTAACTTACCTTTACCGAAAACTTGGTATTCCCATTGACCTAACATCACCTCAGCATTAGTACCAGTAATATCAATACCTGCCATGATACAATTTTCCATGTGTTGTTCCACAAATTCACGACCGTGAACCTGTCCATTACCAACCCCACAATAATACTTACCCTGAGGTTCAGGGTACCCATTCGTTGGGAAACCTAATGGTTTACCATCCTTCATAATTGTATACTCTTGCTCAAAACCAAACCATAAACCTTCTTCTTCCTCACCAATTAATTGGCGTGTGTTTGTATCGTGAGGCATACCATCAGCAGTCATTACCTCACACATAACCAAGTAAGAATCCAACATACCTTTATTAATTGGGTTTGGATATAACCTTACTGGTTTCAAAATACAATCCGAAAAGTGTCCCTCAGCCTGCATCGTTGATGAACCATCAAAACCCCACTCGGGGCAATCTTCTAATCCTACACCGTGAACTCTCTTTCCATTAACCTCATGTACGGGTGCACTTACTACCTTTACTTTACTACGTAGATTTGGTTCAGGGTTGTAACCGTCTAACCAAATATATTCTAATTTAATTTTCATGTATTATAATCTATTCTCTTTTAATTATAGGGGGTGTTTCTATATTTTAAATAAAAAAAGGGGTATTACCCCCTTATTTTTTTAACAATTACCCTTGATAATCCTCAATAGGTTCACCATCGGTATCAATCAAGTCATGACATTCACGTAACATCTCTTGTTGACGTTCGTATAACGACTCCATGAATTCCATTTGAACATTATCATAATCCTCATCTTCCCAGTCCTTATCAACTGTCGGGTCTTCCATCTCATCATCTTCTTCAACCCAAATACATGGTGTTCCATCCACGTCTTTTTTGATTACAATCGCACCAATCGGGTCATACCCCTCATCTTCATATTGTACTTCAATAAATACATTAGGGTCCATCTCCACCAACATATTGTAAAGGTGAATGAAGAATTGTGTAGGTGGATACCATGCAGATGTTAGTGTGAAACTACCATCACCTGTGATATCCTCCATGTATGTCCATTTAGGACCCATCTTATCTGATGCCCATGAATACATAACACCACCACTTTCACCTAATTCTACATCATCGTAGAATGTTTGCGCAAATGTGGTAATCTCACCATCATTTGCTTTGTCTAATAACCCATCAAGATGTTTGATGGTCTCTTCGTTTGCATGGACTTCAACCATGCTTTTCATATAATTTGCCATGTCTTTATTCTTCTATTAATTCAGGCCACTCGGTGTCCTCTAATACTTTATCGTTAGTTAATTCGAATTCAAGTTCATCCATGAGTTCTTCTTGAATATCCTCATCATCCGATTCCCAAAGTTTTACTTGGTCCTCTGTTAATTCTTCTGTGTCTTCCCAACGAACTGTTGTGATAATCACTTTTCTTCTTAGTTTTGCCATATCTTATTTATTAATATTCGTATTCTCCGTATGCTAATGGTTGGAAACCACCTGTCTTTGTCCACTCCTCATTTGGTACACCCACTTGAAGTGATTCATCACATCCCTTAGTACGAGAATCGAAGAACTCATTCTCAACATAAGCCTCTTCCATACATAATTCATATACTGCATCCTCACCATAAACTTCTTTATTAGTTTCGTTCTCATAGAATTCGTACTCATTCCACACTTCGTTTTGTAGATAGTTTACCAATTCTTGTTCTGATTCACCTTCGTATGGTGGTTCGCATTTACGAAGTGCTTCTACATTTACCTCAATAGGTTCACTTGCAGATGAGATTGTCCAAGTCTCAATTTTACGGACATAAATTTTTTCACTCATTGTTTTTATCCATTAATTGTTTAAAATTCCTTTACCTAAAATCAACGGTGAACCATCTTTATGATTGAATACACGAAAATGATTCTCACGCTCAATTACTATCGGTGTTACTTTTTCAAATGTTTTTTTGTAATGCTTCATTACATAGTCAACAACTTTCTGTTCGGTTTCTTTTTGCAATTCTTTTTCCATTTCTTTTTTGTTTAATGTTTACAACAAAATTAAGCAAAAAAAAGGAGGGAGTCAAACTCCCTCCATAAAATTATCAAAGTTTTTTTTCTTAGAAATTATATCTCAAACTTGCGTTCCATGTACGACCGAAACCGAACCATACAGAGTTAGCAGTATTAATACCTTTCCAAGTATCGTCACCATCTTCAGCGTGAATACTTGTATTAGACTCAGCGATGTATACTGTGTTCAATAAGTTGTTTACATTCAAACGTAATGTCCAATCACCCAATCTTGAAGTAACACCTAAATCAACCAATCCGTAAGAAGGTAACTTAACAGCACCTCTATTGTCAGGTGTGTAGAATTCTTCATCAACTATTGAATAGTCAGCATATAAACCATCTACTAAACGTAAACCTAAATCTACACTTGTTGATTTGACCAATTTATAATCTGCAGTGAAGTATGCTGTAGTCTGAGCCGCGTCACCCACCTTAGCACCTTTCAAGTACAACGTACCTTGACCTACTTCTTGTTGATTATCATCAAACAATGTAGCTGAGAAATCTTTTGTATATCTCCAATCACCGAATGAACCCATTGCTTTCAATCTCAACTTATCAGTTGCGTTGTAATCTGCTTCAATCTCAATACCGTTGTGACGTACATCAATGTCTCTAAACTGTGCCGTACCATCAACACCGTTAGCATTACTTAACGATACAGTTTGGAATCTATTACCCCATGTTGTTGAGTAAGCATTTACGTTAATACGTAAATCTCTTGTGTTATAACCATAGCCTGCTTCGAAAGAAATAATCTCTTCGTTTTCTAAGTCTTCGTTGATGTTATTCGCATATGATGGGAACACAGCACCAAACTGAGCCTGACGAGATATGTACCCAGCATTCATGAAGAAGTTAGATACGTCAGTAGCATTGTAGTTAGCACCACCTTTTAGGTAACCACCTAACAAGTTAGCCGTCTCAGAGATAGCGTTACCCGGTTGGTCAAAGTAGTCCTCACGTTGGAACGATTGATTAGAAAGACCACCTTGAAGTACTACGTTGTACGTGTTGTCAGAGTTATACTCCACAAGACCGTTAAGACCTTGCCACCCAACATTACCTACGTTGTAGTAATCAATCTTAGGTCCATTCAATCCAGTCGATGTAAATGGTGTTGCAGCAATTGTGGTTTCAATAATCTGACCACCTGAATTTCTATTACCCGTTGAATAATATCCGTCAAGACCCATCAAGTTGTTTACTGTACGGTAGTGGAAACCTTTATAGGTTCTCAAGTCAACACCAATAGATGTTCTGAAGTTACCGAACTGTCCTTCTAAATTAGAGATACCACCAACCCAGTTGTGTGAGTTCATAGACGCTCTACGAATTAATACCTCACGGTTTACATTACTATCACGGAATCCATTAGAACCAATCAACGCCCCATCAAATCCTGAGATATCACCTGTATACCCGTCAGTAGTTGATTGGTTGTTAGCAACAACCGCATCATAATCAATAGTACCATCCTCATTACGTGAACCTCTACCATTTTCCATATAGTGTTCGTATAAGTCCTTACGGAAAGGAAGAATATCAGCCTCAGCGGAACGATAGTTGTTACCACGAGGACCAGTACCACCACCACGTCCAGCAGAACCGTACAATGATGTAACCAATTTCAAGTTAGAATTGATTTTCCAATCCCAGTTGAAAGTAGCCAATGGTTTGTTGTAGAAGTTTCTTCTCATTGAGAATTCTTCACCACCCAACGTACCACCGTTTGTGTTCCAACGACGGTTGATTTCACCACCGTCACCTTTGAATCCATTGTCATCAGTAAAGTATTGGTAGTCACGAATACTTACCCACACATCACGTTGGTGGTGCCATTGTCCAGCACCTAAGAACGTAAAGTTCAAACTATGGTCAGAACCCTCAGGGGCATAACCGATAGCAGCAAAATAGTTATAACCCTCACCTGATGTGTTGTTAATATAACCATTACCCATCCATCTACTTAAAAGGAATGACGTTGCCCATCCTTTATCGTTTTTACCTGAGTTGTAAACTGCAGATGTCTTGAAGTAACCATCGTTACCTACCATCTGCGATAAAGAACCACCTTCTTTTTTGTCAGCAGCCTTTGTAAAAATAGATACCGTACCACCTACAGATGGGACAGCCAATTTAGACGCACCCAAACCTCTTTGGATTTGAATACCTGAAGCCACATCAGTCAAACCTTGCCAGTTCGACCAATATAGTCTACCATTTTCCATATCATTAACAGGTTGACCGTTGATAAGGAAAGATGTGTTAGTTTGGTCGAAACCACGTAATGATATACGTGAATCACCATAACCACCACCTTGCTTAGTAGCGTAAACACCAGGAGTGGTGTTCATAATCTCAGGGAACTCTAAGTTACCTGTCTTCAAAGAAATCTCTGATGGAGAAATCGTTGATACTGCAATTGGTGTCTCGCGAACCTTTGCAATGTCAATCACCCCTGACGTAACAACAACTTCATCCAAAGTTTCGAAGTTGAATAGGGAATCTACAGACTCAAGTTTTTCGGCTTCTTGAGCAAAAGCACTATTCACTGTTAATAATGCTCCAGTGATGAAAGCCAATAAATTCAATTTTTTCATTTTAAATTATTTTGAATTATTTATTATAAAAAAAACCGAAGTGTGTACTCCGGTTCTTATTATACAAGTTAATTACCTCATACATTGATGAGGTTCCATTGGTTAGGGTATTAATCGTTTTACCTTCCTTGACCACGATATTTGTTTTTGTTAATAGACATGTCATTCTTAGAATTAATTCCATGACGAGAGTTTTGTGTGTTATGTATTGTTTCAACGGAATTAAATTTTACCATTTTTATTTGTCTTATCTTAACACTACAAATATATACAAATAAGTTAGACAAATACAACCCTTTAGAAAAAAAAGTCAAAAATATCATCTTTTACGTCCTCAGTGTTATCCCAGACCAATCTTTTTTTGTTCCAATAAGATTGTCTTTGTATTATTTTACCATTTGGAAACTCTTTTTTCATCTTAGGTAGTTCAATTACCCTCAACTCACTTAACCTCTTTATACGGTTATTCATCTCTTCTAAAACGTAGTTCCAATTAGAACTTAAGGTATTATTGAAACGACCTAATGATTGTACATTTAATGGTTCACTCCCTTTGAAATATTTATACTCTACTGTCGCTCTTTCTTTACCATGTACACTACCTTCACGAATTGACACAATAAAACAATTAGATTGTTCAATATACGTTCTTACACAGTTTTTTTGATGACTACTTTCTTCGTTGTACTGTTCAGTAGTTGTTAACAACACGGGATAGTAATCTAAATGTGGTCCAATGATTGGTAACTGAATCTCATTAACCATCATTTTAGAGTATTTTCTTTTAATCTTACCTTTCCTATAACTCTCTAATAAAATAACCCACTCATTGTGTTCATTATCAAATTGTGACTTTGTTCTCGCTCTAAACTTTACATTCACATCATACTTTAACAAATCTCTTTTGAACCTAAGATGGTCATTAATTATTGAAACCAATGCATCTTCTACTTTTATGATATCACTACTTTCAGTTTTACTACCATAGTCATTGATGAAGTCGACTAAACACCTTTTCTCTATATTTGATAGCTCAACTTCATGTATATGTGGGTTTTGTCTTGAAACATCATTTTCTTTATCATGTATTAACTCAAGACTCAACATATTAAAAAAATCGACACCGAGTAACTCATAAAAGAAACTAAGTCCATAAAAGTTCACATTATTAGATGAATTCAACATCTTACGAATTTTTTTACCTTTATATCCCTTATCTTTCATAAACGCGTCAACCACTGAGTCTGCCTTCTTTAATAATGACTTTTTAATCGATATCGGTAAGAACTTACCAGGATTATTAGGTAACTTAAAGTTATTAGATATATAATAATATCTAAAATATTCATCAACCACTGTACTCACATCCCCAACCACTTTACCAATTCCTAAAGTATCATTAAAAACATCAATAGCATCCCAAAATATTTTCCAGCCGTGTTTGGTATCCATAATCATTGCGTTGTTCCCTGATAACGACACTTCGTTGACATTATTAACTATAGAGGATAATATACCCTGAATATGACTCCAGTTATTTGTCCTAACATGTTTACCACGAATCTTTTTCTTTGATGTATTCACAGCACCACTATAAAAGTTTCTATACTTCTTGCTGTAAGTGATATACTGTACCTGTTTAGTAGTACCAAAATACGTTGTACCCACCTTTCTACCTTTTGAAAAATTATAAATCTTGAGTGATATCGACTTTTCATTTTCCTCAACAACAACTGTAACTCTATCAATATAAATCCCTTTGGTTTTATCAGGATAATATTGTTTAAGTTCCTCTTCATTCTTAAGGACTATCTTTTGTTTCTTTCTCCAATAACTACCTTTTTTGTTTAAATTAAATGAGTAATAATCGTCTACCTCCCCATAGTCAAATTCACAGGTATCATAATAAGTCCACATCCATATGGTCTCATCTTGATATTTGTATAAAGGTGTTTTCATATATTTTTATTTACCTAAATAATAAGTAAAAAAAAAGAGGGAGACAACTCCCTCTTATTAACATTATATTACACCACCATAGTAGTTTTTATTAGTTACCCATAGTTGGTAACCCCTTCGTAATAATTCTCGACTAAAAGATATGTCAAAATCATCATCAGTATAAATACCATTACCTTTTTGATACACACCAATTAAGTCTGTAATTACATCACTTTTGAACATTATAATACCTGTTATATACCCAACACTAAAAGTATCTTTAACGTCATAATTTCTAATTTTATTTTGTTGTTCTGATTCAACATTATAACCGTCTTTATCTGTCCTAAACCAAAAATTAACCCAGTCAGTACCCTCACTGACAATCATTGGTGATATTATATTCTTACCCTCAGATATTAAATACTTTATCGAATCCCTATTTCTAAAGACGTAGTTACAGTCTAAATTAATAACGTAGTCCACATCATATTTTAAACTTTCGAATAAAGACATATTCCTTTTTTCCGCATTGTTTAGTTTAACATAATGTTTTTTAACACTCCTATAAAGGTCTTTGAATTTTTCAATAAACCTATCAACTTTATAGTGATGCTTATCATCATCAAAGAATATTTGTATTTCTATTTTTTCTTTTGGGTGGTTAAGGTATCTAATTTGGTCAAATACTTGGTCAATATCCGAAACATTAAAATCTAAAAATAAATTTAACAATAATGTATAATCACCACCATCAACTTTATCCTTTACAAATATTTCATTATAAATTTCACCTAACTTATCTTTAGTAATTGAAGGTCCGTTACCATGTATTATTGACGGGAATGTTTTAGTCACTTCATTGTATACACGTCCGTCTTTTATAACAACGTCATCGGTTGCTAAGTTTAATGTTTGAAATATATTTTGGTCATGGTCTAATATCATTTCACTATTAGTATCACCATTACCATTTCTCTTAACTAACCACCCATTATTATTATACTTAGACCAATTCTTCAACTTATAGGACGGTAAGACATCTTCAATTGTGTCACCTTTAAAATCTCCCTCATTAAAATCGACAATCAGTATCACCTCTTTAAAAGTATTAGTTAACGCCTCATATAAACTAATATTTTCATATTTTATATCATATATAAATAACACATCAGGTTTACGAACCAAATTATCAACACTATCAACAACCTCATCGTAAATATACTTAATATTATATTCACTATTTAATGCAGTGATATACTTAAAATGCGAACCAAACAAAATACCATATCTACCGTTTAATGGATTTAAATCGCATAAAACATCTTTTACATCATATTTTTCTCTTAAATGTTTTAATATGTCATTTTCAAATTCACCGTAATCAACATTATCAATAGTTGTTTTATCGTGATTAAGATAGTAATCAGTGTAGTAACCTTGGTCATCATCAGACTTATTTATGTCAACATCAATCATTTTTTTTATGTGATTACCATAACCCATAAATCCACCTGAATTTAAAAACTTATACTCACCATCAACAATAGGATATCTATCAGATAACTCCTGATTTGGCCAACAGGTCTTTTCCGCACTGAAAACCAATGGACGGTTAAACTCCCTGAACTTACGTATTATATTGTTTGGTGTATCGTTGAATATTACATCATACGAATCAGAAAATAAGATTATAGTATTCTCTAAATCATCCCATTTATTAATCTCATCCCTTAAATAGATTATCTTTTGAGCCCCACCTGGTTCTAACAACACACCATTCTCTGCACGACCACTCTCCCACTTATCACCTAAACCTAAAATAATATAAGGTATGTTGTTTTTAGTACAACTATCCTCGAACCTATCTAAGTTTTCATTTCTGTCTGTTGCGACAGTAATAACGATGAAACGGTCAATACCGTCAGAGTATATGTTTTTAATTTTGTTGTAGATTCCCATAACGATGTTTTATGGAAAAAATAAGAATAATTTTTAATTAAGAAATATTTTACCGTAGGAAGTTTCAAAGTAGGGTTCAATAATTGATTTAATCTCTTCCTTTGGTTTAGGTGTAATATTATTTAAATTAATTACCACACTAATAATTTGTTTTTTAGTCAATTCAATTTCTTCACCGTTTTTGTGATTTTGAAACACCACCTTTTCTATCTCATCAAAAAACTCATCTGGGTCAGCCTTACCAATTAAATTGCTTAACTCATTTGGGTTTTCATTAAAAAACTTTTTAAAGTTACTTATATAAATTTTAACATCAACATCCATAGGTGCAATATAATAAAAAACAGGACAAAAGTCCTGTTTTAATGTATTTTTTATTTTGAAATAAAAACACCCTGTTCTGCTAACTTCTCAACCGCTTCAGGAATTTGTAGTTGATTATTACCTTGAATGTTAATTACTTTCAAGTTCGGAAGTAACGCGACCTCTTCAGGAATTGTCTTTAAGTTTGGGTTATTAGGAATTGAAAGGAACTGTAAGTTCTCCAATTGACCAATAGACTTTGGAAGTGATTTTAATATACCTTCAAAGTGTAGAGCCATCAAGTTTTTATAATCACCCAATTCTTCAGGAATGTCTAAAGCTAAATCAGTAACAGCTTCACTTCTGTAACCTCCACTCGATTTTGTAAAATCAAAAGAACTAATATCTTTTGGTAAGCTTTGGAACAACTCATCAAACCCATATAGTGCAACATACTTAGATGCCGCATCTCTTGGGTAATCAATGTTCACCTTCTTACCGTCCATTGAAGTCATTCCTTTTGAAAACTCAGGTTTAAATGTTTCTTTTAACTCAGGGTTATCATTTAAGAACTTAACCAAATCAATCTGACGGTCATTGATGTCCATAAACTGATTTGATGGGAAGTGGAATTGGTATCTTTCTTTTGGGAGACCCGTCTTCTCAGCACTTTCATCACTATTTTTCAAAACAACATATAATGGACCTTGTTTGATGTAGGTATTAAAATAACTTAAACCAGGTGCCGATGTACACCATCTTGTCTCTTTATTATAACCACCAAAGAAACACGCCGCATCCTTACCTAACTGTCCTTGGTCATCAATTCTAACTACTGACCATTCAGAACCTTTATATACTGGGTCAGAGCCAGGATAATCAAAAGTCTTAGCCGCCTCCTTCTTGTCTTCTTTAGTACCTTTTGTTTTCTCCAATGAGAAATCTTTTACCAACTCAAACAATGAGTCAATACCAAGTTTATTGATGTCTCTTTTTTCTCTATCTATCTGTCTTTTGAAACGGTCAAACTTCTCTAAGTCTTCAGTAGTCTTATACAAATCCTCGAAGAACGTATTTTGCATCGACGTAAGTTCACCCTTATAAGCTGGTGTACCATACTCGGCATTACTCTCAGCCTTCTGGTTTAACTTATTGTATTGTTTCAATAACCATTGAACGTATGTACCCGCTTTCTTGATTTTATCCCCATCTCTACGAGTTGTAGGGTCAGCCAAAACCAACTCATCAAATTTCTCTAAAGACATTCTTGGTGGGATAACTTTATCATCCTTTTTCTTTGGCTTAGTGAAACGGTCTTTCAAGAGCTCATATCTCCCTTGCTCTAAAATTACGTTTCTTACTATGTTACTAAACTTAATTGCCATAATATTGTTTTTTACTATAAATATAGTCAGTTATTAAAAGATACTGCCTTAACACCCCACAAATATACAATAAAATTCAATTAACCCACCAAAGAGTCATCAATAATATCAGTTAAAGTATAATTCATAATTAATAGTTCAGTCCCTTTTGATTGTGCCTTACCACTACTAGCACCCGCAGCCTTTGCAAAATCTTTAGTTTCCCACACATATTCGTCTTTTGGAAACCATTCACTTAATAAGTCAAAGTCATAGTAAGATAACGAGTACCTACTCTTAACCTCAGACAATACTTTGGCTAGTCTTTCATGGTCTTCTCTATCAAAATCATGATTTGAATAATAATTTTCAGTCTTCCAATAAGGTGGGTCTAAGTAAATATATGTCGTTGGTGAGTCATACTTTTTAATTACGTCTTCAAAGTCCATATTCTCTACGTGTGTTACCGCCAAAAACTTATTAACCCACTTCTCATTTTTCAACTTATCACGGAAAGTTAGAAACTTAGATTTATACTTACCCTTTAGGTCGATAAATTTAGAGGTCTCAGGTTTACTACCACTGAATACTGAAGTAAGAATGTATGCATATTTAGCGGCAACATCATAGTCAGGACCATTTACCTCAAATCCATCAGCAAAGATTTCACTCTGAAACTGTTCAAACTGTGTACGATAGATATCGGGTGTTGGAAACTCTCCTCTCTGTTGACAAGAAATAGACTCAACAGCCTTCAATAAATCCTTTGGTTTCTGTATACATTGAAATAAATTATAATTTAATGGATTGAAATCATTATACACAACCCTTTTAAGGTTTGGGAACTTCTCCATATCCATATTATAGAAACACCAAAACATACCACCGAATGTCTCAACATATGTTTCCATATCTTGTGGGTAATAATCTATAATCCATTTACCAATTCTACTTTTTCCTCCTATATAACTTAACATATTTCTTCGTTTTAAACAAATATAGTAAATAAAATTGTAAAAGGCAAATGTTATTAATAAAAAACCCCTCCGAAGAGGGGTCTTTTTTGGTTACTTTTGGATTTTACTCATAACCCAGGCCTTTAATATGTCCCAGTTACGTGTAGCAAATACACCGAATGAGAAACCTGCCCAAATTTTGTATCCCATAGCCCATAAGACTAAACCGATAAGAAGACCTAAAATACCTTCAACACCGTTTGATACAATCCAGTTTTTACATACAGCAAAAACCATTTTAATAAAGTCTAATACTTTTTTCATAGTTTTTTGTTTTATTATAAATATATTAATTATGCTAAATCACCTTTATCGGTAACAGTCCTTATATGGTTTACAAGATGCCTTTTGTGAAAAACCCATATCTTTGCACGATGTCTTCTCACAATAAGATTTACTCATCTTACCTTCAGTAATCTCAGTAATACCCTCTTTATATTTATCTTCAATATAATCCTTTATTTCATTAATAGTGGAATACAACATACTTAAGAAACTATTCCACTGTTTTGGATTATATCTCTTTAGTAACCCTAGTAAGTGAAGTACGTGAGGTAACTCTTTGTCATTAACCTCCTCAGATGATATACTATACATTGCCTTTTTAAAAATTTCATCACCCTGTCCACTCTTAGCAAAAAAGGATAATGCACTGTCTAAACTATCCATCAACTCTTGTTTTGTATATCTTCCAACCATCTCTTTATATTCATTAACCAATCCCTCCAGTACCTCATTTGCATACGCTCTGAATTCAAATGGGTGCCCATAATACTTCTCTGTGTCTGATGGATTATAATCCCCAATCTTTTTTTGTGAAATCTTTGATGTGGTATTCAAATCCATTAAATGTTGCACCTCATGGTATAATAAATTATAAATTGACTTTCTTGATGGAACCATAGATTCTTCCGGATTAATCACAATAAATACATTATATAGATTTCTCTCTTTATTGTTATTGATTGGAAATACCGCTGCCTGATTTTCAAGCTCACTCAAATAGTATACAGGTACCATTGAGTAATCACCTGTCGAATCTTCAACATAAATTTGACCCTTTTTAGGGTTCTCATCATCTTTATTCTTCCAGGCATTAAAAAGTATATCAGACATATACTCTAAATCAGATTTAGTTCTAGGGTGTAGTTTAACCCTTTTAGAGGTCTCAACTATTAAATTTTCTCTATACTCTCTTAAAACTTTTCTTATTATATTTTCCATAACACTATAATTATACTATTATAAATATACTATGAAACAAAAAGAAAAAACAGGGTGTAAACAATGTAAAAACAAACTAAATGGTACACAAACCGTAATGGTGGTATTATCTATTTATATATTTTTATCATCCATTTATGGTACAGTAAAACTATTTGGTTTAGTTAAAGATTTATTCTGATAAATCTCTAAATACCCCTAATTTAATATATAGGTCTCCTGTATTATTTTGTATTTTATAACCCTTACCCCTTACTCTTAATGGTTTGTCCGTATCTAATTTACCAGGTAATGGAATACTAATCTTAGTATCAGGGTGCGGTATTTCTATATTTTTAATAGTTGAAAACTCATTTACGTTTAATTTAGTTGTGTAAACCATGTCGTTGTTAACTTTTTCAAACCCATCGTGTTTAATCATATTAATTTTAAGGATTAAATCTCCAACACCCCTATTCGGATAAAAATCACCTTTATTTGGAACACGTAAGAAATCTCCACTATCCATATTTTTTGGTATGTTAGCCCTTAATGTCATAATACTAGGTTTAGTCTTTTGACCACCACACCCATAACAAGGTCTAATAATGTTATAACCCTCTCCTTGGCACTGAGGACAATCGACATCTACAACCTGTGTAAACATACCACTACCAAATTTCTGTCTTACTCTACCATGTCCTTTACATTGACCACAAACCTCTTTATCACCACCAGTACCACTACAGGTCTCACAACCAACTCTAACCTGATAACTCAATTCTTTTTCAACACCAAGATAAGATTCAATAGGTGTTATATCGACATTGATTATTTTGTCGGGTGACTTAGGTTTCCTTCTTTGGGTTTGTCCCTGTCTTTGTTGATTAAACATATTAAAGAAATCATCCATAGAACCACCACCACCATTAAATGGGTTAGGGTTATCATACTGACCTTTCTTATTCACATCACCTAACGTGTCGTAAGCCTCAGCAATTTCTTTAAACTTATCAGCACCATCTGGGTTTACATCAGGGTGATATTGTTTAGATTTTTTTCTATAGGCTTTTTTTATTTCGTCAGGAGACGCATCTCGAGAAACACCTAATATGTTATAATAATCTTTCATGGATAACTATATAATTGTATTATTTAAGAATAAGAAAAAGAGACGAATAATCAAAGGTTACTCGACAGAAAGTAATGCTCGTCAAAAATTTGAGACATTACTAAAGAGTAATGATGTTTTATTTCCTGTTGAATATGAAAATGCCGAGTACTGTATTCATGAATTAGGTCTATTAACCACTCAACGTGATTTCCAACTACCTTTATTCTACACTGATGACTTTGGGAGAAATGAAAAGGTGTTTGTTGATGGTGAAAGTAGTTATACATTCTTAGAAGTCAAAGACTATCAGTTGGAAGAGAAAATATATGATTGGCAAACAGATAGTAAAATCGAAATGCAAAAACTCATCTATGATTACTGTCCGATAAAAGAAATGAAAAGTATATCAACATTAAATAATAAGATAATTATACAAATTAATGATGATTTTAAACTTTTTTCTTTAAAGAATATAGATGATGCTCAACGAGCACTTAAAGTGATGGAAAAGTATTTTATAAGAAAAGGTCGTAAAGACGCTATATTTGTTAGAGACATATCTACGACTCAGCGTAAGTGGTTGTATGATGTGTTAGAAAGAAATGGGTTTGACCGTAAAAAACTTTACCGTCAACATACTACTTACTCAAAACGAGTGTAAATTCAATACCTGAAATATTAATAATTAATTGTTCACCACTCACATCTCTTGGACTGAAAGTGCTAATAATATTTCGGTAATCTTCAGGCTTTAATTCGACAACCACTGAAACATTACCTTTGTTAAAAATTGAATTATCAAATATTTCAGATATCTCTGCCAGTTTTGTTAATTCATCCCTAAAGTTTGTTTCAGTCTTTGCCACAACGTATATTTTTTTTCCACAACAGGCGTGTTCTTAATTTGAACTGGGTCAATTTTCTTAATCTCATTAATGAAATTAACCTTCGACTTCTTCTCCTCTTTCTTGTCTTTGATTTTCTCCTTCTGAAGCCAATTCACCATTTCCTGTAGATTCTTGTCCATCTTCTTCCTCTAATTTTGTTTCTAATTCTAATGTGGTGTTTTCGTTAATTTCAAAAATTAATCGTTTTAACTCATTCACATCCTTTGACTCAAACATACTTTTCAATTCTTGAATTTTATGTTTAAATAATTTTTCCTTTTCCTCTTTTTCTTGATTGTACTTAATAACACCATTAATACAGTTCTCAACCTCATTTACTAAGTTAACCTCATTTTTAACAACAAAAGAATAAAGTCTAAAATTAGGTCTATCACTATTGTCCTGAGTTAAAACTTCAATGTTCTTGGTATACTTCTTAGGTATACCCCATGAATCTTTGAAATATATGTCGAAAGATATGAAATCTTTTAAATATCTTAACGATTTGAGGTATTGTTTAGTTTCTTCTGTAAAATTTGAAAAAATCATATTAACGATATAATATATGTTATCACGTAACTGAAAAATAACCCATTAATGAGTAATTCTCTGTTGGTTAAATTTAATGGTTTAGGTGGGTCGGATAATAAGGAACTAATGAAGTTAACAATAGTCCTTATTATACCCAACAATGAAAAAATGAATATGAATGTACTAAAGTATGTTAGTAATTCTATAATCATTATAGTGTTTTTTTGTGTTCAAGAATTTCACCTCTTAAATCTTGTAATAATGATTTTAATTCTTGTGCTGTTTTTCTAGCTCTAGTACCCGCAGATTTATTACCTGCAAAAAATTTGTTAGCATCTAATGATAATGTTTCAACGTGTGCTTTGATTGTTTCTAATGTCTCCATTTTAATTTTAATTTTAATTTTTTTATTACTCAAAATGTAATTTTTATGTGCTGATAGTAAAGCCAAACCATAAAAATTAATTTTGTAATGACCTCTCTAAAACCTTATACATGTCAGTATACATTTCAATATCTGACTTAGTAAAGATTCTATTCATGTCAAAAAGTTGTGTTAAGAAGGGTTCTATTGATTCTCTAACTTCCACATCTCTTTGGTCATAATATACTTCAAAAAAGAAACTTTCAAAATAATCGTAGTCATTATTCTTAAACTTAAATCTTATATTTTCTTTTTCAAAATTAGTGATTGTCTTAATCCAACACCATTCAAAATGACCTTTTTTATCTTCATAAGACATACTTATATTAGTTTCTCTACCATTGGTATTAATCTCCCCAAGATATGTCTCCTCTATAAGGTATAGTAGCGAAAAACAAAAGTCCTCAAACAATTCTGAATACTCTTTTTGTATATTGTGTGCGCGGAACCATAAATCCACATCTGATTTATCCATAGGCTTTGTTACCCAATTAAAAAAAAAGTCCATCCCTTCTTTCATATAAGAAAGATAAGATGGACTTCTTTAAAAGAAATATTAAAGTTTTTTTACTGTGTTTTAAAGTTATGACCTAATAATGATTTCATTCTATCGATATCCTCATTAATTTTCTTTTGTGACTTATCCTCAGTTCCTTCAGACAATGCTGACATCACTTCGTCAGGTGACATTGCCGCCTTATCACTTTTAGATTTACCAGCCACATCCTCTACAGGTTGTACTGCTTTGTTGTAAGATTGTTTCTTCAACTTAGCTAGCCAATTCTTCTTACGTCTGTCGTTAACCTTTTCGTTAGCATCAGTAGCAACCGCATTTGCATATTCCTGTGAGTTACCTGTCTTTGAATCACCTAAGATGTTCATTTCAATCCAATCTTCGTTAGGTTTTATAGCATCATAATCCAAGTTTTCCATACCACCCGAACGAGCAATTTGGTCAATATACTCTTCAACTGCGTCAGATGCGTGGTACTTCATACTCAAGTCCTCACCCATTTCACCATTTCCTTTAGGGAAATCTTTAGGGTCTTCTTCATAACCTTCGTTAGAACCCGCTTTAACGTAGTCTTTCATTTTTTTGTTAACGTCCTTCATTGCTTCGTCGTTAACCTTCTTAGAATCTTTCAATACTTTTTCAGTATCTTTCATTCCTTTAGCTTCTTTTTCTTCCATAACCAGTCTTTGGATAAGTTCAACCATTTCTGATTCAGTAAGTGTTATGGTCTTTTTAGTTGACTCATTAACTTCATCTTCCTCTCCTTTAACTGGAAATTTTTTACCATCAACCTCAAAAGAATCTTCACCCTTCTTAATTGCTTCGTCTCTCGCGCCACTGAAAGCGTTTCCTTCTTCCATTTCCTCTTCGTCCATTTCTTCTTCCATACGTTGTTTTTTGATGTCTGAATCGACACCTACAACTTCAGAATCACGTCCGTCAAACTCGTCTCTTTCTTCAGGCATTTTACCCATGTCTTCTGAAACCGCATCAACAGCTTCTTCTACTTTTTTTGACAATTCTTCATTTAAGACCTTGTCAACAATTTTATTTATAGTTTTTTCAATATTCATAATATTTCTTTTTATAATAAATATACGTGATTATCTAAATCTCGCATATGGATTTATTCTAATACTTGAAAGGTACATACCCAAGCTTGTCATAACTCTATCAACATATTCCATATTATGCATAATAGCACTTTCAACTGGGTCACCTCTGTAAGATTCTTCTTCTTCCTCTGGCGGTAAGTAACGAGAAATCATTTCATAAAATTCAACAGGTACACTTTGACCTTTGTATTTCAAATCAGATAATTCTACCCATAATTCAGCATAATTACTATTACCAAAATCATAATCACTAGCCTTACCAAAGAATCCACCAATCTTACCTTTAGGACCAACATCAAGAATTTTTACCTTACCCGATAAACCATTATTAGCATTAAACTCAAACTCCTTATCTTTCAACTCTTTGAGTAGAAATTGAGCCTTCTTATCAGGAACTGTTTCTAACCATTCTTTTTGGTGTTCCTCACTACTCTTTGGTTTATAATCATCGGGTAATTCAATAGTTATTATTTCACCGTCCTCTTGTTCTTGGATATATCCTAATTCCTTCGCTATGATATTTCTAACAACATACTCTTCAACATTTGTCTTTTCAGCAGTATTCGAAACGATTTCCTTTACCATCTCTCTTTCAAAGAACTCTAACGCATTTATATCCCCCTGATTACAGTACGGAAACTTAGAACATTTCTTCTTTACCTTAACATACTTACCACCTTTACCTCCAAACTTTGGGAAGTTCTTGTCTCTAACAGACCTTAACTCCTTCTCCACTGTGTCAGGGTTAGATAGTTTTAATGGGTCTTTCTTAGGACCTCCGAATGGTGCGTCATATACACCGGCTGATGCCGATGTTGTAGCTTCAGTAGCTTCACCACCAGTCTCCATACTCTCTAACTTAGTATAGTATTGTGGGTCTTCATATAAGTGGTCCAACGCAATCTCAATAGCAACCATCATTTCTGAGGTATGTTCCATTTCATGTTGTATACCCTTTTTAAACTCATCATAGATTTCGTCTACATCCATATTATGCATCTTAGCGATGTCTTCGATATCCATACCATCGGCTTTACCACCTTCAATTTTTTCCTCATTAACAAACCCACCCTCAGGTTTCGTAGTTAACTTAGACTCAGTACCTGGTTGGAACATTGTATTTTTCTTTGGTTCAGAAAATAATGGGGCTTCAAAACCGCCAGCACTACCAGCACCAGTAGCTTCAGTAGTTTCACCGTTTTCATTTCCTTCGTCCTTAACAATCTTCATTAAAATCTGATTTAGAACATCCGAGGATTCCTCGGTTGTTTCTTCTTCAACTTCTTCCTCAGCCATATTCTTAGCTTTAGTCAAACTGATAAAATTATCAGTAATAGAATCATTACCACTTAACGAGGTCATGTTCTTTGAGAATGCCTTCTGCAAACTCGTTTTAATCATATCTTTAAGTTCTTGCTCGTTCAATTCCATTACTTCACTGATTTTAACGTTGGTTCCCAAAAACTTCTACGGGTCCACATAATTTTATAGAACTCACGCATTATCTTAACAACAATATCATTTATATCTCCCTGTATTTTACCCCTCTGAATTTCCTTCTGAATGGTTTTAATCATCTTGTCCTCAAATTGTTTTAATGTGTTAGAATCCATGAAATTTTTGATTTCTTTTCTAATCATCACTTCAATCTCTTTCTTATCTGAATTTGTAAGTGCCATTATTTACCTATTTTCCAATACATACGACCTGATAACACTGGTTGTAAATCTTGATTCACACCCAACCCTAAACCGAACATATTTTTTTGTTTATTTTTATACATAAATTCACCACCTAAATAATTAAGTTGGTCTTTCTTTCCTTGGAGACCTATACCCCAATAAAACTCTCTCTTATTAAGATATATTTCTTTTGTTATAGTTGTTGTCGGTATTTTAATGTTCGACACAAAACTTCTACTTGAAATACTATTCATTGTTATAGTATCATTTAAAACTAAAAAACCTAACGTATCTAATGTTAGGGTGTCCACATAACTATATTTTGAATAGTAATCATTTAATATCATCATCGTATCCACATATGATGGTACTGTATCGTGTTCAACAACAACCTTTGTTCTCCATTTTGGTACATACTCTGTCTGTACAACCTCAACAGTATCCCATTTAGTCTCTATAGTTACAATAACCTCTGGTTCTACCACAGGTTTTTTTCTACTACATTGACTTTGGAATAATAGTATCACCACCAAAACGATGATTAATATTGATTGTATTGAACTTAGATATTTCTTCATTACTCTTCTGTAGAATCTATATTTTTAGTTTTCTTTCTTTGTGATAATACTTTCGCCCATTTAGACTTAAACTGCTCATAGTAAGATGTTAATTTATTAATTAATTCTATTAAAGAATCATCTAATTTAATCATATCACCATTAACGTACACTCCGTTATTTTCACCTATCGAATAGAAAAATTCTAAATCAAAGTCAATCACCTTACCACTCCATTCAACATTATTTGGATAGATGTGTAAAGTACCGAAGTCTGATAAATCAGATACTTGTTCAACAAAATCATCCATAGTCTCTTGAAACGATGACTTCTCTTCTGTAGATAACTCTAATTCTTGTTTATCTTTACCATGTAATGTAACGATACCACCAGACACTCTATAAGATTCGCTCTTATCCTCTTTAGGTGTTGTTTCAATATCAATTTCATCTTCAATGTCGGCACCAATATTTATAGGTTCATCCGTCAAGTCGGTTACGACCTTTTCTTCTTGTTCATTGAGTAGACCCATTCTTTTTAGCGTCTCTCTCGATTCTTTTAAGTTTTCTTTACCTAACATCCTCTTAGATGCACTAAGTAAAGATTTCATTTCATCATACTGATTCATCTTCTAATACTTTTAAAAATTCTTCATAGTCAAAAGCTGGACTTAAATCTGTTACATCACTAGTGTAGTTACTTCTTGAAACTATACCTTCATATAATTCGACATTATCCACCTTTACATTATGACCTATACAGGTCTTTGGTATATCAAACATATCACATAAATCTAAACATAATTCCTGTACAGATTTCATCTGAGATTCAGTATACGGGTCCCAAAAAAAGTTACCCCTCCACTTCCTGTTATACACACCTTTACTATAAATATTACCAATCCAGTTAATGTAAGAAGCATTTAGTGGGTTTTTCTTCAACCAGCCTAAATTCTCCAATGAAATAACAATAGTTTGTTTCTTATTTTTAAACCCTTTAAGATAATTAGAGTGTAACTCAGGGTCTATTAATTGAAAAATCCTCCCATCTTTTCTAATAAGATAGTGAGGAACTTTCAGGTATTTACCATTATGTCTATTTTTTAATGAGGTGATATAGTCACCACCTTCACGTGATGTATGAGTTAATAGTATTTGTTTTTTATTTTTCCACTTACCTACACTATTAAATCCTGTCAATTCTTGTATTTCTGTTAGCATTACGAGGTTGATATCTCAAAGTCTTTATCTGAGGGGTTTTCACATCCTCAACTTTTACTTCTTCTATTGTAGTATTTTTTTTAGAATTTTCAATGTTTTCTAACGATTGTCTTAACTTCTCAATATCCTGTTCGGTTGGATTTATTGGTGTCTTCTTATCAATCTCAGGTTCTTTTAACTCATCAATATCCTCATTAGTTAATTCATTAACCACATCATTTAATTCGGTCCCCAATACTTTTTCTAAACCATTCTCATCGTTTTCGTCAAAATCTTCTTTAACCACTTTTTTTGGTGTGTCAGTTTTTTTTACGTCTCTAATTCTATCAAACGCAAAATTCGCAGCAATCACCAACGATATCGCTAAAGGGTCAAATACAAATATTATTATTAACATTAATATATTAACAACATTACCCATCGGTACGTTAGTCAATTCACTAATATATTTTAGTGGTCCAAGTTCTGAGGTAATTTCTGAATTACTCTCAACATCTAACACTTTTAATTCTATCGATGTAATAGAGTCTGTTGCGTTTTCTAATTTAGTACCCAACAAATCCCTAGACGTAACCGCGTCATTAAGTTCTTTTTGTAATGCCTTTCTTGTTGATGAGGACGTTGTTGTTATAATCTGACCTGTCTCTCTATCTTTGTACTGAATCACATTGTTAGATAGACCATCTCTTAAATCTTTAATACTTAAATCTAACGATTTTTTCTCAGATAAATAATATTCTCTATTCTCAACAAAACGAGCCTTTTTAAGTTCTAACACCTTAACCTCCTTATCAACTACACTCGATAAGTTAGCCGTTTCTTGATATGCACCAGATAGAAAACCGTAAATACCTACAGATGTTATAAGTATTAATACTATTGTCGCAATTGATAGATATGCCCTTAACACTTTATTGAGTTGACCCCAATATTGATATAGTAATGATGCAATTACTAATTTAGCGAACTCTAACGTACTTGCCATTATTAGCACCTGTAACGAGGCTCCCGCAAATAATTTCGAGAGACCCGTTACTGAATAGAATGCTGCAGACGCACTAACTGATAGTGCCGATAATGTAATTATTGTTGGAAATATCCTTTTTTGTATCCATTTTAAAATATTCATAGCTATGTTTTTTTAGGTTTACCCTATACTATAAATAGTTTGTTATATGTAATCAAACAATTCTGAACTATCGTTACGTAATTTACGAAGTGCTTTCTCCTTAATTTGTCTTACTCTTTCTTTAGTTAAGTTAAAGTCTGTACCGATATCTTCAAGTGTACGTGCTGTACCTGATATACCATAATAGTCTTGAATAATATGTTTCTCACGTTCGTCCAATACGTTCATTATTTCTAACATCTTATTCTTTAACAAACTTTTTGTACAAAATGACTCATCAGGTTGAACTGCATCCATGTTTTGAATTAAATCAACTAAGGTGTCACCTTCTTCATTTATATTCATATCCAAATCAATAACCTTTGGTAACCTACTAAACTTATCATCCAAATCCTTATTGGTTTTTTGTGCTTCTTTCTTAGCACGATGTAAATCTTGTACCACATTAACTGGTAGACGAATGGTACGTGAGTTTTCGTTAAGCGATTGGATAATTGATTGCTTAATCCACCACACGGCATAACTAATAAAACGTAGTTTCTTTGTCCAATCAAAGTTTTTAATCGCTTTCATCAATCCTAAATTACCTTCAGCAATTAAATCACTCATTGGTAATCCTTGATTCTGATATTGTTTTGCAACTGTTATGACAAACCTTAAATTACCCTGAAGTAGTTCTTGGTGGATGGCATCCATCTCCAACTCTGTTGGGTTACCTGAACAAACCATCTCTGATAGTTCTTTTTCTCTTTCAGGTGTCATCACCTTAATCTTTCTAATGTCTGAAAGATACATCTGTATCTCATCTTGGTTCAATGGTGAACTCATAGTTTTCTCTGTTTTATTTTTGTTTATATTCATTTGCATATTTGTCTAATAGTAATCTATCCTTCAAAGATAAGCTATCCACACCGTTTTCCATCATATTATCTAATATTTCATCCATAGTAGGTTCAGTATCTTTTTTAACCATCATTGGGTCAACATCATCATCTTCTTCAAATTCAAAGTTTAATCCCATATCTTTTGTAAAGTAACTAATTAACTTATCTAACTCATCATCACCTTGCTTCGCTTGTCTTTGAACCTCTTCTAACGTTGGGATGTCCATAATCTTTACGTTTTCGTTTTCTTCATCCAAATCGAATAGATTCTCCGCCAATCCTTTAGGTAACTTAACCGAACTCTTCTCTGATAACGGCATTAAAAAATATTCATAAGTGTCCTCTTGTAAGGTTGTGTAAATAAATTGTTTAAACTCATCAAAAGGAATGTCAGTCGTTATTTTTAAAACCATATGATACGGTCCATATATATATTTAATTGTTTCATCATTACTAGTTAAGATGATTGACTCACCAACGTTGTACACACTACTTTCTGTCGTGAAGTTACCAAATACGAATAATAAGTATGTTTCAGTGTTATTTTCTTTATCCATGTTATTTATTTTTTTCAAATATACGACTATTTATCTATTAAACCCAAAGATTATGAAAAAAATTTCATTAACTGAGTCTCAGTTGACAAATATAATACAAAAAGTTGTAACTAAGAAATTAAGTAAACTAAATGAGGATTCTGCCGACATTAATCAAGATGGTGTTATTTCACCAGAAGAATTATACGAACACTTTGACCTCGATGGTGACGGAGTGGTAACAATGGCGGATTACGCGGCTCACGTTGATTTTCATTGTGAGAACCCTGAATTACTTCAAAAAGAAAGAGAAACTGAAGATTACATATCCAAAATGGAACAAGACCGTGAACCGTTTGTAGCATTCTTTGGTGTTGACGGAATGGCTCCGATGATGGAGCAAGAAGAAGATGATTACGAAGAAGAAGACATGGACGAACAACCAGGAAAATACCCTGTTGAAGATGCAATGTTCGACTTAGACGATTCTGATGTTGCGGATATCATGTCAACTGACGGACCAACAAGAAGGTTCAGAGGTTCCATCTATATTGATGAACTTATCCCTGAGACTGACGATGTTGAGTATGACAGAAAACTAGCAATCAAAGTATTAGAGAATTACGCTAAGAAACTTCCAACCCATGAATACTACATTGGTGGGGCAGGATTTAAACAGAGAAGTTTAATCGAACCTTACGACAATATGGACTTCTAACTAAACCACTATATATAATAAAAAAACCCACCATTACAGTGGGTTTTTTTTATTTAGATAATTTCACAATTTATATCATTAATACCAAATTCCTTAGCAACCATCTCGATTCTTTTAATCTTAGTTACGTTAGAACCCCAAGTAGACATATATAACCCATTCTTCATCAAAACTCTATCATAAGGTTTGATTGAGTCTCTGAAACTTTCAAAATCCTCTTTGAAGAACTGACCAAATGTTTCATTAACCTTTGTTTTTTCAATACCTTCAGTGATTTCGTTCATAACACCCACATACGTTTCTTTAGCGGTACTATTCATATAAACTTTACTACCTAAGGTAACCTTAAGGTTTGTTGATTTAGCTCGACCGATAGTTTTCTTAACTACACTCTTCTCCTCTTCAGTCAATGTCATATCATTATCAACACTGAAACCTAAATCAATTTCTTTAATGTCAAGGTATCCCACCATCTTATCAATTCTTTCATTGAAAGAGTCAATGTCTCCAACATTAAACCATTCAGTGGTAATATTTCTACGGTCATCGTATTCTTTAATCACTCGATAATCATCAAAACAGACGTGAAGGATACCTTCCAACTTATTCATATCCTGAGTTTCAAATACTCTAATCATCAATACATCAAATGGTAGGTGAGTCGAATTAAGTTGAGTCTCACGAATCTTATATTGTTTTGACAATCCAATCTTGTGATAACCATTTACGAAGTTACCACCATGGTCAATAATTCTTGCAACATAAACATATCCTTCCATATCTTAATCTTTTAATCGTTCTCCTGTTTCTTTGATAGTGAATTGTGACATATTATTTGTACCACTACCACCTCTCTTACCGTTTACAAATTTAACAATTCCATTGTTATAAAGTTTGTTTGGAGTGTCAAAAGTTTCACCTTTGAAGTGTAATAATCCTTTTGTGTCTAATTTTACCTCATATTCTACACCCTTATACTTTCTGATTAGTATAGTGTCCTGTCCTAATGATTCTGCCAATACCGAAAGTCTATTATCAACTTCAACAGAACTGTTTTCTTTCTCTTGCTCCATATCGAAGTGTTCCGCTTCGTATGCGTTCATAAAGTTGATGAATTCACCAGTCAATGTGTCTTCGTCATCTTTGAACCATTCTCCGTGGGTTCTACGACTATCTAAGATGGAATGTAACATCTTCTCCACCTTATTCATGTTATCGACCTTAAAGACAGTCACAACTTTGTAACCAACAGGTGACTTTGTTCTATTAAGTTGATTTTCTCTCTGTACAGGATTAATAGATAAACCAATTTTTTTGTCATTGATATCCATCTGTCTTCCCATAACATCGTATAATTCTCCTAAGTAAATATATCCCTCCATTATCCTAAGTGATTTTTAAATTCTCTCATCTCTTGTTCTTCGTATCTTTTGTATTGTTCTTCACGACGCAAGACACTCATAAAGTCGAAGATGTATTTCTTAACCTCGTTGAGGTGATTGTTAACGTCCATTCCACGGTCCAACATCTCTTGACTATCAGATAGGTTAGATGCCACTCGCATCAACACATCAGTGGTTTTCAACATTTCAGCCGGTAAAAATTCTCCGTACTTCTCACAAAATTCAACTTTGGTCATATCTCTATCGTTTTATTATATTACGAATATACAACAAAAAAGGGACTCTCACAAGTCCCTTTCAAATTATTCATCATAAAAAATCACCTCCACACCACTTTCTTCAAACATTTGTTTTGAACGTTTGGCATGTTCGTCCCAATGTTCTCGGTTTCGTGTGGTATCCTGAGTCTTACAGTATATACGTCTTACCCCTGAACTGATAATCCCACGAGCACAATCACTACACGGAATACCACAGGTCAGATACATTGTCGTATCTCTTAGACTAACACCGATACGTGCAGCATTATACAAAGCGTTACGTTCAGCATGTTCAAACCAAAAATACTTCTCTGGTCTTACCTGACGTTCTTCAACATCATCGTTGATACCACGAGGAAAGGAGTTATACCCAGTGGTGATAATCTCATTATCTTTTCCAACGATAACGGCACCTATCTGAGTTCGTTGGTCCTTTGACTTTAGTTTAACGGTCTCAGCGATGTTTAAAAAATACTTATCCCAATTCATCATCTTCTTTTTTTACATACCACGATGGGTTTGGTAGACCTGAATACTCATCCCACTCTTCATCAGGTATCCAATTTACTGTACTACCTGAGAGACGTTGTTCGTCTTCTCTATCTTTACTATTCCGTCTGCCCATTGTGATACCATTGGATTATGTGTAATTATTAATATTTTCTCGAAGTAGTCCTTAATCTTATGGAAGAATTCTGCAACCATCTCCAAGTTGTCGTTAGATATTTTACCGAATACCTCATCGAATACAACGATATTTGGTTTTGGTAGAGAACATACTTTTGATAGAACTGCTCTGAGTGCTAGTGACGCCATTGTTCTTTCAAACCCTGAACCTGAAGACATCAACTTTTCAATACCAGTGTTGTTATCAATCATCCAAAACTCCACTTCATCTTTATCAGATATACGAACCTCTAACTTAAACTCCGCAGAATCAACTAATAATCTTTGTAGTTCTGAGTTGATGACTGGCATCATACTTCTCATAATCATCTTTGATATACCTTTCTTACCAAACAGTTCCAAATATATTTTATAGATTTTAAGTTTCGACTCTTCTTCTTTGATTTTCTGAATTAATTCTTTAAAGTCTTCAATCTTCTCCTCATATTTTTTAATGTTGGCCTCGGAATTAGTGATTTCATAATTCACCCCATCTTTTTCTCTTTGAAGGTCTTCTAACCTCATATCAGCACGTAAGATTGTTTCATCAATTTTTTTATTCTCCTCAAACTTCTCCTTATCTTTATTAAAACGGTCCAACTTGTCTTGCACTTTTTCCCTTTTTAATGTTAAGGACTCCAATTGAATCTCATACTTTTCTTTAATGAGTTTATTTCTTTCATACTGGTCGAAATCTTTCTTTAAATTAACAAACGTTAACTCTTTCTTCGATAACTTATCAACCTCTTTGGTACTTACCTTAACTTTCTTATTAAGGTCTTTTACCTCATCTTTCTTTTTGTCAGCATAATCTGATTTAGCCAACTCTATCCCACAATATTGACAGGAGAAACCTCCCTCAAAATCCTTCAATTCATCGGTGATGTCTGAGATTTTTGATTCCATTGTTCTCAATGTAATTTTCTCCTCAGACAGAAGGTTCTTAACATCATCATGTTTATCCTCGTGATAATACTCAGAAGGTTCAATAACTTTCACTCCTTTTAAGTCTGACTCAGTTGAGATGATTTTGGATTTAAACTCCTCAATATCTCTTTTCATATCGTCAGGTCTTATTTTTAATAACTCACTATCCAAACCAGTATGTTTCTGTTTCAAAAGCCCATCACGGTACTCCTGTCCTTTCTCAATTCTTTGGTTAACGTCTTTGAGTTTTTCATTCTGACCTTTAATGTTATCTTCTTGACCTTTGATTTGTTCATTGTGCTCACCAATGTAACTTTTCAAAGACTCGATATCATAAAGATTTGAAGTCATACTCTTTTGAAACTTTGATGACATTTCCTTTGCGGTGTCTTCTTTAAGTTTCAATGCGTCCAACCCTAAGAACCTTGAAAGGACTTGCCCTCTCGCTGTTGGTTTGGCGTCAATTAACTCTTCTAAGTTACTTGATGTTGTTAAGATTGTCATCAAAAAGTCATCCATAGAACCTATAGATTTCTTAATGAAGTCTTCTGTTTCCCTTCTTTGTTCACCAGTGAAGTTCAATAGGCTACCGTCGGCAAGTTTTTTGAAGAAGTCCAAAGAAGTACTAACAGTGTAGTCTTTCTTATTTCTCTTCAACTTACGTGTTACCTCTCTGACGATGATATACTCCTCACCATCAATAAGAACTTCACCCTTTACTGTGACCTTATCCTTGTTTCTAAATCTATTAAAGATTTCTTCTGCCTTACTCGTCTTAGTAGTCTGGTTAAAGAAAAGGAAAAGAAGGAGGTCTACTGTCAATACGGTCTTTCCACCAAAATTGGGGGGGTTGGATTCGACCGTTGATATCCCCTTGATTTTATTGAAGTCCAAAATCTGTCCGTCACCAAAAGATAAGAAGTTTGAAAACTCAACCTTCTTAATGTACCATTTTTTAAATGGAGTAACTTCCGCTTTATCAGACGCAATCGCGTTCTCAACGGAATCATCCAATTTAAGTACATCATCACTAAATTCTTTTAGTCCATTATTATCTAAAAACTTGACAATCAATTCCTTCTGGTAATTCTCATCCAAAATATTCATAGACACGTCTATTGACTGTAAATCACCTTCATCGGTTTTGACTTTAGTGACCACATTAACATTAGTGGATGAATATTTCTTCTGAAAATAAGTTCTAACTCTTTTTATTCTTTCCTGTGTGAAGTTTTCGGGGGTATCTTCCCACACAACCTGAATATAAGGATTAGACAAATCATCAGTTTTTAGTTTATGCGACATAAATTTATAGTTTAATTCTTTTGGCGGATTGAACAAATCCATTCTTACAACTTAATCTCCAAAGGGGTATTTTCGTCTTCGTTTGGTGCACTTACTGCACCCATATCAATTTTAGCTGTTTTACCCTCAACAACCATATCTTCTTGTGTCTTACCACTTAATTCTCTAAGCGATTCCATCTGTTTCATCATTTGGTCTTGCCACATTTTTTCCATCTGACGTTGAGCACTTTTGATGTTTTGATTTCTTGCTTGAACTCTCTTACGGTGTGCCTTAGCACCACCTCTTTTTTTTGATTTTCCCATACTATTTATAAATAAATTATTTGTTTATGAGAAATATAATAACAAAATTCATGAATAACAAGTGGGTTAAGCTCATTTTTTCAATATCTATTATAGTCTCATCTATACCCTCAATTATACAAGATTTTCAGGTAGGAGTCAATAATGGATGGCACCATTATGGAATGTTGTTAATTGGTATAAACTATCTTTTAGAATCCCTACTTTGGGTTATTGACTTATGGAAAAAATAGAATCATTTAGAAAACAAGTAACACTACTTGAAAGTTTAATTAGAAATGATAAAGACAGCTACGATGAATGGGACTTCTATCGTATAAAGAAAGATATGTTAGAATTTAAGTACTTAAATCCTGATAATTATGAAATTGATAAACTCATTTTATTATTAGAATCATTGGAAGAAGCACATAACAAATTACAGGATAAAAAAATGAACCATAAGTTAAATCTATTAACTATATGGTCCACTATTTTCTTACCACTATCATTCTACACAGGTATGTGGGGAATGAACTTTGATGACGTACCTTTACTCACTGGTGATGATGGATTTTGGGTATTTGCCACATTATCCGTCATAACTATTATAGTAATGTTCGCTTACTTCAAAAGAAACAAGTGGTATTAAGATTCAAAATGGTCAACAATCGTATTGATTGCCCATACACCACCTGAAGCTAACATCCCATCAAAGAAGATTGCAGGTACTGTTGATAGACCCATTTCATTACCCCAAATGGAGTAAATAAATGCACCCATAAAAAATCCTACCCACGTTGAACAACACATCATACAGGAAATAATTCCGTGAATAAAGTTGAACAACGGTCCGATAACAGGGGTACTTGAGTTACCCATAGTCTCTACTGATGTACGTAATCCTTGAAATATGGAACCATATACAATTATCTGTGTCATTCCGTATGCGGCTACTAACCATGCTAATAATATCATAATTTATTTTTTAAATTTGTTGATGCCAAAAATGTGGCGTTTTCTTTTTTAAACTCTTTATCTAATTCTAACATAATTTTTTCATATTGTGAAATAAAATTATCTTTTTCTCTAATTTTGTCTTTAAGCTTTTGAATAGTTTTTTGTAAACCTTTAAGTTTTTCAGGTGAACTATCACCCTTTATCTCTTTGATTACCTCCACTGGTACTTCTTTGATAATCTCGACTTCTTTGATGACTTCGACTTCCTTAACAACCTCTTTAGGTTTTTCCTCCAAAAGAATTTCCAACTCAGATAGTTGCTTCTCCAATTTTTTCTTTTCAGCATTTGTATTCTTTAGCTTCGTACTATATGTTTTATTTGACTTTTCCAACTTGGCAAGTTTTCCACCAAGTTCCTTTACCTGTTCGTCATCAGTAATATAAACCTCTTTGGTGACCACCTTTTCGATAGGTTTTTCTACCTCAATAATCTTCTCAACTTCTTTAATTACCTCCACAGGTTTTTCAACCTCCACGATAACCTCTTTCTCGACCACCTTTTCGACAATCTTTTCAACAGGTACCTCTTTGGTAATAACCCTCTCAACCTCTTTGATAACCTCTACGGGGACTTCTATCTCGACAACCTTCTCTACCACCTTTTCAACAGGAACCTCCACACGGACTTCTTTAACCACTTCTTTCTCAATGACCTTAACTCCATCGGCGTTTAACATCCCATACTTTTCAATCTGATAACCTTGGGCAAAACATTCTTTTGTGAACTCATCAATGTTGAGTTCATTCAACTTACAAAACGCTTTAAGGTCCTTAAGTTCAGAGGACGAAAAATTAATAGTTGGTGAGTTGCTCTGTGCCATTTTCTAAATCTTCTATATCTGTAATCTTAAAACTTAAGAATGGACGTGGGTTTGATAAATCAACAAACGAATACTTCTCATTCTCTACATCATAAACACCAAAACCGTGTTTAGTTACTGATTCACCAAAGTTTTGTTGTATCGTTGAACCAACCATATACGCCTTTTTCTTATTTGGTATATCAATCACCTGACGTTTATGGATATCACCACATAACACAACATCTAACCCTTTAAAGTTTTCAATCTCATATGCATGGTCTCCAAAGTCGAAACCAGTATCTGTTGTTAGTCCCTGAATCGGGTCGTGGAATAACCCAATCTTATACCCTTCAGCATCAGAGATGTCGGGTTTGATGTTACCCTGAAACTGTGAATACACACACCAACTTATATTATTATCCTCATAAACCCCTCGGTCTCTGTAGTATACAATCTCAGAGTTTTTCAATGAATCAATAATAGGTGTCAGCGCATCCAAACGATTAAGATTGTTATTAAGGAAGTCATGGTTACCAGGAATAAGGACTGTCTTCGCAATCTTTGTACATTCTGTCAATGTCCATGCAACTATTTCAATAAGTTCAGGTGTCATCTGATTCTTACTGTGAACCAAATCACCAGTGAAAACAATACGGTCAGGGGTAATCTCTTTAAACTTATCTAACATCTCTGTCAGAATCTGTCTATATAAATCGTGGTCCTTAAATAACCTTATATGAAGGTCTGAAAAATGTACAATCTTTTTTATCATAAACAACTAAAATATCTATCCCCTCTATCACATAGGAATGTTACTACTATACCATCAGGATTATTCTTTTCAATCCATCTTTCTGAAGCCAAAATATTAGAACCTGCAGATATACCAACAAATATACCATGTTCCTTTGCTAATCTCTTAGACCTTTTCTTTGCATCTTCAGTTGAAACCGTCATAACCTCATCGACTCTATTCATATCAACCAAAAACTTTGAGCCGTCTCCAATACCTTGTATACCATGTAACCCTGGCTCACCACCACTCATCACTGGTGATTCTTCAGGTTCAACAGCAACTATTTTTACTATCGGCATATAGTCTTTAATTTTCAATCCGGCACCCATTAGTGTACCACCTGTCCCTGTACCTGTAACAAAAGCATATATAGGGAGATACTCTTCAGTGTGATAATGAATGTCACTTAATATCTCCTTAGCCGTGGTTTCTTCATGTGATTTTATGTTTAATGGATTATTAAATTGGTCACAGTTAAACCACCCATTTTCCTTCGCTAATTTATCTCTAAGATTAATAGCGGTATCAAACTCACCCGCTGGTACCTCAATAAGTTCAGCGCCATAATACTCCATAGTTTTCTTTCTTTCTTCTGACATATTAGACGGCATCACAATCACACAATGATACCCTCTTTCTGCCGCCAACCAAGCGAATGACACACCCATATTACCTGATGTCGCCTCAATAATCGTATCCCCTTTTTTTAAAATTCCTCTATTTTCCGCATCATTTATAATATAAGATGCTGGTCTGTCTTTTATTGAACCTGTTGGATTGAATACCTCCGCCTTCGCATATAATTTTTCACTTAACTTAATAAGTGGTGTATTTCCTATTTTATCTGATAATCTCATCGTATTGATTTAAATTTTCCGTGAATATAATAATTAAATTGTTCCCACCAAGTTAGTTTAGTTCCCCACATCACTCGGTCAATCATATCAATACACCAATTATCCCATTTTTCAAACAGGAAAAAGACATCAATAGTAAGTTCACCAGCATGAGTTACCGTTGGGAATGACCATGTGATTTCAAATAGTGAGCCTTCCCAATGAATACCATTGTGGATATTCATGATTTGGAAACCAAACTTATCATGGTCACCACCCAAATACACATTGAATAATCCTATCTTAAGGTTCCATCGGTGGGTCTTCCACGCTATCTTCTGAAGTAGCTTTCTTATTTTCATTTTTTTTTGTTTTTTCATTCCACATTTCATCCCAAAAATAAAACTCTTGTTTATCCTTAAAATCACTCATCCCCAAGAATATTAAACTCCTCATTCATGTGCCCACATTCTCTACATACATATGTTTCCATCGGGACCAATTGGTCTTCAGGGGAACCTGTTAACAATTTACTAATTTTTTTTATAATTGTCACCTTTTCAAAGAAAATATTTTCACATTTCTCACATTTGATATTCGGTGAATCCATTACGTTCACCTGAATCTGTTTTCCTCCACTTAAATCCATAATTTATTTGGCATTTATCTTTTTAATTGGCAGAATGATACAATAATGTATCTCTGACCTGTTAATACGGGTAAACCCCCGTGACGATGAGTTATTTGACCTGGATGTACCGATATATAACCTTTTTCACCTTTGAGTGATGTTTTTTGGTTTGGAAAATACGTACCACCACCAGTAAAATCTTCAGTATTTAATGTAACCACAACAGTTATTTGACTCGCATCGTGGTGTAAACCTAAATGATATTGTGCATATGGGTGGTATCTCGCAATAAAGTTTTCCGAATGTAAATTCACCCATTCAGGTTCTTCTAATTTAAATAAATGTGCTGACATAGGCCACACATACTCCTCCAGTATCGATTGGTAAGTATCATGTAATCCCAAGGTTTCTAATACCATATCAGTTGTTGGATAATTCTCATGTCTATCAACGGTCCAACAGTTACAGGCCTCCGCTTCTTGAACTATATAATCACAAAATAAATCTGTGAAACAAGGAATGGTATAGATATTAGGTAACTCTTCCTGTACATATAAATCCCAATTACCTGTTAGTAATTCAGGTCGTAAAAACTTCTCTTTCCACCCATCAGGGTCAGTAAAATAAGTATATAACTCAGGGTGTATTTTATTGGTTTTAATATCTTCCATTTTCTTCTCCGTATTCTCTTGCTAATCTTAGACCCCATCCAATCATTAACCCACCAGCAAATGATGACCATAACCATGGATACATACATAACCACATCCCTATAATAGCGAATATGCCTGAGTGTCCGTATTTAGTTATTTTTATTTTCATTACAATAATTAATCATATATTTCACATTATTATCTCTAACCATTTTAACACCGTATCTGTGAGTTACTTGACCAGGAAAAATATATAAGTGTCCCTGTTTTGGTTTTATAACACAATCATACTTTTCAAAGTATAACTCACCACCATTATCTACATTCTTATCAAATTTTATTAATTTAGTTATATTAACAAAATCATGATGGAGTCTAATATCATCACCTTTTTCAAATGTTAGTAACTCACTCTTGACATTCATCTCTCTAAAACCTCTACCTGATACGGACCAATAGTGATTCATCATTTCAAAACCATATTCCTCAATAACATCATAATAATCTTGATAGAATGAATGTTCATTAAATTCATACGACTTTAATCGTGTCCCCCATTTATTAGTTACCTGTACCTCTTCATTCTCAATATTTTCTAAGAATTTATCACAGAACTCTTCAGTGAAAAAAGGAATTTCTAACACGTCAGTGCATGGGTTTCCTATCATTAAGTCCCATTCTTTGGATAATGCTTCCTTTCTCATGCAAAGAGCTTTCCATCGGTTAACGTTAGTAAAGTCAAATATTTCAGGGTATTTCATAACAGATTAAAAATAATATATTTTATCTACTTATCAAGATATTTGGTTATATCCATTTCCATAATAGTTTTTATAACATCTTTAGGAACTCTAAATTCCTTATAGTCCGATTCCTTAGTTACTAATACAACAATACAACCCATAAGTTTTAAATTCTCATATTTTGTACCCTCCAACATCTTTAATAGTAACTTACCATAGAAAGGTAACTGCAAATAGTAGTGACCTAGTGAGTTATCAGGTAATTCTTGAAATGGTGATTTCATTTTTTTAGTCCACTTATTAGTTTCAAAGTTTTTAGGTTTGTTAGTTTTCCAATCAGTAATGACCAAACCAAAACCTGTTTTTTCTTTATTCATAACCAACCAAACTTTATCAGGTTGACCCGTGTACCCTAATTCGGGGTGACCCAACACCATTTCCGTATCTAATAATACGGCATCCCTATCAACCATTAATTTAATGAATTTCTCACCGGCATTAATCATTGAGTTTGACTTCATTTCCTGTTCCAAATCGACCTCGAAGATTGGTTCACGAACATCTTTGTAGTCACCATTTTGTTCAATGATTTTCTTCTCCAAGATGTAGTGAACACGTGACCCCATATTAGTTGCGTATGAACCTGCCGCTGACCATTCGTCCAATAGACGTTGCATCTCTACTCTATCTCCCTTCGCCTTCTTATATGCTATCTCATCAGCAGGAAATGGTTCATAAAATAACTTCAACAATTTAGAGACTGACGGCCATTTAGAACTTGTTTCACCATCACTACCTCTCATAAAATAAGTGTGAGTGTCCTCAATAAAACTAAGGTTTAACTCTTCTTTCTTATTCTCAATAATTTCTCTGATTTCCTCAGCGATTTTTTTTAATTCCATATTCTATCTTTCTAACTTAACAAAGCAACCTTCAGGTATTTGACCCCTTAAGTCACCTAAATCCCTATCATCGGGTAATTTTATAATATCTATTCTACCGTAAAGTCTACCACCACTTAATTTGTGGTACAATTTTTTAGCATCCTCCCAAGCGTCACCATCTAAACAAATAATAATTCTACCTTTAGCTCTTTCATATAATGTTTCCCACAACATATCGGATAAGAACTTACCAAGTAGTGGTATCGAATTAGGTACGAAGAAACCATCAAAGACCCCTTCTACCAAATATATATCCTCATCCCAATTTATACGTGACTCATTAAAGATAAGCAATTCTTTCGGAGCAACAGGGTTTTTGTATTTAAACTTTGAATATTTATCCCAACTCCTTGAAACGAAATAGTTTAACACCCCATTTAAATCATATGATGGAACGATAATACGTCCACCATATTCACCATCGATGGCAAATCCAATATCGTATTTCTCAATCATTTCATCGGTTATACCTCTTTTCTTTAAATAATTATACGCCTGTGCTCGAGGTGGGTATATTGGATTAACATCTTTGAATTTTTGATATTCTTTAGGTATACGAAGTTTTTCGTATTTCTTCTCTTTTCGTTCAAAATCATCAGGACGAACTAAAGTATAGTATTCTTTATCTTTCTTATTACCATACTCGTCAATTAATCTACCTAAGTGACCATAAGTACCATGAGTTTCAGCACAAGACCAACACTTATAAACGTGTTGTGCATAATTAATTTCGAGATTACCCTTACCATCACCATCATCTAATCCTTTTATATCGTGTGAACAAACAGGACAATCAAAAGATACCTGTCCAGTAATCTCGTTGTGTTTACGATACTCACCGAAGATACCTTCAATTATATCTAATATTAATGATTCATCTCTCTCCATCAGAGTAAAGATAATAAATAATTATTGAGTAGTCAATTTACCAAAGACCTTGTTGTCTCATATAACCCTGAACACAGGTATATGCGTCCGCTTGGTCGAAACATTCTTTTTTCAATGTATTGTTTCGAGTGTATAACCAAACAATTTGTGGTTCAGCCTCAGAAACTTTTTGCCACACAACTTCTTTCTTATCAATATCTTTTGGCATACCACCAAATAATACCTTTTTTCCTTTATTGTTTTCTTGCACCAATTCAGGCCAAGCAAACTTTCGTGAATTATATGTTGAAATATAATTAGGGACAATCCCTAAAATGTCATAAATTGATTTAGTTATCATTGAATTGTACCTTAATAAGGTACCTACGGTCCATACATTATTAGAATTAAGAAGTGGTTCTTCTATAATCACTTTGGTGATACCAATCCCCTTATACTCCTTTAACTTCTCTTCAAATGCATCGACTTTACCTAATAATTCCTCAATCTTATCTTCAGGTTTTGGTTTAATAACTGGTGATACATGAGTTAGTTCTAGTAGTTTTTGTGTTTGAATATCAAAAAGTGACCAACCAATAGTTTTGGTAGATATATCTAACCCCAATACTTTTGGAGCGTTCTTTAAATTATTTCTCATATTGTTTTTTTAGAAGTCAAATTTTATCGTATACTGTTGCACCCCTAATCTTTTTTCGGGAGACTGTACTTTTGATATAATCATAAGGTCTTTATCTGAATTATAAAGACCAACTTCACTAACATAAGGATTTGAACCCGTCCATGTAGGGTTTGAACTATCAAGATATTGTGTTTGACCGAGATTTACCCGATAATTCATTACATATATTGAGGCCGCGATATCACTTTTAAGTGTACCATAAAAGAAATACTCTTCACCAAAATTCATTTTATTACCTGAACTTTGAGGTATATCGATATAATCCTCTAATACGTAATCAGTACCTCCTTCAAAATTTTCTTTGGTGATTTGGAATGTTGTATTTGCTAAACCCGCTGAGTTTAAATAACCATTAGATGTGGTTGCTGATATTTGTGATGTTACACCTGATATTTCAACCCAAGAAGCAGGATTAGGTCTTGTATCACCAGTGACCTTTTGTACTAATATTGATATTTCATTAGCACTAAATCCTGAAGGTACACCTGATGGTGTATTATTAAGGTATGGAAATTCAGGTCCAAAATCAAACGTAACATTCTTACTAGTACCATCGCTACAATCATCATCCTCACCTTTTATCTTAGTGTAGTAATTACAATGTAATGACTCAGTAAACGCACTGTTATTAAATCTATATGTCACCCATAAAGTTTCGTTAGACCCCGTTAGGATTCCTTGAAAACCAGTAGAAATAGATTGTGAGTTAACTGGCGATATATACCCTAACTTAGGTGCCGGTAATGTCCAATTCCTGTTAGACTTATAACTCATAGCAGCAATTAATTCGTCATCATCAATAATCACAATTTTTAAGTCAGGAAAAACTTTACCCACACGATTAGGATATCCATTACTATTCGTGTTAGTATCCCATAAGTGGTAATACCTAATACCTGGCTCATTCATATTACTATTTACATTAGACTCAAGATAGTGAGGTATGAAAAGTGAAAAATCAGAATAACCTGGAGGGTCAGTATAAAATGTTTCACCCATTGTACCACCTGAAGATTTATGCCACATTAACCACGGAATATCAATATTAAAATTACGTGCACTACCCGTGTCTCCCGATAATGGAACTGATGGGTCTCTTTGTTTCTGAGCTATCTTCTCACCGTAGAAGTTATCAAGAGCATTATTCGTATAGTGAATTATTGCAATTGACTTTTGGTCTGAAGGTGAGAGATTAATCTTTTCATCGTATGAATTATAATAGTATGTTGAATCTGTATCTGTTTGACCAGTATTTGAATTATATCCTAAATATTCTTTTGTACCTGTGTATCCTGTCGAACCGAAGAAGTTATAATCTAAATCATCTACAGTATAACCTGCTGGTGACTCAGTCCATGGAATGTTCATATTCCATATCTTAACATCTTGACCTGTACTACAATTAGTTTCAAAATTTAATTCTTCTATTTGAGCATAACTTAAAGGTGTGTTTGAATCATACATTGCCGTCATACCTGAAGGAAAGAAATGTACACGTCCATTACCACCTAATGGCATCGATGAAAAATCAGGTAACTTTCTATCCACCTTAACGGTTACATTACCCGTCGACGCGGTTGTTGAACCAGTTATACCTTCAATTCGATAAACTAACATTGGGAAGTTACCTGTCCACGTGTTACAGTTCGCAGTACCATCCATCCATATTGATAGATAATCACCTATCTGTGTATCAGCACTAAAAGAACCATTACAGTTTAAGTAAGTGGCTGTGAAGGTATCCGTAGCGTTAAGTGTTGATAAATTAACTATCCAATTTGAGGATAAAGTATACGCAGAAGTAGTATTATGATAAAATGAATCTGTAGTACCAGTAAAAAATCCTCTCGGGCTTGAACTATTATATATTTCATCAACTTTTGGTTCTGAAAACGGAATACCAAAAAATGATGTTTTATTTGAGTCCACATAAAGTGGGTATTTTATATTTGATTGATTTTTTTCGGGTAAAGGTGTTTTGTTTTGTGCGTTAAACGCTGGCTTTAAAACTTCTAACGTGGAAAGGTCTGCATTTTCAATACAATCATAACACACTTCACTATCCCCAACCTGAAAATAGGTGATATTAAAATTACCCATAGAAATTGCTCTACGACCTGCATCGGTAATTACCGAATTAATTAATGCTGAAGTATCTTTTATATTATATCCCATGTCTTTATAAATACATTATTTAATCTTTTTATTTTAATTATAGTTAAATCAACACCATTTATTATGGTCCAACATTAACACTCGCCGAAACAGAATTACTAACAAGTACATTTCCACAGTTACTTGTGCTCAATACCGGATTTATTATTTGTACAGTATGATTATCATCTCCGAAAGCAGGACAATCATTTATCACCGATGGATTACTATTTTGAACTCCAAATGTATTTAAACCTGTTATCGTACCACCTGAAAGTGTTACACTATATGTTTTAGATATACCACTAAATATCGTACCACCACCCATTAATTGTGTGCCATTACATAATCTAGTATTTGTCTGTGATGTGATAACTTCATTACCATTGGTATTAATCACCGCATTTCCATTAGTAGTAACACTATAATTTCTATTTAACTGTATTTGTTGTTGAGAATTATAGTTGTTCGTGAAGTTATTCGTAATTAATATGTCCGCAGTTATTGAAACACCCACAGGAAGTGCAGGTGATACAGATAGTGTCCATCCCACTGACTTTGTATTGTTACTCGAAGACGAAGTTACTGTATTGATACTCGAACTTAATACTAAATTATATGTGGTCGGTGCTGGCCCTGCAAGTATATTATACCCTCTTATGACGATAAGACCTGTCGTGTCTGTAATATGAACACTACCGATACCTGCAGGTAATCCAGTAAATGTTGGTGATGATTGATATGTTAATCCACCATCAATAGAATAACTATAAGGTGGTACACCTGCCCACGCAGTCACTGTTATTGTACCATCATTTGAATTAGCACAGGTCTCCATTGTTTTAGATACACTGGCATTTAACGCAACAGTTTCACAAGTACCCGTTGTCATAATCCATGTATTACTTGTTCCCAATTCAGTCCATAAACCTTGTGGAATACTAATGTTAGATTGTAGAACAATGTTACCAGGAGTATATCCACTGATTTCCCAACGTGGTGGTGTATTAGTATTATTATATACAACATCATAAGTTGAACCTGTCCATGACGGTTTACCATTTACAATACCCTTATACCCAAACGCATATTGAGTATTCGGTGCTTGATATTTAGTCAAACATAATTCAGATGGATATGAAGGAGCCGGTGATGGTGTTGGTGTCGGAGTTGGACTCGATGTTGGAGTTGGTGTCACCGCATTTACAATACATGTTGTAGACCCACTGTAATCACCATAATTATCAATTACTGTCGCAGTATACGTACCGCTGGCTAAATTTGTTAATGTAGTTACACCTACATCACCTGTTGACCAATTTATTGTATAAGGTGGTGTCCCCCCTGTGATAAATAAGGTCATAGTGCCCCCATAACCACTATTGTTGGCATCTGTTGTTGTACACGACACCCCTAATGGGAGAACGGTAAAAACATCACAGTTATTTGTAGGTATAAGATTACTCATATGGTTATATATATCTTTTTTTCATGTTATTTATGTCCTTTGAAAAAACTTAAGATACGCCCAATTTTGGTCTGTAGTAAATCCACCACCGGAAGATGCTAAGTTCGGTCTTAAATTTCCATTCTTGAAATAGTTGGTGGTTGGAACTGACCATGAAGTATTTGGGTCTGAATCATCAGGAAAATTAAACATAGGTGCACCACCCGGTTCGAGTTCAAAACCATAAGCTTGTTGCACTCCGTTTACATAGTAATCCCACGATGGCACTCTTCTTATAATCTTATAAAGGTATAATATACATCTTGTTGCAGGTGCAGAACTATTGACATTTGTCCAAACATCATCCAAATCTACTATTGCGAGATACCAATTTGAAGTCCCACCTGACGGTATCATGTCCAATGCAGTCGAGAAGTTTTGATATGTTAAATTATTCACATTAAAAGAAGTCGGATTCGCTTTTTTTCCTACCATAATTGAATTGAAATAAGAAAACTTCAAGTCACCAGTAGACTCATATAATTGATTACCACTCGAGTCTGTCATCGGGGCACCTCCATAGTTATACGATTGATATCCTGATGTTTGAATCGGATAATTAGTTGGACCACTGGCACCTGAGTAAACAAATCCACCATCATACGCATGGAATGTAGAACTTTGACTAGCATCACGAATACCGAAAGTCCATCTATCTGGAAATGAAAAAGGACCTGATGGTGCCTTTTTTTGTAAGAACGTACCCAAATTTTGGTCTGCGAACCAAGACTGACCTGAAACTTGCGGTGTTGACGAACCACCGAATGCAGATGGAGGTGTCGGAAGGAGAGAAGCAATATTACCCTGTTTACTCATATATGAAAATTCAGGAGCAGGTGAGTTTGGTTTCAAGTCAGTAATATCTTTACCACATTTATGACAGAATAAAGTTCTACTATTGGCGTTTTGACCCTTCCTGGCAGTAGCCGTTTGTAAAACACTCTGATTAGCATTATTATTAGTATTGAGGTAATCACTCAAAGCATTATAATATTGAACGGCAACATTATCAGGCATAGGACCTTCAGGGGTTATAACTGTATTATATGTAGTATCTCTAAGTGCAAAAATAGACGCTTGATTTTCCGTTGGGCAATTCTGACATTGGACGGTAACATTCTCCACACTAGTAGAACCGTTAGTACATATCGTTACAATTTGATAGTAATAGTTTTTAAATGGTGAAGGGTCAACCGTATTATCATACCATGTCCCAAGATATCCAGGAACACTACCCAATAGAGTCCACGGTCCATTACTACTATCTGACCTATAAATTTTATAAGACAAAGCGTTACTACTAGTTGTCCATGTTACTTTTATTCTTGCTGATTCTGCCATACTATGATGTTATTAACTCGGCCAAACAAAGTCGGTCAAATATTGATTTTCTACGTTTATGTTACTCGCACCTATACATGCTGGTGTTGGGGTCACAAGGTCAGTAATACACTGACTACAATCGCTATAATAAATGGAAGGATTACCAAATATATTAGTACTAGATGTTGTTAACACATGATTTGGTGGTGCAACATATGGTTTTTGGAACATACCAACAACCGTCCAACAAGTAGTAAGAGGAGGAACAGTATATTTGAATGTTGTACCAATTGAAAGAGGACCTACAGACACATCTTGAGCGACAATACTATTTGAACTACATGCACTATACACAAATGTATATTGAGGTTGACCCTGTGACGATGAAGGTGTGATTGAAGGTGTATTAGGTGGTGTAGATGTTTGTGTAGGTGTTTGTGTAGGTGTAGGTGTTGGTGTACTACATACACATCCTGTGTCAGGAGTTGCACTACCTCCTACACCACCACTTAAAATAATTACGTTTATTGCACATACAGTAATCACAGTATATGGATTAACATATACATTATACGAATTACCATCACAATCAATAACCGTAAAATTAGTACCATAATTATCGTCATATCCACCATATAAGTCCCAATCTGTACAACATAGTGGTGTTGATGATGGTGTCACTGTTGGTGTAGGTGTTGGTGTACTACATACACATCCTGGGTCAGGTGTTGCAGTACCAGTAAAATAGTTACCAGGTATTGGCATTGCGCTTACCGCACATACCGTAACCACAACAAATGGATTCACATATAAAACATACACATTACCATTACAATCTGTAACTATAAATTCAGTACCATAATCATAACCACCGTATAATCCCCAATTTGTACAACAATCGGAACCTGTTGAAGGTGTCACCGTTGGTGTCACCGTTGGTGTTGGCGTTTGACTATGTGAGGGCGTGACCGTTGGTGTTCTTGTTGGGCTTGAAGTAATTGTTGGCGTTAAAGTCTGAGTTTGAGTTGGTTCAGGAGTAACTGTTTGTGTGAAAGAAGGTGTTATTGTTGGTTGAGGTGTACCTGTTGGTGACGAGCCAGGTGTTGCAGACAAAGAAAGTGTTGGGGTGACACTTTGAGTAACTGAAGGTGTTAATGTATTAGTAGGTGTATGTGTTGGTGTTGGGGTTACTGAAGATGTCGGTGTCGGGCTCGGTATAATCGAATCTTCACAATCTTCACATGAAGTATAGACGTTATTAATTGAGTTTAAAATTGTGTCAGGTGAACCAGTAACATCACTATCATAATATAAACATAAAAATGAAGTACCATTTGCGTTTGTTATCGCACCATAAAACACCCCACCAATATTAATTTGTGTTTGTCCAAATATTAAATCATCAATAATATAAAAAGCATTATTAGTACCACACTCAATAAGCTTCTTTACCGTATCACAGTCAGTCGATTCTCTAAATATGTCAAATTTTATACTTCCAGTTATCATTTTAATTTTCTATCACTTTCTAATAAATATCTTAGATGTCATTTCCTTTATAATAATATAATAATGTAACAACTAAACTGATTAACAGCAGTTATTACATATTGTAGTTAAATTATATGTTATCGGATTATAAAGTGCCGGTATCACAACCGTATTGTCCTGAGCACATATTGTAATTGTTGTCGGTACATTTATTATTACACCACTTACCTGTCTCTCTAAACCACATAAAGTATCATCACATTCCGTATAGTAGTACTCAAAGGTCTGTGAATTACTAAACCCTGTAACCGTTAATTCATATTGTGAACAGAATAAAACTGACGGTGTAGAACTTGGTGTTGGCGTATAAGTTGAAGTTACAGATGGAGTAACTGTATTTGTAGGTGTAACAGAGGATGTAAGTGTTTGTGTTGGTGTCGGAGTCGATGTTGCATCCAATGATGAAGATGGTGTGACTGACGCTGTCGGTGTTGGTGTCGATGTTGGAGTCGCACCTGGTGTTGAAGTTACCGTCGGTGTCGCTGTTAATGTAGGTGTAACGGATGGTGTCGGCGTATTAGATGACGTCACAGTTACCGTTTGTGTCGGAGTGATTGTGGATGTCGGAGTTGATGTAGGAGTTCCACCAGGTGTCTCTGATGGTGTCACAGTCTGTGTTACGGTAACAGTTGGCGTAAATGTTGGAGTGATACTTGATGTGATTGATGGAGTCACCGTTAAAGTAGGTGTTACCGATGCCGTTGTTGATGGTGTCAATGTCGGAGTAACAGATGGTGTTGCCGATGCAGTTGGAGTAACTGTTGAAGTCTGTGTTGGTGTATTTGTCTGTGTAACATCCGGTGTTTCAGAAGGTGTAACTGTTTGTGTAGGTGTTGAAGTTGGAGTCTCAGAAGCAGTAACCGTTGGAGTAACTGAACCTGTAGGTGTATTGGTATTTGTAACCGTTGGTGTTACCGAAGCAGTCGTAGATGGTGTAGGTGTAATAGATGCCGTTGGGGTAACTGACGATGTAGGAGTTATCGTTTGTGTCGGAGTATTAGATGGTGTTACCGTAACTGTTTGAGTCGGTGTATTAGTAGGTGTTGAACCTGGCGTTTCAGATGGTGTCACTGTTTGTGTCTGTGTAACCGTCGGAGTAATACTTGCCGTCAATGTTGGAGTTACTGACGCAGTTGGTGTAATAGTATTAGTAACCGTTGGAGTAACTGATGAAGTCACCGATGGTGTAGGAGTTACTGATGAGGTTGGTGTAACCGTAGATGTTGGAGTGACAGAAGATGTTGGGGTTACTGTTGACGTTTGAGTGACAGTCTGAGTTGGTGTAGATGTTGGTGTAACACCTGGTGTTTCAGAAGGAGTTACCGTTTGTGTTTGAGTAACTGTTGGAGTCACACTCGAAGTTAATGTTGGAGTTACTGAAGCAGTTGGAGTAACAGATGAAGTTACCGTAGCAGTTACCGATGGTGTTGGCGTATTTGACGTTGTTGGTGTTATTGTCGCAGTTGGTGTCACGGTTGAAGTCTGAGTAACCGTTTGTGTCGGAGTATTAGTTGGGGTTACCCCTGGTGTTTCAGAAGGAGTGACAGTCAATGTCGGTGTCTGTGTTGGTGTTTCACTCGCAGTCACTGTAGGTGTTACAGATGCCGTTGGGGTAACTGTAGAAGTAATAGTAGCAGTAACCGATGGAGTCGGTGTAACTGATGATGTTGGTGTCACAGATGCAGTTGGGGTAACTGTTGAAGTCTGAGTAACTGTTTGTGTTGGGGTGTTTGTAGGTGTAGATACAGGAGTCGATGATGGTGTTACCGTTTGTGTTTGAGTTACTGTCGGAGTTACACTCGAGGTAATAGTTGGTGTTACTGATTCGGTCGGTGTAACTGATGCCGTCACAGTAGCAGTAACTGAAGGTGTTGGTGTATTTGATGTAGTTGGTGTAACTGAAGCTGTTGGTGTTACCGATGATGTTGGAGTTACTGAAGCCGTTTGTGTAACCGTTTGAGTTGGTGTATTAGTAGGTGTTGAACCTGGCGTTTCAGAAGGCGTTACTGTCTGTGTTTGAGTTATTGTCGGTGTGATAGTAGCCGTTAATGTCGGAGTCACTGACGCAGTTGGTGTTACTGTCGATGTTACCGTCGCAGTCACCGATGGTGTTGGAGTATTTGACGTTGTTGGTGTAACTGAAGCTGTTGGTGTGATTGAAGCAGTCGGAGTGACAGAACTTGTAGGGGTATTAGTTGGTGTTGAGACTGGCGTCTCTGAAGGAGTAACTGTTTGTGTTTGAGTTACCGTTGGTGTGTTACTCGCGGTCAATGTTGGTGTAACCGACGCTGTCGGAGTTACCGTTGAAGTTATAGTCGCGGTTACAGATGGTGTCGGCGTATTAGAAGTTGTAGGAGTAACCGATGCCGTTGGAGTAACAGACGATGTTGGAGTAACAGACGCAGTTTGTGTTACCGTTTGAGTCGGTGTTGATGTTGGAGTTACCCCTGGTGTTTCAGAAGGAGTAACCGTTTGAGTCTGGGTTACCGTTGGTGTAATAGTCGCCGTAACCGTTGGCGTAATAGAAGCTGTCGGAGTAACTGATGATGTAACCGTCGCAGTAACTGATGGAGTTGGTGTGTTTGATGTAGTAGGTGTGACTGACGCAGTTGGAGTAACAGATGCGGTTGGTGTAACAGAACTTGTTGGTGTATTAGTTGGTGTCGATATTGGAGTTTCAGAAGGAGTTACCGTCTGAGTTTGAGTTACGGTCGGTGTATTACTTGCTGTCAATGTTGGCGTAACTGACGCAGTTGGTGTGACTGAAGCAGTATTTGTTGGAGTTACACTTGCCGTTGGCGTAACTGAAGATGTTGGGGTTACCGAAGCCGTTGGTGTATATGTTGGAGTGACTGACGGTGTTGGAGTGACCGATGCAGTTGGTGTAGGTGTTGGTGTCGGAGCAATGAAGATAACATCAACAGGACATATACAAGCCGAAGTATCAACATTAGTAACACCCCAACTACTAATCACCTCACCTGGAGGAAGAATAGAGTTGAAGTTATACTCAACCTGATGGTCACCTTGTGGCCATGTTCTTGTACCTGAATATGTAAATCCTGAACTACCAACCATAAACCCATCAACCTCATAATCACATAAGGACTCAGCAGGTATGGTAAACCCAGTATCTTTCCAAAGATTCAATCTAATCTTATCACCCTGAACAACATAACCTGTTAAATATTGTGTCGTTTGAGAACATGTTGTAGATGGAGTAACTGTTTGAGTTGGTGTAATTGTTTGAGTTTGAGTGACTGTCGGAGTAACAGAAGCCGTAGGAGTAACAGAGGCAGTTGGAGTCACAGATGCGGTAACTGTTTGAGTAGGAGTAACAGACGCAGTTGGTGTAACCGATGATGTTGGAGTATTAGAAGGTGTTACCGTAACTGTTTGAGTCGGTGTATTAGTAGGTGTTGAACCTGGCGTTTCAGAAGCAGTTACAGTCTGAGTAGGAGTAAATGTCGGAGTTACGGTTGCCGTTACCGTTGGTGTAATACTTGCCGTTGGTGTTACACTCGCAGTTATCGTTGCCGTTACTGACGGTGTCACTGTTTGAGTCGGAGTAACTGAAGCAGTTGGTGTAACCGATGAAGTTGGAGTAACTGAAGCAGTCACCGTTTGAGTTGGGGTGATTGATGCGGTTGGTGTCACACTCGCAGTTGGCGTAACTGATGAAGTAGGTGTATTTGTTTGTGTTACCTCAGGTGTTTCAGATGGAGTGACCGTTTGAGTAGGTGTATTAGTTGGCGTTTCACTTGCTGTCAATGTTGGAGTAACAGACGCAGTTGGTGTTACAGATGCCGTCACAGTAGCGGTAACCGAAGGTGTTGGAGTATTTGTTGGTGTTTCTGTCGGTGTTGGGGTAACTGAAGACGTTGGTGTTACTGATGATGTAGGAGTGACAGATGCCGTTACCGTCTGTGTTGGAGTGATAGTTGCCGTTTGAGTAACAGTTGAAGTCGGAGTATTAGTTGGCGTACTTACAGGTGTTGACGAAGCAGTAACTGTTTGTGTAGGGGTAAATGTCGGTGTTACAGTTGCAGTGACTGTTGGTGTGATTGAAGCGGTTGGCGTAACCGACGCAGTTACTGTCGCAGTAACAGAAGGTGTTGGAGTATTAGACGCAGTTACTGTTTGTGTTGGTGTTACAGAAGCCGTTGGGGTGTTAGTTGGTGTGGTAGTATTAGATGGTGTGACAGTATTTGTTGGAGTTAGACTAGCGGTCGGAGTAACTGACGATGTTGGTGTATTTGTTGGAGTTGATACAGGTGTTTCTGAAGGCGTTACCGTTTGTGTTTGAGTAACTGTTGGTGTCACACTAGCAGTCACTGTTGGAGTAATAGACGCAGTTGGTGTAACCGATGATGTAACAGTCGCCGTTACTGTTTGCGTAGGAGTATTTGTTGGTGTTTCAGTCGGTGTTGGAGTTACCGATGATGTAGGAGTAACTGAAGCCGTCGGTGTTACTGAAGCAGTAACTGTTTGAGTCGGTGTCAATGTCGCAGTTGGAGTAACTGATGATGTTGGTGTATTTGTCGGAGTAACGGCTGGTGTTGATGAAGCTGTTACGGTCTGTGTCGGAGTAAATGTTGGAGTCACAGTTGCAGTAACAGTTGGCGTGATACTCGCAGTTGGTGTGTATGTTGGTGTTACAGTCGCAGTAATAGATGGCGTTACAGAAGCAGTTGGCGTAACTGATGCCGTTGGAGTGACCGAAGATGTTGGGGTCACAGAAGCAGTCACAGTTTGAGTTGGTGTAACTGTATTAGTAGGTGTTACACTTGCAGTCGGAGTTACAGATGCAGTTGGAGTATTTGTAGGAGTAACCGCAGCCGTTTGAGTCGGAGTATGTGTCGGTGTTACTGTAGATGTTGCAGTTACAGATGGTGTCGGAGTAACAGAAGATGTCGGAGTTACCGACGCAGTTGGAGTATTAGTAGGTGTTACACTTGCAGTCGGAGTTACAGATGCAGTTGGCGTATTTGTTGGTGTCACCGTATTCGATGGAGTAACAGTATTTGTTGGAGTAACGGATGCCGTTGGCGTAACCGAAGCTGTCGGTGTATTTGTTGGTGTAACTTGAGCAGTCTGAGTAGGAGTATTAGTTGGTGTGACGGTAGACGTCGCAGTCACCGATGGTGTAGGAGTCACAGATGAAGTAGGGGTTACCGAAGCGGTTGGAGTGTTCGTAGGGGTAACACTTGCAGTTGGTGTTACCGATGATGTCGGAGTATTCGTAGGAGTAACACTCGAAGTTGGAGTAACTGAAGCAGTTGGCGTATTTGTTGGAGTTACAGTGTTTGACGGAGTAACTGTATTTGTTGGAGTTACACTCGCAGTCGGAGTAACCGATGCTGTAGGTGTATTAGTTGGAGTTACCGCGGCCGTTTGTGATGGTGTCACAGATGCAGTTGGAGTATATGTTGGGGTTACTGTGGCCGTTCTTGTCGGAGTATTAGACGGAGTGACGGTATTTGTCGGTGTATTGGTTGGTGTAACTGTATTAGATGGGGTAACCGACGATGTTGGTGTATTTGTTGGAGTAACGGTATTAGACGGTGTAACAGTATTAGTAGGTGTATTCGTAGGCGTCTCACTCGCTGTCGGTGTTATAGTTCTAGTTGGTGTATTAGAAGGCGTAACTGTATTCGTAGGAGTATAAGTAGGAGTAACAGTATTCGATGGCGTAACCGATGCAGTAACAGTTGCAGTCGGTGTTATAGTTCGAGTAGGTGTATTTGTTGGAGTAACGGTATTAGACGGTGTAACCGTATTCGTAGGGGTAAAGGTCGGAGTAACAGTATTCGAAGGCGTGACTGAAGCAGTTACCGTTGCCGTTGGAGTTATTGTCCTCGTTGGGGTATTTGTTGGGGTAGCGGTGTTAGAAGGGGTGACTGACGGAGTAGCCGTAGTTGAAGGGGTTAATGTAGCAGTTTTAGTCTGAGTAATAGTTGCGGTAATAGTAGGGGTCACCGAAGCAGTAGGTGTATATGTTGGAGTTACAGTATTTGTAGGTGTATTTGTTGGCGTAACAGTATTAGATGGTGTAACTGACGCAGTAGGTGTGACTGTCCTAGTTGGTGTATTAGAAGGCGTAACCGTATTCGTAGGAGTATAAGTAGGAGTGACAGTATTTGTTGGAGTGACCGTAGGTGTCGGCGTAGCGGTTCTAGTCGGCGTCCTTGTAGGACTTACCGAAATACTTGGAGTGACTGAAGGAGTAACCGTCGCAGTTCTAGTCGGAGTCCTCGTAGGACTTACAGAAATACTTGGTGTAACCGTAGCGGTTCTCGTAGGTGTTCTGGTTGGACTTACAGAAATCGAAGGTGTAACCGTCGGAGTTGCCGGTGGAGTTCGAGATGGAGTAACACTCGAAGTTGGTGTTACAGCTGGAGTTCGAGACGGGGTCTTCGTCGGAGGAGGAGTACTCGTTGGAGTCCTTGTTGGAGTTCTTGTTGGAGTTCTTGTTGGGGTTGGTGGTATCGGGGTAGTTGACGGAGTTGGAGTTGGAGTTACAGGTTCATCAGAACAACATTCTTCACATGTCTCGTATACACTAGCCGAACAGTCAACAACCGCTTCACAATCAGGTACAACACCCTCAATAAAATAACAACATCCGTCACAACTATCTAATTTAACAACTTGACCAGCATTCGGACATGGATTTAAATTAGTGACTTTAACAAACTGAGCATGATATTGATAATTACACTCACATTCGGGTTCTATAAAGTCACACCTAACTAAATAAAGACAACACGGTTCACCTAAGTTAGTCACATCATAACCCTGATTAGGTTCCATACCAGGTTCATATGGTGTTGGCTCATTAGTATTACCCAAACCTAAACACTCATCACAACCATTTGGAAAAAGAGTATTAACTGAACCTATAAATGATATGTTAGCGGTAGGACAGTTTTCGGCACAACTTCCAACAGCGATTACTTCCCAACAAACATTTATATTATCAGAAAATGCGTCACCGACACTAAAATTATAAACATTTTGAATACAAGCGACTGATGTTTGCGTTAGACAGTCCCGAATACATGCATATCCAATATTATGAACAATATATCCGTTTAAAACATAATAACTTGGACCACTAAGTGTTATGTTATATAAAGATTCTTCAGAGTATACAATTTCCTTACTAACAACAGGTTCATGAATGATGTCACCATCAACCATTTTAACCATATCATATTCACCATCAACAACTAAATCTATTGTAGATATAAACTGATATCTATCATCATTTTTATGATACGCTAAGACATTTTCGTCTATAACACCTAATCCATTAATTTGAAGATAGTTACCCTCATCATTATAGATGTCTGTAACCTCAGGTGATTGTATATTATCAACATTAAGAGTTAGTGATTCGATTTCACGGAAGTCAATTCCTGCGATAATTTCAGGTATATCAAAAGAGTATACACTGTCACCTAATTGAACATCTTCAATGTTCTTTACGGCACCATTTGAAAGTAATACTTTTTGTCCTAATTTATAACCAGCCATTTATCGATGTAATTAACCTATAAATAATAGGTTGAACCCTTTTATACTAAGATTCCTTCCTTAAACTTCCATCATAATGGTCAAACCTATCATGTTCAGTTGGTGATAGTAATAAAATACCTGGTTTAATATTACCTATTATCGTTTCTTGAAACATATATGACATCCAAGTCTGCTCATAAGGTCGAGCCCATTTCTCAGTTAAGAACATTTTTTCATTACCATATTTTGACACCACCTGTGGCCAATTACAATAATAAATTTCACCATGTGCAAATGGTATACCTTGGAAGCTGTCTATTTTTGTGATTTTAGTTTTTGGTGCATTAGGGTCTAATCCTTGGATAGGTAATAATGGTTTTTCAGGCCAATGCTGTTCTCTAATTTTTTGAGGTACGTTATACCAAGCCCATTGAACTGTATTGTCACCGTAAAACTCAGTATATGATAACTTTAAAAAGTCAAAGTTGTTTTTCTTAGCAATTTTAAGCGAATTTCTATATAGGTTTTTAACATATCTGTTAAAACCATTTTTATCTACCTCACCCTCTTTAGGATAAAAGAACATATCATCCTCAAAAAAGAAATAATAATCATATCCATTTTCTTCAGCGTGTTCTGCAACCCATTGTCTACCACCACAAATACCTAAATTATCTTTTTTAACGTGTTCAATATTATATTCTTTACAAAGTTCAACATATTCTTCAGTTGTCGATAAATCCGTAGAGTTATCTAACATCACCCATTGTGGTTTAGTTACAAAGTCCTCATCATATTGTTTCATAGATTGAATCAATGTCTTTACCTGATTTGGACTATTAAATGTAATCACATAAAGTGCAACATTATCAATATCTAAATCATTAGTAATAACATCAAACTTTAACTCATTAAGTGGTTTATGTGTATCATTTTTAACGTCTTCAAAAAACTTACTAATTAATCCATTACCCTCAATTGGGAAATACTGATAGTTTTCAGGATATCTATACAGTAAAATAGTGAAAAGAGACTCTTCAGTACCCATATAGCCCGAATTAAGAGTGTTTTTCATTAAATTGTAGTACTCATTGTTAAAATCTGCAATAGATTCTACAGGACCACCAAAGAAACCACCACGACAAACTTTATTTACTTTAGTACTTGTCATTTCACAAATCTTATCATAATCGAATCCATGAATTTCTGTCTCCGTTTCATAAGGGAATGCGATGTAACTAATTTTGTCTATTTTTGTTAATTTATCCAATACTTTATCGTGTGTAAAGTATCCAGAATGTACGGTATTGGTAATCCCCGCATCTAACCAAAATAAATGTGTTGAATTAAATTGGTCCATTATTTTAGCATCATGTAAAAGATATGGTTTAGACATAACCAGTGGATTATACATGTCAAGTTTAGCCTGTGTTGACTCACCTAACCAACCAACCTGATTTATCCAATCAGGATTATTTCTAATAGTTTGTATTGAGTTGTAAAACTCACCTTTAAACCATTCTTGGTCACGTGTTATAAACATAGTATTATCTCTACTACGTCTTTCAAAAACAAACTCCTCTAATTCTGCATCACCAAATACTATAAGGTTATAAGGTATTTCCAAAAATTGAGAAAACTTCTCTAAATAATGTTCAAAACTTCTTGACCATCCCTCGGCTAATTCATCTCTTTTAATGTTCCATAACCCAGTAACTATTGTAATTCCACTTTCATTCATATCTTCATATATCTCGTTATATATTTCTTTGATGATACCTACTATGTCTTCAGATTCTTTACCATAAACGTATCCGTTATCATCAAAAGTTTTTATTATTTGTTGTTTTTCTTCATCAGATAGACTTGACCACTCTAATCTAACTACTTTAGGTCTATACTTTGAAAAATCAATCTGTTTAAATATTTCATAATCATGTCCTTCGGCATCAATTTTTATAACGTCAAATTCAACAATATTATGTTTTTCTAATAACCTTTCAAAAGTAATACACGGTACCTTTACTCTAAGTCCATATTTTTCAACAGTATCTCTATCACCATCACTACCCAATCCATTTTTTGGTGGATATATTGCACTCATACCCATAAAACAAGTATGCATCTTACCTTCTTGTATCGCTGAAGGACTGATAGTAATCATTTCCACATCACCATTATATGTTGAGATTGCAGAGTTTTCATACTTATTTTCATCCCCAAAGTTTTTCTTTAATTTTTCAAAATAGTATGGAATTGGTTCCACATATAAACCTTTAAAATCATAAGCATTTGAATACCCACTTAACTCATCAAATGTTTGACCATCCATAGCCCCAATATTAATGGTAAATAATCTATGACCTTTCTTACCTAAATGATGTAATATATCATTAAAATAATCTGTATTTTTTAACTGTATCATTATTCTATTACTATAAAGTTCTTTTGCCAACCTTTATATTCCGTCCAAGTCTTACCCAAAATCTCTGCGGTTTCAACTGCAAAATTATATTCATCTTCTCTGTGTGTGTCATCCATAATAATTGGAACTGATGTATTCAATCTATCCCAGTATTTTGCAATATTATTTCTAGTCTTAACTTGGTCTAAATTTGGTGGTCCATCAACAATAATTAACGAATATTCTTCAGGTAAACTATTGAATACAACTTCAGAATTATACCATCCGTCCACAATATCCGCTAAGATGTAATTAGCCTTTGGTGCCAAACGTGTAAATCTTTCTTGGTGTTCAATAGCATATACGTTATGATACCTACTCAGCTCCATAGTACCACTACCACTACCAAACTCAATGATTGTCTCACCCTTTTCAATATTTTCATCAATCCAAGAATAACACTCCATAGATATTGCCCAACCATCAAGGTTATTCATATTAACATCCAATTCCTTTAACTTAGGAAATATATAATTTAAATCTGTATTCATAATTGCTCAAAAAACTTATAAAAACTTATTTTACCATCCAAAAATTCAGGAGTAACAGACTTATCAGTTAAGTTTGAATCGTCGTGATACCACGTATTAAATTTGAATGAGTGATAGTTTTCAGGTTTATCATACACCATTGTAGACATCATTGCTTCATGATTAAGAAGAAATTCTTTACTTAAACACATCTGAGAGTATTCCTCAAATCTTTGAAATAAATTAGGTAACTTACTCACATGACCACCTATTATACCACCAATAGAAAGGGAGTCATACATGTGGTCTTTTTCTAAAACTTCATTCAACTTTCTATGGTCATGAAAAAATAATGTGTTTCTAATATCAATTAATTTATCACCAAGCCAGTTGTTAATTTTAGGTATTGTATTTTCATTAAAAATACCATCATAGGTGTATCTATATTTGTTCATTGATAATCCTGTGATTTTATCCGCATTTGAATTATACCTTCTCGGATATAAACCAATATGTGATAAACCACAGTCAAACCAATATAAGTACTCTAAACCTTCTACCATTTCGTCTTCCATCAAAGCAATTTTAGCCCATCCAACTTCTAAATAAAATTTAAACAATTCAGGGTTTTTTTCTTTGACTTCAATCATCTTTTTACTATGTCTTATATCTTGTAATTCTTTGACTTTAATAGTCACATTAGTTACTCCATTTTCATCTAAAATTTCTTGTAGTGATTCCGCAGTATTAGACCCAGTATAACAAATAATTTGAACATTCATCTGAGATAATTGTACTAATGAATGAGTATATCTATCCCATCTTGCCTGTACTTTATGTCCAAAGAATGGGAAGTCTCCAATTCCGAAATATAAAAAAGTTACAATTTTTGTCATTTTCTAAAGTAATAGTCTTCTAATAATAAACAGTCCATTTTAGTCTTATCATAGACCTTCAACGCATCCGTGTATCTTGATAGGATAGGTTTTCCATTTACATTAAATGAAGTGTTTAATAATACACCTATACCTGATTTTTTCTCAAACTCCGTCAGTAGATTATATAGCCAAGGATTTTGCTCTTCAGTTACAGTTTGAACACGAGCAGTACCATCAACGTGAGTTATAGAAACTAATCTCTCTCTCCATTCTTCTTTAACCGTTGGACAGAAACCCATCCATCTACTCTCACCCTCAAAGTCAAAGTATTTAGACACATCCTCTAATTTACATACAGGTGCAAATGGTCTATACCATTCTCTATTCTTAACCTTAGCATTCAATATGTCTTTCATATCAGGATAAGCAGGATTGCAAATAATACTACGATTACCCAACGCTCTTGGTCCATGTTCTGATGTACCTCTAACAACACCAACAATTTTACCATCATTTAGGTCGTCTGTTAATCTTTCCAAATCTAACTCACTACCTCTACGTTCTTCAACGTGGGACATTAATGTGTGTTTATCTAAGATAGGTATACCAGCATATGTCACATCAACCGCCTTTTCAGGTTTCATATGATTCAAAATCATACCCGTAGCAATACCACAATCATTAGGGTTAGGTGGAACAAAAACAGGACGGTCTAATACTTGTTGTAACTTGGTATTAAGTAGAATATTAAGAGCACATCCTCCAACTGTTATCAACGGTATATTAGGATATTCATCTAAGAACGGCTGAGCCATCTCCATAAACACATTTTCAAACGCAGTCTGTGATGTTTTAGCAACATCCCATGAAGTTTGACCTGTTAATCTATTCTGAATATCAAATACCAATCCTGTTTGTTCACCTAATTCACCCAAAAACTCAATATAGTTCAAACCGTCAGGTTTTCTTCTATAGTAGTTTTCAAAGTGTGGTAACCATTCATTATTCACGTTACCATAAGAACAAAGTCCCATGATTTTACCTGAATAAACTAAGTTACCAATATTTAATGCCGGTTCCTTACGAATATCCCCCATATAGTCACCAAATGACATATAAGGAAATCCTAAATCTAAATTGTATTTATCTAATAATGTAATTTCTGTTCTACCAGACGCTAAATACACGTTATAAAAACCATCATTACCACCACCATCAAAAGATATTATTAATGCGTCATCATAATCTGTCTGATACAGACCACATGCGGCATGACTAAGGTGATGTAATTGATTTACGTGTTTTTTAGCAGGTATAAGTTGTTCATAGTGTACTTTGGTACCTCCTTCCAATGTATCCGAATTTAAGTAGTAACACGTATCGTATTCACTGATACCAAATTCATCTTCAATGTATTTTAATATTTCTTTTAAAAGATAAGGTCTTGTGTAAGAAACGAGGTACTGTGCGTACCCCGCATTCTTTTCACTTAAAAATCTTTCAACTTCAATTACCGTAATTAATTCTCCATTCTCTTCAACCGCAACCGCAGCATTGTGAGAACCGTAAAATGATATATTTGCCATGTTATAGTGTTCCTGTTAATCTGTCACACCAACCTTTAGATGACGAATAAGGCCATACAACCCAATAAGCTGGTTTTTCAGTTATGTTAAATTGTCTCCAAACTTTACAATAACCATCTGGGTCATTCATCATTCGGTCTATTTCTGCCCTATCAGCATCCTTTCTGTGAATAGTGTTATCTTCGCTATCGTGGAAAGCAACTACCCAATATTCATAATCTTTTTCAGGTACTTGCTCATAACCCACATCAATACAATGTTTATAGATAGTCGCAAAACTTTCTAACCATTCTTCTTTACTCTCAAAAGTATCGATACCTGGGTTAGGTGGGTAATGTTTATCTAACGTATATTGTTGTACTCCTCTTACACCAAACTTTAATCCTGAATACTCTTCGTACTCCTCCAAAGTTCTATTAGGACCAAAACCATACTTACCATCATGACCTTCTTGAGATTCACCATCCATACCAAATAGCTTTCTATTAGTTAAGTGAGAATGACTGTTTTTGTTACCCCATTCTTTGTCATCATCCCATTGCTTAGTTCTACCCTTACGAGTATATTCATGCCAAATTAAGACTTTATGTGGGTGGAACATATCATAACCCCATGTGAATGCTCTTGCAGCTATTGAAATCTCCTCACCGTGGAAGTAATACTCAGGATTGTGTTGTACCTCTTCACTGAACTCACCTAATGTGAAACAGAAGTGAGCAGAGTAGAATCTTGCGGGTACTGGTGTGTCTAACTCTCTCCAATTTGGAATTGTCTCAGGTAAAAAGAATACCGCACCTTCAGGAATAAATCGGTCAAATGCCATTCTCCATGGCTCTTGTACTCTAGCACCTGGGTCATTATCAGGGTCAAATGATGAAACATATCCTGTCAATAATGGTTTTGGTATCCCCATACCTTGGAGTTGTTTTACCATTTTAATCATCTCAACATCCCAATCTTTTGCAAATCTCATATGTGAGTCAATCTGTAAAGTATACATCTCTCCTCCATATAATTGTTGAATCGAGTGTCTTGCCCAACACGCACCTTTAGAGTCCTCATAAGGGATGTCTAAAATACGAAAACGTTCGTCATCTCTATATTTATCTAAATTGTCAAATCCATCTTCAGAATGATATTGTCTACAAATACCAAATACTAAGTTTTGTGGTCTTTTCGCATTCATTATCATATCCTCAATTGTGTTAACTAACTCAGGGTCTCGATATGACGCCACTTGTATGAAAATCTTTTGTGCTCTTCTTGCCATAATTTTTTTCTTTTATTAAACAATAAACAAAGAATATTCATAATAAAGTGATATTTATGAATATGAAACTATTAAAAACAATAAAAGGTTTGGTTAAAGAATCTGAAGACAATTTAGAAAAAGCATTAAATTCTAATGTTAATTCTAAAGAGTTAGAAGTACTAAAGGAAAATTATGAAAATTCCCTTAACCTAATATCATTATACGAAAACTTAGAAAACGAAAAAGAGGATTAATTTCTTAACCCTCTCTTTTTATTTTTTATATTTTTGTATGGTTTCTATTTTGTAATATACTCCACTTCAATCTTATCAATATCTTTTCTTTCTGCTTGTATAAAGTAATAACAATCAATTTTATTACTAAATAAGTTACCGTTACCAATATGAACTACGTTGTTCTCAATTTTTTTAACATATAAATTTTGATGTGAACCTATAGATGTTAATTGAACAGTAATCGTATCGGGGTCTACTAAATCTAACCAATATTCAGGTAATTCAATCTCCTTATCATTAAGTTGTCTACCTCTAATGTAAACACCGTGTTCTGGTCCCTCCAAGTTACCATGCTTCAGTCTCATTCCCTGTTCTTTCTTCTCGTTATTTGGGTGAGGAATATCAAAGGCCTTTGACGTGGCAGTTAAGTTACCTTGACCATCCACTCTAAATACAGGTGCCTGATTTGAATCATATCCCGTAGCTATCGCAACTGTTGGAGCCGAACTTAATAGTGATAACACGTCACTATATACATCATCTGCCTCGATAAATACTCTAGGTACATTTAACGGTGTCGAAATAGATTTAAATATGTTTAGACTTTCGTTTGCACTTGACGCAAAATCAAGATTATTACTACCCTGAGTTATAGTACGAAGTGAAGATAATGTACCATCTGTAGAATAAATGTTAGTATTACCCGCAGAAGTTATATATCCCGCGTCGTTATTAAATCCACTATTACTAATATTACCCTTAGTAAGTTTCTTCTGATTATTTGAGGAATCTACAACCACAAAGAAATCACCGTCCCCATTGGATGTCGATGTCGTTAATTCAGATAAGTCAACATTAACATTACTACCATCAACATCAATAAGAGTACCAGCACCTACATTTAAGGATACTGAACCACCCAAGGAAGCTGAACCACCACCTGTTAATCCATTACCACCAGTAACAGTGATAGATGAGTTCGCTAACGAACTATTAGGTACATTGGATAATCCTAATGCAATCGTACCATTTGTTGTGATTGGCGAACCTGAATCAACATCGATACCGTCTGAACCTGAAATAGCCACAGAAGTAACTGTACCCTGACTATTAGTATATGGTAATGCGGCTATTAATGCTTTTTTAGCATTATTGTCAGAATCACTGACAAGTATATAATCAGTATCCTCAATATCATTTGGATATGCACCCGCGGCAAGAATAATGTTATCAGTACCTAAGTAATCAACATCCACAGTAATCGAACCAGATGTCCCCCCACCCGATAAACCTGTACCCGCAGTTACATTAGTTATATCACCAACGGTTATAGAACCCCCTAATGATGTTGAAGTACCATTAATGGTTATACTTGAATTTGCCAGTGAACTATTAGGTACGTTGGATAATCCTAAGGCAATTGTGCCTGAACTTGTGATTGGCGAACCTGAATCTATATCTATACCATCTGAACCTGAAATTGCAACTGATGTTACTGTACCCGACGTATTTGTATATGGTAAATCAGAAACTAAACCTTTCTTAACATTATTATCACTAGCATCATGGTAAACTATAGTATCGCTTAATCCAATACCTGTACCTTCTAAATTAGTCGCAGAATCAATGAAATTATCGGTTCCTGTATAATCTAAAGAGACCGTCACTGAACCAGATGCACCACCACCTGATAAACCTGTACCTGCGGTTATATTAGTAATGTCACCAACTGTCACAGTACCACCTAATGATATGGAACTACCATTAATAGTAATACTACTATTAACGAGTTGTGAGTTAGTAATTTGACCGGCACTAACATCAGAAATAATATCATCACCAGCTATTTGACCACCTAATGAAATATCACTTCCCGCAATATCAATAGAAGAATTAGTTAATGAACTATTAGGTACGTTTGATAATCCTAATGTTATTGTTCCATTTGTTGTGATTGGCGAACCTGAATCAACATCGATACCATCTGTACCCGAAATTGCAACAGATGTAACTGTACCATCATTTGTTGTAAACCCAGCATCGTTATTAAATCCACTTAATTTAATATTAGCTTTAGTAAGTTTTCTTTGTACATTTGAAGAATCTATTACCGCGAAGAAATCACCATCACCATCAGATACTGATGTTGCCAATTCTGAAAGGTCCACAGATATTGTATCTGCAGCGACATCAATAAGTGAACCCGCACCAACATTAAGTGTAACTGCTCCTGAAGTACCCCCACCTGTTAAACCGTTTCCTGCACCTACTGAGGTAATATCACCCTGATTATTACTGAATGGTAAATCAGAAACTAATCCGAAATTAACCAACTGTGAACCATCACTAAATAATATATGTGAACTAAGTCCGATTGATTGTGAACTTGCATCAGTTGCAGATAAAATAATATTATCAACACCCGTATAATCAACATTAAGGGTAACCGCACCTGATGTACCACCACCAGTTAAACCATTTCCAGCACTCACACCTGTTATGTCTCCAACATTAATTGAACCACCTAAAGATACTGATGTACCATTAATAGTTATAGATGAGTTTGATAATGAACTATTAGGTATACTATTAAGGTTAGCACCACTACCACTGAACGAACCAATCACTTGACCTTGGAATGTCGCATCTTTACTCGAAGAGTCAAAGGTCACTGCAGTTCCTGTTTCACCATTGGTTGATAATATTAAATTATTATTAGAGAATATTCTGAAATTGTTGGACCCATCATTGTCAAATGCCCCGACATTGGTCATTCTAAGACCGTCCCCATTCTGTGAAATTCTTAAAACGCTATTAGCATAAACAGTATCCGCAGTTATTGAAGTAAGACCCGCAATAGAAGATGCGGTCCCTCCAAGTGATACAGAAGTAGAACCAATAGTAATACTTGAATTGTCTAAAGATGCGTTTGGAATAGTCGAGAAAGAAAGTGAACCTGAACCGTTAGTTAATAATACAGTATTCGCTGACCCATCAGATGTTGGGAAAGAATAATCTTCGTTAAATTGTATTGACCCGTTATTAGCTATGCTAAGACGCGTTGTTGTATTTGTTCTCAGATTAATACCTGATATATTACTATAGAAAACTCCGTTTTTTGTTGCCATGTTTAACTCTCTTTTTTTTATTTAAGGCTTCGGGAGAGGTTTAACCCCCTCCCTGTATTATCTAAAGATAAATACTTGTATAATAATTTACAGAGTAAATTATATTACTTGTACCCATCCAAACGATTTATAAATGTAGACACCCTCGTCTCCATCGGTTTGGTACACCAACAAACCTGTTGCCGGACTTCCGATTGCGTCTCTCTGTGTTTCTGTCATCCTTGGGAATAAGAAACCTTTTGTTGTTGACGACACTTCAAGAACTGCACTTGCTGCTGGTGCCGAAGCTCCGATTGCGACTGCAGATGCACTCTCATCAACTACTAATGTAGTTCCATCAACTGTGAAGTCACCACCAGTAAACGCTAACGTATTACTATCTTGTGTAACTGTTCTATTACCACCTAATGTTCCATCACTATTAAAGATGTTAGTGTTAACTGACGCACCAACTATAATATCCACAGTATTTGAACCTGTACCATTGATGGTTACAGATGAATCTGAAGATGTGAAGTTTAACGTATCAGTGTTTGAACCCGCTGTTGGGTCAACACCTGAAGGTAAATTTATCGTTTTAAAGATGTTCTGAGTAGAACCTAAATCAGTGTTAGTGATTGTAAAGTTAGGATACGTACCTGAAGTTGTTATACCTGTACCGTTAGATAAAGAAACTACTTTATCGTAAAGGTTAGTTGAACCTTCAGCGATATCATCAGTATCTAAAACAACAGCACCTGTCGCTCCATTTACAGAACTTACTGAGTCAGTATTATCAATCTTGTCCCATTCAGCACCATTATAAAGAAGGTAGTCACCAACCTGAAAATCAATTGTACCACTACCTAAATCTTGATTACCTGCAACAGAAACACGATACATATCACCCGCATCACCTGTTCCATCAGCTAATGTTGGAGTGTTAGTAGCCGCATTCCAGTTACCTTTGTATTCAAATGCTGAAGAAGGTAATTGTGAAGAAGGTACTCTACCGTTAGCATCAAGTGCCGCGTAACCGTTAGCTGAACCTTTTCTTGAAACAACCTCAACGAATGTATCATCAACAGAAATAACCATTGTATCCGTCGCCTGTGCAACAGTATCAATACCGTCACCACCTTGGAATGTAGATGTATCACCCAAATCTAATGTTTGAGTTCCACTATCACCCGCCAATGTTAATGATGAGTTAGCTAACTTAGCGTTAGATACAGAAGAATCAACTAATTGTGAACCGTTTATTGTTTTGTTTGTTAATGTTTGTGAACCGTCTAATGTTACTACTGTAGAATCAATAGCAATTGTTAAATCATCACCTGAAACTGAAGTACCAATACCTGTTCCACCAATCCATGTGATTGTTGAACTACCATTTGGAGTAACTGAACCTGTATCACCTGAAATTGCAAATAAAGATATATTTCCCGCATTTACAGAGAAGTCAATCGCACCAGCACCATCAGCAACTATTTCTGCCGAATTATCAGCCGATGTAAATGACAATGTACCACCAAGAGCAGTACTATTATTAGACGAACCAGCTCCATCAGCACTTGTAGTGAATGATGAGTTAAGTAATTTAGCATTTGTTACATTACCGTTAAGAATCTTATCAGTAGTTACAGAATCATTATCAATTGAAGCACTCAATACAACTGCACCTGTACCATCAAATGAAACTGCTGGTGCAGTTATATCACCTGAGATAGAGAAGTTTTGTGCCGATGCCAATGAACCTGCAGTACCACTAGCATTACCTGTTAAGCTACCAACAAAAGATGTTGAGGTAACCGAAGTTAAACCAGCGAGTGTAGTTGAAGATGCACCTAAACTAATTGATGTTGTACCAACTGTTAGACTTGAATTAGCTAATTTAGCATTTGTTACATTACCATCAAGAATTTTAATCGTAGTAACCGCATCCGAATCAATTGAAGCACTCAATGCAACTGCACCTGTACCGTCAAACGAAATTGCTGACGCTGTGATATCACCACTAATTGAGAAGTTTTGTCCCGACGCTAAAGCCGTAGCCGTATCAGCGTTACCTGTAACATCACCTGTTAAGTCACCACTAAACGCAGTAGAAGTTACAGATGTTAAACCAGCTAACGTAGTTGAAGACGCACCTAAGACAATTTCCGTCGTACCAACAGTTACACTGTCATTTACTAAAGCTGAGTTTGGAACATTTGTCCAAATACCAGCAATATCAACAGTATTACCATCATTTCTTGTTAATGTTGCAGTACCACTTGAGAACGTCGCACCTGTTACAAAAGTATCAGACGCTGAAGTTGCGAAACCACTAATTACAATGTCAGACTCAAGACCACCATTAATAGAAAGTGTTAAATCACCTGTAGGTATATCTAATGAACCCGCAGTAATAAATGGTAATTCAAATGAACTTGAGATTGTACCTGTACCCCCGACAGTTAAACCATATGTTCCATCGTAAGACAAATCATCAATTGCGTTTACTGTCAATGTGTTACCATTACCCTTGTTATCAGTTAATGTAATTACGTTATCCGCAATAGCACCTGATTCAATTAGGTCAATTGAACCAGTTAACTGAACAGATTGTCCGTCATTTCTAGTTACTTCAATAATACCTGTTGATTGGGTATAAGAACCACCTGATACGAAAGTATCCGTACCATCGATTCCTGTAATTGTTATATCTGATTCGTCAGAACCATTTACCGATAATGTGATTGTTCCTGCGTTATAAGAACCCGACGTAATGAAGGGTAATGCAACAGGAGTTGCACCAATAGTTCCTGAACCTGCCAAAGCAACATCCCAAGAACCACCATAAGTTACACCTGTCACTGCTTGTACAGTTAAAGATGTGTTTGTACCGTCAATATCAGATAACGTTATTGTATTGTTTGCAATTGCACCCGATACTAATACGTCATCACGGTAAGACATTACACCGTTTACGTCAGACGCTAAAACCCTCACATCTGTTCCTGATGCAAGACCTTCAATTCTAACTGGTGTTGTACTTCCAGAGATGTGTACTAACGTAGCTGGCGATAGTGTACCAAACCCGTGTCTACCACTGTTGTCAATGATTTCGCGAGTAATTTCGTTAGTTGTGAATTTCAATCCCGTAGAAGAAGAATTTAAACCATTTGTAGCCATTTTTCTTTTTTGTTTTTGTTTTATTTTTTAATCCTTTTAAAAGGCCTATAGCACGTTTACCCAACCTTGAGACTTATACATATACATACCTTCTTCTCCGTTTGAGTCAGAGTCTGTACAGTATACCAATAGTCCTGGTAAGGGTGTGTTTATAGCTAATCGTTGTACTTGAGTCATCCTTGGTATCAGAAGACCTTGATTTGTACTAGCTAATTCTAATAACGCACATACTGGTGATGTTGTCTCAGTACCCATCGATACTGAACCACCACTAAACGTTAAACTATTTGAGTTTTGGTCAACAACTCTATTACTCTCTAATTGACCATCAGCACTGTATAGATTACCTGAAGTCGTAAAACCAGTAATTTCTACAGAACCATTAGTGTTATCTAACAGTGATAAGGTACCATTACTCAATGTACCACCAGTTATTTCAGGTGCAAAACCACCTACATTAAACTCAGTACCATCATTCATACCTAACGTTAACGTAGTCGGTGTATATGTTGCACCTGTTAAGTATGTATCATCTTCAGCACCACCATAATTAGGTATGTTTAATACCCCATCTGAAAGAGTCGCAACTCCTGTTGTTCCCGTAGTAGTTAAACTTGTAAAATTAATATCAGGAAATGTTTGTAATGCAAAAGTACCATCCACATATTGAGTATTATTACCTTGTGCAGTAAAATTCAATTGTGCGGTAGGACCACTTGGATTTGTCTGTGACAAATTCATTGCAGGGTTTGCCGGAGTTGGGAAAGATGTTGTTATCGTCTCAACAGTTGTTGCCGGTAATGTTGGGAATGTTTGAAGTTTAAATTCACCATCTATATACTGAGTATCATTACCTTGTACAGTCCAATTAAGTTGTGAAATAGGTCCACTTGTATTTGTCTGTGACAAACTCATTGCAGTACCAGCATAATTAGGCCAAGATGTGGTTATCTCTTCTATAGTTCCTTGTGGAAGTGTTGATAAAGCAATTAAATCACCTGACCCATTTATATAGTCAGTTGATGCACCGGCAAAGGTAAATGATAAATTGGGTCTACTAGTCTCATTTGCAACTGAGACATCTAAAGCTGTACCAACTGTAGTTGCGGTTACAGATGTCACTGTTCCTACACCATTTTCCCATGGTACATTAACCACCAACTGTTGATTTTCATTAAACTGAATACCATAAGTTCTTTCTACAACCTCACTTACCTCCTGTGCTGGTATATTTTGAGGAATATCACTAAATAGTTTACCTAATCCAAGCACATTAGAACTCATTGGTCCATAAGTTTCTGAGGTAAACCCTGTTACGTTGATTGTACCACCCGTATTGTTATCTAGTGATAAAGTACCTGTTCCTGAGTTGTAAGTACCACCAGTTATTTCCCAATCCGTACCGTAGAAAATTTTCCAACGTGCATTTTCTCGTGTAACACCACCCTGACCTTCGACTGAAGAATCTAACCAAGCATCAATAAAATTTGTACCCCCATCAGTACTAGTACTTACAGTTGTAGTATAATCAGATTCAGTAGTTGAACCTGAGGCGTTATTCCATAAAGTTTCAAAATTAGAGATTGTATACTGATAAGTTAGTTGTGTTTCATGTACATAAACTAACATACCTAATCTTCTACGTCCCGATGAAATATTATCAGAGTTAAGAGTTAAGTTATCAGGTAAGAATGGTAAAGTCCTCTTAGAATAGTTAACAGGAATAGTATTACCCGTAAATTCAATTTGACCAGTATCACCATCAGGTATTGTAAAGTTAAGGTCAGAAAGATTATAAACCTCCATGTACCCACCTGTTTGAAGGACACTGAAGTTCGTACCAAATACCTTCTCTCTGCCGACTGAATCAGTTGCGGTTATCTGTGTGGATGAAATTGGATTTTTATAGGTAAAACTCATTAGTTATATGTTTAATTATAAATAGTTATCACGATACTAAACCACCCTTAAAGAATATGGTTGTTGTCGTATTATCCAATCTAAAGTCTTCCGAACCATAAGTAGTGTAAACTCTGTATGTACCATTTAAATACCCTGTTGGATTAACAACCGTATAGTTAAAGTATGCAGTAGTCATAACTTTATTCGATAATCCTTGTGCACCCGAACCATAGGAAACTTCAATTTCTCTTGCTCTGTTAGCGGTACCTGGCCCACCTATTGATTCATCAGGTATTAACCAAGTATACCATGCGTTACCGCTAACAGTACCTGAAGGTATTTCGACCGTTAAGAACTTATATTGTTCAATTGGATTACCAAATGAATCCTCACCACCTGAAGTTTGAGGTATATCTGATGTCACAATTGCCGGTACTAATTCTGTACCCGCATTTTGATTAAAGTAACTCATATATGATGCCATATCACTACTACTTGTTGGTCCACTACCATTATTGAACCCATAGAAAGCAGCACCAGCATTAAACATAAACGTTCCTATATTTGTTGCATCCGCCTCATTTTCAATTAATAAATAGGCCGGTGAATTAGCCGCACTTGACGGGGTTACCGTCGGAGTTTTAGTTGGCGTTGGAGTAAACGAAGTCGTTGGAGTCATTGAACTCGTAACACTTGGTGTCGGTGTAAGCGATGTAGATGGCGTCACACTAATACTCGGAGTCACTGTTGGTGTTGGAGTAGTTGTCGGTGTACTTGTCGGAGTAGCCGATGGTGGTACTGGACACTCAGCAATTTGAGTAATAACACCTTGATTATTAATTTGGAACTTAGTCACACCTAAACCATTTAATGTGTTACCAGCATCATACCATAAATCTAAACCATTAAATGGTGTAGCCAAATCAGAGTCTAAGAAAATTACATCACCGACCAAAGCATCTAACACATTAATGAATCTATTTGTGTAGATTGTAAAGTCTACAGTTTCACATAACTCTTCAGGACTCGGTCTACCTAATTCAGGACCCGCACTTAAGAATGAATCTTGAATCTCAGGTGGAGTCGTTGATGGCGTCACTGTTGGTGTTGGTGATTTAGTCGGAGCAGGTGTACCCGTAACTGAAGGAGTTACTGAAGACGTTGGTGTCACTGAAGGAGTAACCGTAACTTCAGGTGTACTCGATGGAGTCACTGTTGGTGTACTTGTCGGAGTAGCCGATGGTGGTACTGGACACTCAGCAATTTGAGTAATAGCACCCGAAACATCAATTCTAAACTTAACAGTTCCAAGACCATTTAATGTGTTACCAGCATCATACCATAAATCTAAACCATTAAATGGTGTTGCTAAATCAGGGTCTAAGAATACTAAGTCCCCTACAGATGCGTTACTAACATTAATGAATCTATTTGTGTAAACTGAGAAATCTACAGTTTCACATAACTCTTCAGGATTTTCTTTACCTAATTCAGGACCAGCATTAAAGTAAACTTGCTGAATCTCTGGCGGAGTCGATGACGGAGTTACCGTCGGCGTTGGTGACTTAGTCGGTGCCGGTGTTCCTGTAACTGAAGGAGTTACTGAAGACGTTGGTGTCACCGATATCGATGGAGTCACTGAAGAAGTTACTGTTGGTGTTGATGTTCTTGTTGGTTGAGGTGTAGATGTAACCGATGCCGTAACTGAAGGAGTTACCGTACTAGTCGGTGCCGGAGTCGATGTTGCTCCAGGTGTAGATGATGGAGTAACTGAAGCAGTAACTGACGGTGTTGGTGTCACATCAGCCGTTGGTGATGGAGTAACCGATGAAGTTACTGATGGAGTAGGTGTCACATCAGCCGTTGGTGATGGAGTAACCGATGAAGTTACTGATGGAGTAGGTGTACTACCAGGTGTACCTGTCGGTGTACTTGTCGGTGTACTTGTCGGTGTACTTGTTAATGTTACTGAAGGAGTAACTGTCGGCGTAACCGATGAAGTAACCGATGGCGTATTTGTTGGTGTAACATCAGGAGTAGACGAAATTGTCGGCGTTGGAGTCTGACTAACACCTGGTGTATCAGAAACCGATACCGTTGGTGTTGGTGTAGAGTCAGGTGTTGAAGTAACAGATGCAGTTACAGTAGGTGTTGGTGTTAATGTAGCATTAGGTGTCTGTGTCGGTGTAGCGGTGTTAGACGGTGTAACCGTTACAGTTGATTGAGGTGTGGATGTTGGTGTAACACTATTAGTTGGTGTTGGAGTCTGACTAACACCTGGAGTATTAGATGGTGTTGGAGTTACCGTTGACACTGGCGTACCTGTTGGCGTTGAAGTCACTGTCGATGTAGGTGTCGGTGTTTGAGTATTTGAAGCGGTAACTGTCGGAGTATTTGTTGAAGTAGTAACAGGAGTACCTGTTGGTGTACTTGTCGAAGTAACTGCAGGTGTGTTAGACGGTGTTACAGTATTAGTTGGTGTTGGAGTCTGACTAACACCTGGAGTATTTGATACTGAAACTGACGGAGTAACCGATGGAGTAACTGTCGATTGTGGAGTCGATGTTACCGTTGCTGTTGGTGTTTGAGACACACCAGGTGTGTTAGACACCGAAACAGAAACTGTCGGAGTTGGTGTAACACCACTAATTGTAGATGATGGAGTAACACTTGGAGTCACCGTACTTGTAGGTGTTGGTGATACTACAACACCACTTGAAGGTGTTGGAGTCGGCGTTGATGTAGGAGTCGGAGATGGTGTACCTGAGAATGTAATACCATTAATACTACCAAAATCACCACCTATAGATGGTTGACCATTATATAAAAAATCACTGTAACTAACATTTCCTCTGTCAACTAAATCATAATTTAAAGGATTAATTAATTCATCTGATTGACCACTTAATTGACCGGCTAAAATTGTTATGGTAGGTGAAAATGTTATTGAACCACCTACTGTCGTACCAATAGTATTACTAAACTTAACGACTAAATCTTCAGATTTCACCAATGGAATTGACGCAGAGTAAATTGCGTGTGTTGAATTACCCTCAAAAACCTCAGCACTAATAACCACAATCTCACCTTGACCATCAACACTAATAACTTTCTCAATTGCATTATCATTACAATTAGGGTCGTTATTCTCTACCCTAACCGTGTATTGGGTTCCGGCTTGTGTACCAACAAGTTCGGTAATAGGAATACCACCCTTTAAATCTTCTCTTGTTATATTTGAAACAGGCGAGGTTAGACCATTTATAAGTGGGAGAGCACCTGTCCAATTGTCAGGGTCAGGAGGTGTTACGGTTACAGTAAACGGACCAAGTGAATTCGATGATAGGGTTAACCTTAGTATAATTGATGACATTTTATTTTCTTTTATAATAAATAGTTTATATTTCGTAAATTACCCCTTAAAATACTTTACTTTTTTAAATGTTTTCCATTTAAATAGAAAATCCCTCCGTAGAGGGGTTATTTTCAATTTATTTTTTTTATGCTTGGCAACTTGTACATGAATTCCATGGACCACCTGAAAGTGTCACATTTGGTGTGTTATCCACATAAGACTGAACCATATAACATACTAAATTAGTTCCCTTAACAAAATCATTAATTTGAGGTGGTGTACTTAATCCTGAAATATCACCATAATATACAGTAGTTGGACCTGTACAGTTATTGAAATCGTTAATTTCAATCATAGACACAACACCTGTATTACACAATTCACACGATACATTTTGTTGAGTAACTGTGAGTGTCGGTGTAGCGGTGGTCGTAGATTTAACAATATAACACTTATTATCTTGTGATACCTTAACATATGAGTTAATATTTAACGGACCAATACTTGAAGATGCCACGTAATCTAATTCAACCTCCGAACATGAGCTACCATATAACACTTCCCTAAGTACATAATTAGTTACCTGAGGACATGGATGTTCTTCAGCTGATGTACATACTTCACAGTCTAAGTATGCATCCTCAGGGACACCAGTCCACGGACCACCGTTAACATCTATAAATTCACCACTAATAATACCTAAATTAGTTTCTGAACCTGTACCTGGTTCATAGAAACTTACACATTGGTCACTGATTCCCGCTTGATTTTGTAAATACAATGTAGTGTTACCGAAAGCAATCGCTTGACTAATCTCACTTGCTAATACTGGTGAGACACTCATTCTAAATACCTGAGTATCTCCTGACTCACAACATCCTGAGAAGTATATCTCAACATAATTTGGTGATGGTGTAGGTGTTTGACTTACTGATGGTACTGAACTACTTGGTGTTACTGTTATTGTAGGTGTATATGTCGGAGTTATTGTTGGGGTTGTCGTTTCACTAATTGATGGTGTTACGGATGGTGTTGGTGTATTTGTATTACTTGGTGTTACCGTCAATGTCGGTGTTGCCGTTTGACTAACCTCTGGCGTATCAGAAACCGACACTGTTGGGGTAGTTGTTGGCGTGACATCAGGTGTCGACGTTACTGAAGCAGTATTTGTCGGAGTAATTGTTGGTGTAACATCAGGTGTCGACGTTACTGAAGCAGTATTTGTCGGAGTAATTGTTGGTGTAACATCAGGTGTCGATGAAATTGTCGGCGTCGGAGTTTGACTAACCCCTGGTGTATCAGAAACCGATACCGTTGGAGTCATTGTTGGCGTGACAGACGCAGTCTCAGTATGTGTCGGTGTTATTGTATTAGTTGGTGTTACCGTTACCGTTGATTGCGGTGTACTTGTTGGTGTATTACTAATTGTTGGTGTAGGTGTTTGACTAACACCCGCAGTATTACTAGGTGTAATTGTATTAGTTATTGTTGGACTAATACTTGGAGTTTGTGTCACCGTACTTGTTACTGTTTGTGTTGGTGTCATTGTTGGTGTTTCAGACTGAGTAATACTCGGTGTAGGTGTTGCAGTTTGAGACACACCAGGTGTGTTAGACATTGTTGGTGTCTGAGTTACCGTCTGAGTATTAGTAATTGTCGGTGTAGGTGTTTGTGTTGGTGTGGATGTTTGTGTAGGTGTAGGTGTTTGTGTAACCGGCGGTTCAGGACAATCTAATACATAGTCAATGATTACATCTATATCTACAAACTCATTAGTTTCACAATCCCCCGTTATTTTTACACTATTAGTTATAGGGTCAACACTGACTCCTTGTATTCCAGGTAATAATATGATAACAGACTCCAGTGTATTTGCCCATAAAATATCTGATGGTACATCATTTAATGTGTAACCAGTATAAAAACTACCTGTTGCGGTACTACCATCATAACTAATATCATAATTAAACACTGCACTTACTAATGTACACCCTGTTAAACCTAAACTATCAACTAAATCTAAGTAACCATCATTTAATAACTCATAGAACCCTCGTTTAGTCATAACCGTAGTATCAAAAGTATCGCTACATATATTAACTAATGGGAATGAACTTACAGCTTCTTTAACATCACTAATCGTGTATGTCGCAACACCTTCACATCCATTACTATCAGTTACAGTTACACTGTACGTACCAACAGTACTTGCACTTATTGTGGTTCCTGTTGAACCATCGTTCCATAAATATGTAAATGGTGCAACACCACTTAATGTCGTAGCACTTAATACATCTGGCGTTGAATAGGTTCCTGGAGTTACAGTAATGACTGTATTAACACCTGTGGTACCACTTAGGTATCTTACTTGACTAACACTACAACCTAAAGCATCTATAACAGTCACTGTGTAATTACCCATTGGTAAGTTACTAAAGGTGAATGCACTTAATGGTGTATCAATTATTGATTGTCCATCAGAAAGAATATAATCTAATGGTCCTGTATAACCACTATTAGGTATAACCTGAATCGACCCATTATCAAAACCACAAGTACTACCTGTTAAATTAACATCTATTGTGAACTTAGGTGTTGGTGTGACTATTGTTTGTCCTGTATAACAACACCCATCAGATGTTTTAACAGAGTAGTCATATGTATCACCAACTAAGTTATTAAATTGTGTTTGGGTGTTAGATGTGGTAATAGTAGATGTTCCACCCGAAGTTTGTCCAGTATACCCGTAGGTATAAGGACCCCCATTACCAACAACAGTTAAAGTTAATACACCTAAACTATTACAGTTAATATAGTTTAATTGGGGACTAACACTAGATATACCACCAACATTCCCAATAAAAACATTATCATTGTAAGTACAGCTTTGCGAATCTGTTATTGAAAATGTAAAATTACCTGATGAACACCCAGTAAATGTGAAATTTGTATTAGAAGTGGTACCTGAATGACCATTTTGACCTAAATATGTATATGGTGCAGTCCCTCCACTTATAAATACCGTAACTTCACCATCTTGACTTAAGCATGAAGTTGGTATAGATTCATAAGATATCACCCCTATCGGGTCTGATGGGTTAACTACCCCACTCTTGGTTAATTCACAATCGTTAGCATCTGTAACAGTTACAAAATAATTACCAACCGTTAACCCGCTAATACTTGATGTTGTTTCATTATTACTCCACAAATAAGTGTACGGTGGTGTACCCGTTAATCCTGTTATACTAATACTACCACCACCTATTCCACAATAAGAAGTATTTTTAACATCAAGGCCGTATTCCAACGTACTTATAGATGTAATAACAACACTCTGTGTTTGTGCACTACTACCACCATAATCGGTTACAACAGAGTAGTATGTTCCATTAGGTAGTCCAACTATTGTGAAAGGATTATTACTAGTTGACCCATTAGTATATAAAATACCATCTTTATAAATCTGATAATTATACGGTAAATCATCTGTACTACCACTTACACTAATATATCCATTATCTTGACCACATGTTGTACCTGAAAAATCATTAATAGTCGCACTAAGACAACCATCAATAATCACATTAATATTAATTTGGTTATTTACATCACCTAAACTATCGTTTAGTACAAAGGTATAAGTACCCTCACTTAATCCAGTCCATGAGAATGGATTTACTGATGTACCTCCAGATAATGTGCCAGGAATTACGTTAGATATAGTATACGGAGGAACACCACCTGTAGGGAATATTGTTATTGAACCAAATCCTGATTCACAAGTACCCGTAGTTGAAAAGGTATACGCCAAATCTGTAGGATTACAATCCTGTGTAGTTAACGAACCTAAGGTTATTACATCAGCATAGTAAAAATATAAGGTATTAATCTTAACAGATATTGGTTCCTGAGTAAAACCTTGTTGATATACATCACAACAATCTACATACTCATATGAACCACTAATAATCGCATTATAACAATCTCCACTAGCTGATGGTGATGGTGTAACTGTTGGCGTTGGTGTTGGCGTTTGAGTAACGAAATCCTGTGGACACACCACATCAATCGCATCCAAGAAGTTACCACCTGCCTGTGCCGAAGTAGCCGAGAACACAAGATTATAATCTGTCTCAGTCGCAGTAAAGTTAATAGCGTTTAGTACCCAAGCACTTGTAGAGCCCGTGTATTCGTCAGGGAAGAATACTAATCCACTCGTTGAACCACTAAGACCTACTTTTAACGTATTAAGAAAATTTGTCCTACCTCTGTGAGCGAATTGAACTTGATAACTAGCACCACTGACAGCAGTAAATGTTTGGAATAATGATTGAGCTGCCGATGACTGCGCATTAATCTCAGCAAAGTGACTACCTTGATAAGCAGGAACCCCTTGATATCCTGATGCCCATATTTCAATTAAGCTACTCGAGTCAGTTGTTTCCCAACCAGGAATACATTCTTCAGGATAAAAGTTGAACGTAGTAGCCGAGGTACAATTTGTCCCATCAGAAGTTGACCCCCCACCTGTTGTTGTACCAGTACACTCAGATGGACATGGGCCTAAATCCGACATAAAGATATCAAATGAAGGGTTTACCAATCTATTACATGGAGTTGTAGGTGTTGGTGTTGGTGTTGGCGACCCACCAGGTGTTTCACTCGGAGTATTTGTTGGTGTTTGAGTAGGTGTAACCGATAAAGTAACTGACGGTGTATATGTTGGTGTATATGTTGGGGTCACTGATTGTGTTGGTGTTACTGATTGTGTTGGTGTTGGTGTATCACACGGTGGACATTCAATATCACCACATCCATTCGGCATTCGAACAGGATTACCTATACCTGAAAATATAAATGTTGGACCTAACCCTGAATAAGGAACTATAGTGGCACAAACAAAATTAACATTATCATAGTTGAAGTTATAGGTATCTCCAAGAATTAGAGGTCCGAACTCATTATCATATCCACTAAAAATAAAATAACTACCATCACAACAATACTGAAGTTGGTAATCACCCACTTGTGAAGTCGTTATGGTAGGTGTTATAGTTGGTGTATACGTTGGAGTATGTGTCGGCGTAACTGACTGTGTCGGTGTTGGAGTTATCACACATAATGGGTCTTCACATCCACTCAACGGTGAAGTCACTTCTCCTGTTAAATCAAAGGGAGGGTCAGACGGCACTTCATTAATTAAAGTATAACATCCTTCGGGAATTATATCGTCATTTTCTATAAATACTGTACCTGTAGTTGGTGCAGGAGTCCATGTTGAATAATTAACCATATATACCGTAACACCAGTACAAGCAGAAAGCCATACATAGGTAGGAACAGATGATGTTGGTGTAACCGAAGCCGTTGGAGTATATGTTGGAGTAACTGATGGCGTTAGTGTAACCGAAGCCGTTGGAGTATATGTTGGCGTTGGTGTTTGAGTATATGTTGGTGTGTTTGTTGGTGTGTTTGTTGGAGTAGGTGTTGGGGTGACAGCTTCCAAAACATCGGTACAGTTACCTATCTTTGGTTCGGCTAAATAACACTGACTACAATTAACATATGCCCCACCAGTAAATAAAGCACTAACAGGAACGGTATATCCCCACGTACCAGAATAAGTACAGGGAGAACTTAAATGAATTACCTTAAAACATGAACTCTTACCTGCGACAGAAATAGAGTATATATTATTTACCGCAATATTCGCCGGAAAGTTGGTTTGACTACTATCGATTCTCGCCCTTACAGCACTGTTATCACAACATTCTAATATCGCACACTGACCGACCATTATTATCCACAGTTAATTGTTATGTTTATACCCACGTTCAAGGTGATTGTTTTGTTTGTAAAATTTGGGTCACACCCTATATTTGTAAAAGTTATTGTGTTTCCACTTATAGTGTAACTTAAACCATATTGATATAAATACTGGAAATGTGTAATTGCCGCATTTAACCAATCATTATTTGTTGGTGACGATGAGAATCCGTACCCCGTAAAAAATTGTTGTTGAACTAATATATTACCATCTAACCTTAAATCTATATACCAATCAGAAACAATACTATTTAAATCACATTCATTAGTAGTATATCCACTTGATGATACAATAGTGTTTACTTGTTGGTTTAGTATACTTTGGAAGGTCGATGATGGATAAAAATCACAATCAACAATTTGTTTAGCACAATCGTACTTCCATAACGGACCTTCAATTTCACAAGGCTCACATTCTATGTCAACAATCTCACAACCCCTTTGTAGTTTATAGTTATGTTTTTGTCTATGGAATTCTGAGTTCTCCATTTTCTGACCACCCAACCACAATGTTGACGCCGGAACAACTTGTTCCACTAATCTCATCCAATAGTCACCAATACCATTAGTGAAGTCAATCATCTTTTGGTACGTGTATTGATTTGATGGTATATTTACATCCACTCCCGACGTTAAATATTTCCAATATAATGACGATAACGTTACATACCCACCACTCGATGTTTGTCGGTTTCTAACATTAATCATATTCTTATAGAATGTCTGAGCAAACTCAAAGAATGATTTCTCTTTTGGTCTTGGATTTATAACCGTCCAATCAATACCACCAACAGTAGGGTAAGGATAAGTTAATCCAGTTGCAGGTATTGGGTATCCAGTATTTCTACTCATGTCCCAAACATCATACTCCAATCCCTGACCCATATTGAGGTATAACTCAATATTCTTTCTATTTAATACTAATCTTTCATCGGTTACATCATAATAAGAATTGAAAATACCGTTACTTTTTCTTAACCCTGTTTCGGTACTCGACCATGATTTTAAGTTATCTTTAATCGGTGTTAAGGTATACCCTAAATCCATATTAGGGAAGTCTCTAAACCTATTAAAGTATTTTTCACCAAAACTATATGGTTCTAATGATGTTTGTATATTTGTGTTCTGACCTGTAAAGTTAGAATTCTGTATATCAATGGTTTCATTTGACCTATGTTTAGGTGTTTGTTCGAACCATCCTGAACCCATCTCGAAAAAATAACTGTCCGTTTGTGGTACCGCAGTAGGATATCCGTATTCATCCATAGGATAGTCAGTTCTTACATCCTCAACAAAAGATGTTATGGCTTGTGGAGTAAATCCTGTATATGTAACTCCTTTAACGTTGTATGTGTCACTAGGTACTAATACAGGTAAAATATTTAATTTAGTCCCACTAGTTATCTCATCATACTCTTGATTAAATTGTTTAAGGTTTATAGGTCCATCCGCCACATAAACGGTCTCATTAAATTCAATTAATGCTTTTGGTGCACCCACCATCCTCATTAAGAAATCTATTGCGGTTCTTGTTCCTTTTGACTTATATAAAAATCCTGAATTGATTATTATCTTTCTGTAATATTCGTAATCTAATTCCTGAGGTGTTTTATCTCTAGTTTGACCAGGATATATGGATTGATTCTTTGTCCCGAATACTGCAGTTAAAAAGTCATCCTGACTTATTGGCGAATTATTTGTTTCAAACCCTAATGTTTGCGCTAAATTCTTTAATAATACAGACGGTATATCATTTTTAGGGTTATAATTAACATTATTCATAAATGCTAAGGCATCTATGAATTTTTTTGTCTCATCAAAACTTCTACCATAAATTTGTAGAACTTTCTCCATCTTTTGGTCAGACGTATCGAAATCTTTAAATGAACCTGTTACTAAAAATCTACTGATTAGGTTTGTTTTATAACGGTCCATTAGTTCCGCCACTTCATTAATCCTACTTAAGTAATTTTCATATCCTACAGTCTGCGTATCTAAATTCCATAAACCTAATACCGGCCAAGTAATATTTTCAACAGACGTATAATACTTACCCTGTTCAGTTTCTCTAGGAACCCTAAACATTGCAGTGTATTTTGGAGATATTAACCTATTTAATAAGAATTTCTCAATTTCGTCAAATGAATCATCAAAAATTTCTTCAGTATAGAATTTACTAGGTCGTAATGTAATGTCCTCAGTTGAAAAAGTAACCCCACTATATGGATTACCGGCTACCACAACCTCTAAAGTACCTGAAGATAATGAAGTTGACGGTGTAAAGTCCTGTAATTTATATTCCGTCTCACCTGTTCCAATAAATAAAGAATACTTTAAGAATTGTCTAGTTAAGTTTCTGTACGGAGAAACATCCATTGGTCGAAGTGACATATTCCTGTCAGCCATCGTACTATAATCAATATCAAATGGATTTTTTATACGAGCAACATCAATATTAAATGTAGTTTCGTCATCTATAATATCATAAGAAATATTATATACCGTATTTGCAGTTGTAAAATCTGTATAAATTTTATCAACCTCTAATGCCGCAGGGAAATAATTAATTATCTTTGTAATTGATGATGAAAGTCTCTTTTGTAATGAACCATATAAAGAAAAGTTAGTTACAACAGAAATATCATAGTTTGGGTAAACACCGTAGTTACGAGCAATAATTTTTCTCGACTCTTCCAAACTAACCAAATCCATATTCTCCAATGTGAACGGATTTGAAAATACACCTGTGTTAAAGGTTCTATTAACCTTTTCGACAACTGAAGTCGTGAACTCAAAATTACCCTGAGTTAAACCACCACCATCAACAAGTTGAAACCCAACCAAATCGGGTGAGAATGTGTCCTGTCCTGAAGGTGGAGCGGGTGGAAAACGATATTTTTTATTACTAGCCATTAATCAATTACATCATTGAAGTTTTTACTGAAATCGATATTATCACCTCTATCCTGACGAACCTCATACAATAGATTATTAAACTCATCTCTAATCTCAAACAAGTTATATTGTTTGTAGATATTATTTGATGGGTCATAAATTGTGTAAATACCATCTTCCATACTCTTAGTCTGATTACCGTAAAGTGCAATCGCTAATGTATCGATATCATGTTCAGCCATTTCAATATCTAATGTAATTGGATTAAAATATGTATTAGTAATTATAATGTCTTGGTCAGGTTGACCAATGAATGGTGTTGCGTTAGGTTTGTTTGACGGAGCACTTGAAGGTGATAACGTACAGAACAATAAATCACTACCATTCTCAACATATCGATATCGAATACTTTTTTGTGAACTATTAGTTAAATTAGTAGTTACTGGCTCACAATAAAATGAAGATGTTACAATTCTGTAAAAGTTAGGTATTTTAGTTCCATTATCGTTTAGATATTCAACTCTAAACCCAACTAATCCTTGTGCCACAAATTTATTTCTAAACTTGGCATCAACATTATTTAAATCAACAATAATACCTTTAACGTTAGGTAACGCAGATAAAACACCACAATCTGTTATTGTTGTTCTAATCTCTGCAGGACGAATATATAGTGTATATATACCTGTTTGATTAAATTCATTTGCGGGTAAACGTAAATTATACATACCACCCAAAATTTCATTTGTATTCCCACCAGTGTCGTTGTTGTGGAAATAAGGCGTCAATAAAGAAGCCGCATCTAATTCTTTAAGTACAAAGTCTTCAGTCACATCTCTACTTGGTGTGTAGTTCATAATGATTTCAACGTCTTCTGGAGACATATCTGCGGGTCTTGTAATTCCGTAAGTTCCTAATGCCATTTTTTAAGTTTCATTAATTTTATAGAAACCATAACCATATCTAGTTAGGTCTCCAAGGTTATCAACTTCACCCAATCTTTCTAATCCTTCAAAAGCTGAGTTCTTGCCTCTGTCTATAAATACTTCACTCTGTATTTCTGGTGAAGAAACCATGTCTAATAATACCTCTTGTTTTGTAATCGCACTAACACTGATGTCATTTTCAGTAATTCCTGAGGATTTTTGAATATATATTGTCGACCCATCTGGGTAATCATAATAAGTAACCTCATTAATAGTATATGCGGTATATTGTGGGTTTATCTCATCTATCACACCCAATAAATCACCGTTTTTAAAAATAGGGACGTTAGTTGCGTACCTAATAGAACCATAACTACTTAAAGTTGTTAACTGACTTATAGTATACCCTGAAACTAAAAAAGGTACAGACACATAATTTGATGAAATTTGCGAATTTATATTATTCTCCGCGTCACCACTAAAAATAAAGTTGTAATTTAATGGTGTTCCTGACCAACTACCTCCTTGAGGTGTAAAAGTTATATTACCTTGTTGATTTGATATCGTAACTCCGGTCATCGGAATAGTAATAGTTTTTTTAACTTCAGTTGTACCCCATGGATTCGTTTGAGTAATGGTTATTTTATAATCACCGCTACTTGCATAGGTGTGCGTTAAGAATGAAGGTGTTGTATCATTAATTGTTTGTGTAGATAACCCGTCTCCCCAATCAATAACATAGTTGGCTAACTTTAAAAACTTTTTAAAATCCCTATCAGACGTATTAAAGACTTTAATATCATAACCACTTGCAGTACTTGCAGAATAAACAAAGTTATTGACCACATCTTTCTGTAAAAGATAACCGTCAAATGGTGTGTAGTAACCCAAATCATTAAAGGATTGTGTAAACACTAATGGTATGGTTAAACCAGTTAATAATGAAGAACCACCCGTACCACCACTAAGTATTTCACTCATACCCGAATATACACCAAAAGTATTACCACTATAAGTTTCCTGAACAATGTCATCTTTTAACACTTCAGGTGAAATTTTAATATATGTTCTATCGGTCTTCATTATGGATTAACGTATTCGTAAAACTTCACAGGATTATCTGTTGTACCAATTCTTATACCATTTAAATCAGTTAGTTTATATTGATAATTATCATAGTCGAGTACTATTTTACTATAAAACTTATCCTCTTTATTAAAGGTGAATATGTTTGGCATTAACGTTTGTGGTTCAATCATCATTCTAGTGAATTCACCTGTCTTACCATTAAAATGTTTTACAGACATATAAAATTCATCTAAATTGATATATCCCCTATCTTTTAACCAATACACAAAGAACCCCTCTTTATCACCTATATAATCTAAATAATATGTTGGTATTCTAACATTCACATTTTTAGGGACGGTATTTGAACCTATATTAACATTATTAGTTTGTCCCTGATATGAAGGTAGAATTATGGTAAAATATATCTGTTGACTTTGACTCTCATTTGTGTCATAAAAATCTAATTTAAAAAAACTATTTTTATAAGAATTTGCACTATAATATATTTCTTTATTTGTAAATCCTGCAGCGTTATAGTTATTAACCCAATCACTAGATGTTGCACCTGTTACATCCACATTATCAGGTAAAAAATAAAACTGATAATTAACACTTGATTTAAATTCGGTTTGAGGAACATCTGGGTCTTTATTTACTATTCGATATGATTCATGGTCAAATCTAGTTACTTCAAAATCCTCAGTAGGATTTATCACTTGTTCAACAACATCTTGTTCATATATTTCAATAGCGTCTTCACGGCCATTAACATCCCAAAATTGTTCTATTGGTATCTGAAGTTCCCTTTCTACCCCATTATCTGAAAATCTATACTTATTCACAATTATCAATTATTGGTTGTACTATCATATTTAAACCACTGTATCTTACTTGTGGTGACATCTGATAAAAGTTTATGTCTTTAAAGGGATAATGAGCACCATTTAAAAATGGGTAATCAACACCAACACCTTCACTATCAACATATCCGTAAGGATAAAGGTCTCTCCATCTCCATCTCTCCTCAAAATTTGAGTAAAACGCATAATCAGGAATATTATCAACATCCTTTACGTTACCCGTTTCAACATATGACGAAAATTCTTTTACGTTAATTTTATGATAAGGGTAATAAACATAACCAATAGGAACCGCAGGATTATTTCTCATAAAAAAGTGGTCAACATTAAAACTATATTTATGTAAAAGTGGCGATATTACATTTTCAGTCATTAAAAAGTCATTCCATTCACAAAAATCACCTAATAGTTCGTCACCATTTGATAAATTTTCATTATAATAAAATTGTTTACCATTTTTGGTGTATGTTGATAATGGTATATTATCTTTATTGTTACTATTAGTTGGTAACCACCAATTATCCACCACATTTTCAAGACGATTAAATTCCCAACCTATATTAATTGAGGTGTTTTGATTTGTTGGAGACGGCTTATTAAACCAACCCATATAACCCTTATTAAGAATCGTTACAAATAATTCAGTTAAGGGCCTATCTTGGTTATCCCTATATTTCGATATATCAATGTCTTTTTCGAACGTATAGGATGCTGTTTGTGAACTATTTCTAACTGAAACTCGTTGTACATTATTTGGCGTTAGTGCCGAATACTCTAATTTTGAATTATTATTAAATGGAATGTTTTCAAAACCCATTCTAGCTAAATTATAATCCTTAATATCTGTTAATATTTTGTGTTTTCTAACATAATACTTTGATGTGGTTTCGTCTGAGTTATTTTTATTAATAACCCTTTTAAGTGTACCCGTTACACCATCACCAAACGTAGTTCCCGTATACCCTAAATCATATATAGAAAAAACATTTAAATCACTTTTATATTCCTCATCACCCAATTCATAAACTTGAAAATAATATTCTCCATTGTAGTCAAATGATAATTTAGCGTACTCCCCAACACTTAAATTATGATTTCCACCACAGTAAAAGGTAATCAGTTCTTTACCACTCACCTTCCTTTTTTTCATTACGAATGGAATACCGTCACTTACATTAAATAATGTCGTAGCACTTAATCTTTCATTGGTGTAGGACATTGTCTGAGCAGTTACATTTTCAAACGCGTATGAGAGATACATAGTCCAATTATATGTCGTTGCACTTTTTGTGACTAAATCAACATGACCATCTATACCTTCAGTCCTTAAGAAACTAAACTCATCATATTGTGGGTACCCTCTCCAATCATTACTAGTGACTGAGTTAAGAGCATCTACATAATATAAATCATTTCTAAATGGAGAATATGTTGTTTTACCAGTATATATATTATCAAAAATATTACTTAATTTACCCGTAATTCTTATAGTGTTAGACGATTGACGTTCTTTATCAAACCTTTCAGCTAAATTTACTATAACTGTACGGTCACCTTCAACCATTTGTCTTTTCTGACCTTCTAAAGTAATTGGTAATCCACTATCTAAAGTGGGTGCCCCTTTATACTGTTTTTCGCTCGGAACTATTCTTATATTGTTTGGTTCCTTACTCATAATATTTCTTGGTTAAGTATAAATTTATCAATATATTTGTTCATCGCAGATTTACCCGACCTAAGACCAAAATAAAAATGATAGGGTGCACCAACTAACAACTTATCTCTATATTTTCCTTGACTATTATACGTAATATTAGTACCAGTTAATTTTGAATTATATATAAATCCTGGTTTTTCACTAGTTGGTGTCTGTATTGAAGATGGAAACGTATGTGGGTTAGTTAATCTATCAATAGATTGGTAGTTTACCGTATATATACTACTTGTAGTATTTTTATATGACCAATCATTATCCTCATCTCCAAAAATAACACCGTTATTTTTAACCGTCCATGGGTGGAACGGTATTTCTTGGTCTTTAAAACCATAGTAATTAAATAACGGACTAGACACTTGATTGTCTCTAAATGTTACTCTACCTGGTGTTATTAAGTCTCTATCAATAGTATTTCCCTCAAAGAATATCCCAATATTTGGGTCGTTTGAATTCACATCGTAATATATTGCATCTCCAGAGTAATTATTACCTAAGAAAGGTGTAACACCAAATTCTGAGTTAATACTAATTAATTGGGATAAATCACCGTCTAATCTTTGGTTTTCTCTACTGAATAATTTTCTTATTGATGCATTACCAAGACCAGTTATTTGACCAAGCCAGGTAGTGTTTGATAGTCTACTTATAATAAAAACTTGTAATAAATCTGAGGTATCTTTATAGGACGTCGAACTAACACTATCAATAATATACCCCTGATAGTCATCATTAAAACATATCTCCTGTAAAAATTCGTCTCTAGGTCCCAAATCCATAATAGTCGTAGGGTTACCTAACATCACATTATTTTGACCAGGGTAAGTATTACCGTTATTTTTAAGTGGCGGTAATTTACCTGTGAAACTACCATTGTTAAATGGTGATGCTCTGTAGAAAAATGAATTATTTATTTCTTGGTACGAAATCGTGTCTTTACAATAATCATAATCTGGTGATGTTAAGAATTTTGTATCGTTAATATCATTACTATAAACATCTTGTTTTTGAAAAGAATACATATATAATGTACCGTTTACCCAGTTATTTACAAATGTTAATGACATTACATTACGGCATATACCAAACATCATTCTAAATCTAGCCTTCCACTCAGTAAAGTTACCAATATCTCTACCAATCGAGAAATATGGTTTCTGTAATAAAGTATAACACCCATTCTTAACTAATGTTGGATTAGTGTTACTCGGACAATTTGGTATAACTATTATGGTATTATTTGGACCCGGTTGGTAACATTCTAGTGGTACCATATTTGCACATGAAAAAGAATCCGTAACACTATTGATTGATGCATTATTGTTAAACTCATCATCTAAAGATTCCGCACCATCACTAGTATCAAAACCATTTTCACTTAACGATTCACCGCCGTCAGCGTCAACTTTAAATACCGCAAAATCTCTATTCAAGTGAAAAGCCATACTATTATGGTTACTAATACCAATAGTCTCATTATCCGATGTCGGTAAATTATCACTCCTAATAATTAATTTTGGATTTGGACCACTAATATTTACATTTATATTACCGTATTTTGGTGAAATAGCATTCCCTTGTGGACTTGCAGCCGGTCCATTGAATCCAGGCGATACTAATAGTGTACCACCATTTACTATGTTTTGACTAACATTAACTGTGGGATTAGAAGAAGCAAATAACCTAATTTTATTTATATTATCATTTGATGTTACAACATTACCCGCAGATGAGGTGGCGTAAGTACTTAGATTCCAGGTTCCGTTAAAATTCTCGCCTAATGACGAATAATATTTTATCTTATTTGACGTTACCGTAGAATATGCAGATGGGTCAACCGCAAAATTATAAGGTTCGTGATAAAGTTTTTGGTTTGGGTCTGTGTATGATATTGTATGAGATGTATTACTATATCTGTTACTCGTAATTTCTTGAATGGGGACATTCATATAAAAGTCACCACTCACTACTTCAGTACCATAACCTTGACCAGATAATTTTGATAAATCATATTTAATATTTTGTTTATCTGTCCAAACATCAACACCCCTAACCATAATAACCAATTTAAAATTATTTGTTAGGTTAGAACCCATCAAGGTAAATGGGTTACCCACCACATAACCTACACTATTATTATCCGGATTAAAATAAGGTATTTCAGATTGAGGAAGATTAAAATGTCGATTTATTATACCACCATTTGTGTTTTGTATATCAGTAAATGTTTTAGTAGTGATGACCTGAAAATACTCAACACCTGTCTTAAATTCATATTCTTTTTCAGTTGTTGACGCACTTACGGCAACTGTTGCGTTGGCTAGTCCACCATTTTCATTAATATAGTTAATAGTTTTTGTGGCGGTTAACATCGATGTTCCTGTAATTGATTGAGAACCAAATTGATTTATTGGGTTTGTACTTCCACTATAATTTGTGTCATTTATATCACCTACATCGTTGAATGTGACGATATCTCCCTGATTGAATGAACCGTTAGACACTAACATCATAACAACATTATCTGTATATTCTGGTCCCCCATTAACTTCAGTTTTAATTATATTTTGACCATTAGTCGTATTATATGTCGAATTAAAGTATCTTGACCTAACATTCATAAGATTCATTGACTGAGCAACTGTCGCCTGACTTGTCAAAAAATATTGTGAGGGGAGTGTTGGAAATGTTAGGTCCAAACCAGTATAGTCTCTAGTTATTGGTAATCCGTAATGTGGTGAATTTAAATCTGCATATCCAGCAAGCCCATATCTAAAACCGAATAAATTAGCCTGATATTTTTCATTTTTCTTACTTTGACTACCTGAATAATTATCTGGGTCCATACCAACAGGTTTTTCATTAGCTGGGTCACCAGCTAATTTAGACCATGTAGTAGTATTTGTAAGTGGAGCCAAAATACTTTCACCACTATTATCCCATACTACATATGATTGACCTATATTTACACCACCACTACCACTACTACTCTTACCTGTTAATATATTTGTAGTTATCTCATCACCATCTAAATCATCAACATCGCAATCGCAAGTTAGACAATCAGGATAACTCATCATTGGTAAATTAAAACTTTTAAACTTAAATTTAACAAGGAGTGGTGACACAACAATAGCGAACGCCGTCGCAGCAGCCGCGAATACAAGCGCCAATAACGCATTGACCACTATCAAACCAACCGCCGGAAATGAACTAACTGCCGCGATACCAAATTGAACCGCCTGAAACGCTAAAAACGCCGGAAAAAATATCGCTAAAAACCATTTAAGTATCGGCCAAAGTCCCGCGATTACATGTAATAGAACTATCAATGGTATCGCCACAAAACCAATTATCGTAATTATTATATTAAATAAAAGAAATAAGAAATCAAAATTTCTAACTCCGTCATTCGTTGGAAATTTATTAGTTGTTGACTCACATCCTCTATCAAGTATCTCTTTAATACCCATAAATTTAGCACGACCCGAACCTTTTCTATGTTCGTCAATCATTTGAGCAGTAGTATACACCTTATTGTATACCATATCATAAAAGAAATCTTCACATTTAACACCGGCTTCTTTATCCGCATATTCATTCCAATTTAATGAAAACCCATAACTCTTTTGAAACTGTGAATATCGGTAATCATATAATGTGTAACTAACATTTACAGGTACAATGAACCCACCTGTAGAATTTTGTTTTTTAGTAACCCGTATCTCTAATGTACCACCCGATGGAAAATCTATCCACTTCTCAGTTCTTAGCTGTCCATTAACATAAGTTTCTATTTTTTCCGCATCAGTATTTTGTAATACTTCAACACTACGATTAAATGGTATAGTGATAAATGATGTTTGAACTTCGTTACTATTGTTAAATACTTCAACTAAATTACCAACAGGTGTAGATAACGTACTAGGGTCAACACCAGGATTTGACGCATTTCCTTGCCAACCGTACTCACGAATTTGTGGGACCAGGAAATTCGCTCTAATAATATCACCTTTAATAAAATTAAGAGTACCATCAGTGATAGCAGGTCCATTTTCCTCAGACTGATACTTAACCTTAAATCTATATTTACCTTTTGTCGGTATACCTATTGAAGGGTCATTAGATGTCACCTGTTCACCAAACTCATTAGTAATTACATAATCTAAATTCATTGGAATATCAGTGACAAACGTACCCTCATCATCAATAACTTTACCCCCATTAGGTAGTAAGTATTGTTCCAATACTGGATATCCATCCTCATCCAAATCTATTGATTGTCTCACAGATAAAACCTCACCCGGTCCTGTAACCAACCCACATAAATCACCCTGCTCTGTTCTTGGCTTACAATTCTTCTTTAACATCTGACTATCCGATGACGAAAAAATAGAACCCATAAAGACTGCGGTCGGCTGAATCTCAATGTTTATATCCCTTAAATCGAAATCAGTTCTTGTTATCCCAATATTACATAAATCCTCTTGACCCCAAAAAGAGGCAACATCAATATCTTTAACTTGATTTATAATTTGAGGTAATGAATTAATATCTTGTGATGATTTAAATTGGGAACCATTGAACTGTGATGACACACCTCTACCCATTCTAATCAAATCTTGAGGTCTCAAAGAAAAACACCCCATATTAGATAAATCTAAATCTAACACTAATTTTTGATTACCGAGTGGGACCCCTGTTATCATAAAATCACCAGAGTCATTTGTCTTAACAGTATACCTATAGTATTTTTCGTATATTTCTAAAACCTCACTTCGGGTCATTACATCAGACCTTGATGGGAATGTTCCTGTCGGCGTATGTCCTCCGTATTGTTTTTCGTATGGAAGTAAGTTATATCTATACCCATCCTCATTCTTATCTGTAACAGACTTATATGGATATAATGTAGATATTACTGGGTCTTGTAAGTCTATTTCGTCTATTGGTACGAATATCGATACCGTAGCATTAGGTATACCAAATCCACTGTTAGCCACCACACGACCAACAACAACACCGTAATCGGCACAAAATCTTGAGTACACGTCTTCTTGTCTTAACTTTAAAGAAAGTATCTCTAAAAAGTCAAAATCTTGTTCAACCGTAACATTAATATTTTGGTCGGTTCCTAACTTGGTTCTTATTCTATATGATTTAGACATAAAGTAGTTTTAAGATAAATACTTATTTATCCGTTTTACAATGATAAACCCATAAGTAAGTTTTGTAAAACGTATATTACTTGTAGTCCACGTTTTTAAGGTTTTTAACCCTAACTTTGATATCTTTTTCTGGAAACCTAACTTGATAAATTTGAGATGGTTCTGCAAATATTGTCTCATCAATTAACGCAATTTCTCTTGTTTTTGGGTCAGAATATCTTTGAGAGGTTTCAGAAGAGGAGTATTGACCACCTACCTTATTAAAAACTTTTAAATCGGTCACAGATATCACACCCGCAACATCTTGTATGTTTTTCTTAACCTCAGATATAAACACGTTCTCACCCATCGTACTATTAATTGGTGACATGATACTTGTTACCTCATCAATTATTTTTGTGATTACATTACCTTGGTTTTGACCCGAATCAATAACAACAGAAATATCGTACTCTAAATCAATCACTAAACCAACATTTACAGATATATAATCATTTATCATTCTATATTTTGAAAGGTAGTTAGCAATATTTTGTTTTAATGTATTAGACACTGTCTGTGTTAAACTTCCATTTGAATCGTATGATAAAACATTAATATTAATTTTATTATCTTTTTCAGTGATTGCTGTTTTAGCAGGTGCACCGTATTTTCCTGGCATTTTTCTAATTAATGCATTATAATCATTAATTGTAACGGCCCTATTTTGAGAAGCATAATTAAATGTTACCATATTTCTAACCTCTTCAATAGATGGTTGGTTAGCACCACCAATAGCAGCAGTGACATTGTTAACCGTTAATGAGTTAGTTACCGTTTGATTAATAGTGTTAGAGGGACCACTCACAAAGAAGTTTACCGTACCTACTTGATTAATCGCATTAACACCAATATTCGATTGTGCACCTCCACCAACTCTATATTTAACAAATAAAGTTGTGTTAGCAGTAACTGTCCTACCTAACCCAATATTGTTTTGATATTCTTGTATTCTTAATGATACCCCGTTTCTAGCAAACTCAGCTAATTGGTCATCAGGTGTTGTTGTACCTCCACCAAACTGTACTTTCATAAAACCCTGTGGTGTATATTCTGTTATAAACCTTGTTTCGGTATCTATGTATTTACCAACCTTTAATCCCGGTAAGTCAGAAGGTTTTGTTGTGTCCTCAATGAAAACAGTACTCTCAGCCAATGAGTCCACTTCATACCACTTATCTTGAGCATTAACAAATTCTGAATACGTTGGTGTGGATTGGAAGGATGTCCCATCTTTTTGTATGATGTCCACAACCTCTAAAACGTTTTGTTCAGGTAAGAAAAACTCGTAAAATGGTTTAACATCATTAGGGTTAACCGTTTTCTTAAAAACTTTTGTTATACCATTAACAACAACCTCTCTTTTAGTGATAGTGTAGTTTATTAATACATTGTTAGAATCAAAGTTAGGTATCTTAGTTCTATTAGGAAAACCCTCGTTGTTATATTGAGAGGCGAAATCAATGTCGTAAACATTTTCAAATACTTGACCTGCACCAATAACTTGAGAACCGGCTCTTAAGATACCTAAATATCTTGTATCTTCTTGGTCACCAGATGCTGGTACCACAATAGAAAAATCAACAATACCTACTGAAGGTCTATTACCAGGTATTTTTAAACCGTAAGTTCTGGCGATGTTAAAAATAGATGAACGTTGTTGAGCATATTGTAAAACAGTTTCTTGAACACTTCTATCAATATGATAGTTTAGATTATCACCAATGGCAGCATTTAGGTCCATCAATACTGAATAAACCGCAGCGTCATTAAAGTTATCTATCAATTCAGGATAATATTGTTTAGTGTAGTTTACTAAATCTTGTCTTAGTCCTTCAAAGTCTCTTTCTGTATATGAAATCTTTTTACTTGCCATATATTATTAAATATTTATAATTATGAAATCTTTAGATTGAAAAGTACTATCTGTGATTGTATAATCTATCCTTAATTTTGCTGTATACTCTTCGACACCCCTACCAGGTAATCTATATATCCCCCCAACACCTAATTTATCCATGTTTAATTCACCTTGAGACTCTAAGTCATCTAAATAAGGTGTAATTGTAATTTCATTAATTGTTAGGTTTGGTATATATTTTTCAACTGAATTTGTGATATCTGTTTTTATCCCTTCGAATGTTGTACCATCCATAGGTTCAAATATAAACTCATATATTCTAGTACCAAAGTCAGGTAAATAATACCTACTACCCTTTCTAGTTAGAATAAGATGTAACAAATCAGTCCTTATCTCCTCATCAGTTGTTTGAGAGAGTGAGACGTATTTTCCATCCCTACTATCTTGAAAAGGAAAATTAATACCATATGTTTTACCGTTTGCCATTATCTATAAATATCTTAACACTATAAATTATAAAAAAAAGAGGACCGAAGTCCTCTTTTATATTTATTGTATGTTAATTTTAACAATTATCCCTCACATGCAACACATTGTAAATCATTCAGCCCTAACTTCTTTCTTGAGAAAGCTTGAGCGGAATTCATTGAGTGTTGGTAGTATAATGTTTTAACCCCTAATTTCCAAGAATCAATAAGAAGTTTGTTAACATCTTTTGTTGGCATATCAGGTGACACCATTAAATTTAACGACTGTGATTGGTCAATATATGTTTGACGTACTGCCGCTTGATTGATAATTGATGATTGGTTAATTTCCGCAAAAGTTCTAAATACATCTTTTTGTTCATCATTTAAAAAATCTAAATGTTGTACTGAACCATCTGCCTGTTTAATACTATTCCACACTTCTTTAGTATCCTTATCCATAGTTACTAATAACTCTTTAAGAACAGGATTCTTAATTGTGACTTTCATCTTAGCAACATCCTTTACATAACAATTAGACCATATGGGTTCGATTGATTGTGAAACCTGTCCAAGAATAAACGCCGATGAGGTTGTGGGTGCAACTGCGTTAAGCGTTACATTTCTTCTCCCATACCCTTTTAAGTATTCAGGTTCCCCAAACATTTCAGCTAATTGCTCCGATGCTTTATATGACTTTTCTTTGATGTTTTTAAATACCTCAACATTCAGTCTTGCCGTTTCTCTTGTATCGAAAGCCAATCCTTTAGATTGAAGTAATGAGTGCCATCCTAATACACCTAATCCTAGTGCTCTTTGTCTTTTAGAGAAGTTATATGCTTTCTCTAAGTAGAAGAACGCTCTTTTACCCTCAATTGTTCCGTTGTCTCTTAACTCTTCAATTTTCGTCAATAATTCAGTAACTACAGCATCTAAGAACATAGTCATCACTTCAACAGCGTCTGTGTCTTTCCACTCATCATAATGAAGAACATTCATTGATGATAAAACACAAACAAATGATTCTTCCTCTGAATTGTGTAACGCAATCTCAGAACAAAGATTTGAATTATTAATTGTCGCTCCTTTGTCTTTATAAACGTCAACAGTACCATTGTTCATTGTGTCATGGAACATAATATATGGATACCCAATCTCACCTCTTCTTTGAATTACCTTAGCCCATATTGCTCTCTTATCTTGGTCACCAGCAATCATATCATTCATAAACTCATCAGTTACTGTAACTGCGTGTGTTAAATCTTGGATAGGGAACCCTTCTGTACCTATTTCTAAGAACTCCATAATATCTGGATGTTCAACAGGTAGGTATGGTGAGAAACGACCTCTTCTAGTCGAACCTTGTGATATATTATCTACAACACTCTCAAAAAGATTCATAAAGTGTACTGCACCTGGTGCCAATCCGTTATCTGTGATTTCAGCACCACGTCCTCGGATATTACCGAAGTAACCTGAAGTACCTCCACCCATTTTAGACATTTCACCAACCTCAGCTTGCGTATATAAAATTGATTCAATATTATCACCAATATTAGAACCAAAACAACTTACAGGTAAACCTCTCTTTTTTCCGAAGTTTGCCCATACAGGTGATGATAGGGAATACCAACCCTTACCCATATAGTCATAAAATTTATCAGCAAAACCTTCTATACCTAAAAGTTTTTCTGCGTGGTTAGCGATTGTTCTAATCCTTTCTAATGGTTCCTCTCCCTCACTTAGATATCCTCTACGTAGGAAGGTAATTGATTCTTCATTAATCCAATCAAATGGTTTTTTATTATTCATTGTATTTTTAATTTTTTTGTTAAAATAAATCGTTAGATGTAATTGATTTCGACTTCTTACTGTAGTTAATACTTCTCTTATTAAAGAAATCTGTGTGTTTTGTAGTTAATATCTCATCATCAAACCACTCTGTAGTTTCCAACAAAGATTCGTTAACTTCGAAGATACCATCTACACCAATAGAGTTTAATGATACATTAAATCTATGTTTAATAAATTCCATAGTTTGGTTTTTAGTTAAGAAATCTAAATCTCCCTCCTCAAAAATCCATTCTACGATTTCTGACTCCGCCTCATATGCTTCCATAGTTGCAACAATTAAGTCTTCTTTTAGTTCGTCTGTCCACCAACTTGGGTTTTCATTTTTAATTAAGTTTACCAAATCAAAACCAAATCCAGCATGTATGTTTTCTTCTTTTGATGTCGCTTCAACAGCGTTACTAATACCTTTCAACATATTCTTATGTTTATTGAATGACATAATAACTAAAAATTGTGAGAATAGTGACACATTCTCTACGAACATTGAGAATAGAACAACCGATTCGAAGTATTCCTTGTCTTCAACTGCCTTTGAATTTGTAATTGCTTTCTCTAAATACTTAATTCTTTTACGAATAGCAGGTACTTGTAAAAGTGTTTCAAACTCATTATTTAATCCCAACAATTGTACTAAATGTGAGTAAGCATCAGCATGTCTCACCTCTGACTCTGCAAAAGTAGCACCAACGTTACCAATCTCTGGTTTTGGCATTCTTTTGTATATGTCACCCCAAAATGATTTAACAGCAACCTCAATTTGTGAAATCGCCAACATTGCTCTTTTAACTGCAGTTCTTTCTTTTTTGTCGAGATTCACTTTAAAGTCCTGAATATCAGAAGTAAAATTAAATTCTGTATGTACCCAATATGAGTGTCTAATAGCGTCAACATACTCATTAAGATTAGGGTACTCGTAAGGTTTTAAGTTCGTTCTTTTTGTAAAGATATTCGGACCATTATCCTTACGGTAAATGATGTATTCTTTTGCAACGTCATTTAGACCGTTATCCATAAGTTTATTCTCTACCATATCGTGTATTTCATCAACGTGAGGAACTCTATCTGGTTCCCCTCTGAAAATCCCTTTTCTCGTTATTCTTGCAATTTTTTCAGCCATATCATCATCAATATTACCGACACTCTTCATTGCTTTTAATACCGCATATTTTATTTTTTCGGACTGAAACTCTACTTTCTCCCCGCTTCTTTTAATCACATAATTAGTTTCTTTACTGTTCATACTAGTAATTCTATTTTAGTTTATTTATATTTTATTTTAAATGTTCTCACGTTGCTTTCGCTTTTCCATGAGCTCCTTAATTCTATCCCTTTGTTTTTCTTCTTTCTGTTCTTCCAAACCTAAGAATGTCATACTTTGTTCAGTATCAATTACCAACATTTCATTATCATACTTACAATTCTCAAACACAACACCATCTTTCCCGATACGAGACTTAGTGATTGCGATAGTTGCCAAGTTCATTTCTTTCTGTTGTAATGATTTAGCAACAGAAATGATTACGTGACCTACTTGAGCCTTCTTAATAGAACCACCCATTTGGTCTGTTGTTACAACTTCTGAAGAAATCGATGAACGGTTACCTTGAGTTGCTGTCCATCCAACAATGTCCAATTCATGACACATCGCTTCAAACGCTCTCATTACTGAACCCTCACTCTTCCATTCATCACCTAAATTCTTATCAGGTGTAATACAATCAATATAATCTATAACTATCATATCAATCTTATTTCCTTCAGCAATCATCTTCCTAACTTGATTTTTTATCTGATTCATGGTCATCGTATCAGAAGGTAGTTTTTTCAAAGTTAAAGAGTTATTTGTGTTCTCCTTAATCTGTCTAACTTTCTCCATTACGTCATCCCTATGATTAGATAAATTATCAGGTGCAATTTCAGTCCATAGTGTGAAATGCTTACGTTGGATAATTTTCGGGTTATCCTCAAAGAAAATCTGTAACACATTGTAACCCAAGTTAAATGCGTGATTCGACATCTTTGTTAGGAAAGTAGTTTTACCCACACCTGTTGGTGCCAATATAACACCGATTTCTCCCTTAGCTAACCCACCTTTCATTAGATTATCAATACCTGGTACCCCCATCGGAATAGGGTGACGATAGTCATCGTCTAAAACCACATCTAAATTTGAGAACACATCTGCTGTTCCGGTATCAACTTCACCAACTTGTAACGCTTCTCTAACCATCTCTTCTAAATGGTCATACGATTCGAAATCACCCTTATCGATGATTTTCTGAGCCTTTGACATTACTTTCTGTAACTCTTGTTGTTTACAGAATTTAAGTGATTTTTCCTGTACGAAATCTGAACCTTCAATAGGTGAGTCTTTAACACTCTCTATCATGTCAAAAACCATCTTCTGAGCCATAGGTGAACTAATTTCACTCTTCGTAAGTTGTTCCAATGTTGCAAATGTTGGAGTATGTTCGTACTTACTATAGTACTCCTTAATCATTTGCATTATGATTTTAAAATATTGATTATCAAAATACTTCGGGTCAATAACATCAACAATCGAATTGGCAAAATCCTTGTCAATAACGATGTTGTTTATAAGTTGTATTTGAAATGAGTTACCTAAGTAACCGAAGTTTTTTTCTTTTGACATATCAATTAATTTTCTTTAGGGTAAAATATAAATATGGTTATACTAAGCTATAATCCATGTACTCGTAAGTTAAATTTTCAGATGAGAAAATATCCGTTAGACCCCTAAGTACACTTTTTAGTTGCGGACGTATGTCTACGGTGTATCTTATTTTAGGTGGGTATAATTTTCCGTTAAATACTCTATGACAAATTGTCTCATCACCAAGTCTAATTTTAATGTGGAAATTCTCTTCACCATCAGTATTTGAAGTGTCTAAGATTGCCGGGTCCAACGCAATTTGATTGTAGTGGTCTAACAAATACATGTTAGTTCTATCTTTCAAAATGTCGGTTAATTGACTCGTAAAATCATTAACAAATTCAAGTACATCAATACTCTTTCTTGCTTTAGGATTGTAACCTCTAACGTTGAAGTATCTTTGAACAACTATGTTCTCATTCAACATCATTACAAACTCCATTTTTGTTACGTCATTTTTTTCTTTCATTTTTTTAAATTTTGTTTTTGTAACGTTTTTTTTCTTTTCTTGTTAGTTTCATAAAAGGTGTTATAAACTCTACCCAATTATCGTCTTTTTTGGGTAAATATTTGAAGATTCCATCACTCATCATCATTCTCATTAGATTCTGATATCCTCTTCCTTCAGGGTCTAACTCTTCCGTATAGTAGAGTTCAACCATTTCCATACCTTCATTACTTATCATTGGTGAGGACAAATCTACAACTTTTTTGTTAATATCAAAGAATTCTTTTCCTAAAACCCCTCTTTTAGTTTTTCCTTCTTTGATACTTTGTAAAATCTTTCGATTATCTCCCTCCGATTGTAATTCTTTAGTACGTTGTATAATATCGTCAACAGATATGACATTGTCCAATATCTCAGGAAATATCTTAACAAATGTTTTCTCCCCTAATAAATAAATACCATCAATATTGTCAGACTTATCACCTGACAAGATTTTAAATGTAGTAATATTATAGTGTGGTATTGAAATGTCTTTAAGGGGTATATTATCTCCTTCCTTATAGACTCTTCTGTGGTTAGGTGAGTAAACCTCTACTTTGTCTGAGATAAGTTGTGTAAGGTCCTTATCTGATGAAAATATAGTTTTGTATTCATCATGAGATATATTACAATAGTGAGCAATTGCGTCATCAGACTCACACCCATCTATGGATACTTGTCTAATGAACATCTCTTCTAAATACTTCTTAACTCTCGACAACTGCCATTCAAATGAAATCTGTTGTTGTTCGTTAAGACTTCTTTTTCTATTTCTTTTGTATTGTTCGAGTATGTCTCTTCTCGAATTAGAATTATTCTCAGCATCCCAAAATACAATTACTTTATCATAATTGTGGTCAACTAAGAATTTTTTCAATGTATTCACAAAGTGGAAAATACCACCAATATGGTTACCCTCATGGTAGAATTCCCTTACTCCGTGAAACCCAATTTTAAATAAGTTATTTCCGTCTACTAATAATGTTTTTGTCAAAATACCTTTATTATAGGTTAGACTTCTTTTACTTCTTCCAATTTGTAGTCACCATCAGTACCGATGACTTTTTTCCAATATTCCGCTTGTTCTCCTTTATATTGCTCAATAGACTTCTTTTCTTCAGTAGATTCCTTACCAGCAAGGAAACCATGTGGTGTTACAATAATTTTACCGTCTTCATAACCTAATCCATTGATATGGTTTTTCATTACCGATATTTTTGTTCTTACCGCAAACTTAACCTTTCTCTTGTCTTTAACCGCAGCAATCTTGTTGGTTCCCGCATTTTTCTGATTACCAAATAAAAACACTAAAGATGAGTTTAACCAAATTGCCTCACCACCCTTAGCTTTAATCTTTGGTTGACCAAATGGGTTGTCAGGTAATTCCACCCACGGTTGATTAACAATCAATAAGGTGTTTTCGTATTTTGATGTCGCCTTACGTGAACCCGCAATTCTTTGGTTGATACCCATACCAATCTTATCCGCTAATGTTGCGGCATTGTGTTGTTTACCTCCCTTACCATCAAAAGTCATCTTACAAGGGACAGAACCAACAGAGTCCCACAAGAATAGTAAGTCATATTCTAACTCACCTTTTTCTTGTGCATCTAATAGTTCGTTGATATAGTCGGTAATTTGTTCGATATACTCGAAGTTGTTATTGAATAGGAAGAATCCATCCCAATCCAATTCACCTGTTTCTTCATCGACAACTTCCTCACATTCGAAACCCATTGTTCTTGCATGGTCAAATGACCACTTTTGTTCAGTTATAATGAATACGGGTAACACTCCTTTATTTTGTGCATCAACAGCTGCCTTTACAAGTGCCGTTGTCTTGCCTGTATCAGAATGACCTAAGAACATATTTAGATGACCAATAGCAGGACCTGGTACACCAACCGCATCTAAAAATGCTTCACCCAAATCAAAGAACCTTTGTGGTTTATATTTTGCAGAAGTAGAATACTTCTTCTTCAGAGAACTGAAATCTGTTTTTTTAATTGCCATATTTTTTTAGTGATAAAGATGGTACCGATAAATATCGGTACCATCATGTTAGTTTTAGTTAAAACGGTAAGTCCTCATCCACATCCATTTTAGATTGTGGGTCCTCAGTTTTTTCTGTTGTTGACTCAGTTGTAACACTACTTCCGAATGTTGTTTCAGTATTGTCACCGTATACGTATTTCTTAAGTTCTGTATCCCAAACAGGTGTCTCACCTCTTGCGATTGCCTCTAAATACTCAACAGGTTTCTGTGCGTAAACATCTTGCCAAGTTAACTCATCTTCAACCCATTCCGTCATCTGACTCTTATCAGAGTGTATCGGTGCAGGGTCATCATACATAATAGTCTTAACTACTGTATATTCAATTCCTGAAGGTGTTTTTGCCTTAGACAAATCAACAATCAAGTCACGACCTTCGTTAGCGTCAGTCACATCACCTTTTTGTCTCCAAATTGGAATGATTTTATCCAAGATACCCTCTTGTTTGTAATTATCTTTGAATCTCCAAAACTTTGGTCCGTGGTCTTCATTCTCACGGTCAATAACCTTAACGATGTAGAATTTACGTGGACGGTACTGACGAGCCAATTCCTTATCTGAGTCTTTACCTGTTGACATCAATTCTTCGTAAACCTCAGTAAGTGGTGAACGCTCACCGTCATTTTTACCTGGGTCAAATAATTTAGTCCATTTACCGTCGATTTGAACTTCGTGATACCATACTTCTTTGAATGGTGATGAACCGTCTGGTGTTGGAAGGATACGAATAACCTTTTGTCCTGACTTAGTTCCTTTTGGGAGATACGTTGTAAAGTATCTTTTTAATCTGTCTTCTTGAGAGATTCTGTTACCTCCACCCGTGTTTTGGGTGTTCTTTTCATACTGCGATAACACAGCATCTAATGCATTTGCCATAATTTTTCTTTTTTTACTCTGTTAATTGTTTTCTCTTAAACTCAATAATAAAGATAGTAATTATGTCAATAAAGTCAAACTCTATAAACAAAAAAAACCACTCTATTTGAGTGGTCTTTATTATAGTTGTAAAATTTAATTAAGTCAAATGATTAATTTTATTCTGTTGGTCCGTTGAATGATTTACGAATGTCGGAATCAGAATAATTCTCAACCTCATCAGAAGTTAAAATATATTCATTCTTACCCGTTTTTTCCATATCGTCTTCTTTATCTGCAAAGAAATCGGTTAACTTTTGATTATAAGGATAACTATCTAAACTTCTTAGTTGTAGTTTCTCCTCAGGTGATTTTTGACGATACTTCTCGACTTTAGTTTCAATATCATTAATCTTAGTGAAAATTTGGTCCATCTGAGAAAGTTTACCTTCTAAATCAGATAACTTCTCGAACATTGTATCCATATACTCGTCTTGTTTATCTGATATCTTGTTCTGTGTATTCACTAAATCAGTTATATCTAACTCTTCAGTGTCCCCACCCATGTCTTTATCAGACTCAACATTTCCTTCGTCGTCAATTTTTTCAACTTCAGGGTCAGTATCAACATCAACTGGTTCCGCAATTTCTTCAGCACCACCTTCGACATCCATATCTAACTCTAAATCATCACCAGCCTCATCAGCGGTGTCTGTGGGTTCTTCTTGTTCAATAAGGTAACGATTAATAGTATTGTGTCTATTAAGTTCCTCAAGTATTTTTTTATCTATTGACATAATTTTTTATTTTAACCATTAAGTAATGTCTTAACACCATGAGGTGTTTCAACCTTTAAGGTTCTATTAACTTGTCTAGTATTATCAACTCGCTCAATAAGTCCGTCTCTCATACTAACTGTATAACAATCACCTGTATCTAAGTCACAAACCTCTTTGTAACCATTTCCGGCATCTCTTTCAGTAATTCTAGTGTCTTTTGACAAATACTGGTCTAATAATGATTTAACATTCATAATATTACTTTTATATATAAATATACGTTTATTATCGTTTTTCTTACAATCCGTTATTTTTAGACCATCTAAAGGCCTGTTTAAATATTGGGATTGAATTATCATACGTCTTTTTTATTAATTTTTCATCGTCAGTGGTAGGGTTATTTAATATATCATTAAGTTCATTATCGGTATTAATTCTTCTAAACCAATTTCTAATATATACCTTAGAATACGCAACAGCATAATTATCTTCACTAAAGTCAGAACCTATATAGTCTGTCAGTTGAGTACGTACTGAGTTACTATTATATCTAACCAATAATGGGTCAAAAGACCCGTTAGGGTCACTGAATGAAAAGTAACTTCTAGCCCTACCGTCAGATGTTGATGACACACAAAATTGTCCACTAACTTTATCATTATCTAAACCTGACCACCGACCACTATCAGTAGTTAACCCAACGTAGTTATTATTAATTCCTTTAACATAACCATTTTTATAACCTTGTTCTCTCCAAACAGTACCAATTGTTAATCTTTTAACATCAAAATTAGTAGTTTTAGTATTAACATACGTTATAATATCATTATAAGAATACTGTGTGTTTTGTTTAGTTATAAAATCTAAACCTTGGTAAGCACTTACTGGCGAACAATTACTTGAACCCACACTTGAACCATTAGTTGAGTTAGTACTAACACCATTAGAGTTTGAAGACCCATTCTGTAATGTTGGTGTGGTAGAAGGTGTTTCACTTGTTGGTTTTGCTTCTTTAGGTTTTTTATATGATTTATTAATTCTCTTTAGTAAATCAATATTAACACTCATTGTTAGTTCGGTAATACTCGGGAATGAATATTTAGAAATTCTAACACCACTAAATGTAGTGATAAAATTACCAGGACTAATACTGTGAGACACATCTGTAATCCAATACGGACCTGTGAACATTGGTACGTATCTTAGGTTAAAATACATTGTCGGCTGTATCATCATATTACCCATTGACATAATCTGACAATTATAACTTCTATTTTTATAGATATTATATAATGAAGTTGATTGTTGAGATGTTTTCGAACCTTTACTCTGATTCGCCATGTCTGTTAATATACGGAACGATTCTGAGGTATCTTTAAATTGTGATTGGTCTAAACTTACGGATTTAAATATCCCTTGATTTCTCACACCAAAGTCAACATTGAAACCAACCACTTTATTTGAGAAAGCATAATCTGTTTTATTTGTTTGATTTTCCCTAAGAACCTGTGCCTTGTACATATCAAAGCTATCATCACCAAACCTATAATCTATATTTTCTGTTTGTTTTAAATGTTTCGACACTTTATCTGTGTATAAACATAAAAACCGAGGTCTACTTTTATTATCGTCAACCTCTAAGAACGTACCAAATACGTCGGACGCTGAGTTTTCAAAACCTTCTTCAGGTTTCGCGTTTTTAGATGGTTCATTAACACCATAAAAATTCGTATAGGATGGTAATGCCATAAATAATAGGTTATTACCCTTAAATAAATGACCTATCAATGTGTAAATAGAATTAGAACCTGACTTATCATTAATAAATCCTGTTAGTGTACTAACATCCACAATAAGCTTATCACCAATATCTCTGTTCGCCCTATCTAAAAATAAAAATTCCTCAAATAATGTTCTATTTTGAAAGTCACCCCCTGCAATCCATTTATCATTTAATGTTTTAAAGAATTCATACAACTCTAACTTAGCCACCTCTCCCGACATAGACGTTTTAATCTGTTCAGTCTCTTCAGTAATTTTAGGTAAGTCTTTATTTAGTTTGGTAAATAAATTGTTTTGTACCTTCTTTTGTGAATTATCCATCAATGTCAAATATTGATTAAACAGCGACATAAACTTAGTACTTGTCATTGTTGGGTCTTGATATTTTTGAGTGGCGTAAATTTGTATGATTGGACCCAATTGTCTAACATTATTTTCACTAAATAGAATATCCATTTCAACAAAGAAATCTGTAATTGTTGAACCACTATCACTATACTTCATTCTATCCTCATCATACACACCGACCACTAATCTTAGGGCGTTCCACGCATCGGGGTATTGTGATTCACTAATAGCTATTGTTGTTAAATTACTTGCAGTGGGTAGTGAGTCATTAATATAGTTACCAAAATTAATTTTTTGATTCTGAGTTTGATATTTTGTATCATCAGTGAATGAGTACCAAACACGTCTATTAAAATTAGAAGGATTACCCTGTTTAAAAATAAAAGTTTCTGATAATAAATTTTGAACAGTATTTCTTAAACTAATCATTTGTTGATTGGCTATTATTTGTCCGTCTAAATCAGATTGACCTGTTAATGTTGGTCTATTAATAAAAAACAAACCATTTAAACTTGTCATTAAATTTGGTTTAAGAATATCTTCAGCGGGTATATTATCACGAACAGGGTCTTTACAGAACTCTAAAAATTCAGTCTCAAACATATCCATAATACCCTCATTAAACACCGCCAGTATTTCATCAATTGATGAGTATTCAGATACCGACTCTAAACTAAATGCCGTTTGGTTGTTAGTTGTATTATCAATTGTTTTTATATATTGTCTATATGTTGGTTTTTTAATTAAAGACGTATCAAAATACCCATAGTGTGAACCACCCCAAAGAGTTTTTATTGAACCATCATATAACGATTGTCTTAACGGCTCCCCCTCATATATGCCAGGAATTTTACATATTTCAAACTCATACTGATTAAAATTACCACCACCCGCAGAAGGATAACATAGTAACTTTTCTGTATTATTAGTATTATCATAGGTTTTAGGTTTATCGTAAAAAGTGTAATATGAGGACACGCTATACGTAGTGTTTCCTGAAGACATATTAATAATGGAATCCGAATTACTCGCAATCTTTAAACCATTACCATCAAATTGTGTATTACCACTAAAATAATTATCAAAGTCTGACTGGGTCGTACCACTAATAAACTCATCATAACCAAATAAATAATTAACATCATTAACCAATTTAGGATAAAATCCAACGTTAGATGTGTTAAAATTAAAGGTAAATAAAGGCGGTATTGATATTAGTGATGGGTTCATACTGTATGTTGTATTACCACTTCCACCATAGTTTGGGAACGTATATGTCTTTGTCTTTGATGGTGTGGTACTAAAAGGGTCGTATAAGTCGTCTTCATTGACACTATTCCAAACACTATCTAATATATCCACGTTTTCATTAATGTATTTTTTATACCTATGCCATATTGAACCGTATTTAACAACCCATGCGTACGGCATCTTGTGTAGTGCACCGAACTTATTATAAATTGCAAAATTATAATCATTAGACTTACCACCAGTACCATGATTCATCTTTTCTTTTAACGTCTGAAGTGGTAATGAATTTAAATACATATAACCCATCGTAACATATGGATTATCCACATTATTTTTTCTGTTTTCGACAGACTCACTAAGTGAGTTTATAAAATATGGACTGTTCAATAAAGAGGTTGTCTGATATCTAGACGTGAAACCTGAATAATTATTTCCGTAATCTATTTTTCCTTCCGTAGCAAAATAATCATTATTTGTGATTGTTTTATCAAACTTAGTCTTAATTGAAGAATAACCAGGTATACTTATAGTCGCGTCTGTATTGTTCACCCACGAACGGTTCAAACTAGGGGTGTCAGCAAAATCACCAAATAACCTATTCTCATTAAATGATGTTATTGTCATTTTACTATTTGAAAAGTACATGGAATTAATTGTTGAATTAGCCCCATTAACACTTGTTACACCACCACCTTTAGATATGTTTTTTCTTAACCAAGTTAGGTCTGTTAGAGGATAAACATCCGTAAAACTTATAGCATCAGTGTCTGATGACGACTTTAAAAAGTCGTTCATTTTTTGTTGACTCTCATCTGAAACGTCAATCACAGGTGAGTTTGACTCATAAGTTAATAAATCATATAAACCATAATATTTTTCATTATATTCCCTAATATATGGTGTTACGAAAACATCGGCCAAATAAGTATTCCATAACTCACCAGTACCATTATTAGAAATATGAGATAGAACATTTTCAAAGTTTGACGAGTTTATTCCAAGTTTCTTAAGTTTCATCTTAAGATATGGGTCACTTTTAATTGAGTTTTTTATTGTTAACGTTTCGAAATCTGCGACCACCTGAAATAAATTCTGTGACGAGTTTTTTTCTCTATATATTTTACTGTAGTTTGATGATAGTAACGTCCTTTCCCATAATTCATATAAGAAATTCACTTCACTTAAGTTGATATAAGGTGGGTTGTCATAAGGGAACTCCGTAGCATTTACGGGTATGGTTTTAATTTCTTTTTTTTCATTTGTGAAATTAGCACTTCTTTGTTCCTCTTTTCTTTGTAGTTTACCTTTTATAAATTCTTCAATGAATTCTACTTCAGGCCACTTATCATACAAATACGCCTTAGTTCTAGACTCAACTTTTGGGTCACCAACATATTTTACGACATATTTCTCATTACCGTCTTCGTCAGATTCTGTTTCGAAATATTGTGGCCATGGGTATATAATTTTTTCACCATCGTTAGTTGATAGAACACTATCCTTTGAATCAACACCATTAGCTGTTGACTCACTAATAATGACATTTTGTCTAATTGGGTCCGCTTTAACGTTCCACGCATCTCTATGTACCTCATCCATTAACCTATAAAACGCATCAACATTTGCCATCAACATACCCATAACATTTCTAATTGTCGGCTTAAACCCTAACCCTCCATCAGGACTTTCAATTTTTTGAGCCAATGCGGTAGATAACTCTTTCTGTATAGACTCGGCCTTATCGGTATATATTCTTTCAATCTTATCTAACTTATTTAAAAATGAACCAGGTAACGTCTTTTGAGAACCACTTACCTGACCAAAACCATAAAATTTAGAACTCAATTCTTCATCTACCGTTAAGTCTTTGTTGTAATATTTGTCTTTAATTTCAAAATAACTAAGTGTCTCCGCAGAAAATTTAGTCAATTCAATTTCTGTGGGTGTCGCCTTTTTTTGTAACTCATAAGTCTTTTCAAGATTTAAATCATCATATTCTAAATCAAACATAAGGTCACTACTAGAAATAGTTACAGGTATGTTTGAAGATTGTTCTTTACCTAAAATACTATAAGTACCTTCGTCACCAAAAGTACCATTAGTCGTCAACTTATTATTATACTCATTAATTTTGGCGTCTAATAATGCTTGAGCAGACTCTTGACCTTGTAACCCGTCAGCCCCCTTTTTTAGCCCATAATATAAATTACCTTCATTATCAACAAAAGTTTTACCTACATCTAAATTTTCAAAAGGCCATCTTTTAGACCTAAAAAGAGTAATATACTCTCTATATTGATTTAAAGTTTTTCTATATAATTCAATATCATTTAATACCGATAAATCCTCCTTACTAAATTGTTGTCTTACATACTCTTCTAAACCATTTAGTCTCGAAGCAAGTGCAGATAGATTTAACCTTGGTATTGAGGGGTCTATTAGTCCCTTAGAGATATATGTAGAATACACATCATTAATAACCTTACTACCTCTGGTTACTGTAACAGGTGTTGTTTGAACATCATTATTACCCGCAGCCATTTCTATTAGTCCTTGAACATTTAACTGACTTTCTAATGAACTTAAATCTCCATTATAATCAGAAGGGTCTTCATTACTATCAATTAATAAATTCGTTTCATACATATGAGGTAACGCAAATAGTGCACCTAAAGATAAATCTGAAAGTATTGCGGCAGTACGACCAATAAATGAAACTGAAACTTTATAATTACCATCTGTAGGGTCAAATCGAGCGTTAAAACTTTTCATCATTAACTCATATTTGACAGCTTTACCGTAGTATCCTTTAACCGTTAGAAAGAATAATGGGTATGGTAATTGTAAAAATGCGGAATATGGTGATTTTTCACCTAACTCAAATAATGTTCTTCCTTGGACATCCACCATTTCAATATCTACCTGTGGTATGTATGAACTATTATTTTTAATATTGATACTTGTAATACCTAAAAGTTGAGTATCTTTAGAGTTGTTAACAACAGTACCCTCTTCAGTTATTTGTGTTTGATTAATTCCTTTACCATTCAACGAATCTTGTCCCGTTAATTGGTCAGTATATGAAGTATCTAAATAACTCTTACCTTGTGGTTTTAGAAAATTAATTTTACCGTCTTCATTACCACCAAAATTAGCAATCTTAAGATTTTTAGACATTTGGTCAGTATTTTCACCTAACGCTAATTTTGTTCTTGGAATCATTCTAGCTTCTAAGTTAGCGTACATAACCAAATTTTCGTGGTCAACCAACCTTTCAATTTGTTTACCATCTGAATCAACAACCTTATTTGGGTCGACTAACACGATATTATCAAACTGGTCAAAGGCAATCTTCTCACCTCCATAGAAACTTCTGAAATTTTTATTAACGGCCATAGTAATAGAAATGTGTGTCTAAAGCATTTTTATAATCCTGTAAAGATTGTACCAATGGAAATGGAACAATCAAAACAGACCCATCAGGTATGTCTTTTTCTAAACTACCATATTGAGGATTAGCCATTTGTATTAACCAACCAAAATAAGGTGTTTGGTAAAATTCAAAACTAATTTTATCTAATCTACTCACATCTGCTTTATAAACATACCTCTTATCTGTAGTTTTTGAAGGCAAAACTATATTTGGGACCACAGTTTGTTGCCCATTTAATAAAAACTTTTGATATCTATCGTAGTATCTCATTATTGTAGTTTTACTTTATTATTCCATTTTGTTGGGTCACCTTCATTACCACCTGTGTATAATATATCAATTAAATCTTTATCTAAAGCTGATGGTGATGGATTATTAGTGAATGTAAATTCTCTTATTTTACCCTTAGTATATGGTATGTCATTAAATTCACTTTTTAATTTAGTCTCATTTTCGTAAGCTTCAAATAATTTTTTAATTTGTGTTTCACCCTTTTTAAAATCCGATAAAAGATTGTTTATGTTATCTGTAATTGATTTCACCCATATCTCAGTGTTTTTAAACTTGTTCTCTTTAACAAATTTTGTTAACTCATCAATTAAGTCATTACTATTATCTAACATATATCGATAAAAAGTTAAGTAAAATCTTTTAAATTCTGCGTCTGAAAAATCTGAAACCATTATTGTCATACTCAAATCTTTTTGGTAAGTAGTGTTTGTGTTTTCAAGTGACAAAATTTCAAATCCATTATTATTAACATTATAAACTTTAGTTTTAGTAATAGTATCTAACTCATTTAATTTATCTTGTATTATAACTAAGTCCCCATTTAATTCATCTAAGGTGTTAGCGTAGTTTGAACTATAAACCTCAGTAGTTGCTGTTAAATCATACACCACGGTATTACCACCTTGAATAAAACCATCAATTTCTTCATTAATAACATTCATCTTATCAATGACTCTCGTTAAATCGGTTTCATATTTTGTTAATGTCTGAAGGTTTGTAACCATTTCAGATTCAAAATTATTAATTCTTGAATTAATTATTTGTTTTAGTTTATTGTTATATTTTCTAACATCTTTTCTTTTAAAATCATTACCCTCACTAAAAGTTTGTGTTTTATTAGCAAACTGCAATGGATGTTTATCATTATCAACATCAATTAATGATTGTTCAAATTGGTAACTTACTTTTTCTGTAATCTTTTCTGACTTACCAAACAATTTAGTATTACCATTTGCAACATACGCCACCGAAGCAATATTACCTTCAATTAAATTTCTATCTTTAGTGAATAATCTTAAACCGATTTCCCCATAGTTTTCAGCAACACTTTGTAGTGATGGACCTATCGAGTCCCTATATGTTTCATACTTAACTATTAAATCATCCATTATTGTTTTATAGTTGATTACCCCACTAATTGATGTCCCACTATTGGATATCTCTTTACTCGTAATTTCACCAATCGTACTACCACCATCTTTAGTATCTAAATTACTAATATCATCAATACTAAATGGTACCTCAGGTCCTAACGCCTCAATAGTTTCTAAATCAATCTTAGTTGTGTCTTCTGTTGCCACTGCCCTTTCATCATACATTTCAGTATTAGCGTAATAGTTAAACGACAACGCATTTTGTAATCGTGCTACAGGACCCTTTAATCCATGTCCACCAATAAAGTAGAATGATAAAGTAACATCCGCAATCATTGGTTGAACACCAATACCTTCAGGGTTTATATCTAACGTCAAAGGCTCATACCTTATACTCATCTGATTTATGGCAATTTTAGTATGAAAGAAATCCCCAACCCTTAAAATACATATTGGTGGTGAACCAAATGAAGTATTTAACGCATTGTTTTCTAAAGGTTGACCATCAGGACCAATAGTCGGTATAGTCTCACCCGGTCTCATACATTGTTGTAAGAACGTTAATCTACTGTTTAACCCTTCAGGTGTCATTGAATGGAATGTAGGATTAAAATATTTAATCTTTTCTTTTATTCCTTGATATAAAAAAGATGTGTCCTCAGCAACACTTTCAAAATAATCACATTCTGATAATAACTTTCTTAACACCTTTTTAGTTATTCCCTCTCTTAATGAAACCTCACTCGTTGTTCTTGGTGCCCCTTTTCCTTTTTCAATCACAGCAACCTTATCATCACCAACACTAACACTTGTAGTTTCTTCCTCAACGGGTGGTGTTTCCTCTACAGGTGGTGAAATAATATTAATTGATTTTATTGTCGTTCTACGACATTTCATAGCTTGTGTTGAATATATTTTAGCTACTTTATTAGTTATTTCCTGAGAACAATCTGTACCACCAATAGTTATCGATTCACCACTAAATGCACTCTGAATACCAATATATCCTTTTTCGTTAACTTTTTTAATTCTAGGGTCATTTAAAATTTGTTTTTTAACTGAATCTACCCTTCTTTTAGATAGGTTAACATTATAACTTTTATCGTTAGGTGAAGATGCAGAACCCGTTAATAAAATATTAACACCAAATTTATTGGTCGCCGCGTCAACTAACTTATCAATTAAACTATCAAGTTCATTCTTACCTTTCTCAATGTTATTTTCAAAAAATGTTTCAACCTGTTGTTCTTCATTAATTGTTTTGGCTTTTGTTAAATAATCACTTTTTTTCGCAATATAATTATTATAAGTTACATCATAATTAACTGATGAGGTTGTCCCTCTAGACCTTGAATCTGGCTTATCATTATCAAAATATAAATTTACACCTTCAAATTGATTGAAATTTGGTTTTTGTATCGTTTCTGTTTCGACATTATCAGGTTCAGGGTTTTGTTTAGGTATTTCCTTAACAACTTCTCTAAAAACATCAGGATTATTAGTTTTACTAACAACCTCATAGATGTCGTTAAAACTTAACTGACCATACTTTCGAGCCAATTCATAGATATCTAAAGTTTTACACCCAGAAAAGAAACTATCAACAATCTTAGTAACCTCAGAGTCGGGTGTCACATTCGCTAATTCCTTATCAACTAACGTATTTAATACCGATGGATGGTCAACTATTATTTTAAAACTTAATGAACCCTGTCTTTGGGTATTTGAGTATGTATATATCGGTTCAGGTCTACCTAAAAAATCATTAGTTGTCCAACTTGCAGACACGTTCTCATCAACTCTTAAATCATAAGGGGGGAACCACATTACACGTCCACCATTAGGTCCTTTCTCACACTCAGCTAAATCTTGAGTCATATTTGACGTTCTCCAAGCAAGGTTCTCAAGTGATAACATATATTTAGTCATGTTTTCACCTTTATCATTTACCCCAAAATTTGTTGGTATTCCTCCTGATTTTTGTGGTGCAATATTTAAATTATATGTGTTATCCAAAACAGAATTGGTAAATTTACGTATGTTACCATCCCTTTTTTGTAAGTCAGCCATTGTATAGTATGGTGTGTCTTTTGTGAATACACGACAATATTCCTCACCAACAAACGCACCATTTTCATTAACATATCTTTTAACTCTTGAACCCTTAGTTATCTCACGTGTCCCGTCAAAAAATACTTTAGACACTTGATTAATTGCGGTACCAACGTGACTTAAACGTGCTTGACCCTGTAGTCCATCCGCAGAATCAACTAATCTCTGTGTATCATCAAGTATTGACCCTTCAGTTAATTTATAACTACTTGAAGATGATGAGGTAAATTGTGAACTAATAGGTCCAAATCCAGCATCTCCTGACTTGATATCACCACCTACACCAACTTTTTTACCCGCAGCCCCACTGCTTTTTGGTGATACCCATGTGAATCCACCTTGGATATCGGGGTTATCCCCTGGCTCAACTGTGTTTAATCCAAATTTAAAATTTTGTTCACCTTCATATAGTTTAGCCAATTCTCCATAACCTCTAACTGCCGTTTGAACTCTCTCACCATCCATATTAACAGGTAACTCATCAGGTGGAGAAATTATATCGTTAGGGTCCTGAGTTCGTTTACCAACATAGTAGTTACCGTTAGGTGCACTTAAATTAAGGTCAGAAATAAAGTTTGCTTTATAGTCAGGTCTAAATCTATTATACTCAAGTGATTTAAACATTGTTGATGTCTGACCACCACCAGTATTATTTAGGAATATATCAGAACCACTTTTTCTCTCAGGTAGCAGTTTACCACCACCAAATAAATTAGAAATTTTGTTTACCGCAATGTTTGAGTATACTTTTTTACCACCAAAATAATCACCTGGTATCCATGAAAAAGGAACATAAACACCAGTAATTCTACTTATAAAATCTAATCCCTTCCCAACTATGTTTGTTGGTGAGGATATTACCCAATCAGGCTCTATTAACTCTTGTCGTCCTGTTAAAATATCTGCGGCAATGAAAGGGTCTTTTAAGGCATTAAGGAAGTTTGCTCGACCTAATGTCTCTTGTCTAATCTCCTCATCAACACGGTACTGAAATTCATCTTTCAATGATTTTGCACCAATCTGAATCATTGCAGAATCTTGTGTTAACGAACCATTAGTTCCCTGTGGGTCTTTATTAAATAGTATATCAGCGCTTGTATATGTTGATGAAACAAACTTAAAATAAGTGTCCCTATCAGTGATTAACTGTTGTACATCTTGTACACTATACCTATTATCATATCCCCCTGCTGGTCCATATTGATTCTGTAAAAATAATTTTACTTCTTCAACATCACCAATATCCTCAACCTCGGCACTATCAACAACTGCGTAGTTTGAAAGTATTAATTCAGACTGTCCAGGATTTGTAGAAGGGGCAAAACCATCACTATTAAAAGGTGGTAAGTTTTTGACCAACAGTTTTTTTCTGAAGTTTTCTGTAGAATTAAATGATAATGGACTTGGCATCTATTTTAGTTTACTATATAAATAGACGAATTACTTATTTTATAATTAATAAGTCGTTCCTTGTCTAGCAATTTCTTGTTGTATCATATTAGTTAAGTTTGACAAAGCCGCTGGGTCTGTTTGTAATGATTGTATTGTCATTCCTGCACCCTGTAACTGTATGGTTCCTGTATGGTTTACATTTAGGTCCTCATGTTTTTGTATTGCGGTTTCAACCTTCATCGGAGTATTCGTTGTTATTTCCGCAATATTAACAGGTGATAAACTTAGTGGTGTAGGGTTACTCATTGTACCCATAGTATTACTCGATGAGGTATTTGGATTTATTGGTACATTAGTATTACTTGCAGGTCTTGGGGTGTTTTGAGTACTTCCTGATGACGAACTAAAAGAAGGTAATGTATATGTTGGAAGCGGTACACTTGGTAGATTTATACCTTGAAGCAAATCATTAAATCCAACAGCAATTGATTTACCAAGACCTATTGCCCCTTCATTTGCATACGTGGTAAAAGCGTCACTAAAAATACGTCCGGCGTCTTTGAAGACGTCGTCTGTTACTTCAAATGCTTTTTGTACGTTTTCAGGTGTTAAAGATTTCTCGATAGTCCCACTAATTGTCTCGGCGGTGGATTTTAACCTAGTTTCTAACTTATCAAATTCATCAGTTGCTGCAACTCCGGCGGTAATACCTTTAGCACCTTGTTTAAGGGTAGTTTCTATTTGTTCTAAAACCGTAAGTTGTTCTACTGCAACTTCTTTTGAACTCAACTGACCTTTTTGAAAACTGTCTTTTAATGTAGCAATTTCTTCAGTTGTCAAGTCGGTTGCTGACTTCAACACTTCTTGACCAGGTATTTTAAATTTTAACTCACCCCCCTCAAACTGACCAATATTTGATAAAAATTCTTTAGTATCGTCATCATAGTTACTACTAAAATCTAATTGTGATAGTGCCTCCTGTTTTTGTGCAGATTTCACTGCAGTATTAGCTAATTCTTCATAGTCCATACCAAGAGCACTTGCCTGAGCCCTTAATCTTCTCATCTCAGTCGCTGAAATAGCAAAACTACCTGTTTCTGAATTAAATGATACCGTAGCACTCGCAGCGTCAATAATCGATTCTTGGAGACCATCAATATCATTCTGAGCCATGTTCATTAACTGAAATGGGTCCGCTAAAGCACCAACAGCACCACCTAACATTTGGAACTCAGCAGCTAGATTGATTGCTTCAGAAGGGTCGAGTAGTTTACCCGCCAAACTAGTTACATCCGCCATGTTAATTCTTAATGCCTGAGAACGAGCAACCATATTAGTAAATCCTTCTACACCATTTCTAAAATTATAAGAGTTGATAAGTTTTACATTAGCACCAACAGTTTTTAAGAATTGTCCTGTATTAAGACCTAAAGACGCCGCCCTTTTACGTGATAACTCTATTTGTTCAGCAGCTTGAGTCGGCCCAACACCTATCGAGTCAAAACCCTCAACTAAGGAACCCATATCTTCACCAGTAAGATTCGCGGCTTTTTGAATTGCTACAAAATTTTCAAGTTGTTCATTAGTTAGATAAACATTTCTTTGTAATGAAGTGGTAATTGAAGCGTAGACAGAACCAACCTCAGACGCAGTAACACCTAATTTAGCCATATTACCCACCGCCTGTGCAATTTCTTTTCTCATCTCCTTCGCGGAATCTGCACCTTGACCGAAGACATCGGCGGAAACTGATTTAGCAACTTTATCGAATTCTAAAATTGCTGATTGTAACTGAGTATAGGCCTGAGCGGCACTACTAAATGCCCCTTTTAAATCTGATGGTCCACCTGTGTCTTGTAAAAACATTTAAATTACTTTTATTATAAATACCTTATCAAGACTTTTGTCTGCGTTTTTCATTTAAGTTTTCCATATCAGATATGAATTTATTAATAAAATACTTTCTTTCAAAAGTGGGCATTTTGAGCACGTCTGAGTATGAGAAACCTAATTCCTTAACGGAATAGTAAATCTCATCGAGCATAGCTTGCCTGTAATCAGAAGAAAGGACGAAAAAACTCACCCCCGAAGGCTATACGAGTAGTAACCTTTTCTCCTGACGGGGCGTTAAAGACGCGTGTCAAGTCTAATCTTGGCTCCGCACCTTCCATTGTTTTTTTAATATGTTTAGAATCTGCGATTGGTAAATTAGCAATTATTGATGAAATTTCTGAAAGGTCTTTTGACCCGTCAAATTCAACAATAGTTCTTTCAAGACGTTTTGTTACTACTGGTGTAACAACTCCATCAGGATATGATTCCATCATTTTTTGAAGTTCTTGAGTATCTCTTTGATTTAATAATCTACATTTTACCATTTTTTTAGAAACGGGTAACATTATTTCAAAAAGACCTTCTGTGTTTGGTTCGATAGTTGCCGCCTTAACTGAAATCTCGTCTAAGGTGATTGTACTTTCAAAATCTTTAAGTGTTTTTGGGTCTTTTAAATTAAAGGTATAACTACTACCAAATGAAGTGTTTCTTAGAAATATTAAAATCGCTTCAACATCACATTCAAGTAGTTCCATTGGGTCAAAATTTGGCTCGTATATTTTATTCCTCAAAAGAGTCATAATTACATTGTCATTTTGCCTTTGACCACCTAATAAGGTGTTTTCATCAGAAGCAGTTAAATAACCAACTTTAATTGATGATTTACCATTTGCATAAAATTTACCTTTAGAGGGTAACTCAACCACGTCATGTGGTAGGTTAAAATCTTGTTGTCCATATTGTGCTGATGTATCCATATTTTGTAAATTAAAAAACCATAGAAAGTTTCCCTTCTATGGTTTAATTATAGTTGAACTGATTTTAACGTAAATAGTATTTCTTAATAAACTAAAACACATCTATCAGGACGTAATGTCGCCGTAATAGTTGCAATACCATCGTCAGAGTAACCTAACGAATCAAAGTTCACATCAGTTAAGAATGTTCCTTGTAATATCCACTTTTCGACAGCTACACCTGTTGGGTCTAACATTTCTAAGTTGATATTCTTTTTATATCCTGCTGCGTATCCCATACGACCAGTTACAGATTCTGCGTGTAAACGAACCCACTCCATTAATGCTTGTGAAGCTGAAGGACCGATTGGGTCACGGAATGTCACGTTAAGTGTACTCCATGTGAACCTACCTGCCACATATGTTGAAGTGTTTAAAAAAGGAACCTCAACAGGGTTAATTGATACTTGTGGACGTGAAGTTGACTCTACGTACCAAGAGTTGATACCTAACGACGAATCGAAAGTCATTATAAACCTGTTCTTTCTTTTTGGTTCGTAAGGTACCGGCATTTTCATTAATAAATCAGCCATTGTATTTTAATTTTAATTGTTTTTTAGTTTATTACTTATAAATAGTTGAAGTCTTAAAATTTTTTCTATTTACTTTTAATCTTAATTTTCCATAATATATAAAAATATCTAGAAAATTTTATACTTCTATTTTATCTCCTCCTTTAGTTAAATAAGTTTTAACTGGTTTTTCATCTTTATATTCTTTATCTAGAAAATCTTTAATAGAATCAATATTTCCTGGGTCATCATCAGAAAATCCAATCATTGGTACAAAGTTATTTTTTACATCATTTTTGAAAAAAGCTCTTTGATTAAGTTTTGATGACATTTCTTTCACATATGAGATAAATCCTCTTAATGCCTTTATCTTACCCTCCTCAGGATTCGCAGCACTACCTTCACCATATGTCACAGGGTGGAACTTCAACATATCTAAGTATTTTTCAATCATATCTTCACTAGTCATTTCTTCTTCACCAGCAAATTCACGAAATCTTTTAAGATTACCTATTAACTCTTCCTTACTTATACCCTTGTGGTTCGTCATAATCATATTATAGACCGCATCTCTTAATACTGAGGGTGTGTGTCCACGTGCGGTGATGATTGAGAATATAGACCCCCCATTTACCGCTTCAACAAAATCTTCCCATGATGGACCAACATCAGCAACCATAGAATCAACTATAAATTGTGAATCACCCTTTACGGTAAAGTTTCTATACGGGTCTTCAGCATAACCAACAATTGTTTCACCATTATAGTTAAAAGGTTCTTTACCCAATATACCTCTATATTCTGCAAAATCTTCAGTAGACATACCAATTTCTTTACCTTCATCATTCAACACAATAATTTGTGTTGGCATATAAAGTATGTTGTCGTCCCAATCGAAAGCATAATACTTTAAATTAGGGTTACCGACATCATCAAAACCCTCTTTGAGTTCTTTTTCTTCGATGTACTCTTTTAATATTTTACGAAATATCATTTCTTGTTGTTTAATTTTTCGATTAGTCTTTCAAGTTGTTCTTCAGATATAATTACATTTTGTGGTTTTTCTGAAAAAGTCTTAACCCCATTATCTTTCACATTGAGGTGTTCTGTTAACATGTGCTTTTTAAATTCCATTTCTTTAATTTATTTAAACGTTTAATTAAGGCTAATGGGGACCACTATGTAGTCCCCATATTAATATAAATATACCGAATTAGATATCTTCGAAAGATGCTCCTGTTGGAGTTATCAAGAATTCAATATCGATGAATTCAAGTGCTCTCGTTGGTTTAAGATAAATCTTACCCGTTAACGTGTTATTATCCAAATCTTCAGGTGTGTTTTCTACAACCACACGGAAGTCAATAAGACCTCTATCTCTTCTAATTGAGTCTAAGATTGGATTAACCGCATCTAAGAAGTCTTGTCTTACTTGGTCATCATTCTGTTCGAACAATAATCTTACCGCCACCGCAGAAATCAATTTACGTGCTTGTAACAATAATCTTCTTACGTTAATTCTATCAAGTGCAGATTCTCTAAGTTGTAGAGTTTTATTACCCCAAATTACGGTACCGACATCAGAGAAGGTTGCAATTGGGTTTAATCTACCTTGATATAGTGTATCTCTATCTTCTTGTGTTAGCTTCTTACGTGCTTTAACAGAATTAACTAAACCTCTTGTGTAACCCGCAGTTGCGAACCAAGGGAAAGCTACGTTATCCGTTAACGCCAAGTTTTTAACTACCTCAGATGTTGGTGGAATATAAACTTGTGTGTTATTTACACCATCTCTTGTTAAAATCCATGGGTAATAAGTTGCAGTGTAGTTAGAATCAATATCTGATTCCTCTAAATTGTCAACCGCTTCATCAGGATAGATAAAGTCCGTATCAAATGACGATGTGTTAGGTACAAACATATTGTAATCAGGTGTTGTACAGATGTAGATAGAATCTGCTCTATCTGTTTCAATCATATCAATTGCATCCTCAACTAAGTTTGAATGATTAGTATAATCAATACCTGGTGTTACAAAAATATTAATGTTTACCGCTTCAGGGTTTTCAAAAGTTTTCTGACCCATTAAGTAAGCGTAGTAATCAGTATTTGCCCAATCAGTTGAATCTTCACCTACTGTGATTTGTTTAAACTGTCCCCATCCTGATGCTGTTGGGAATGTAGGTGAAGGTGTAGCACCTAATAAGTAACCTGTACCACCTAATCTAAACGAGTCTTGATTAGAACGGAATTCTCTGTAAACATCCCATCCGTCAAAACCACCTTTAGCTAATAAAGTGAATTTACGTGCATTTAATTTATAGTAAGGATTAGTTTGGGATGTTGGTTCACTTGTGAAATCCGCGACACCGACATCAAACGCTGACGTACCTGAACTAATATATTGACCAGAAATTGTAACAACAGTTGCTCCTGAATCCATATGGAAACCTTTTGTAAGGTAAGACCAATCACTACTTTCAGTTGCTGTTCCTAAGTTAGATGGGTTTTGTTTACCACCATAGTTAAAGAAGTCTGGGTCAATTCCAACAGTATTAGAAATACCTAAATAAGTTTTTCTCACTTTATCACCTGAACTTCTCGTAGCGTTACTACTTCCTGCGGTTGTACCGAATGGTGGGTTATAAATAACTTCTCCTGGTGTGTTATATTTTGTTTTAAATTCAACAAAAGGACTCCTTGCCCCTGAGTATTCTCTCATCACATAACCTTCAAATCCACATGGTAGTGCATCTACAGGTGCGTCTTCATCCATATCTAACATTATGAATCTTGACTTAAGTTCAAACTCACCGTTAGAAGTACCAACTTTCTTAGCCACGTAACCATTCTCACCTGGACTCATAGTACAGTTTGTGAATTTTTCTAAAACTACCGGATTTGCATCTGTATCAAAATAATCACGAACGATTATATCAAATGTGTTATTTGAGAATGACATATTTGTCAATGATACTTTTACTAAATTATTAGCCGCGTTACCATCAGATATTAAGATAAACCTAAATAACCTATCTACTTTACTACCTCTTAGTTCTGAAACCACAAACGGTGTTGATGGTGTTTGATACTGTTCTAAATACCAACCAATTGAAGTATTGCTAGCATTATCTTCTCTAGCTGAAGGTAAATTAATTAATTCACAATTAAGTCCACGAACTTTACCAAGTCTATATCCTTGTGTTAGTAATGAGTAATATGTTTCTTCCACAAATAATGGGAACTCACTACTTGTTTTACCGAAATTAGTAGAACCAAAAACTTTAGTTAGGTAGTTTGTATCTGATAGTGAAAAAGATGTTTTAAATGTAAAAACATCACCACCCGACGTTAAACCTGATATTCCAAATGGTGAGTAAGGATTTTTCTGTACATCAGCGTATGAACCTGAACAATCCATTACTACATCAGTTAACCCTGTTACGTTGTAAACGGGTCCACCATCAGAGTTGTCATTAACACCTCTTGAACGAAGTGTTGCAACAACAACATCATTATATTCAGTGAATGCCGTTGCGTTGTATGTTAATACAGTACCACTAATCGTACCTGCAAAGACACCAGGACTTGTTTCTGTAAATGTTCCCGGTTCCATAACTGCATTAAATGACATACCCGAATAGTTGTCCCCTGAACCAGGTTCAAAACACCCGTAATACCAAGGGTCCATTAATGAGTCATCATAATCTGCAACTGAATTGTATAAACCATCAACACCTAAGTTATTAGTAACTGTTGTATAACCGTTACCAGTATACGCAGAATATACTGAATCTGTTAATACTCCCCATTGAGAAGAGGTTGTTGCTGATGACGGATTATCTAACATTAAATTGAGTACAAAAGTTTGTAACTGACCTTTAATAGTTGCTGAATCACCGTTATATAAGGTAATGTCATCATCAAAGTAATCACTAATTGGTGATGGGATAGTACCAGTAAATTCAACAGTGTCTGTTGAACCTGTACTACCCGTAAATGTTACCGACCAAGTGGTTTCTACAGGTGTAGATAATGTTGCCGGGTCTAAGTTTGCTTGAGTCGTTATAGACCAAGACGGACCCGCATCATAACCTGATAAACCTAATACTCTGGTTACAAATAATTGATTTGATTGTTGTAAATATGCTTTCGCAATATATGCCGCTTCATATTTTGGAATTTGTGTGTTCACAAATTTAGTTGGATTTGTTCCCCCGAAGTAGGATTGAAACTCGTCAAAGTTTGTGATAAAAATTGGTTCAAATGCGGGACCTGTTAATGTCTCCCCTACTAAACCTAAAGTTGTTACCCCAACACTTTGTGCTACGAAACTCAAATCTCTTTCTGATGTATATACACCTGGTGAAACGAAGACTGTGTTTGAACTTGCCATGTTTTTTTAATTTCTTTTAGAATTTATTTTATTATAAATATTTAGAAAAAACGCAAAAAACTTTCACTGAGGGGACATATTTATAAATTAGGCAGTATTTATTCTGCCTTTTTTCTACCTTTATTTATGAAAGAGATAAAAAATATTAAAATATCGACAGAAGTTCACACTACCTTAAAAACCTATTGTGAAGAAAATGGTCTAAAAATGTATAAGTTTTTGGAAAAGATGATTATGGATAAATGTTCCAAACCAAAAGACATCTACGGAGAGTAGATTATAGTAACTTTGCAGTTGTAAACATCTTTGATTCACCCGATGTGTTTTTAGTAACTACGAACCTTACTAAATCATTAGTATTAATTTGTACTTTGTTTTCGTCCTTATTTAGTTCACCGACATAGTCATTATTAATATAAACATCACAAGTTTTTATGTTTTCTGTTCTGTCTAAATATAAATCTATAGTGTATCTGAAAATTTCACTCAATTCGTCATTACCATCTACAAATAATAAATCAACAGGAAACTCATTTGGGTTCTCAGGTTGTGGGTCAACTTTTCTTGATTTATTTAGTAATGGTACTTCGTACATTGTAAGTGCTCTTGATATACCAGGGCTAACCTCAAACTCATCTTCATCCATTAAGAACCCTAACATTGTAAACTCGTAGTTTTGAATGTAGTATTTTCTTTTATCAATATCTAAAACAGATTCATCAGAAATGTTATTTAATACAATTGGTATATAGTGTCCTTTAATGTTAGTATATGCCTGACGAGACGCAAAATTTTGAAGAACGTTTTTGTTGAACTCATTCAACGACCTCATTCTGTTTACAAACAGTTTAACATTATAAGTAATATCAACAGGAATAGGTTGAGGAATTTTATAGACATCGACACCTTTTCTTTGTCCGTCCCAAGTTGGTACTTTAGCATAATAAAATTGTTTTCTATTTGGAATTGTATATTGTAATGATGGGTTAGAACCATAAGGAACTTCAGGTTGTCTAACTGTAGACACAAAAGGGGGTTTTACATTCTTATCTAAATCTTGAAAGTTCCAAGTCTCAGTAAACTGTGCCCAATTCTGTGTTGTTATAATAATATCAACAGTAGGTATAACCTTACCATCCATAAATGTTTTTAAATCATTTTTAACAAAATCCAACATACCACGGTCTAAATCCGCGTGACCAATACCTTTCGGCAAATAAGTACCATCCCTTTGAATATCCTCCAAAAGTTCTATCCTTCTATCTAAACCTGTTTTTTTAGGTATAAGATTAATCGTTTTCTTTATTTTTTTTGGTAATGCCATTATACTCCGTTGAATTCATCATTTGATACCGGCGACGCAGTGATACTGCGGTAATATGGTTTATAACCACCATAAGTGTGCCTGTTATCCGAGGTGATACGTCCGTCATCAACAACGGAATAATACCTAACTCTATCTTCTTTTTCATAATAACCAATATAGTCTCCGAACTCAACATCTACATCCATCTCATCTAAATAAGACTGATAAATACCAACCTTGAGATTACCAGGTTCTAATTGTTCAATTCTTGAAGACCCCATATACGCATTTGTCGGTGCTTCAACCTGAACATATCCTTTGAGTTCCACAGGTGCGTGATATTGTACCCCTTCGGAGACCACCTCACCATAAACATCATCTTTTTTTGTTCGTTGTTTATCAACACGATACAATACAAACGTAAAGTTCATATCCCCGTGTAACCATTCTTGGCCGAGAGATATGTCTAAATCAAAATCTTCTTCTGCGAAGAATTTATTTAATCGTGTTATTGGAACTTTTCTTTGACTCATCAATTGATAAATATCTATAAAATGATTATATTTAAATGTATTTAAGTTTATGCAAGAAAATAAAGTGGTATCAAAGATACCCGAAATTAAGGCAACACGTATTTTAGAAGAATACGAAGGGTACAACAATTATATACTTTTGTTGAAAAAAAAGATGCAAATAAAAAAGCATTTTAAAATGACCCGAGCACAGGCTGACTATATTATTGATTTTCATAAACGAACACCAAAAGTTGCAAGAAAGTGGGTTGAGTTAGATGAATACTTTGCTAATAAAATGAAAGAAGAAAAATTACTTTCTAAAAAACCAACTCAAATTTATGTTGAAAAAATATTGGTAGAGAAGGACAAATCATTTCATATTTATGGGAAATTATTTGAAACAGAGGAACTCCACGATTTTTGGTTACCCAAGGCAGCAGTAATACAAAATAAGGAAAGAAAGGTTGAGGTTGACTACACTAAATATTCAAACAGACCGCCACTAGAACATCAGAAACTTGCCGTCGAAAAACTAGTTGGTAACGATAAATACATTTTAGCAGATGACATGGGTCTTGGTAAGACGACCGCAACTGTAATGGCGGCATTAGAGTCAGGAGCAAAAAAAATATTAATCATATGTCCCGCATCTTTAAAAATCAATTGGCAAAGGGAAATTGAAAACTACACGGATAAGTCAATATCGATAGTAGAGGGTAAAAAATGGGAACCCGCCGATTTTATGATAATAAACTTCGACATATTAAAAAACTTTCACAACCTAAAAAAAATAAAAGAATCTGTTATCCTTAATTATGGTTTTGATTTAGTGGTAATAGATGAGGCACATTACATACAAAACAAACAAGCACAGAGAACAAAAATAGCAAATGATATTTGTAAAAAGGTTGGTAAAGTATGGTTACTAACGGGAACACCAATGACCTCAAGACCAATTAATTATTACAACCTACTGGACTTGGTCGACTCACCAGTCGCATATAATTGGATGGCATATGCAATTCGATATTGTGAGGGTTACCAATTTAGTGTGGGGAATAGAAGAGTGTGGAATGTTAATGGTGCATCAAATCTATTAGAACTTAGAGACAGAACAAAAACACACGTACTAAGAAGATTAAAAGAAGATATTTTAGACTTACCTGAAAAAATATTAACACCTGTTTACCTCAGACTTAAATCTAAACAATACGAGGCAATGATGGGTGAATATTTTGAGTGGTATGATAATTCAGAGGAATCGTCCTCATTAACAGTGCAATTCTCAAAGCTGATGAAAGTAAGACAAATCATCGCAGAAGAAAAAGTTAGAAACACAATAGAAATTGCACAAAACATTATAGAACAAGGAAAAAAAGTTATTATTTTTACAAACTTTACAGATACATTAAATCAAATAAAAACTCATTTTGGTAAAGAGGCCGTCACTTTAGATGGACGAATGAGTAAACCTAACCGACAGCACTCCGTTGACGAGTTTCAAACAAACGACAAGGTCAAAGTATTTGTTGGTAATCTTAAAGCTGCGGGTGTTGGTATAACACTAACAGCCGCGGAAGCGGTTATCATGAACGACTTATCTTTTGTACCTTCGGACCATTCACAGGCCGAAGATAGGGCATATAGATATGGTCAAAAATCCAATGTGTCTGTCTTTTACCCAATTTTTGAAAATACTATTGAAGGTGCAATATATGATATCTTATCAAAAAAGAAAAATGTATTTGAAACAGTTATGGGTGATAATGAAGATAAAGGGAATATTGTAGAAGAAATATTAAACTCAATCACAAGAAGATAGTAATTTTTCCCATATGGTGTTATTTATAAATAAAACACAGACTTATGGAGTTTAAAAAGAGCCAGGAAAAAATCCGTGAAATAGAAAACAAAATTACGGAATCAGAAAGAAAAGATATCGTTACCGAGAATAAAAAAGGTAGTAAAATGATAACGGCAATAAAGTTACCATATTCATATTCGTCGTTAAAACGATTCATAGATAAAGAAACAATGAATGTTCATTATAACCAACACTATAAAGGTTATATTAGAAAACTTAACAAAGCGTTAGAAAATGTTAAAGATAAAGACCTTGATTTAGAGTCTTTAATAAAGGGTGTTTCAAGATATAGTAATACCATCAAAAATAATGCTGGTGGGGCATATAATCATGAGTTATTTTGGCAGATGTTATCACCAAAACAACAACAACCAAATGGTCCAGTATTAGATAAAATTAAGAAGAAGTTTAAAACATTTTCAAATTTTAAGAAAACATTTAAAAACAAAGCTTTAGGTCAATTTGGTTCAGGATGGGTATGGTTAGTACTCACAAAAAGTGGTGACGTTAAAATTGTAACTACATCTAATCAAGATAATCCGTTAATGAACACTATTAAATTTGGTGGAATACCATTATTAGGTTTAGATTTATGGGAACACGCATATTACTTAAAATACAAAAATAAAAGAAACGAATATATTGATAATTTCTTTACAGTTATTAATTGGTCTTTTGTTAATAGACAATTTGATTCACATCAAAAGGGTAAACTTAACGAATCAAAAGTTGTAAAGAGCTTAATTAGTGAGGGTTTATCTAAAGGATGTTCACCACAACAGGTAAACACATATAGAATGGTCTTTAACAGAAATCCGCAAGTTAAGAAAAAGTTTATGTACGCAATTATGGATATACTTAAAGAAGTTTATTCTGAATTTCATTACGAAAAAAATCAATACGCAGATGGACAAATGTCAGGAATATACGATTTTGAACAACCTGGTCGTTCAGTAATTAATAAATTAAACACTAACTACTCCGCATTTTGTATTTTAGTTAATGACCTTAATGCAGTATTAAAACACTACGGGCAGAATCCATTAAATTTTGTAGGTGTTAATGATAAACAACAGTTGAGGGAGGTACAAAGAATGATAAAACTTATGGTTGAATTCAGATATCGTATTTTTAATCAAGAATCAGGAACATTCCAAAGCATTATGGCGTCATTAGACAAAACAAATAAATTTGGTGATGAAAGGGAAATAAAGGCAGTTGTTAATATGAAAGATATCTTTAACACTAAAAAAGTATTCAAAGTAGGTGAACTAGGTGGGAAAGATGATATGATTGGAGGTATTGATGCGACAGTAGAAATAAATGGCGAAACTAAAACAATACAAATAAAACCATTTAATAATACTGAAGAAAGTGAAGGTAGAGTCACTGTATTTGGTACAGGTAATGTTAAACCCTATAAAACCGACTATATGTGTTTTCATGATAACTCTAAAGGTACGTTAGTTTTTGAAAATAATGATACAAAAATTGTTAACGGTAGATACACTTTCCCTATCGATAGTTTAATAAAACAATAATAAACGGGTAAAGCCAGATATTTATAATAAAAGTTAACGATGTCAATAATTTTAGAACCACAAAGAACCAAGCTATACACTAGAATTCGTCATCTTTTAGGTGCACCTTTAAGGGGTATTGAAATAGAAGATGAAATGATGGATTCATTATTGGAATTATCTATTGAAGATTACTCACAATATGTAAATGATTGGTTAATTGAATCACAATGGACATCACTATATGGTTTGAATCAGGATACTCAGTCCGTTGCCAAAGCATTAATAACACGTTCTTTAGATTGGGAAACACAGTACACTTACGCATATTCTAAAATTGTTGGTTTACAAGCGGGTGGTGATTCTGAATTAAAAAAGGACTATTTTGACCTTAAGGCTAACCAACAAATTTATGAAATACCTGCAGGTAGGGAAATAAATGAACTTTTATGGTTTACACGTGCCGAACTTGATGCCGCTTTCTTTGACCCATTTATGGGTGGATTTGGTGGATTTGGTGGTATTGGTTTAGGTGGTGGTGCCGGTTTCTCACAAATGGGTGGTCAGGGCAATTACTTTGTTTCACCAGGTTTTGACATCTTACTTAGAATGCAAGATATTAACATAAAAAGAAGACTTATAGGTGGAGAGCTAACTTATAGAATAACTGCATTACCTGAGGGTAAAAAGGCTATACATCTTTATAATGTTCCTGGTGGTAAGTTTGATTTTGGTAACATGGCTAACAACAACTATAGAGTGTGGTATTGGTATTATGAAACAGACGATAGAGAAAGTTGTTTAGCTAAAAATCCTGATATTGTTAGATTACCATCAGACGTTAATATGGAAAATTTAAATTGGGCGGAATTAAATTCACCCGCACAAACATGGGTTCGTAGATGGTTTACCGCATATGTTAAAGAGACACTGGGTCGAGTAAGAGGTAAATTTAGTGGTAACTTAAAAACACCTGATTCAGAATTACAATTAGAATACGATTCTTTATTGAGTGAATCTAAAGATGAGAAGTCTAAACTAGAAGAAGAATTAAAAATGAGACTAGAAAGACTTCGTCCTGATAAAATGATGGAAGTTAAGGCCAATCAAGCAGAAAGTTTAAACAAATCACTACAATATAGAGCACTTCCTCGTCAAATCTATATAATATAATGGGAATATTTAAATCATACCCCGTTACTAAAATAATAAATGGGGTTGAAATAAAAACTTCAGATGCAATAATATGTACTAACTCTAGTCATACCACAAATGGGGAGTCTGCAATAATTGTTAAAAACACCGATAGTTGTGTGGTTACATTAAATGAAAATACAACAGACCACATAACAATTAAATCTATGACTAATGTTACTATCAAAAGTGACTTACTCATTGATGATGAATATAATCAGATTGAAACTGAAAGAGGTGCGTCTGTTGAATTACGTTTCATCGGTAAAGGATGGTATATAATGTCTTCTGATGGATTAAAAAACTCTTAACCAAATAGTGATTGTTGATTAGTTTCAATCTTCTTTTTAACTACTTTTCTCTTTTCTGCGATATAAGGTTTTTCTTCATTTCTAACATTCTCAACTTCAAGACCTAACATTATATCACTATTTTTCTTAATGTAATCACCATCAACAAGTTCCATTGTACCATCAACATACATATAGTATGGGTCAATACCAACCTTCTGCCAAAATGTAATCTCAGTATCTGATAATGTTAAAACTTCTTCAAGAGTATCTTGGTCACCTTCTCTACGAGGGAAACCACGAACTAATTTTGATTGTGTTTTAGTAAAGACAGGTCTATCTTTTGGGTCATCAATTAAAATATCGGGTCTAATGTCTGGTGAGAATACAACTAAAAGTGGTTCGATTCTTTTATTAAATGCTGCTAAGTAACGTGCGACATTATATTCACCTAACATATCAGGACTTTCTGTGATATATTTTTCGTCAATATGATAACAATTTAATACCACCTCATCTTTTTTCTTTTGTACGTCACCATGTGATTTTCTCTCACCATTATTTACGTAATATATGGTGTCACCTAAACCGATGGGTAAATTGTGTTTCATTGCCAACTCCATATGTGCTTGACGAGACATTAATGAACCAGATTTAGTTCTTTTTGTAATGTGTTTTTTGTATTCTTCAATACTTTGTTTTACACGGGCTTTATTGGCTATTTTAGAAATAGGTATTTCTCTGTTGTATATGACCTCAACATATTCATAATAGTAATCTAAAAATTCATGACCCTTACCGTCCAATAACATACGAAGACTTTTATCTAAAAATTCCGCCACATATGTTGGTAATTTTTTTGACTTAATTGTGTTACCTGTAAGTTTAACTTTCCCCTTATCTGTTAATAGTGCGTAGTTCTTACGTGCCACATTTATAGTTGCTGGCCATTGACCATCAGTATCTAACCCCATTTCATTTCTCATAAAAAGGTCGTTATACTCGGCAACATCCGCTTCTGAACCATAATAGGTTTTACCTTTTTCAACTAAACCATTAAGACCAATACCAACATAACTATGATTTTCCTTACCTTCAGGAACTGAAAAGTTAACACCATCCGTATCCATGACTAATGGTTTATAATCCCTTTCCATGAACCACATAATCATCTGTCTTAAGTATTGTCGACCAGTACAGGTTATCTGCTCACCCATATCCATATCACCCCACGGAAATACATGAGGTGCAGATAGTGAACCAAAGAACGCATTAATAAAAATCTTAATAGGTAATTGTTTACGGTTGTATTGTGAAGAAAGTTTAGGGTCTGTCTTTGAATAGTCAGCAGCTAATTTCTTATATTTAATACGAGTATCACGGAAATACTTTAACATACTCTTCATTGCCCCTGTAACATCACATTTAGGGAACACATCATGAACTAATTGAATAGATGGGTATAGAGAGGAGTAATCGAGTTTTAATACGTTTGTAGAGTAACCCACAGCTAATAGTCTCGATAGACCTCCCGTGAATGGTCTTTTCTCACCTTTCTTAGGTATTGCTAATCCGTGCTTGTATGACCAAGACGCCATAATCATTTTCCATAAAGTTGCAGTACCCATTGTTGATAGTCTCTCATATGTTGTTGGTACTAACTTTGCAAGAAGAAAGTTTGCTTGGTTAAACTCCTCATCAACCACCATGGTCTCCCAAATATCATCATAAAGATATCTTTCTACAATATACTTACCCGTTACCTTTTCATAATGACCAGGAAACTTACCCATCAAGTTTTCAGTACCTTTTGAACCAACTTCTTTAAACCCACCTGTTTTTGGGTTAAAGTAGTAATCTTTATTGTCGAAATAAGTTTTACCAATCTTATCACCCTGAACGTACACACGATTTTCTTTCCCAGCACCGATAAACTGAGTGATATATTTAAGTCCCCAACTCTTAATGTCAGAGTTAATTGCCTGTGCCCTACGTACCGCATGTGCAATATCAACAACATTATAACCCCACATTTGCATCTGAGTAAAATCTTCCATCTCATTTGCAAGTTTGAGTATACTATCTTTTTGTCTAAACTTAACTTCGGGATTTAAGGTCCTAATTATCTTTTTAGGGTCTAATCCTAATATTTCTGCTCTACGAATTAAAAACGGAAAATCGAAGAATGCCGAGTTATACCCACCAATTAGTGTTGGTTTTAATTGATTAACAATCTTAAAAAACTCAATAATAAGTTGTCTTTCTTCTTCATCGTTGTTGGCTGAGATAACTTTTTCATATCCTTTATTGTCTTTCATACCAATAAGAAATATACTACTATCTTCAGGTGAAAGACCTGTGGTCTCAATATCGAATACAAATCTATGTACCTCATCATATTCATCAAAACCTTTGAATAACCTCTTTCCCTTTTGACAGAGATATTGTTCAACAGGTGACATTATCATTATGTGTTCTGAATTACCCCTTTCCCATGGGTCTAAACCACCACCTTTAAAGAAGTTAACTAAGTTGGAGTAAGACTTCGTAGTCTTAACCATATATTTTAAACCTTTTTCCATTCTATCGTCACCATGAGTATCTAACTTTTCAATTAATATACCATGTGTTGACATTGCTTGTTTTTGTGCAGCTTTAGACCCACCATAAAACTTTTTACCGTGAAGGTCACCAACCCAAGCAAATGGAATAAATGTGTCTGATTTTATTTGTTTACCCTGAATCGGGTCTTGAATTACTTTAAATACTTTTCCTGAGCGATAGTCGTATTCTAACGCAACAATGTACTTTTCAGGGTCTTCCCCTAATAGGAACTGTTCGATTACTTCTTGTGATACCATAATATTTGTTTTTCGTTTGAGACATTTTACTCACACCACAATGGCATGATTTCCCTTAACATTCAAACAAATAATAGTGTATTAATAAATCTAAGTCAAACTATTTGTTTTGATTCTTTTCTTGTATCCCCATAATTAAATAATATTGATATATAAATTTTCTCTGATTGGGGTAATGAGTTCACCCATTGAATTAATTATCGAGAATTCACCCAAAAAACGACCTTTTCTTTTAGTGTCCCTCAATAACCACTTATAATATATGTAGTATGTGATTGGGGCGTTAGGGTTGTCTTGTGTTTTTTCAGTTATAAACGCATTGTTCATAATAATCTTTGGAATGCCAGTCGACTCTTCTTTCATTGAAAAACGGATTGTTGCGTTGTCTAAATCAGCGTCGAACAATTTCCAAGAATCTGTTCGACCATCTCTTACAACTTCCATCTTTAAGATTGGTAACTCACTGTTTTGTTTTATAAAGAATTCCATAATTATAAATATATCAATAAAGAAAAACCCCTCCGAAGAGGGGTTTTATATTTTATAGGTTTTTAATTTATTATAATGCCTGTGGTACAAAGTCGTAACTAATCGTTATATTGTTGTTACCAAGTGTGAACGACCTTGAAGCATTTCCAGGATTTATTCCACTATTTGCAGAAATCGATGATACACTTTGTCCTGTTACTGATGCGACACCTTGTGTTTCTCCGTATATCTGACATCCCGAACCTAACACACCTTGAGATTCAATGTAGAATAGGATTGTATCACCAGCTACCGCTTGGATTGAATCTGTTGAATCATTTCCACTACCAGTCGCTTGGTATGAAGATTGTAACACTCCGTTCACATAAATAGAACCTGAACCTCTAGCACATGTCGCACTTGTGAAATTGAGATTAATTGTTCTCAGTGTTACCGAGGTTGACGGTGTTGGTGTTGGTGTCTTAGTTGGTGTACGTGTTGGTGTTGCCGACCTCGTTACTGAAGGTGTTGGTGTTGGTGAAGCAGGTGCCGGAGTACCTGTTGGTGTTCTCGTTGGTGTACTCGTTGGAGTCGGTGTTGGTAGTGCACAGAATGAACAAGTGTCCCCAACGGCAGTAATTGTATACGGCGGTGGTTCAGGGCTTTCATCAATAGCCACAATCTGCCAACAACCCGTTGTCTCTTTAACAGAACAGTAATCACCGATTGACGGTACTGATGAGAAACCAGAACCTAATAATGCACTTGCTTGTGTTCCACCTGGTTGACAATTACCGTCAACGTAATTTATTGACTGTAATATGAATTTATATTCTACACATGGATGCTCTTGTAAACATGATGTACATCCTTCATAGAACGAACCTCCTGGTGACCATATACCCTCTTGATTCCTAAATGTTCCGTCAATTATACCTAAATCGGTTACGTCGTCACCACCATAGCTCTGTCCAATAAACTTAACACAAGTATCAAGAATACCTGTTTGTTCTTCTAAGTATAACGACACGTCACTACTCTCTTCGAGTGCGGATAAAATGGAACCTGTCTGACTTTGATTTAAGGATATTCTATATACTAGTGCTGGTGTATTACAACATTCTGAGAAGTACATTGGGTAATATACCGTAGATGGTGTTACTGATGGAGTAACAGACGGAGTAACACTAGTAGATGGTGTTATCGTTGGCTGTGGAGTTTGTGTTGCCTGTGGAGTATTAGATGGTGTAACCGTTTGTGTAGGTGCCGGTGTTTGTGTTGCCTGTGCCGTTGGAGTAACTGTTGAAGTTGCCGTAGGTTCAGGTGTTGATGTCGGAGCCGGTGTACCTGTTGGTTCAGGTGTTGACGTAGGTGCCGGTGTACCTGTTGGTTCAGGTGTTGACGTAGGAGTTACACTTGAAGTTTGAGTTGGTGTATTAGTCGGTGTTTCTGTAGGTGTTGGGGTTACACTTGCAGTTGGAGTTACACTCGCTGTTGGAGTAGGACTCGATGTTGGAGTATTAGTTGGTGTATATGTTGGCGACGGTGTCACTGAACTTGTAGGGGTTACAGACGATGTCGGTGTAACCGTTGATGTCGGAGTGTTACTTGGTGTTACTGTATTAGTAGGTGTTGGTGACTGAGTAGGTGTGTTTGTCGGTGTTCTTGATAGAGAAACCGTTGGAGTCACTGTACTTGTTGAAGTAACGGTTGGAGTAACTGTCGGTGTTACTGATGACGTTACTGAAGGCGTTGGTGTTACTGAGGCAGTTACTGTTGCGGTAACTGTAGGTGTTACGGTCGATGTAGCCGTCGGTGTGAATGTTGACGTTGGTGTTACTGTCGATTGAGGGGTAACAGAAGGTGTTACTGAAGAACTTGGAGTTACTGTAGGTGTTACCGTTGATGTGTTTGTTGGTGTAACGGAAGGTGTTACTGAAATTGTTGGTGTAACTGTAGATGTGTTTGTTGGTGTTATTGTTTGAGTAGGGTCAGGTGTTGAACTTACTCCTGGCGTTTGAGATACTGATGCAGTTATCGATGGTGTCGGTGTAACATCTGCGGTTGGAGTCACACTCGATGTTGGTGTAACTGGTGGTGTTGAAGTTTTAGTCGGCGTTGGTGTTGAAGTAGATGTTGATACAGGTGTTGCTGTTGTTGTTGGTGTTACTGTAGATGCTGGTGTTGATGTCGGTGCAGGTGTGGATGTTGTTGTTGGCGTAGAAGTACCACCTGGTGTTGACGTAGGTTGAGGTGTAGATGTCGGTGCCGGTGTACCTGTTGGTTCAGGTGTTGTAGTTGCCTCAGGTGTGGATGTCGGTTCAGGTGTTGTAGTTGCCTCAGGTGTTGTAGTCGCCTCAGGAGTAACTGTAGACGCTGGTGTACCTGTTGGTGTTGGAGTAGCACTTGAACCTGGTGTATTTGATACTGAAACCGTTGGTGTTACAGTTGGTGACGGAGTTGCTGTCACTGATTGTGTTGGAGTGTTTGTAGGTGTAGACTCAGGAGTCAATGTAGGTTGTGCTGTCGAAGTAGGTGTTGGAGTCGATGTACCACCTGGTGTTTGTGTAGGGTTAGGTGTTAATGTAGCTTGTGGTGTTTGACTTACACTAGCCGTAACTGATGGTGTCGGAGTTGCCGTACCACCTGGTGTTTGTGTAGGAGTATTAGTTGGTGTTGCAGTTGCCGTGTTAGACGGTGTAACTGAACTACTTGGCGTATTTGTTGGGGTAACATCAGGTGTTGATGAAATGGTAGGGGTTGGTGTTGCACTTGCACCTGGAGTATCAGATACTGAAACTGAAGGTGTCGGTGTACTTGTTGTTGTTGATGTTGGAGTAGATACCGGTGTACCCGTTGGGGTTGGCGTCCCTGTAGACTGTGGAGTACTTGTTGGAGTTGCAGTTGTTGTAGAAGTTGGTGTTGAAACAGGTGTACCTGTTGGAGTTGCCGTCGTTGTCGATGTCGGTGTTGTTGTTGGTAACGGTGTACGAGTTGGAGTAGTCGTTGTGGTTGGCTCTGGTGTTGAAGTAACAGTAGCCGTAATAGTTGCTGTTGGCGTTGAAGTGGATTGTGGAGTACTTGTTGGTGTTCTTGTTGGAGAAACCGTTTGAGTAATCGTTGCCGTCATCGTAGGTGTTACCGTAGATGTTATCGTTGCAGTGATAGATGGTGTTACCGATGGTGTATTTGACGGGGTAATTGTTGGGGTAACTGTCTGTGTTTGTGTTGGGGTTGGTGTTGGATGACCAATTACATAAGTGTAAGATGCTTCGTATGTTTCAGAATAGATTGTGTAGGTACCGTAAAAATAATCAGTAACTAAATCAGCCGGCATAGTAACAACACCAAAGTCCGTTACAGTCGAACCTGTATCCGCAGTAAAAGTAATGTGAACACTTTCACCTACTAAATTATCACTCAAAAATCTAATTCCATCTGCCATTGTGTATAAATACTTTAATATATTATTTTATAAATAGTTTATCTTATGAGAATATTATGGGTAAGGTGTGGTAGTATTAAAGTTGTTTAATATTTGTGACGATGTTAACGCGGTATTGTATAATCTAATAATACCGTACTCACCCCTAAAGTCACCAGTATTATCCGCACCTGGATTCTGTTGACCAAAGAAGATGTTATTATCAACACCACTTGATAAGTATGATACCCCCGCTTCTGAGTCATTTAACACACCATTGATGTATAAACTTTGTGTACCACTTGAGAAATCCCAAACCAATACCACCTGATACCACTGACCTTGATTAAATGGTGATGTTGAGTAAAGATAGTTATTCTGCCAAATCTTACCTCTAAATCTACCATCTTCAGCAGCTATTGGTGGCATGTTCCATCCCGTTTGTGGGTTTGATTCCGACATTGACATAATGTTACCATTAGTATCATCGGGATTAATCCACAATTCATAAGTGAATGATTGAGTGGCGTTACCTGTACCCGCAACATTACTTAATAATATGTAATCGTCAATACCATCTGTGACTATAGACTTATCTGTGGAGTTATATGTTGGTCCATTAACTAAAGTACCATTATAGTTACCTTGTAAATCCGTCCATAGAGTTCCGGTACCCAGATATGAATTTGAATTTCTGGCGTCTAAATAGACTAATAAATTAGATACTATTGGAGATGTCCCTGATGGTGTTACTGTTTGTGTTGGCGTTATTGATGGAGTAACAGAAGATGTTACAGATGGTGTTGGAGTAGATGTCACCTGTGGTGTTTGTGTAGGTGTTGGTGTAGGCGTAATACAATCATCCGCAAAATAACCTGAAACCCCACCGTGGTTATCTTGGAAAATGTTTCTTAGTGTTACAAAACTTGGTTTAGTTAAAACTGGTGCGAAATAAGAATTAAATAAGTTATAACCTAAAATATTATTTGTTTGAATACCCGATGGAGTTCTCATATTATCATTCCACTCAGGAGATAAAGAACCTCCCGCCCAAAACTCAGACATCTCCCACATACTCCAGTTAAGTAAATACATATACTCTTTATATGCTAATTGAGCCTGTTCTGTATCACCTGACCAATTAGGTGCGTATTCACTAGGGTCAAACATACTATTGTCAATAGCTTGTTTCATAGCCAAATGTAAGTCAGTTGTTTGCCAATTCGGATTTTGTTCCGCCATCCAGTTTACTGCGGTTGACGAACCAGGAACCGCACCCATTATACCAAACAAGTGAACCGTATGGAAAATATGTTCAAATACTTCTCCAATCACAGTATCTCCACTTGTGGAGCCACTACTGTACCACACCATGTCATTAGTTGCGTGAGTATCTAAGAATTCTTGGTATCCTGTATACCCTGTTATACCTTCATCGGTCAACCAATTAGGGTCATAGTCGTCCCCACTACCATAACCAACTCTTTGGGCTGTAGGTATTCCCTCATGTATTGTGCCTACATCACCTCTTAAAGTGGCTACTAAATTATTTTGATATGACAAAGTAATCCCTGTTGCTGATGGGTCCATTATTAATTGGAATGAACGGGCAACTTTTTTAGAGAATTCATCAGGTACAGCAACATTACCACCAACCGCACCGGCTATAACTTCTAACATACCACTAACATTTATACTTCTATCGAATACTGCCCCATTACTGGTATCGGCAGTTAAAGGTCCTGCGACATAACAACTAAGAAGAGATGCTGCGGATGGGGTCGGTGTTGGAGTTACAGATGCTGTTGGTGTATATGTCGGAGTTGTTGTTGGTGTAGGTGTATTAGATGCAGTAACTGTAGGTGTTGGTGTTACGTATGGTAAAGGTGATAATGAATATCTCTGTCTGTATTGGTCATAGAATGATGTGATATCTGAATCAGATATTGCACTATCATATAATGCAACAATACCCATATCTCCATCAAAGAAGTCATCAGCAGCCCAGTTACTATCACCAATGTAATTATTATTTCTTGTAATTACGTTTGGTAACACACTTGTTAAACCAGATACCGAAGTCGTTTGATTAAACATCGTGTATGTTGAACCGTCAAGACGACCCACATAGAATCCCCAACCATTGTTTGTTATACCATTAGTAATTGTTTGTGTGAATGCTTGAGTGGCCCCTTGTCTAATCTCAAACCATAGATTATTAGTAGAGCCATTCCTACCAAATATGATATTATCACTCTCATCTCCATTACCAAAGTCTATTATTCTCTCCCAATTAGATACCCCATTGAAATTAACAAAGGCTAATATTGTAATACCATTACTAAAGTTGTCAAAGCCTGAAGGTACTTCACCATATTGAGATGTTCCGTCAAATGTTACAATACCACCATTAGATGATGACACTGTTGGAGAATTATATAATGTGGCATCGTTTCCACCACCACTTGTATCTGTCCATGTTGATGATGTTGCATTCGCACCATCAAGTAATAATATTGGTGAACCTACAACCGATGTAGGTGATGGTGTTGGTGTCAATGTAGGAGTTGGAGTGGCTGAATTAGCAAATGGTGTTGCGGTGAAGTCCATTGTCGGTGCTGGTGTATCAGTTGGAGTAACTGATTGAGTGACCGTAGGTGTTACCGTTGACTCAGGAGTGACTGAAGGAGTTACAGATTGTGTCAATGTTGGAGTTACCGTCGATGTCTTAGTGACCGTAGGTGTGTTTGTCGGTGTATTAGATGGTGTTAATGTTTGAGTAACAGAAGCGGTTACTGTTTGTGTTGGGGTGTTTGTATTTGTTACAGTCGGAGTAACAGTAGAGGTAACTGACGGAGTTACTGTATTTGTTGGAGTACTCGTTGGTGTTACACCCGGTGTTTCAGATGCGGTTACTGTTTGTGTTGGGGTGTTTGTATTGGTGACAGTTGGTGTTACTGTTGATGTCACTGACGGAGTTACTGTATTTGTTGGTGTGTTAGAAGGGGTTAATGTTTGAGTAACCGAAGGACTTACTGTCTGTGTTGGCGTATTTGTTGGAGTAACCGTAGGTGTACTTGTTGAAGATGATGTTGGTGTTATGGTGTTTGTTGGTGTGATACTTGCAGTCACCGTTGGTGTAACCGTACTCGTAGGTGTCGATGTAGGACTTGATGGTGGAGTTACCGAAACTGAAATACTTGGGGTATTTGTTGGTGTGTGTGTTGGAGTAACTGTAGAAGTGACAGTCGGTGTTACTGACGAAGTAACCGATGGTGTTAATGTTGCAGTCGCAGATGGTGAAACCGTTTGAGTCGGAGTGTTTGTGTTCGTTACTGTTGGTGTTACCGTTGAAGTAACCGAAGGTGTTACTGATTGTGTTGGTGTATTTGTTGGTGTCAATGAAGGCGTAACAGATGCCGTTACCGTTTGAGTCGGAGTATTAGTTGCCGTCACTGTTGGTGTAACAGATGAGGTAACCGAAGGAGTAACCGTCTGAGTTGGGGTGTTTGTCGGTGTTAATGTTGGGGTAATTGATGCCGTAACTGTTTGAGTAGGTGTATTTGTGTTCGTCACTGTTGGTGTTACTGACGAAGTGACTGATGGCGTTAAACTTGGACTCACTGAAACCGAAGGTGTGATACTTACAGAAACCGTGGGTGTTGGAGTATTAGTTGCGGTTTTAGATATCGTAATTGTGGGGTTAGGTGTGTTAGTGGTAGAAGGTGTAACTGTCGGTAACGGAGTCGTCGATACAGAAGGTGTTAACGTATTTGTTGGCGTGGGCGTCGAAGACCCGATAGGTGTTGCGGTAACATCTGAAGTTGGTATAGGTGTAGATGTCATAGTAGGTGTTGCAGTACCAATAGGTGTTGCGGTAATATCAAAAGTGGGTATCGGAGTATCCGTAGGGTTTGGTGTATTTGTTGGTGTTGGGGTAACATCTATAGTTGGAGTAACTGTCGGTGTTGATGTATGACTAATACTTGGTGTGTTTGTTGGAGTTAATGTATTACTAACAATAGGTGTGTCAGTAGGGTTTGGTGTATTTGTTGCCGTTGGGGTAACATCTATAGTCGATGTAGGTGTAACAGTTGGGCTTTTACTAATAGTTGGTGTGTTTGTTGGAGTTAATGTATTACTAACAATAGGTGTGTCAGTAGGGTTTGGTGTATTTGTTGCCGTTGGGGTAACATCTATAGTTGGAGTAACTGTCGGTGTTGATGTATGACTAATACTTGGTGTCTGAGTAAGACTAACAGAAATGGAAGGTGTTACACCAATTGTTTTTGTAACTGTTGGTGTTGATGTGATTTGTAAAGTGGATGTGGGTGTGATTGATGTTGTCGGAGTTACCGTTGGTGTTGGTGAAGGTGTAGATGTTGGTGTCGGAGTAATCGTAGTATCAAAGTTAGACTTTGGCTCAACCACAAACCTATATTTACCTGAAGAACTTATATTGTCAACTTTAATATCTTCATAGTAACTTTCACCAGTAATTAAATTATAATTGTATGGGCTTATAATTTTATATGTGGCATTTTTCTCACCCTTATTTATGGTTAATTTAACTTCATTAACTATTTGACGACCATCAACCATTAAAAGTACATTTTTAAAGGTGATATTCACTTCAGTATCCACAGGGTATGTTGCGTTGGCTGCGTAGTCAGAAATTACAGAGCCACTACTGTGTGTGTCAGTAAGTGATATTTGATTTGATATCTTATTTCTACGACAACACATTTCAGAGTCGGCAAATGATTCCGCAACCGTAATAAATAAACTACTCTCTATCGGTACTCGGTATACTCCCCTTTCATTAGTTATTGTGAAAAAACCATTGTAACTACCGTTTTTATTAGTATTCTTTTTAGAGAATTGATAAGACAAGATGTAACCTGAATCATCTTTATTTGGTAATACTTGTGCTTTTGAATTTGCAATCTTATAAATACCTGTTTCGACATCCTGCATTGAAAAGGTAACAGTGGATGCATAGATAAGTGGGTCAAGTTGGTTGTAACCATTTCTTGATTCATTTAGAACCTCAACTTGTAGTTTAGGTAACGTACTATTCTTTTTTATAAAAAACTCCACAGACTATAAATACATTTAATTAATCATTAACTTCAATACCAACATCACAGTTAGGATTGGAAACACTGAATCCTACACCACAATCAGTATCTACAACATCAAAACCAAATGCACAACCTTCATCGACAACATCAAAACCAAAATTACATGACACATCATTCATAATGAAATCAAAATCACAAGCATTCAAATCAATGTTAAAATCGAAGAAACACTCCGATAATATTTCTAAACAATTAGGACACCAAAAATCAAATAAATTATATGTGTCTCTTTCAACTCTAAAATTATGTTGTACCTGTGGTGAATTTAATGGTTCTGTGTAAAATCTCATTTTAGAAATCCCACCCATAAAAGTCCCACCAAAATTAGGTTCCATCTCAATATTAGTGACAAGTATTGGCTCATATGTTGTACCTGAAATCATTTCATTTGGCATACATTCAGGGTCTTGTATATATGGTCCGTTTATGTTAGTACAAGATGTTGGTATTAAACTCTCTCTTAAACCTTGTGTACCACCACCCCATGAAATCGTATATGGTACACCTATTTGTTTTTCTTTCTCAGTGTTTAATTCATGTGGTATAATTTCTTCAAAATCTTCAATAACCATAAACAAATATCCGTTTACGTATAATTTTAAAGAACCACGCCTATCACTTACCTCATCCAACCATTTTTGAGTCCATTTAATGTTACCAACTTTTTCATCGTTAGCACCACTTGGACCTATTAGTTTAACAGTGTCACCTGCAGTAGATGCCGTATATGTTTCGGTACGGATATCCCCTAATCCACCGACATTTAATAAATCACAATTTTCTAAGTACCTATATCTTTCAAAAACGGCAGATAACATAACCCACCTTTCTTTAGTTTTTTCAGACTCGTTAATCGGGTATCCACAAACATCGTATATACCTGATGTCGAACATATCTCATTAATACAATACCCTGATGAGTATGTTGTCCCTGTATTTTCACATGTTCCTGTTGTAATACAACTACCAGTATATTTTATATATTTGACACATAATTTAGGATTTTTTGGGTCACCACTTAATCGTAGTGAAACGGCATTTGATAATAAATCAAGTACGGGGTCAGACTCCTTATTAGGGTATATGGTGATATTACCACAAGTTTTAAAACAACTAACTAATCCGGCGGTAACCCTTTTATAGTCTTCGACAGATGCACTACTAATCACTTCATTTGAACCACAGATAAACAAACCATTGTAAATTACAGGTATACCTGTGGCTTTATGGTAAAATTTATTTTCAGAGCGTGTACCAAGAAAAAAGAATGTACCAGAATTACCTGAATAAACATCATTAAGATATTCTTGACTATCACTTAATTCATATTCATCGTACTGTCGGGGTTTGATAAGTGTTTCCATTGACCATCCTTTGTTTACTCTCTCAGGAAAAATTTCATAGTCATAACCATGTAATTTATAAAATCCTTGAAAGAATCCACCATATAATTCTTGGTAGTAACCTACAGAACTATCTATTTTGTTAACAATATTATAAACAGTTTCTTTTGTTTTACCCGTAAATCTTTGGTTTGGGTTTTTGGCAAATGTATTTACAGGGTGTAATTTCATTCTCCTATCGTGATATAGTGGGTCGTGAGTTTTACTTGGAAAAACACCCATAGAATAATATAATGTATTACCCGATATCTTATCAAACATACCTACATCAATCATTGTAAGACCTACATCACAAATACCAGTGAATCCTGTATAACAAGATAAATCGACATTATTAGGGTTATAATAATTTAAAGATGTAAAAGTGTTCGCTGTATTTGCAACATTCCAGTAAAGGTTTGGTTTCGTAGTTGTACCCGATTGAGTTAAATCAAAATTAATTGGTAAACGATTACCATCATCATATGCAATGACTTTATCTGAAAAAACAACTTCGCTGTCGTAGTCGCTCTCATCAGATGCCAAAGTAATATCAAAATACTCACTGGTATCCAACTTAACCTTAAATCTTTTGGAGTTATAACTATTAATACTCTGACCTGCCATTCCCTTTTTTAAGATAAATACTTTCTTTGTTGTATTTATAGTTAAAAATGAGTATGATAAAGCCCGATATCTTTAGAAAAGAAAAAGCTGCAGAAAAAAAGGCACTAGAAATAGGATGTAAAGGAACTCACAAACATGACAACGGTTTTATGCCTTGTGGGTCACACAAAGAGTTTGAGGAGGTGACTTCAAAAACAGAAGGTGAAATTGATGAATTAGTTGATTTTGATGGTACTATGAATAACTCAAAAATACCAATTATTGACCCACACGTATCACCAAAGAAAACTACTGACCAAACAGTCGCAGCTGCACGTACAAAACAAGACCCATATGCATTAGGGTTCAGAAGATATATAGGTGAGGAAGATATGTCCTCAGCATTTGGATGGGAGGAGACAGAAGATATGAGTTTTGATGATACCATAGAGTATCTTGAAGACGAATTAGGGGTTGACAACGCAGAAGAAAGAGCTGAAGAAATGGGTAAGGACCCAAAACTTGAAAAGAGAAAAGTAGATGGGGCATTTACGAGGATGAGACTTCAAGAAAAAGAAAAAATGTTCACTAAAGAACAAATAATTAAAATGAAAGAAGATTTGTTAGTTGATAAAGGTAGTGATAACGATATCAGTATTTCTGATGATTCAATTTCAAAAATAATTATGAGAAATATTAAATCACTTAAGAAATTGGCAGATAAAGAGGGTATAAGTGTAAAACAGTTATCAAGGTTAATGAGTAATGAATAGTAATTTATACGATAGAAAAGCAAAGTTACCTAAATCACTAATTAAGTATTTAGAAGAGTGCGGTGGTATGGTTGAGGCTGACTCAAACACAGAGGGGTTTAATAGAAATAAGGAACTCAGGGAATCGGGTGTGGTTAGTTATCAACAAATCAAAAGAATTAAGAATTTCTTTGATTCTTTTGATGGTAAGAAAGAAGACGCACCATTCGTATTAAACGGAGGTGATAGAATGCAAAAATGGTGTGACCACGTATTAAACCATTGGAGGTCAGTAGAACAAGGTGGTAAAAAAAGAAAAGCCGATGGGGGAATGGAAAACCAATTCATAGATAACCATGAAAAAAATGGTATAGTTATGAATCCACATGATAAACATGAAAAAGGTATTAATAAGTTTGATACAACCGTAAGAGAAAGTATCATTAAAAGATTTAAAAGATTAACATAAAATGGCAGAACAAAACGACAGATTAGATTTCTCACAACCAAAAAACACTTTGAGTGAAATCGCAGAAAGAGAAAGAGCAAGACTTTTTCCACGTAATGACTATTCACCTGTTTCAGACAAGTATTCAGCAGAGCACCCTGACGCACTTGCGGATGGTGATGATGAAGGTAGAGGTACCGGAGTATTCTTAGACATCCATAACTTAGGTGGTGGAACAAGTACTGATATCAACGAAAGAAACGATGATATAAAAATTAATAAGTATAACTACAAAAACGGTTATAAAGTAGAAGAATAATGAATTTACAAGATACTCTAAGGTCAGTTCTTTTAGAAGTTGCATCAATGGACGATGTTCAAAATGCAATTAGAAAAAAACAGGTTGTCACTATTTTTTACGATGGTGATGAACCAGGTGGTCGTGGTTTAAGAACCATAGAACCCGTTTGTTTAGGGACCTCAAAATCGGGAAATAGAGTATTAAGAGCGTGGGACATGGAAGGTGCTTCCCACACTGCCAAAATAGGTGAACAACCCTTACCAGGATGGAGACTTTTTAGACTAGATAAGGTTATGACAATTAAACCTACAAATGATTACTTTACATCTCCTAGACCTGGCTATAACTTTAATGGTGATAAGAGTATGACTAACGTCATCATTAACGCACAATTTAATAATAACGATGAATAACGACTTAATGCAAAAATTGGCAATGTCTAAAAAAATTATGGACGCCTCTGACAATATTAAACCAGGACAATCAGGTGCCGGATTACCTATGACTGAAAATGTAAATGCGACATATAACATACCGCCAAATATGATTCAACAATCATCACCACAACAAATGTCTCAACCACAACCAGTGACTGAAGATAGAATTCAAAACTCTAAATTACCTGATGAAATCAAACAATTAATGATGGAACACCCAATCCAACAACCAGGTTTTGGTGCAGGTGGACCAGTACTTTCTAATGATATTATTGAAGGTGCTCAGAGATTAATGGGTAATAACCAAAAAAGTTCAGTTAACGAAACAAAAACAACAAATAGTGTTGCTACACCAAACTACGATTCGGACCTCAAACAAATGATTAGGGATGTTGTACGTGACACAGTAAGAGATGTTGTTAGAGAAGAACTACAAAACTCAGGAATGTTAACTGAGAGTGGTGTGAAAACAAATGAATCATTACAACTTAAAGTGGGTAAACACGTTTTTGAGGGAAAAGTTACTAAAATTAAAAAAGTAAAATAGTCACCCCCTTTTCTTATTACTATTTTTATCTTATACTTTTTAATAAATTAAAAGTATGTCAAAGATAAAAGTATTAGTTTTACCATCTGACCGTACAGGTGTTGGTAAATTCCGTTCAGTAGAACCCCATATATTCCTACAACAATCATATCCTGAAGATTTTCATGTCGATATTGACTATGAACCAAAACTCAACGATTTAGAGTATTGGAAGAACTATGATATGGTGGTTTATCATCGCTCTATTGGTCGTAATCCGAGCCAATCGATAGAGATTATTAAGATGTTAAATAGTATGGGTATTGTTACCGTAATGGATTTAGATGATTATTGGTTACCAACAAAAGACCACCCCGCACATAATATTGTAAAGCAAAATAAGATACATCTTTCGATTATTGAGAATTTAAAAGTTGCACAACACGTCACAACAACAACTACAATTTTTGCAAATGAAATTAAAAAATACAATAAAAGTGTTTTTGTACTACCAAATGCAATTAACCCTAAAGAACCTCAATTCATGGAGGAAACAAAACCATCAGACAAATTAAGATTTGGATGGTTAGGTGGGTCATCTCACTTGGAGGACCTAAAACTACTTAAAGGCTCATTCAATAGATTAAAATCGGACAAAGATAAATTTAGGTTATTTTTATGTGGGTTTGACATTCGTGGAACTGTAACTGAAATTAACCAACAAACGGGAGAACAAAAACAAAGACCTATCAAACCACATGAAACTGTGTGGTCTGAGTACGAAAATATATTCACAGAAAGAGGTTCATTAATCACACCTGAACATAAGGAGTTCTTATCTAAGTATATCCCTAACGAAATATATACAGGAGAGGAAGAGCCGTTTTATACTCGTATATGGACTGAACCTGTTACTTCATACGCAAAAAACTACTCAAATTTTGATGTGTCATTGGCACCACTAAAAAATCATATTTTCAACAGAGTTAAATCACAATTAAAAGTAATTGAGGCAGGTTTTTATAAGAAAGCATTAATTGCGTCTGATTTAGGCCCATACACAATAGATTTGACACATTCACTTAAAAATGGTAACTTTGTTGATGGTAACGCACTTTTGGTAAAAGAAAGTCGTAACCACTCAGACTGGTCAAAATGGATGAAAAAATTAATCAATAACCCATCGTGGGCAGAAGATTTAGGTGAAAGACTATATGAGACAGTATCTAAAAGATATGACTTAAATATTGTAACAGAAACAAGAGCACAAATTTACAAAGAATTAGCAAAATGATAAACGTACCAAAAACAAAACTACTATTTTTTGATATTGAAACAGTAGGTATTGAAGAAGATTTTAAAACACTAAAAAAGAACCGACCAGAACTGGCAAAACTTTTTGAGACCTATAAAGGGTGGATTGTTAAACGTTTTCCCGAAGAGGAGAATAGTACAATTGACGAGATGTTTTATAATAAATCCGCATTAATACCTGAGTTTGCGAAGATAATCGTAGCATCTTTTTCTTTTTATACACCTAAAGGTGAAATACACACACAAACATTCTCATCAGATGAGGAGGTTGACGTATTAACAGAAATAAAGGGACTACTAAACAAAGTAAGTAAATTAGACTTTTACCTATGTGGTCACAATATTAAAAATTTTGACATCCCAATGATTGGGAAGAGAATGTTAATCAATGGAATTAAACCACCATCATTATTACCTCAGTATGACACAAAACCATGGGATATTAAGGCAGTTGATACTATGGAGTTATGGAAATTTGGTAATAACTACTCTATGGCATCCTTAGAACTTATGTGTGTATCTATGGGTGTTTCATCACCAAAAGAAGGTGAGGTAACAGGAAACATCGTACATCAAACATATTGGGAAACAGGTGGTTTAGACCCGATTGCAAAATATTGTGATGAAGATGTAGATGTTCTTGCAAAATTAATAGACAAAATATATAACTTAGTATAATGGGAAAAATTAAAGATATGACAGAAGGTCTTAGAATGTTAAAAGACCTAAAAAAAGGATTAGGGGACATTGATATGAATGACCCTCAAAAAATGTTAGATTCAATGGGATTAAACATGGATGAACTTAATAAATCATTTATTGATGCGTCGTCACCAAAAACAAAATTAAGATACTCATATAAATCAATTAACAAAGAGCCTGAATATGCTTATGATACCGATTCGGGGTTTGATTTAAGGTCAAACATTAAAGTGACTTTAGGTCCATTAGAGAGAACTATGATACCCACAGGTCTTTATTTTGACATACCTGAAGGATATGAAATACAAGTCAGACCTAAGAGTGGATTAGCAATTAAAAAAGGACTCTCAATGGTTAATACTCCAGGTACTATCGACCAAGGTTACACTGGTGAGGTTAATGTTATCTTAGTAAATTTAAGTAATGAAACACACACTATTGAAGTTGGTGATAAAGTAGGTCAGGCGGTTCTTTGTCCTGTGATGGCCGGTAAGTTTGTTGACTTACAAAGGGTTTTAAATGTGGAAGAAAAAGATAGAGGTAATAACGGATTCGGTTCAACAGGTAATTAATATGAATACAGTAAGCCCAACATTACCTGAAGGAATCAAAAATTATCTAATTGATATCGATGGAACTATAACCGATGATGTACCCAATGAGGAACCTGAAAGAATGATTACTTGTTTACCCTACGAAGGTTCAATAGAAATGATTAATGAGTGGTATAAAGATGGTCATATAATTACTTTCTTTACTTCTCGTTCTGAAGAACACAGAAAAGTAACTGAAAAGTGGTTTGAAGAACATGGTTATAACTATCATAATTTATTGATGAATAAACCACGTGGAGGAAACTATCACTGGATAGATAACCATATCGTTAGAGCGACTCGTTATAATGGTAAATGGACACAATTAAAAGATAAAGAAACAACAATACAAGTATTTGACGACTAATGATAACAATTGGATATAGTACAAAAAAAATAAACCCTGAGTTTAGAGATTACATCGAAAAATCATGTGGTGTAAGAGGTGTTGAAGTAATACCTTTTGAAAATCCAGGCTCCCATTCACTTACCGAAGCATATAATATCATTCTTGAGAAATCAAGTAATGATATTGTTGTTTTATGTCATGATGACATCTACTTCGAGAAAAAGAACTGGGGTAACAAAGTGTTGAAACATTTCAAAAGAAATCCTGATTACGGGATTTTAGGTGTTGCTGGCTCAACTAAATTACCCACATCCGCCAAATGGTGGGAAGAACCTCGAAGAATGAGAGGTATTGTAAATCATGAGCATGAGGGTAAAAAATGGACATCTAAATATTCAACAAATTTAGGGAATAGAATTGAAGATGTGGTTTTAGTTGATGGGTTGTTTATGGTTCTTAATAAAAATAACATTAAAAAACCATTCAACGAAGAGGTTAAGGGGTTCCATATGTATGACGTGGATTTTTGTTTTAGAAACTATATTGAAGAAGTTAAAATTGGTGTCGTTTACGACATTCGAATCACTCATCTATCTATTGGTCAAACTAACGAACAATGGGAAAAAAATAGAGAAGAGTTTGCTGAGAGAAATATTAGGTTATTGCCGGTAAGAATAAAAAAACATATGGATATTAATTCACCGATAAAAGTTTTAATATCGTCATTATTTTTTAAAACATTTACAGGTTCTGAAATGTATGTCTATGAATTGGCGAAGGAACTTATCAAGTTAAATTGTGACGTAACAGTACTTTCAGATATTGATGGTCCACTATCAAAAATTGCGAATAAATATAAAATTAAAACTTTACCACACCACCAACCACCTGGTTATATTATGGGGGATGGTGTTATTGGTTTTAACACACCACAAGGATTTCATAAAACAGAAAAGGGAAAATTATATCGAAATGGTAATTATGATTTTGATATAATTCATGCACAACACAAACCAATAACTGAAAGATTATTACAACTTTACCCTGACCGCCCTAAAGTATCTACGATACATTCTGAGGTTATCTCATTAGAAGACCCGGTGATAGATAACACTATAGTTAAGTATATCACAATTAGACCTGAAATAAGTGATAAAATTATAAACCAAAATGGGGTTGAACCTAATAAAGTTGAATTAATCTATAACCCATTAGATAATAATAGATTTAACACAAAAAACACTATAGATAAAAATTATATACTTTTTGTCGGTACAATTGATTATTTACGAGAAAATACTATCAAAGATATTTCAGAATACGCAAAATCTCAAAGTAAAGAATTGTGGATTGTAGGTGAAAATAAATCTAATTACCTTTCAGAGTTAACAAAAGAAAACCACGTTAAACATTTTCCCCCGACACACAAAATAGAAAATTTTGTAAAGGAATGTTCTGAAACTGCGGGTATTTTATTAGGAAGAACTACAATTGAAAGTTGGATGTGTGGTAAACCTTCTTGGATTTATCAAGTGGACGATAAAGGTAGTATACTATCTAAGGAAAGAACTTTACCCCCATCAGACATCAATAAGTTTTATTCCTCTGAAGTGGCAAAAAAAATTAAGTCTATATATATCGATTCGTTAAATGAATGGGAAAACCTCTTAGACGAAAAAGATAAGTTAAATAATGAAAAAATGATTTTTAATGGTAGAAAAATTAAATCTAACAATGTGACTAATTGGGGAGATTTGGTACCATATAAGATTATTAATTCTTTGTTTGACCACGACATATCAGAAGAAGATGTATTCAATGTCAGACAACCAAATAAAAACTATTCAGTGTACTCAACTGGTAGTGTGATGCATTTCACAAAAAAAGACAGCGTAGTATGGGGTACCGGATGTATTAAAGAAAATGCAGTTGGAGAAAAACCAAAAAAAGTTTATGCAGTAAGAGGTCCTTTAACCAGACAGGAACTCCTTAAAAAAGGAATAGAATGTCCTGAAATATACGGTGACCCAGCACTATTGTACCCAATGATTTATAACCCAACTATCGAAAAGAAATATAAATGGGGTATCATACCTCATTACATTGAATTTGAATCAGACGAAGACTTAAAGGTCCTAAAAAACTTGGAAAAACAAGGTTTTAAAATTATTGATATCTGCTCGGGAGAGAAAGAGTTTATCGACCAATTATTAGAAGTTGAAAATGTAATATCTTCAAGTTTACACGGACTAATAGTTGCGGATACATACGGCATACCGAATGCGAGAGTCAATATTTCAAATAAATTAATCGGTGGTAATTTTAAGTTTAAGGACTATTGTTTATCTGTTAGTAGAAAAATTGATTTAGGTTATCAATTAAATTGTGAAACCACATTAGACGAAATATCGCAGATACATTTTAACACTTCAATAGTATTTGATAAAGATAAATTAATAAAATCAAATCCTTGGAATGTTAGAAATATCTAAAGTACCCATAGTTTTACATAGTATGGATTCTTATAGCAAGTTTTGGAATAATTGGTTTTTACTATTTAAAAAATTTTGTATTAACCACGGTCCGATATTTTTCTTATCTGAAGAAAAAGAACCTGACTTTGTTAGTGATGTGACACATATAAAAACAGGTAAAGGTGAATGGGGAGAGAGACTCATATATGGGTTATCTAAAATAGATAGCGATTTAGTTATATATATGCAAGAGGACTTTTGGTGTGTCAATGAATTGATTTTAAATGATACTTACATAAAATTATTTAAAGATTTAAATATGTCTCAGTTACACATAAAGGGTCTACCAGTCGAAGTTAAACGCCACTTATCCCTTACAAATATTGAGGGTAACTTATATAAATTTAACCAAGATTCGAATTACACACAAAACCACCAATTTGGTTTATGGAAAAAAAATAAGTTACTTGATAATATTTTACCATACGAGAATCCTTGGGATAATGAAATAAATGGCACAAAAAGACTTAACAAAAACCCTCACAATATCTATATTATTAACCATGAGTGGTACACAACAGTATCAAGGAAAGGTCAATTAATGAAGAGAGGAAAAGAAATAATAAAAAAATATAATTTATGAAACATTTTTATGAGAATTTACATGGCTGGTTTAATAATGGTTATCCAGGTGCGTATGAAAAAATATTTACACATTTTAAAACTGAACCAACACATATAGTTGAGTTAGGTGTATGGCAAGGTAAGAGTTCAGCATATTTAGGCGTTGAGTTATTTAATCACGGGTGGGTTAATGTTAAAGTTGACTTAATAGACCATTTTAATGGTTCTGAAGAACATCAAAACAGTTCGATATGGGATAACTCAAATATATATGATAAAACAGTTAATAACCTACAACCACTAAAAGGTAAAATTAATTATGAGATAATTAATTTAGATTCTAAAAACGCATCATTAAAATATGAAGATGAAAGCTTAGACTTTATTTTTATTGATGCTTCTCATGATTATAAATCTGTTAAAGAGGATATTGAACTATGGTACCCTAAAATTAAAAAAGGTGGTATTATTAGTGGTGACGACTACTGCTCCGATTGGAAATCTGTAATACAAGCAGTTGACGAGGCTTTCGGAAAAAGAGTAGTTTTTTTAGAGAATAAACACTGGTGGGTTGAAAAATAAAAACACTTATGTCTAAAGGAGTTTATAGAAATACCGAAGAGTTTGAGGAAAGATTGTCTCACTATACCGGTGCAAAATATGTTGTAACCGTGGATAATATGAGTAACGGTTTATTTCTATCACTATATTATGAACATTATGTTAATAAGACGATAAAAACCGATACAATAATAATACCCAATAGAACTTATCCATCAGTCCCATGCGAAATAATTCATGCAGGTTTAAAGGTTGGTTGGGACATAGTTGATGGTGAAACGATAACGGGGTCATACCAACTAAAAGGTTCGAATATATGGGACTCTGCGTTATCTTTCACGTCTGATATGTATAAACCTAACACACATATGTGTATTTCTTTTACAGGTCCATATAAACACTTTAAATTATCGAAAGGTGGTGCAATATTAACCGACGATTTAAAGGCATATCATTGGTTTAAAAGGGCCAGATATTCTGGTAGACGAGAATGTTCCTATCATGATGATAATTTAGATATGTTAGGATGGAACTTTTATATGATGCCTGAGTTATCGGCTAGAGGATTATTACTAATGAATCAATTTTATAATATGGACGGGACTAAAAAACAACAAAAAGATTTGACGTTACCTTACCCTGATTTATCAAAATTTAAAATATACCAACAATGAAAAAGGCATTAATTGGATATGGTGGTCACGCACGTGAGGTTATGGCTCAAATGGGTACTAAACTAACGTGTTTTGTGGATGATGAATATGTGACAGAATATACTAAACCTATCTCCGAATTTAATCCTTTAGAATATACCCTAATGGTTGCAATTGCAGATTCTACCGATAGATTTAATATGATACAAAGACTACCTAAAGAAACTAAATTTTTTACATTTATTCATAAAACTTCACAAATTATAGGTGATGATGTAATAATTGGTGAAGGTAGTTTTATTGGTGCTAATTCAATACTAACAACTAATATTAAACTAGGGAAACATACGATACTAAATAGAGGTAATCACGTAGGTCACGATACTATTATTGGTGATTATTTTAGTGCGATGCCAGGGGCAATAATATCAGGAAATGTAAACATAGGTAATTGTGTTTATATAGGTACAAACTCATCTGTTAGGGAAAAAATAAATATAACAAGTAATACTATATTAGGTCTTAATTCTGGTGTAGTAAAAGATATAAGTATTGAAGGAACTTATGGGGGGTGTCCAGTTAAATTATTAAATTATGGAGAGTAACTACCTTAATCCGTCTTTGACTGATTTAGAAACCGTTAAATTAATTAAAGAAAAAATCGAAAGTAATACCCCGTTCGCACTAACAAGATTTGGTGATGGTGAAATATATATATTAAATAGAAATGCTAGTGAACATTTTTTGAAAAAAAACCTAAATGAATGGGGGTATAATTATCCATCTCAGATTAATGAATTTTATGATGATGCTAATACCATATTAAAAAGGTCAATAGTACTATCGGATGTTATTGGGTTAATGAACCCTAATTGTGTAATTGCAAAACATATTAATTACAAGAGTAGTGTGTGGTCTTTGAAAAAGGAGGATATTGTATCTTTCGGGGCCGATATATCAAAATTGAAGATATGTAATCACATGATTAGTAGAAGTGAAATTATGGGTTCCCTACAAGGATTTAAAAACATAATACAAGGTAAAAGTTTTCATATTATTTCTCGTAATACTAATGAAATGAAAAATAGAAAATTAGAAGACCTATTTAATGTGAAAATTACTTATACTCATCACCCTAACAATATTAATTTTAACAATAGAGAGGACTTCATTAGTGGATTTAAAGACATAAAAGAGGATATCGTAATTATGGGTGTGGGACTACAAAAAGATTATGGTATAATTTTAAGAGATAATTATGGTAAGATTGCTTTAGATATGGGAGCCACTATGGATGCGTGGTCAGGTATAATTAGTCGACCGTGGTTTAATAATGGAAACTTACAAGATTACTTAATTCTAAAAAATAATTAAATAATGAAAAATGTAGTAGGAATTATTGGAAATGGTTTTGTAGGGGAATCACAGGCGTTTGCCTTTTCACCAACAAACGAGATAAGAATATATGATATTGACTCATTGAGGTCTACACATACGTTAGAGGAGACTCACGAGTCAGACTTTGTATTTGTTTGTGTACCAACACCAATGACTATTGAGGGTAAACAAGATTTGACGTTTATAGAAAATGTATTTAAGGATTCTAAGAAAGGTCCAATCTATATTATTAAATCAACTGTTTTGCCTGGTACCACAGAAAAACTGCAAAAAAAATACCCAAATTTAAACATAATTTTCTCACCTGAGTTCCTAACAGAAAGAACCGCAAAATTGGATATGTTAACTCAGTCGAGAGTAATTTTTGGTGGTGAAAAACACTTAACTGATAAGGTTGAAGAACTTTTTAGTGGTAGATTCATGAATAGACATTTTATACATACAGACTCTAAAACCGCAGAATTTATAAAGTATATGAATAATACATATTTTGCAACTAAGGTATCAATTATGAATGAATACTACAGGTTGGCCGAATTAGTGGGGGTTAATTGGGAAGATGCACTATATGGTTTTGCATCGGACGGTAGAGTTGGTGATTCACACTTACACGTGCCGGGTCCTGATGGTAAAGTTGGATTTGGCGGTACTTGTTTTCCAAAAGACATCAATGCACTTATGAATATGGCAAAAGACGTAGGAGTTAACATGAATGTTTTAGAAGCGGCATGGAAAACAAATTTAGAAGTTAGACCTGAGCAAGACTGGACTAAGTTAAAAGGTCGTGCGATTTCATAATAGTATAAGGGGTTACTTTCATTAGTTTATTACTAATTTAGGTATTAGTTTAGTGTATTAAACACGACCTAAAATTATTTTAAATAAGTTAATGGCAACAAAAGGAAAAAAAGTAGATATCACTACTAAAAAATCACGTAAAGAGATAATTCGTGAAATTATTGGAAGAACACCAAGAAAAAAATTCTTATCTGAAAATCAAAAAGTTTACTACAATCATCTAACAGACAACGAAATAACGATATGTACAGGACCTGCGGGTGTTGGTAAATCATATGTTGCTATGAGTGCTGCAGTACAATTACTTCTTGATGAAAACAATTCTTATGAAAAAATAATTATCGTAAGACCAGCTGTCGAAGCAGAAGAAAAATTAGGTGCACTGCCTGGTAACTTAGAAGAAAAGTTAGACCCATATATATTTCCATCATATTATTTACTAAATAAAATAGTTGGTAAGAGTGTTAGGGAAAAATTAAAAGAATACGATATAATTGAGGTGTTTGCCTTGGCATACATGAGAGGTATGAATATTGATAACTCAATATTAATTTTTGAGGAGGCACAAAATTCAACACCATCACAGATGAAGTTATTATTGACAAGAATAGGATTTAATAGTAAATTCTTTATATCGGGTGATATTGAACAAACTGACCGTTATAAAGATAAAACACAATCAGGTCTTTATGACGCAATGAATAAGTTTTCAGATTTACCTGAAGTGGGTACTTTTAATTTTGAAAATGAAGATATAATTAGAAACCCAATAATTGGTAAAATATTAAAAAAATACGAATGAAAATTGCATTTGAAATAAATGGTGTTTTAAGGAATACTTTTGGTAAGGCTGAGGAAGTTTATCAAAAATTCTTTATTGATGATTACATAAAAGGTGAGGATGAAGAAGAGTTTGAATTTAGATTAAATCTCCCAATAACCTCAACGACTCTAAGTCAACATTTTGTTTTCCCCGATGAGGAGAGACTTATGGAGTTTTTCTATGTGGATTTCCCTATGAATATTTTTGGTCATTCACAGTCAACTGAAACTTCAACATTTCATGACTTAAATGACATATACAAAGATTTAAGGGAAAATCATGAGTTAGTAATTATTTCTAATGAAATTGAGAAATCAAAACCAGCAACATTATTTTTTCTATCTAAGTTTGGATGTATGTTTGAAAAAATATTATTTTATAATCAATATACTGAGAAAGATATATTATCAGATGTTGATATTATAGTATCCACTCAACCACAAATTTTAGATTCCGAATACGGTTTTAAAACCATAAAATATAAAACTACATATAATGAAAATACGTCCTCTGATTTTGAGATTGAAACCTTAAAAGGATTTAAAGACTTATATGAAAAACTAAATTTAAAATGATTGAAATTTTAGGACACCTTTATTACATTGATTTATCAGAATTAGAGAATTTTGTAGAATTAGACACACCAAAATCAGTAGGAAAAGAAGAGGGAAGTAGTGATGAATTAAAGGACTACCAACACTTCTCTATTATTAAGTATGAGGTTATCAAAACAATGATTGAAGTAATACTAACAGAAAGAGAAGAACTTGATGATAATTTAGGTATTCACACATCAAGAAATACAAGTATTCCCTTTCGTGTAGCTTTTAATACATTATTAAGACATAATATAATTAAATTTATCGACTAATGGACCAAGAAACAATTAAAAAAGTTGAAGTCTCTATAGAAAAATTAAGAGACAAAACATCGAGAATTTACCTTATGGTACAAGATACTAAGGGTAACGCAAAAGCCAGTATCAGATACACGTATCAAATGGCTTTAACACTAAAAAATAATGGATTTAACCCCATTATATTACATGAATCTAACGACTATACGGGCGTTGGGGCGTGGATGGGAGATGAGTATATGGAAATCACTCATCAATCAATTGAAGGTCAAAACCTTCAAATAACACCTGAAGACTTTGTAATTATCCCTGAACTATATGGTCACGTTATGGACCAAATCAAAGATTTACCATGTGGTAAAATTGTTTTGTGTCAAGCGTATGATTACATGTTGGAAACAGTTCAACCAGGTATGAATTGGTCAAATTATGGTTTTTTAAAGTGTATTACCACTAATGAGACACAAAAAGAATTTATCAGTGGAATTATGAAGAATACATCCCTTGATGTCGTTACACCTTTAATACCTGAAATTTTCACTAAGAAGTCAATTCCGGCAAAACCGATTATCTCAATTCACACACGTGACCAAAGAGACACAATGAAAATCATAAAGTCATTCTACTTAAAATACCCTCAATTTAGATGGATTACTTTCCGTGATATGAGAGGTTTGAATCAGGAAGAATTTGTTACTAACCTACAAGAATCATTCGTATCTGTATGGGTGGATGATATTAGTGGTTTAGGGACTTATCCACTTGAAAGTATGGCTTGTGGTACACCAGTAATTGGTAAAGTACCTAATATGAAACCTGAGTGGATGTTAGACACAAATGGAGTATGGACTTATGAGGTAAATAATATGGTGGATATCATCGCAGAATATACACAGAATTGGTTAGAAGATAACATATCTGAGAGTCTTTACGAGTCTGGATATGAGACTTCATCAAAATACCAACAAACAGAAGAGTTTGAAACTAACATAGTATCTCTGTTTACATCATACTTGAAATCGAGAATGGAGTCATTTCAATCTCAAATTGATAAATTAACAGTAAAAGAAGAAGAATAATTATGAAAGATATATCAGTAGTTCTCCCTATTGAGAGCTCAAAACACAAAAATTTTGTAGAGTTGTTTACAAACGCAATTAAATCAATTCAAAATCAATCAGTACCACCAAAAGAGCTAGTGTTAGTTCATTCTAATGAAGAGTCTTTAGTCGAGTTTTTAACTAACTTCGAATTTAGTGGTTTAACTGTTAATATGGTTGAAAATAAAGGTAACACTGATTTTGCATCGCAAATGAATTTAGGTGTAGAAAAATCAGAGTCTGAATGGGTTTCATTTTTAGAATTTGACGATGAGTATGCAACTATATGGTTTAAAAATGTTCAAACATTTATAGAAGCACATCCAAATGTCGGAGGATTCTTATCGTTAGTTGTTGATGTTGACCACAAAGGTCAATTTGCTGGTTTCACAAATGAGGCTACTTTCGCAGCGTCAATGAACACAGAAATTGGTTATTTAACCAATGAAGTCTTACTCGATTATCAAAACTTCCAATCTGCAGGTATGGTAATTAATAAAAAAACATATCAGGATATGGGTGGTTTTAAACCGTCTTTTAAACTCACATTCGTATATGAATTCTTATTAAGATTAACATATAACTCGGTTAAAATTATGACAATACCTAAAATTGGGTATAAGCACCTTAACATGAGAGAAGGTTCTATATTTTGGAACTATAAAAATGGAGATAATAAAGTTACTGAAGACGAGATTAGATTTTGGTTAGACTCGGCAAAAAAAGAGCATTTCTTTACTGAAGATAGAAACATAAAATATGAATCTGAAACTGTTTAATGTTTTTATCAGGAGACACAAACGGTCCGTTACCTACACCAACTAAAAAAAGAGGTAGGAAACCAAAACCGGGTAGTAATTATTTTGATGTGAGAGAAGAGAATGCCGTTAGGATGTTTCTCACCGCCTCCACAACAACAGAAAAGAATGAGATTTATAATGAATTTTTAAAAGCACCATTAGATAAAATGATTGAGTCTATTATCAGAAGATATAAACTTTATCGTAAAGGAATGGATTTTAGAGATATACATGTAGATACACATTCTTTTCTAATTACTAAAGTAGATAAATTTAAACCAGCAAAAGGTAAGAAAGCATATTCTTATTTTGGTACTATTTGTAAAAACTATTTGATGGGTCAAATCATCAAAGACCAAAAAGACCAAAATAGAAAGATATCTTACGAAGACATATCATCATCATTAGAAAGTAGACCTGACTTAATATATCATTTAGAACATGATGTTGTTGAACCAAGTCAGGTTATTAAACATTTTTTAAAGGAAATGGAAGAGTTTATGGATAAAACTAATTTAAATAAAAATGAAGTTAAATTGGGTTATGCGTTAATGGAGTTGTTTGAAAATTATGAAACTATTTTTATTGGTACTGATAATAATAAATTTAATAAAAATATCATATTACTCTCATTAAGAGAAATGACGAATTTATCCACTAAAGAAATCAGAACCTCAATGAAGAAATATAAAACACTGTATTATAATTTGGTTAAAAAAATCAATAATATATAAAATTTAGACCAAAGATATTTATAAATAATGGGAAGACCAAAGAAAAAAGAGATTGTACTAAATAAAGACTCGGTTTTAAGTCTTATGCAAGAAATCTACAATGAACTTGTGGAACAAAGAAGTACTGCGGTTAGAATACAAAACAAAATGCTTGGAATGTTAAAAGAACCAAAAGACATGACAGTAATTGGTCCCGTTATAAAAGAACAACAAAAGATTATTAATGACACCATAGAGAAAAAACTATCGTTGTCAAAATTACAGTCATCTATTTGGGAAAAATCTCAAAACACATCAGAGGAGTCATTTAATATATCCGATATGGATGACGATGTTCTCTCAGCACTTATTGAAAAGGATTCTGACACCAGTAAGGGTAATACTGAAGGGTATAAACTAGATTAAATTATTCATTATGGGTTTAGATACAGAAAATGATTATAAAAATGCAAAGTCTAAAATTAAGTCGTTTCAGACAACTGTTGAAACCAGAAAAAATGAGGCAGAATCTAAAAAAAGTACCAGTTTAGATAATTTTGAAAAATCTAAAGATAAGATGTTTAGTAACCTCAACGAATGGGGTGACACCGTAGATGGTATAACTGCCGAGAAAAAAAAACAACTACAGTCAAAAGTTAAAACACAATTAGACCAATTAACTGAGGTTTTTATGATTGCATCATCTAAAGGTGGTGACAGTAAAAGTGTAAATCAACTTTTTGATATATACAGTCAAACAATACTGAATACCAAACTAAGGATTCAAGAATTATTCATAAAAGAAACAATAAAGGCTGCCGGTTGTTCCGAAGAACAACAATTTACAGAGGACCCATTATATATTAGAGTACAATCAATTGACCTTTATAAAAAGTTATTTGAAGACCCTAATAGTGATGATGGTTCGATACTTTATGAAAAATTCATAACACCCAACGGAACATCACCATACTCGATGAATCGCGAGTTATATAATAGATTACAACAAGTAGGTGTGTCATTCTCCAATCAAAATAGTGGTTCGAGTTATATTGGAGCATCAAACAATCAGATTTTTGACATTGTATATGTTAATACGGATAATAATGGTAATAATGGTGATTTTTATAAAGTTACCCTTAAAGGTGACACTAGTGGGGTTGGTAGCATTACTCGATTTTTACAAGATTACTACAATTCCATCAATATTTTAGATATTGATGAATTAATAACTATATTAATAAATAGGTTAACAAACGCAGTGTCAGTAAATTTAAATGTGGATTTAGACACAGATAGAGAACAATTAAAAATTGAGAAATTATTACAACGTATATTAGGTCTTTGTTTTGATAACACAAAAGAGATTGACGTATCAGGTATCGCCAAATTATCGGTTTCCGATAATATTGATGAAAGTTTTTTTGAGTTAAACAGTACTGATTTACGTAATATTGAAAATCAGTTAGATAATATACAAAAAGGTGTTACTGAATTTACAGATTGTGACGATGTAAAATTACCAATAAACACCGAAGCAATTATTAACGGTATTAAGAACGTTAGAAATGAAACTACTGAAACTAAAAAATTAGAGGCGTTTAAAAGTTTAATAGATGACTTATCAAATGACGAAGAATGGAAGTTATTGGTACCTAATATAAATATAAATGCGTCTGTTAAGTTTGATTTATTAGGTATAATACCAAAAGGAATACTGGAGTTAATTTTATCACCTAAGAGTTTGTTAGGTGTAATGATAGTATTTAAATCAGTACAAAATCAAATTGCCGATAAAATAGACACTTTAGAAGATTTCTTTATTTATTTTAAAAACTTTGTAGTTGAGTTGATGAGTAAAATCGGGGCGATTTTTGTTGAAGAACTTTTCAATGAAATTAAAAAGAATTTATCTGAATTAGTACAAACTATTCTTATGGAGATTGCAACCGAATCTAAAAATGCACAAGCAAGAATGATATTCTCAATAATAAATGCAGTTTTAATAATTCGTGATTTAGTTACAGATTGGAGACAATGTAAAAGTGTTGTTGACGAATTATTACAATTACTAAGTTTGGCCGGTAGCCAACTTAACTTAGGTTTACCAGCATTTACATTATCTTTATCTAAGTTTTTACCTGGTATGTCGGAGACTAGGTCGTTAGCTAACATAATTGAGGAGTTACAAAAATCAGGTATACCTACAGGTGATTTACCTGGTGGTGTACCTAATGTAATGAATCAATTTATGAGTTCACAAATTAATGGTCAACATAAAGAAATGCAAGAAAATGGTAAAACAGAAATCACAATACCCCCATTAGCGGTGGTCGGTGGGACTACATTACCTGTTAAAGCTAGTGGTAAATCTTATTAAGATGGAAGAGGAAAGAATAAAAAATATAATATCTAATTTTAAGAGTAAGAGTAATAACGAGTTAAAAGAAGTTTTAACCGAGTTATCAAAAGATTTTGAAGAGACTAAAGGTTTGTTGATTAAGTTATCCCACCATTTAGATTCTACAGAAAATTTATATAATAGTATTTTAAAAGAGTATAAAAAAAGAGGTAATTAAGAGATGGCAATACCAGGTAACATAAGTAATGGTTCAAATAACTATTCACCAAAGAATTTTAGACAAATAGTCTATCATGGTACAGTACAAGATACTGACGACCCCTTTATGTTGGGTAGAATAAGGGTTTATCCTGAAGACCAAAACATTACCGATAAGTTAAATTCTGTTCCTGGTTTTGATGAATCAAAAGATAAATGGAAAAGAAATGACCCCTTTGTTTTCTTACCTTTAATACCATACTTTATTTATCAAGTACCAAAAAAAGACGAGTATGTTCATGTCATTTACACAAACCCAAATGATAAAGATTTAAAAGGACAATTTTACATTCAAGGACCATTTTCATCACCAACAACGATTGAATTTGAAGACTCCAATTCTTCAGAAACTTTTTTAAGTTCAGGTACAAGAAATAAGAATCTTCCACCAATTAACGATACTAATAATAGTGGTAATACTATTAGTTCTTCAGGTATATATCCAAGACCTATTGATATTGCAATTTTAAGTAGAAGTAATTCTGACATCATATTAAAAGGCTCTGATGATATCCAAGGGGTGGATGGTGAAATTTTAATAAGAGCGGGTAAACATAATACCTTTAATAGTAAACAAAAACCCACACCTAAATCTGACAGAGCATTTTTACAGTTAAGTAATTACAAGACATTAGAACGATTTGCAGGAGTAGATACTCGATATTCTATAGTTAATGAAAATACTCAAACTAAAAAGTTAATCGAATACGAGGTATTTAATCCTGAAAATTTATTCAATGCGTTTACAGGTCAAATCATACTTTATAATCTATTACCAGATGAAATATCGGGTACAACAAGTGCGGATTCTATAAGAAACAACACTGATTTAGATTCTTTTAAACAAATCCAACATATTGAACAATTTACAAAGTTAACAAAAAAAGAAGTAGCCGAAAAAGTTAATAAATTCATTAAAAACGTAATGAACGGTAGAATGGAAAATGGACTTTTGATTAATAATCAATTTCCATTGTACTATCGTGCCAACATAGAAAATCGAAACGAATCTAGTGTTATATCTCTTAGTCGCTTGAAAAGTATATATATGTTAGTAAAACCAACAGAGTTTACAGTAAACACTAATGGCTTCGGCTTAGTTTATGATAAAACAGGTAAAACTAATGTTCCCGTTAAAATAAAAAAGAATGATTTTAGACCCAAAGATATTATAAATCAGGATAATACTGTTAGTGTTATGGGTGCAAACCAACTATATTTCTTATCTCACAATACTACTAACCCATCCAAAAGTAAAATTAATTTAAATAATACATTATATGGTATAGACCAAACAAAGTTAGTTGAAGAGATACAGCCTAAGACGTCTTCAGTGGTTAGAGGTGAGGAACTTATGGTACTTATTGAATTAATTGTTAGATATCTCGCGACTCATGTTCATCCATTCCCTGGTTTACCACCGGTACCTGTTAGTTCTGACGGTACCAATGTTAGTGACTTACTAAAAGAACTGTTAGATGCCAGTACAAAAATATTAAATAAGAATATTCGTATAAACTAAGTATTTATAGTAAAAACGAATAATGTCAATTTACAAGTCATATTTTAAACGTAACGATACGTTAATTTTTAACTCATATACAAACACAGGTCAAAATCCTGTTGTTGAATTATTTTTTGGTCGAGTAGATAATTTAAATACACCAAAAGGTTACTCACGTTTTATATTTGATATAGACTTAGAAGAATTACAAACTAAACTTTCTAACGGTACAATTTCTACAGGATGTACTCCGTCCATGACACATACCTTAAGAATGACTAACACGTCTTCTTTTGATAAAGAATTATTAAATTCAACTTGGTCTAATGGTCGAAGAAGAGCAACATCATTCGACTTAATATTATTTAGAATACCTAAAGTTTCAGGTTCCACTGGTGATTCCCAAACATGGGATGAGGGTGTAGGTCAAGATTATTACAACACAAAAGACGCACTTGAAGGCAATAAATCGTTTTCAGATAGACCAGTAAATTGGTACCAAAGAAATACTGTTAAAAATTGGTCAGTAAATGGATTATATGATAATTCAAATACACAAACAGGTTCAACTATTGGTTTAAATTATTCTGCACTAACTATTGTTGATAGACAACACTTTGAATTTGGTGATGAGGATATTGAGTTTGATATGACTAATGAGATTAATGACGTTTTATCCGGTGCAACTACAGGAGTTACAGGGTGGGGAGTTGCATTTGTTCCTGAAGTAGAAAACATAACAGGTATGACTGAGAATTATTCTGTTGGGTTTTTCTCTCGTCACACTCAGACCTTTTATGACCCATTCTTAGAGACAAACTATGATGACTTAATACAGGATGATAGATATACATTTTATGAAGGTAAAAGTAATAAACTTTATCTTTACGCCTATGCAAATGGTAACCCAATTATTTTAGACAATAATCCTGAAGTGGATATTCTTGATGAAAGTGATAATATAATTCAAACATTGACCGCTTGTAGTAGGTCTAATGGTGTTTATGAGGTAACAGTATCTGCAATAACGTCCTCAAATACCCCATGTATGTATTATGATAATTGGAGAGAATTGGCATATAATGGTGATACTATTACACCGATAGAGAATGAATTCGTGTTACTTAAAAATGTGGATTATTTTACAATAGGTACTAGAACTGAAGAACCATCAATTTATGGTTTTGATTTTAATGGTATTCTACAAAATGAAAAAATTCTTAATACAGATATTAGAAAAGTTAATGTGACACTTAAAAAGGCGTACACCTCTAAGGAAGTTCTAAAACATGTTGACTGTTACTATAGAATATATGTCAAAGAAGGTAACACCGAAGTTCAGGTTCAAGATTGGACACAAATTAATAGGACGGCTGACGGGTTTTACTTCGTATTCGACACAACTGATAAGATACCAAATGAATATTTTATAGATATCAAAGTGAACACTGACAGAGAAGTTAATACTTATAAAAGAGAACTACAATTCCAAATCGTAAACAAAAAATGAGAAAGATAAGGATAACTGAGGAACAACTTGAACAAATTGTTAAACGAGTAATAGACGAAAAGAAGAAGTCTAAAAAGAAAAAGAAAAAGAAGAAAGACACTACCCTATGTTCACGTGGTAAAAACGCGGCAAAGGCGAAATATGATGTTTATCCTTCAGCATATGCTAATGGATATGCCGTTCAAGTATGTAAAGGTAAGATGCCAGGATTGGACGGTAAAAAAAGATGTTCAGGAAAGTATTGTTAACTTAAAAAATAAATACTATATTTGTACTATAAAATTTTAAAATAGTGTCATACTCAACAACAACATATCAATTAAAGAAAGGTGATGAAGTCTTAATGGAGGTAAATGCCAGCTCAGTAGAACGAGCTATGGATTACATTTATTACGAAATGCCTGAGACATATAGTAAAGAATATGTTGTAACACCAAAACCATTAAGTGTTACCCCATCCTTAAAGTAGAGAATGGATTACCCATTCGTAACCCTTTATACCCCCATAAGATAGATAAGTCATATTTTCTTTTTCATCTTTAGGGTTCCGACTCTCTGTAATATAAGACTTATCACAAAAAGATTTAATTTTTTCTAATATTTCTCTTGACACATACTGATTCTCCAAAAGTGTCGTGGCGATTCTCATATCCACACCTGACTTTTTAATTCTATATAAGTTCTTCTTAACTGATTCTCTGACCACTTTTGGTACCCTAAATTTATTAAAACCCTCATCAACAGTAATTTTAAGGTCACCAGTACCTTTAATTACTCTGTGATATACCATCTTAGGGATAATGTATGTTTGTCCCTCTTGCAAGACCTGAGGTAACTCCTCGTCCATCTGCAACATCCAACCGTCAGATGATTCCACAAATACCTTACGGTCACTTGTGTCTCTATGCCATATTAATTCTTCAGAATCCACATTTTCTGTAAATACTCTTCTAAATTTATGATTACTAATATTTTTCTGTTTGTATATCATTACCAAAATCTTCCAGGTACATTTTTACCAAAATCTTTATGTGCTCTACACGCCCAATAACCAGCTTTAGTTTTGTCTTTTTTCTTTGCACATTGGTGTCTGGCGGCAAATGACTTACGAGCACCTGGGTCATTCCATTTAGCGGTCATAACAGGAGAACCATAACTAACCTTTTTAACTTTACCCGTCTTAGGGTTTTTAACGTATACATACCACTTCTTAGAACCACCACTCTTAGGTTTACCTAATTCTACTTTCTTACCCTTATATTCTGCCTCATTAATCATTGGGAAATCCAAAGGTAGTCTCTCACCTTCGTATATAAAGAACTTACCCAAATCGCTATCCAACAACTCGTTATCTAATTCATTCTTATAAAGTCCTTTTTCTCTCAACTTTCTTGCTTCATTAATAACATCAAAGTATTTTGGTGAACCGGTCCTGAAAATATTATCACTCAAAGGTATGTTATTATCAATATGGTATTTAACATCTTCAGACATTGTTTCAACAGCATTAGTATATGAACGTAATAAAGTCTCAATTAACTTTACCTCATCATCTGTCTTTTCAGATGGAATAACAACATCATCAAAATTTTGAAGTTCTTTTGGTGCCAATGGTGGGTCTAATAAGAACCTTTTATTCACCCAATCCCTTAACTCATTTTCAACAAAAAATTCAGGTACTGGTTCATCATCAGGTCTATCAGATGCTATGTCAGAAATATGGTAAGCAAATTTTAACTTGTTACTCTCATCCATTAACTTCATTAACCCATCACTAATAAAGAAAATTTTACTAAGTGGGTCAACACCTCCCAAATCACCTTCAGCGATATTAAAAATACTCATTATGGTCTTTGACCACCATGATTTATATGTTGGAGTTTCTTTTAATGTTGGTTTTAAAATTTTATTAAATGCTCTCATTCCCGAACCAACCATACCTGCAATTACTATTTGAGGTATAAACCACGGTAATAAACGTATAAACGCTTTAAACCCACCTTCACCAATATGTTTGGCTAATCTTTTATTTCTGGCGGCAGACACAATACTCTTTAATTGTCCAAAAGTAATTGGACCTTGAGCACTACAGAATTTTTTGGAATCACAAATACTTTTAATTACTTTACTAGAAGGGTTAACCTCTTTAGTGTCATCTTCAGTGATTTTAGGTGTATTATCATTACCACACTTGTGACACATATATAAATCATCACCACCATCTTCTATCTTCCAATTCCAACCACAATTATCACATAAAACACTATCATTCACTATCGATTCTAATATCATATATGTTAATTTATCAATAGATTCTTTTTTATAGTTTTTAACTTTGATTCTAGTTGGTTTTTGTCCTTTACCCGATTGAGTATCTTTTTTTTCTTTTTCTCTTTTTCTACGACATGCAGAATCTTTTTCTTTTTGTGACATCTTTCCTGCCACACCGGCACCTCTACATACTGGGTATCCACCCTTATCCGAGTCTTTTCTTCCACAAGGAGGGTGACCTCCACCTTTCTTTTTCTTACAAATATTAACCCACGGACCTTTAGGTTGTGATGAACCTTTCTTTTTCTTTTTCTTTCCGAACCAAACCGCTAAATCTTCACTTAGAATATATTTACTCATAACTTGACTATTGTATATTTTCTATTATACATTATATAAATATTACGAAATAGATAAACAAAACAATATTTCTCAAAATGGCAAAAAGTAAAAAAACAACATCACCTACTAATACTGTAGTAGAAAAACAAACAACAAGTGAACAATTAACTCAAGACACCGACGAAAACGTACAAGAGGGACCTAAACCAATTGGTCAATTGTTTAACACAATTAACTACAACAATATGGACGACCTTAACTCGTTTATTGAAAATCTAACACCTGACCAAGGTTTATACATCTTAGTTCAGGCAGCAAGAGCATCACACACTCGAGGAGCGTTTAATATTGAAGAATCTGAAACGGTCTCTAAGGCTATCAGAACACTGACTTCACCAGCCAGTGAACATCAGGAACCAACAGGTGAACCTGAAGTCAAAACTGAAGGATGATATTAGTTTAGTTGGAAAAAAGGGGGTTTAACTCCCTTTTTTTATGCAATAAATTTAAAAATATAGTAATTAATTTATTAATGGATAGAAATCATATGATTAGTAAAGTTGTCAGTAACGAAATGCTAATTAGAAAGGCAATAACTAAAGGTCATAGACCAAGTGATGGGGATGAGTTTCAACCACTTAGAGTTGAAAATGAGATTTTAAGGTGTATGTACTACGGAGAAGACTCTCCACACTGTAGAAGAAAGTATACTAAATAAAAAAAGGGGACCTTTTGGGTCCCCTTTATTATTGGTATTAAGATATATTATCTTAAAGAGTTCATATCGAACGTTCTAACACCATCAACTGTAATAACACCATAGAAACGGTTATTAACCATTTTCTTAGCGTATCTAGTCATGATACCCTTGATTGGTGTAAAGTTGAATGGGTTATACATAGTTGGTGTCAACTGTAATGGTACATATGGTGCGTAAACGTACCCTGTATCCAATAAAGAAGAACCTTTATGTCCCATCAATACAGTGTTAGGTGGGAAGTAAGGGTCACGGTAAACTTGATATCTACCTGATAACGTACCTACTCTCTCAATACCCATGTTGTATTGGTCTTGGTCTGGTGCCGCATTTGATACGTGGAAGTATTCCAAGTCATCAAAGATTGCTGAAATTTCAGAAGAAACTACAATCCAGTTAGCACCACCTCTAAGAGTTGATTTGTGAATTTGAGCCGAGATTTGGTTAATTGCAGTAATCAACGTTTGGTTCCAGTCTTTTTGGTTATAGTTAACTGAACCATTAGATACTCTCTTCCATCCGTTGTAATCCCAACGTAATGACCAAGCTGCACCTTTTCTCAAGTCTCTTAAGATTTCACGGTCAATCTCCGCTGCCACTTGCTCAGATAATAAAGCTGTTAATTCAGCTTCAGCATCGATGTTGTGGAACGCAGAAACGTCTTGTGCTAGTTCTGGAGACCATTGTGCTCTTAATTTTCTTTCTGTTACAGAAACAGTAACTGCTTCAAGGTCGAAAGAAACTTCACCAATTGCATCTTCAAATTCTAACGTTTTGTAGATTCTGTATGATGCGTCGAATTCAGGTGACGCTGCGTAAGTTGTACCTGAATAACCATCTAAAGAAGATGTACCAATACCAGCTACTACTGATGTATCTACAGATAAGTAGATAATACCTTCAGCATCACAGATATTGTCATATTTTCCACCAGGGAAGTTAGTTGATGCTTCAGCACCGTACTGAACAATACCTTTACCATACTTCTGTGTTACCACATTGAAGTTGAAGTAATTAGCACCTGAATAAACTTCTAATGAAGCCAAGAATTCTTCAGTGTCCATTGCATTACCATCAGGACCGATTAGTTTACCTGCTCCGTCTCCTGAGAAACCTGACAACGCAACAATTACTGCTCTTGTTTCACCTGTGTAATCAGTTGATGTAGCCTCTACTAAAGTACTACCATCCCACTTATAGTTTACTAATGCTTTAGTAATTCCACTATACTGTCCTTTTGAATAATCAAATAGTCCAGCTGGGTCAGAATTTGGTGTTTCTCCTTCATAGAATTGGTCGTACAAGTTCTTTTGACCTGCAGTGTAACCTGTGTCTGTTGAAGAAGGACCTCCTGGTGCTCCGTAAGGTTTATAGTGTTCGCCATTGATTTGGTTAGCGTTCGCTTCTTGAATTTTAGGTACGAAGTAGAACAATTTACCGATTGGTAAGTTCATTGCTTGTACTGATACAATATCGTTAGCTAGTAATTTCGAGAATACTCTTCTAACGATAGGAAAGACTACAGTTTCAAATGAACCTGAGTCAGAAGCGTTTGCTGCTTCGTTAATTAAGTGAGACGCTTGGTTTTCGTATAATTGTGCTACGTTTTCTCTCAAGTGACCTTTCAAGCCATCTAAGAAACCTAACTTGTCCCATTTGTTGATTGTGTCTTCTTTGATAACTTTTAGGTGTTTTAACCCAATGTTACCTACAAGACCTGATTCTAATAATGCTCCCATTTTAGTAATTTTTAATTTTAAGTTTTATTTTATTTAATTATTTTTGACATCAAATCCTTCATTCTCATGAACTGTGGATTCTCATATGTCTTAGACTCTATAAGATTTGAAGATGAACCTTTAACAGGTGTCTTAGATACTTTTTCAGACATAGATTCTGAAATTGTATTTGCTGACTTGCCATCGAATTCTTCTTTCAAAGTTTTATATAGTCCTTTTGATTCTTTCAATGTTTCTACCGAATCGAATCTTCTGAGGATATTGATTTTTTCTTGCTTAGTGGTAGTGTTTTCTGTAAACAAACGTGTAGCGTAAGCCAAGTTAGAATTGAATACTGCAACCTCATTCAACTTCTCTTTAAAGATGTTAAGTGCCTTACGGTACTCTTCATTCTTTTCTCTAAGTTGTTGAATCTCTTTCTTTGTAGACTCGTTATAACGAGCTCTATTAGGGATTGAGTGTGGTTTTGGTAAACCTTTAGATTTGTCAGAAGATGCTTTCTGTCCAGCAGCGTGACTTCTCACCATACCTTCAGTAGCTTCACCTTCTTCCATGTCATCTTCTTCTCTAACTTCAAAATCAGCATCGTCTCTTCTTGCTTTCATAGAATCTAAATCCTTGTCAGCCATTTTACCATGCTTCATTGCCAATCTTTCGTCTTCACGGTCATCATAACCCTGACCTTCAGCCATTTCCTCTTCTTTATACCCTTCTTCCATATCGTCTTCTTCAGATACTTCGAGTTCGTAAACAACTTCGTCCATTTCTTCTTCCATGTCACTTTCGTACATTTCTTCTTCCATATCACCTTCAGTCATTTCTTCCTCTTTCTCTTCTGATTCCATTTGGATTTTATATTCAACGTCAGCCTCATCATCTTTAAGTGTAACTTCATCACCATCCTGAGAAACGATAATTCCATCTTCTTCACCCATAGCTTTGAAAACCCTTAAGATTTCGTCGTCTGATGCTCCTGTTAAATCAAGAGGTAAAAGAATTTCCTCTTCACCATCCACTTCCATTTCATCACCAGGTAAGTCCATATCTAACATATCTTCTACGTCATCCATGTCCATCTCCTCGTCATCCATTTCCATGTCTAATTCAGAATCTTCATCAGAATCCATGTCCATTTCTATGTCCATTTCATCTTCTACTTCGTCTTCAATGTCGAGTTCCATTTCTTGTTCAGCCATTTCTGACTCTTTTTCCATTTCTGAACCTTCTTCCATTTCGACTGCTTCAACCTTCTCTTCCTCAGAGAGTGATTCTTTTACTAATTCACTGATTTCTTCCTTCATAGTAGAAGCAAGTATTCCTTTTGCGTTTTCTGTTACGGCTTCCTCCAAATTTTTCATTTGTAGTAGTGCCTCTTCAACTAATGATTTTTTAGTTTCGTTTGCCATTTTTTGTTTTTTGCGCAATTGTTTATTGATTATTATCATATAAATATTACCAAAACACAAAAAATATCATTTTTGGAATATATAAGCATAAAAAAATCGGAAGTCACCCTCCGATTCTTTAGTTTTTTGGTTTGATTTTTGTTATTCGTAAACCTCGTCGATTTTACTTTCAGAACATGCAGTGATTCTCCAATCATGTGGAAAACCCTCAAACTTTTTAGTTACTTTAGATTCCACTTCGGTTACGTTATAACCTTTTACTAGTTTCTCTTCTCTAATTTTTTTAATCTTCCCAGTGTTGTCATCAGGTAGGTCATACTGAATTTTTGCTACGAAATATTTTTCATCCATGTTTTTATATTTTTTTAATTATCTAAATAATGAGATAATCTTTTCATTAAGTCAATAGATGCACCCATTCCCCCGTCTAATCTCGCTTCAGGTTCAGGTCTTTTTTCTTCTTCTAAGTTTTCTTCGTACTTACCTTTATCGTCTTTATTAAGGAATAAGTAAGCACCAGGTGTAGATGGTGACGACACCAAATCAAAACATATAAGTTCAAAGTCCTCTTGAACTTCATTTCTTTCACCTTTCTTAGCTAATGAACCGACACCACGTGAAGATACCCCCATAGTGACACCCTGTCTCATTAAGTTAGCTGCTTGGTCACCAGGACACGACACAACACCTGTTTGATGAAACCCTGGGGATGTGAGTAATTTAATCTTACCCATTAATGTATTACCTTCCCACCACATTTCTGTAATTAGGTGTGATACACGGTCCAAATCTATTAATGAAGACTCGGGGTGATTAAGTTCAGATATTGATAACCCTTTTTTAATTGCTTCATTATATCTTTCAGCTTCTCTACGTAAAATCTTTTCTGGATAAACACGACCGTTTCTATTTGGTGTGTCGAATTTTTGTAATACCGCATAAAACTCAAATGGTTTAGAGTGGTCTAACTGACCATACGATTCTTTGATTACATCGGCATTACGACTATCATTGGGATTCACATACCCTGCGTCCCATTCAATCAATATTCCTTTACCTATATCTTGTGGTCCTAAAACTCTCATATCATTTAATCTTTATTATAAATACTTAAAAATGGGGATTATTCTATAATGACATCATATTCACTTATCACTACTCCAATATATTTGGAATATTTGGTATTCATTACTTCAGCAACTCTGTTATTAATAACAAGTCCTAATGATAAATCATCCCCCGAATAAACGTCTTTGATTGCCCAAGTCGATGCGAAACCAGTCACGTCTTGTTCACCATCGTAAGTATATAAAATCTTATCAATCATCACTCTGGCAGATATATCATTATCCTCCATATCACCTTCTAACATTACATGACTAAAAGTCACTACAGTAAAATCCTCGTTTACCGTGAAATCAGACGGGTCAATAATATTGTTAAGGTCATCAATGGCGGTATTACCCTCACTGATGACCTTTCTTAATTTTTGTAGTTGTGATTCTGTAATTTTAATTTTCACGAAAAAAGGTCTTTATGATAAATATTCCTTATTTTTCGTTTTGGTCTTAGATAGTGTAAAATAGTTTGAATTATGTAACTCATCTTTATATATTGACGTAGTTATTTTTTTAACTCTATCTCGTAAAATAGGTGATTTAAAATCAACATGCTCCTTTAAAAATAAAGTAATTTCTAAGTTCATAAAAGATTTTTTACCAATCTGAATCCCACTACTTCGTAAATCTAAATCAACAATGTTGTGTGATTCAAATATTAATGGGTCGACGGTCTCTAATAAGTTATGTTTAATATTTCTATTTAAGTTACCATTTATCCTATTCCAATTATCTGATTCTATTTTTGGTTGAATCCACGACTGTATAGTTATGTAGATTGATTTAAGATTATGTGCATCTACAGTACCATAATTACATTTAGCATTTTCAAAGATATCTAACTTTGAACTTTTTCCTTTTTTCATATATTTCCATATGTCTTATTTGTTTATTGTTAGTAAAATAATAATAAAGTTTACTCCATTAGTCAAAATTGACATTAAAAAACTATTTATCTATAATAGGAACATATGTTAGTAGTAAAAGTAAATAAAAAAGGTGGTATAGAACGTGCACTTAAAGAGTACAAAAGAAAGTTCATTAAGACTAAACAACTTAATAAACTTAGAGATGATAGGTATTATGAAAAACCAAGCTCTAAAAAAAGAAAGAAATTTCAAAAGGCCAAGTATGTACAAAAAATAAAGGATTCAGAAATCTGAACCCTTTATTAATCTATAACCCTTCGTGTAATTGTTTGAGTTTGTATAGTGAAACTAAATCGTTTTCACTTTCATTAATCTTAGAAATAGTATTATTAACTTTTTCACTTAATTCGTTATCACTATTTTCGTTTAATGTTGATTGAAGCTTACCGATAACCGATTCTTTTAATTCAGTCATTTCTTTAGTAATTTCTTCTTTAGTCATTGAAAGTAATCCTTTTAATTCTTCCTTTTCAGTTTCATTAATATTATCGTATTCTTTATTGAAGGTATTCGACGCAATTTTCAACATTGTGGATAATGGTAAGTTTACCGATTCTTTGATTACATCTTCAATCTTTGTTTCTGTAAGTGTGGTTTGAATCTTTAATTTTGATTCGACAACCTGCTCTAACTTAGTTAAAGATTTTTCGTATATAATATTATCGATATCTTTATAACTGTTTTCAACAGACTCATCTAATATAGAATTAACCCATTTAGATAACTCTTCGATTTTTTCTTTATTATTTGTAATAATGTCATTTAATTTTTCAAAAGACTCATTTAAGTATATTATTGCAACTTCTTTAGATAACCCCTTTTGTGTGTTTAATTCATCATAAAGGTAATACGCTTCTGCTAAGTTTTTATCCCCTAATATTTTAGATTTAAACCCTGACATATTAGTTTTAAAAGATGACTTTCCGTATGTTGAAATTAATACTCTTTCAATCTTAGATTTTATTTGACCAAATTTATTCATAATCATTTTTATTTATAAATATACTTTATTTAAGTAAGTTGTTTAATTTTTCTTCCATCTCACCTAATGAATCTCTACCTTTTGATAGGTCAATAGTCTCATCTTGACCGAACAATGTCGAATCTTCTAAGATTAAATCTAAGTCTTTATTTTTAACAAATGTCTCAGGTGCTAATTCGGGTTCACTACCAGTACCTACTTCACCAGCGGGTTCACCACCTAAATCGCCACCTAAATCGCCACCTAAATCGCCACCGAAGTCACTACCCCCACCGAAGTCACCTCCACCACCAAAGTCGTCTCCTCCTTCAGTATCAGATTCACCTTCAGGTTTAGCATCTTTCTGTCCATATAGTTTGTCAAGGTTATCAAAGATACCTGTATTGACAATAACTTCTTGAGTTTTTTCTAACTCACCTGCGACCGCCCTTTCGATACGTTGTTGTTGTAGGTCAAGTTTGATTTCCTCATCAGAGAACCCAAGAATATGTTTCTTAGCCCATGATGATGAAACAGGAAGGATACCATTACCTGGGTCAGTAGTTGCATCTCTATATAACTGAATCTTCTGTTGCCATTGTTCCACCTTCAACAAGTCCGCTTGTGACGATGGATTAGTTAAACCTAATGTGAAGTTTTGTAATTCATCTTCAAATCCTAAAATATATAAATGAATTATTGCTATCTTATTTAACTCTTGTACCATAGACCTTTGTACTCTATTAATAGTTCGAGCGAAACGAATATCTTGTAGAGCCAAGTTCTTACCTTCACCTGTGACCTCCTCAAAACCTAAGAATGCCTTTGGTACTCTTAATGCTGTGAGTAATTTCTTTTGAATATACTCTATATCCGCAATTTCTGATAGGTTTGTAGCACCTGGTAAGGTATCTATCGGATTTGGAGAGTTAGGGTCTCTAACAGGTATAAAATAGTCTTGGTCTACGGCCATTTGGTTCATACGTAGGTCGACATTACCTGTTTGAGGGTCAGCAACTTGGTCACGTTTGAACTTATTGGCAACTCTTTGTACATACGGTTCGACATCTTTGTCATCCATATTACCAACAAATACTTTAAACACCCTTCTTTCAGGTGCCCTAGATGTTCTATATATTAACATAGCATCTTCAGAGAGAATAAGTTGTTTCCATATTCTTCTGGCTTTTTCCAACATAGAAGTCCCATAAGGAAGTTTACGGTCATCACCCAATAATCTAAAGTGGGCAATTTCCCACGTATTGAATTCCATATCCTTAGCCTTCCATTTGAATTTTAACGCATCTTCGTCAGCATCTCCTGTTGGTTGTTGAATACCATATTGACCAGGTGAGGATTTCATTCCTCTTTCCAATCTTTCGATTTCAATGTTAGGTAATTGTTGTCCACCCACAATACCTTTTTCAGGGTCCAATTTCAAGTATACAAAGTTATCACCGTACTTAGCGGTGTTTCTTGTCCACATCGGTAAGTTAGTGTCTATATCTAATCTATTATTAAATAAATCTGTTAGTACCGATTTAATTCTTTTACTCTCGGAAAAAACTTGTAATATGTAACCGTCTTCGTTAGCTGTTGTTGATTCCTCAGCGTATATATCAAGAGCCGCAGAAATTTCAGGTGTGAACTCCATACTCTCATAATCGTAAAACGCTGCCAGTCTTGTTGGTTCATAATATACCGCCTGAGTATATAAGTTATTTTCAACTTTTTGCCATTGTTGACCTAAGTATAGTGTTTGTTGTGCTTCAAGTTTTTCTCTATCATACTCCTCCTTATCACGTGTTTTTAATAATTCTTTCTTATCAAAATTGTAAACAGGTGGCTGTTGGTCCAATGTTGAATCGGGACCAAATACTTTGGTTAATCTCTGCCAAACAGTAAAGTTATTTTCTGCCATTTTGTTTTTTTATATAAATAGTAGTAATATTCTACAATAATTCAATCTTTTATCTTCTACTTCCGAATAACCATAAATAGTTTTCATAATCACTTTTCGTTGCGTTACCTGTACGACCATTTCTATAGGGGTCATTTGGTAATGCCGACAGAGAAGGATTATAATTATCTACAGGGTTAGTTACCGGTGTTTCTTGCACATACCAACTATCAACCATTGCTTTAGTTTGTTCAGTCACTTTCTCTAAAGAAGTAAATGAATTTTCACCTACATATATCGCCATGGCCATTGCCATAATCAAATCATCATGTTGTCCTTTTATGTGGTCAGGTCTACCGTTAACATAAACAAACGTATTTAATTCATTTAAAAGTCTTGTTGAACGAACCTTATAATCATGTCTTAAAGATTCCTCAAAGGAGGCAACAATTTGTACACGTTTACTATTGAAATTTAAACCAGGTATCTTTTCCATAGCCTTAGGGTTGTATTTCCATTTGTCCGCAGCATTCACACCTTCTACATATAAGTTTTGATACCCCATCTCTTGGAGTTTTCGGGACGTTGATACTCCCATACCTCCCGTAATATCAATAACCACAAACGCATTATACATAGTTGCCCATTTAAATGCGATTTCAGCTGCAACATCAGGTGGTATTTTCCCTAAATACTCTAAAACTTGCTCCCTTTCATCAAAATCAATAATACAAAACGTTGTGAAATCCTCACTGTCACCACGAGAAACGTCTATACCCATTATGTACTTATGATTAGCAATAGGTTCTTTCCATTGCCATAGTGAACCACCCATAAACTTATTCTCTGGCGGCATAATATGGTTTTCTTTTAACTTTTCAATAGTTTCATTAGGAATTACATTGTCACCTGAACCTAAAAAGTTACACTCAAGCTCCTGAGAAATTTTTCTACGGTCAAACTTAAGTTTTTTAGCCATAGACTCAAACCAGCTGGAGTATGGTTTATATCCCTTATCAAAATGATTTTTAATTTCTTCAAAATCTCTTTGTCTAGGGTCTATATGTGTATAATCAATAATAATTTCACTATCGTTATAGTCATCACGATTTAACATATAGTGTATAATGTCCTTACACTTTATTAATTGTAAGTTTTTGGCGTATCTAGGGTCTTTATACCAATACATGTCGGTAATCTTAAAGTCATTCATCCCCCTTAATGCTTGGTCATAAATCGCATAATATATACGGTCAAAACCGTTAGGTGTTGATATTACGATTACTTTACCACCAGTAGATAGTGAAGCCATACATGCAGACCAAAAGTCATCATCGGCCTCAATAAACGCAGCTTCATCAAAAATAAGAATAGTAGGGGTATACCCACGCAGAGCATCTTTAGAAGTTGCAACCGCTTTAACCTCACATCCATTATTTAACTTAAAGTGTCTTTGTGAATTTTTTTCATTTGAAAATTTAACCCCTAACCAATCAGGCCATTGGTCAACAAAAGAACGTATCTTATTTGCAAATTCCATAGACGTATCTAATTTATTTGCAATGATTAGTATCTTTTCTGGTTTACTCTTTTTAGCAGTAACTAATTTTTTAGACGACCAAGCTGCGGTAACTGTTGATACACCTGCTTGACGATATTTGATTGCGATATTTTCTTCAAAATTATCATAATCAAAAATTAACTTGTCTTGGTCAGGAAAAAGTTCGAGTGGTACGTAACGAGATTGTGTGTTGTCGTATGTTTGTAAGTATGTCTTTAATGCATATGACGTATCCTTAACTATTTTCGCGTATTCTACTAATGCTTTTTCTCTCGTTAAACCCATAATACATGATTTAGATTTTTTATGTTAAATCGATTCCAAGACCACCTAAAAAATCTCTAAACTCATCATCGTCTTCCTCATCGTTTTCAATATCACCTAATGCATCTTCTAAATCATATTGACGTAATTCTTCAGTGATTTCATCAACCATTCTCTTAACTATCTTTTCACCTTTTTCTGAATTTGTCAAAATTTCTCTTGCAACTTCAAAGAACTCTTCAGTCGATAGTGCAGAAAAACGAGAAAATAAGTAATTCTGTATTTCTCTCATATCATCAGCAAATAAGTCTTCAGGGTAAGATTCGACAAATCTTTCCCAAATAACTGGACCTAACCTTAAATCCCAAATTTCGTATGGTAATGTGTCTTGAGAACCCATAACCATTTCAGCAGCTTTAGGGTCATCAGGTAATCCCTGAGTACCTAATACTTCATAAACCCCTTTAATTAACTCATGTATTAATACAGGAAAGAAAAGTCCCTTGGCTTTGATTGTTGGTGGGTCAGTAGTTTCATCAACTTCTTCAGAACCTTGAACACCCTCACCTGAACCAGCCATCATTTGTGCCATTTGGTCAGGTACTATCCAATACATTAAATCAGCAATAGACATTAGTACACCATAAAGATTCAAAAGTTGTGGGTCTAAACGGTCCAATTCTTCACGAACTAAACTAAACATATAATGACCCTTCTTTGATGCCCCCTGAATAAGAGAATTAATAAAACGTCTTTTTGCCTTTTCCATGTCAAACTTATCCATAGCATCCATGAATGCTTCAATATCGTCTTCCATGTCGTCAGAGTTTTCATCACCGAACATCTTCATAATATCTTCCTCATCAGGTTCTTCTGATGAAGGTCTCATCTTAGAAGTATCAATCTGACCCATACCTGATAATAGCTCTACGTCGAATTGGAATGCATCGTCAGGAAGTGCCATTTCTTTCTTGACTAAGTCAATCGCTAAGTTTTCAAGATACTCCTCGTTATCATTCTCAATAGATTTTACTTGTTGTACTGCTCGTTGCAACATCATTTGTAATTCCATAAGGGAGTTTTGATTAGAGATGTCAGTAATACCAGTATAACGTTTAACTTTATCAACGACATCTTTAAACCTTTTTGATGCTAATAATTCTTCAAATGTAGAAACAACACCATCACCATCAATATCAATATCTAAAGCAGGATTATCTGAAAGAGGTGTTTCACGACCCTGTATCTTCGCTTCAATATCTTGAGCCATTCTTTCTGGCCTGTTACCATAATCAATCGGTGCCTCTTTAATCTTCTTTTTCATCTCTAAATTTTATATTTAATGTGTTAAACTTTAAAAAGCTAGGTAATTCTTTTTTTCCTGCTTTAGGTGCTGGTTTGTGTTTTGGTTTGTAAGGTGTTTTTCTGTCTGGTTTTTCTTTAGTACCAGGTTTAACCCTTGTAGGTGCAGTCTTTGTGTCACCTGCTTTAGGGGCTGGTTTGTGTTTTGGTTTGTAAGGTGTCTTTCTTTCAGGTTTAGTTCTTGTAGGTGTCTTCACAGGAGCCTCCTTAGTACCAGGTGACTGTTCAGTTAAATTTAATAAATCTTTTTTACTCATTCTCTTTGGTACGTATTTCTTAACCAAAGATACAATAGATTCTTCAATTTGTCTAATCTGTTCTTCCTTACTTTCTTTTTTAACACAATTAGGTACTTTCTTACCGAACATTGTTTTCATACCTTTCTTTTCGTAACCTTTCCAACACTTAGTCCCTTCATTGGTTTCTACTTTTTCAGGTAGCTTACTGAAATCTTTAGTGTCATCGGCAAACTCATCGGCCCTCTTACACCATTCAGATTTAGGACCCTCTTCCTCACACTTCACAAAGAAGTATTTTTGTTGTGATTTTGATTTAAATTCTTCATCAACTTCCTCACCCATCTCTGAACGATTATTATCGGAGTCATCATCCATACCATCAGGAGCCATATCATCTTCATCATGTGGAGTTTCTTGACCTGTTAATTTTTTCATTGCTAAATCACCTAAAGCATTAGACGATGTTATGTTTTCATCTATTTCCCCATCATCAGATGCGGGTTCAAACATTTTCACTAACATGTTAAAATCATCTCTAAAGTAACTTCTTAAATAAGCTCTTTTACCATGTACTAATAGACTATCTCTATCTGTTTGGTACTCTTCCCAATCATCCCAATAAAAATCAACCGCATCTTCAACGGCACTTTCAAGTTCAGGACTAAAAGGGCTTGGCATTTTTTCAGGCTCACCTAATTGTTTGTGAATTGATTGATTAAAAAAATGTTGGTCAGAACTACCCCACTCATTTAATTCCTCTTCAGAATCTTCTTCACCTACTAAGTCTATAGTCTTTTTAATATCCTTCTGTAATTCGGCATTAACTTGTCTTAATTTTTGTACGCCAGCGACTTTATCAGTTAAACTTTCTTGTTCCCCAATTACTGCGTTATATAATGTATTGATTTGAGTTTCATTTAACATTTTTAATGACTCAAACTTAATACCTTTATTTAATAAACTTGAAATTTTTTTATTGTTCATGATTTATAATATTTTTTTCATATGTTAATATGATATCTCTTTCATATATCTTATCTTCCACTTCTTTAACAGTATCACCATATCTAAATACTAAACGAGTGAATTTATCTTCTGTTATGGCTGTAGTTTCACTATCTTCCCACGCTAAGGATATTACACCTTCCACCGCATCATAAACAGAGAAAAAATCTGAATTTTGGATTAAGTTTAACTCAATACCTGAATTTCTTAATACTCCAACCTTCTTTATAAAATGAATAAGGGGTGGAGTTGGGTCACCACTAGCAGGTTCTTTATCCCAATCTTCACCCCATACATCGTCAACGTCACTAAAAATAAACTCGTAAATATTATCCCCTTTAAAGTTGGGACCAAGTTCGTTAACGTATACTAAATTCATAATAACTCACCCTTTTGAGAGACTTTAATCTGTTGACCGTCGTTCTCAAATACTAAGTTACCTTTGTTTGTCTTTCCTAAAAACTTAATTGTTTTGTTTTCTTTTAACAAAAAGTTTGCCGTCAATTCTTGCTCTACTGTTTCACACATTGACTTCATTTCTTTTCTTACCGTTACTTTTTGAATTTTTTCAGTAATAAAATTTTTGATATTTTTTGATTCAGTCAATGTTTTCTCTTCGTCACTAATTACGAAGTACTTTGATAATACTTTGTCGATTTTAGATTCTGCAAAGATTTCATCCATTACTTTCTCACCTACTTCAGCCGATTCTTCCATTGGTTCTTCCATGTCCATATCTAAGTCCATGTCTAAGTCTAGTTCGTCACCCGCATCCACATCTAAGTCAGCCTCATCGTCTACACCGTAGTCAATTTCGTCATCCTCAAAATTTTCTAAAATATCTTCTTTATCTTCTTCAGTTAACTTTTCTAAATCAACCGCTGAGATAATTGAGTTCAACACATATTTAATATCTTCAGAACTTAAACCATCTTGTTGGTCTATAGTTCTTAATTTTTGACCTAACTTACCTGTTAGTTTTTGAATTTCTTTGATTGAGATTTCCTCTTCATCTGCAGGTGATTCAGCGTCTAAGTCTAAATCCATATCTAACTCTTCTTCACCACCTTCATCGTCCGTACCTAAGTCCATGTCTAAATCCATGTCTAAATCCATTTCTTCTTCACCACCTTCAGAACCCATGTCTAAATCTAAATCCATTTCTGGTTCCATTACAGGTTCTTCAACTTCAGGTTTAGGTGTTTTTAGTACAAACTTTTTTTCTTGTTCACCAAATAAATTTAAACCTTCATCATTTTCATGAAGTATATTCATTTCCTTAATAATCAAATTTAGTTTCTTCAGTGCCTTAGAATATGAAGAATGGTATCTTCTATTTTCTGCCGGCTCGTCATAAGTCATTTCAGATTCATTTAAACCTGATTTAATAATATACCCATTTTTTTCATGAATAATACTATAATATTTACCATCTGCTAATTGTCTAGTATAATCAACAGTTTCATTAACATTCATATCAGAACGCTCAGTATCGTTATAACGTGCAATTTCCATGATGCGTCTTAACTTTTCATCACCTTGTAATTTTTCACTTCCGATAGGTTTTAAATCTCCCATTTTATATTATTTTTCTTTTTTTAGTTTAATTATTAACTCCGTTTCCACCAAGTTTAACGGTACTACATTGTACTACCTCTGTTCCATCGGCTTTACTATAAACCGCATGAACGGTTTCAGTCGAACCTGAGAAAGCTTTATATTCCGTTGCCGGGTTACATCCTTGTCCCATAATAGTTTTTATATATAAATATACCGTAATAAAGGATTTGACATTATTTCCTATATTTAGGTAGTTTTATAACTCGTTTTCTTGTTCCAACGATAGATTTTTGTCTACTAATTCATTGGTGAAGTCGAATAATTTTTGAATATAACCATTACGTCTTAAAAATTTAAATACTAAGTTTTCGTAAGAGTATTCACCTTCTTTTTCCAAACCACAACTTCTATATTTTTTTAACCTTTCTTTTACTTTATCTATTATTTCTAACGCAGTATTTAAATCCTCATCTTTGGCATTACTAATAACTGTATCAATAATTTCCATCCATTGATTTGCCTTTTCAGTTAATTTTTTCTCATCGATAGACACACTTTCCTTAGTTGGTTCATTAATCCACTCATCATATAATACGGAGTATACTCCTGTTGAGAAATGTGGTTCTGATGAGTCCTGAACGTATAATTCCGCTTCATAACCTTTGACGAGAATATCGTGGGTGGAGTTAAATAACGTCTTTTTTAATTTAAATAATTCTTTATATAAATTTTTTTGTTCACCAGACTCGGTAAAGTCATATAGTATGTGTAAATCAATATCTGAGAATTCAGACCAATTATAATTGGACAGTGAACCTGTCATTGTAATATCAGAGACAAATATATCCAAACCTAAAAATTCTATGAATTCATTTGATATTTTTAGTAAGGTATCTCTAATTTCAGGTTTCATGGCGTATGAACCGCTACCGTCATCATCCCATATTTTAGGATTTAATTCGTCCTGTATATAAAAACTTGAAATTATTTTATCTACCATCTCCATAAGTTATAAATAGAGTGAAGTTTTACTTTGTAAGTTTTTCGTATTTAAACTTCTTAGATATCTCAGTATTAAAATATCTACCCTGTGATTCTGATAGTCTAAATTTAGTGTAAACTTTGTGTGGTACGTCTTCGTACTTATACTCTGTACCGTTTTTAAAGGTAACGGTTAAGGTCTTTTCTTCTAAATGATAAACGGTTTTACTAAGATTGGAAGAATTAATCTCATTGATGATTTGTTTACCTACGATTTTTTCACTTTTGATTGCCATATTATAAAGGATATTTTTCTTCTAATTTAGACAATTTTCTTGAAATGTAACTATCGAAGTTATCTTCCATTTCATCACTCCACATTCCGTATTTCTTTAGTTCGTTCCTTGAGTTTTGTATTTTATTGATAAGTTTGTCTCTTAACATAAAAACCTCAACGGGTGCTTTTGAAATACTGGTTAAATCCTCCTCTTTAAATCCTGCGTCACTAAGAGAACATCTCAACTGAGCAAATGTGGATTCTATAGATTCCATATCACCAAACTTTGTTATATATTCTAACCACGGTTCTCTCATACCAATAAATATAAAAAAACCCCGATTTCTCAGGGTTTTTAACATTTACGACTCTAATTTTTTAATTTCGTCTCTTATTTTAATTGAACTTTCAAAGTCTTCCTTATCAATTGACTCTTGAAGTTTTAATTTCAACTCCCTGATTTTTTCTCCGTTCTTCTCGATAGATTTAATTTTATCTCGAAACTCAACAGCCGATTCAAAATCTTGTTTTTCAACCGCATCCTGAAGTTTATTGTTAAGAATTGTTAGTTCATCATTTGTTTGATTATCACCATTAAGGGAATATGTGAAATAAACCTGATTAGGACCTACTTTATAATAAGTTGGTTTTTGATTGTCAAATAAAGATTCGAACTCTCTTAAAAATTGGTCAAACATACTTTTTTTGTTAAACATAGTGTTAAATTTAAAAATTTTATTATCTTTGTGTTTAAATAAGTAAAAAACGTACCATTTCAAAAAAACTGATTATACAATGACATAATGTCAGTTAAATTAAATAAAACCTGACAATTTTAGTATTCATGTTTTTTGTAAGGTAAAATGTCTTATATTTGTAGTAACATAAAAAAACAAAAAATAGATTATGATAGAATCAGTTGACCCGAACGATAGTTCAAAAGGAAAGAAAGATAGATTACCTAAGTCTGGTACACCAGTATTAGACAACTTTTCACGTGATTTAATTAAACATGCAGAACAAGGTAAGTTAGACCCTGTTGTTGGTCGTGACCGTGAAATTGAGCGTATTGCACAAATCCTCTCTCGTAGAAAGAAAAATAACCCTATTATCATTGGTGAACCAGGTTGTGGTAAGACAGCAATCATTGAGGGATTGGCCATGAAAATATATGAAGGTGATTGTCCTCGTAATTTATCAGATAAACGTATCGTGTCCTTAGATATGACATCAATCGTTGCAGGTACAAAGTATCGTGGACAATTTGAGGAACGTCTAAAGGTAATCTTAGATGAGTTATACGATAATCCAGATATCATTGTATTCATTGATGAAATACATACTATCATCGGAGCCGGTAACTCATCAGGTTCCTTAGATGCCTCAAATATCTTTAAACCGGCACTTGCACGTGGTGAACTACAATGTGTTGGTGCAACTACACTCGATGAGTATCGTGAAAATATTGAAAAAGATGGAGCGTTAGAACGTCGTTTTCAGAAGGTTATGGTTGATGGGGCATCACCTGAAGAAACAATGATTATCTTACAGAATCTTAAATCACGTTACGAATCACATCATAAGGTATCTTACTCAGATGACTCTTTAGAAGCGTGTGTGTACTTAGCTGACCGTTACATTACTGACAGAGCATTTCCAGATAAAGCAATCGATATTTTAGATGAGGTTGGTGCTCGTAGTCAAATCTCCGTGAAATTACCTGAAGAAATTGAAAAACTTAAAGACGAGGCAAATGTCATTAAATTGGAGAAAATCGATGTAGTTAAAGCACAGGACTATGAGAAAGCAGCACACCTTAGAGATAAGGAAAAGAAAATCCTTAAAGAATTGGATAAAGTTAAAATTGAGTTTGAAAATAAGCAAGATGAGGAACGTAAACCAATTACTGAAGATATGGTATATGAAGTTGTCGCAAATATGACTAAAATACCTGTATCTAAACTTAATCAAAACGAAATGGAAGGATTGTTAGATTTAGAAAACAACCTTAATCAAACGGTAATTGGTCAAGAACCTGCAGTTAAGAAGATTTCTAAAGCAATACGTAGAAACCGTGTCGGTATTAAAGACCCAAGTCGCCCAATCGGTTCATTCATCTTCTTAGGTTCCACAGGTGTAGGTAAAACACACTTAGCTAAAAAATTGGCAAAAGAAATTTTTGGAGATGAAGAGGCACTGATTAGAGTAGATATGTCTGAATACCAAGAAAAGTATACGATGTCACGTCTTATTGGTTCCCCTCCAGGTTATGTAGGTCATCAAGAAGGTGGACAACTAACTGAGAAAGTTAAAAATAAACCATATTCAGTAGTACTGTTTGATGAGATTGAAAAGGCAAATAAAGACATCTTCTCACTTCTATTACAAGTTTTAGATGACGGTCACCTAACCGATAGTTTCGGTCGTAAAATCAACTTCAAAAACTGTTTAATTATTATGACATCAAACTTAGGTGTTAAGAAACTACAGGATTTCGGTGCAGGTGTTGGGTTTGACACAACTGCAAGAATTAGTGGTGACGAGGACCTTAAAAAGGCTCTTTTACAAAAAGAACTTAAGAATCACTTCACACCTGAATTCTTAAATCGATTAGATGAAGTAATTGTGTTCAACCCACTAAAAGAAAACGAAGTACGTCAGATTGTAGATATTGAGTTATCAAAACTAAATCAACGTTTAGAGAGGCTTGGGTATCACATTAACTTTACTGATGAAATTAAAACCATGTTAGGTGAAGTAGGTTATGATGAGAAATATGGGGCAAGACCAATCAAAAGAGCTATCCAAGAAAAGATTGAGGATTACATCTCTGAGGAAGTACTACGTCAAAATATCAAAATCGGACGTAACTACGAACTTAAGTTTGTAGATGAAGAAGTGAAAATTGAGGAGGGGGGTTAAATAAAACCCCTTCCTATTTGGAAAAACAAAATATAGTTATTATATTTGTATCAAATAATTAAGAAATGGAAAATAAAACAGTAGAAAGATTTAAAGAACTCTTATCCGTACCTTCAAAAACATACGAAGAGGACCAAATGGTAGAATACATATCATCGGTACTAGATAGTATTGAGGGAGTCGAGTACTACACTGATGAGATGAATAACATCTACGCAACAAAACGACAAAGTGGATTTCGTGGTAAATTTCCAATGTTTGTTGCTCATACTGACACTGTCCATAACTTAGTACCCGAAATCATTGTTGAGGAAAAAACACTTCCCAAACCACCAACATTTGGACGAACTTTTGATGAAACTCAATACGACGTTCTAAAGGCCTATACCCCTGATGGTAACCCAACAGGTATTGGCGGTGACGATAAGTGTGGTATCTTCATTTGTTTGGAACTACTACGAACACTATCAAATGTAAAAGTAGGACTATTCGTTTCTGAAGAAACGGGGTGTCACGGTTCAAGTAAATGTGATGTAAAATTCCTCAACGATGTAGGGTATATTGTACAATACGACGCACCCGGTAACCATCTTATTACTGAGTTATGTTCGGGTATCCGCCTATTTGAGGAAAAAGGGGATTTTATTAACCGAGCACTACCTGTAATTGAGAGAACCATGGAAACAAATATGGAATTACAATCTCACCCATACACTGACGTTTCACAACTGAAGAAAAAGAGTGATGTATCCTGTATTAATATTTCTTGTGGGTATTACGAGATGCACAGCTCAAATGAGTTTATCGTATTGGATGATGTAGATAAATCCATCAGAACAGGGATTAACTTAGTCAACGAGTTCGGATACGAAAAGCAAGAATACGCCTACGAACCACCAGTATACTCTTATGGGGGTTTGTTTAATCTTGATGATGTAGAAAATGACTTAGATGATTGGGACGAATCCCTGTTAGATGGATTAAGTGACACTTTCGATTTAGAAGATAATGTGGTTGAGTTCGAATTTGGTGGAATAACTATTCAGAGCAAACATACAGATGACACCATTTATATGGATGAATCTGACTCGGTAAAACTCTATGAACTTATCAGAGAAAATCTACTACTCAAAGGGGTCGAATAACTGGTAGTTACTCATCATTGACAAAAGAGAGGAAAGTTTCGACTTTCCTTTTTTTGTTTCAAAAGAATCTGTTTCAGGGTTATACCTATTAAGTGTGAACATAACCTTATTAGTTTCAGGGTCTACACGGTCAACCTTAACATTTATATTATCCGTAGTTGGTATCTTTCTATATTTTCCGAAGTCACCGAATTTTTCTTTGACTTGTCCAATTATTTCTAAGTTTTTGTCAAAATCTAAAAAGAACTCGGCGTCATTTAATTTTTCCCACTCCTTTTCAAGTATAAAATCCAAATCACTATCAAACATAGTCCTAAATGATTTATCATCAAAATGACCGTACACTAAATCAGTTGGGTAGTCAATAGGGAACGATACATTATTTGAAACGACTTCTTTTAACATATCAGATAAGTTTAAATCAGTAAGGTATTCACTGGATTCATATAATTTTATTAAATCAGATAAGTCGATATTGTACTCATAAAAACAATTTGAGCTGTCTTTACTTTCAAAGCCAATGTCAGAAAGTAAGTCACATAAAAGACTACTAAACTCCTCCTGTGCGGCAATTATCATACCTTCGTTCATTGCCATAGAATAGGTTTCCCCTAGTGAATCCATAAATGAATCATCTAAATTATCAGACATAAATTTTGATATTTTCTTATCATCACCATCTTCTATGATATATTTTCCATTTTCATCCTTTATTAATTTGGAAATTTCAGGATTATAAACCTCAATGATTTCTTTTAAGATTGATAACTGTTCGTTGTTAAAGTAATTTAATACGTATCCATCACTGAAGTCTTCATCAAAATTATATGAATCATAAAGGTCTAATTCAGAACCATAAGGTGGGTCAATAACTGTACCAATGAAACTTAAATCATTTTCATCAACATCCTCTTCAAATAAATTTAAAAAGTCATAAATACCATCAAATTTAATATTAACATCATAATTATCATCACCTGATTTTTTTATTCCACCTAAATGGGGACTTTGTATTCTTCCTCTCACGTGGTCAATTTTACCTTCTAATATACCTTTTAGTGTTTCGTAATGTTTGTTTCCCTTAACCAATTTTCTAATTTCTTCTTGAATCGGTGAAAACCTATCTAATAATACATCAACACTTCTAATACCGTCTCTTTGGTCATATACTTCCGTTTTACCGTCGTTTCTAACTAATAATGCCATCTTACCCCATGTTGAGTCATTCGATTTCTTATCGATTATGTAATATAGGTTTCCTTCATCGGAGTATTTGTCAAAATATCTAGTGTCTCCTTTACTGGTGGTACACCATTTTGTGTTTCGACCATAATAACATGATGCCCCGTGAGTGTATGGTTGAACAATTAAAAATCTATTGTCTTCATATATCCTATCAGACTCGTTTTTGGCTCCCCTTTCTTTTTCTTTTTGAACATTTCTTAAATATACTGCGTTTAAAACCGCTTGAAGTCCCCAAATAGAATCGTATTTATTAATATCTTTAGGACCATTCAGAATCTTATTACCGTTTACCAATGATGAAGTAGTTTCGGCATATGTGATATCTTCAGGTGTGATGGATGATGACAACTTATGGAACTTTTCAATAAGTTCAATGAAAAGATTTACATTGTCGGCAATTGAATATGTTAGTGGGTTTCCCAAACCAATCATTTGTTTAATCATCCACTCAGAGTATTTTTTTGTTGGTGATGGGTCACCATCAATAAGTTTTTCTAGTAACTCAACCGCATCGACAAATGTTTCAGTATCTTTGTACTTATCAATTAAGGTTTCTTTCTTACCCTCAAGTAAAATGTTGATGAATTTCATAAAAACTTTTACTATAAATACTTGATAGTTTGGATAATTAACAAATAAGCCTTATATTTGAACTATGAAAGAAATTAAATTTATAAAAGACATAATGAAGAATCTATTTTTACCTCTGTTAGTATTGTTACTAATTGTTTCTTGTAGTACTAAAAATAACTCGACTATTAATGAATCAAACATTAACGATACTACTAACCAAACCATCATTTTAGTTAATGATACTCCAAGAGTAGTAATTGATACCGTGGCGGTACTTAATGATGACGGGACCGTTGAATATTTTTACACTTACAAATAGAAATACAATCTATTTCCCTAATTTGTAATTACCCTGATTAGTTTTTTTGGTTGCTCTTCCACCTCCACTTGCCTTTCCGTAATTAACACCATTTATGTGACCATCCAAACCTCTACCTATTGGTAAATAAGTTTTTGGTTTAACTTGACTTATAAATGATTCAGACTTTTCAGGGTAATTCTCATCCAAATATATTTTAATACGTTTTTTATATTCATCTACAAGATAGTTAACAATATCATTATTAAATTTTTTATATATATCTTGATAATAGTTTTCATTATGTCTTTTTGATTGTAAATCTGTATTTTTTAGTTTTGGTAATTTAGACAAATATGATTGAATAGGTTGAGTATCAATATTACCTAATTTATTTGTATCATAATCTTTGTCTGCAAAATTTTTGTCTAAAGATTTAATCAAATTAACAATAATATCTGATATTTGTTTACTATTTTTACCTATGTATTTTTTGTGCAAATCATCCTTACTCTTAAAACTAGGGTAGTTAGATTTAGAATTAGTAATTATAAAAGAAGCGATATATCTGGCAATGCCGTTAAATGTTATTTGAGTATTGTTAATTTTAGACGGGTTCCAACTAACCATTCTACTTTCTCTTTTTTCACTAGACATACTAATAACCACCCTGTTTGGCATTTTTACTGTCGTATCTGTTTTCATTGCTCTTGCCAGTGCTAGCAATCCATTTTGACAACCAATTATTCTTGTGACTCTATAGAAGATTTTATCACCGTCTTTAATATTATCATCTTTATAAAATATGTCAGCATTAATACTTCCAGATTTATTTAGTTTGTAAATTTTACTATCACCCACACGTTTACCTTTTGAGTTTACTGGTGTAACATAAAATTGAATAAAATCACCTAATTTAGCATCAGAAGGAGTTGATAATTCAGTAAATAAAGATAAATCTTTTGTTCCCACAAATGTTTTTCTTGCATTTGCCCATCCTCTCAATTCCCAAAAATTTTTGTAATTACTTTCATTGGCTTTTAATCCGTATTGTGTTAGTACCTTTGGATTAACTATTCTTTCAGGACTAGTACTACCTTTAATAGTTTCAAACCCACTTTGTTCATTTAAAATATTTCTCACAATTTTCTGAATATCAGATTCAGTTAAACGTATAATTTTCTTTGCCATGTTTAAAATCTTTTACTATAAATACTTGACACTTTGGATTATTGATAAATTATACGTATATTTGAATTATAAGCAAATAAACAATATGAAAAAATTAATCACCTCACTTCTGATTTTACTGACATTATCTGTAAACGCCCAATATGATTTAAATTCACACCCACTATTCTCTGATGTATGGAGAATGGAGCAAATTGAATATTTTGGTCAACTTACTAATTATTTACTTCCTAAGGACACCACAAAGTCATTTGGTTTTAAAACAAAACATATAGGACCCGCAATTGACCTTGTAAAGGTAAAGTCGTACCTCGCACAATCATATAAAGAATTTAGAAGTGATTACGGATTATATACACCTGTAGAAGATAAAAAGATGTCTAAACAATGTGAGGTATATTCAAAGACATTAATTAATAAGGAGGTGTTAAAACATAGTAACTATAAGAATAAGTATTCAGAATGTTTAGGTAATATAAGTTATATGACATTATCACATTTAGACACTAATAATATAGATATTAACAAAGTTATTGCCGACTGTTTTTTCGATTTGTTTGTTGGTTGTCCCGCACATATGTCAATACTACTAAATGAAAATATTTCATCAGTAGGTTTTGGTTTTTCCGAAGAGGCAGGTGGTTTAGTTGTTTGTTTTAGAAGTAAGAAATAAAAAAAGGAGGGAAAACCCTCCTTTTTTTATTAGTTTAATCAAATGCTGGACAAAGTGTTTGACTTGGTCTACGTCGTTTAGATTTGTTTTTGGATTTTTTAATCCATGTATATAATGGTATTTTAATAGATATACCTTTAGTTCTTCTCTGGAATGTAACTTTATATAGTTTGGTTGTCAGTGTTTCTTCACCCCCGTCTTTCCCTGGTGATGGAGGTTTATTTAGAACAACCTGAATATCAACATTTAAATATTTATAAGGTTCATATTTAGACTTATCAGAGCCTTTTTTCCATTCAGGTCCTGATGTTCCATCACCATTTTGACCTTTATAGTTTTGAGTGATTACCGTATTTGAATCAGTTATAACACCTAAGGAGTTTAATTGAGATTCTATATATTTTAATGCACTATCATTCCTTAATTTAGATAACTCCTTAAACGTATATGTTTTACCGTCAGGAGATTGAGTATTAGGTATTCTCGATGCCGAAGTATCAACATTTAAATTTTTTAAGTACATTTTAGGTTTACCCTCTAAGCTCTTCATTGATTCTAATTGAGTTTTAATTGGGTCAATAACATCTTTTTTAAATTGCTCTTTAAAATATGGTGTAGTTTCATAGTAATTATCGACAAAGAAATCTGAAGAAGGTGAATTATTCGCTGGAAAAACTACTGGTAACGAAGGATACACTTTAGGTTCTCCAGGTACTTTTTCAGTTCTTTCACCCGCATTACTACAGTACACTCTATTCCATTTATTTTCCGGATAAGTTTCGTTGAATGACTCAACCGTTGCCACCGCTAAATCTATTTGATTTTTCTTAATTTCTTCCCACTTAGTTCGACTTGTTTTTGTCATCAGAGAAACCATTACATTCGCCTCAGGTCCGTTAACAAACTCTTCCCATTGTTCTTCTGAAAGTTCTGGTTGTACATTACCTTGTTTTAATGTTTTTTTATCTTTAGTTTTGGATTTAATAATTTGAACACGCTTAGTTCCCACACGTCTCAATTGTTCATTATACTCTTGTTCTTCAAGTACCTTTCTAACCATATTCTCCAAATCAGATTCAGATATTTTTACTACTTTCCTCATAATGCTACGTTTTATTAATGATAAATAGTTTGTTATTAGAAAAAAAGTATTTATATTTGTACTCAGAAACAAAAGTTCTTTGAAATTATGGGGGTGAATGGAATTGATTGGCAGGGTCAGTTGCACGGGGCACGTAGTGAGATGTTATCTATCACTTTAATCTATGATGGCAATTTTGTAATCGGCGAAACTTTCGCAAAACTTCAGGCAGTAGGTCTCCTACGTACTGAAGAAGTAGCTGTAGCGTAAGACGTTAACAGTGAATCGGGTCGGTCAGGACATGTACCTATGAACAGAAGTCCGTTGTTGTGGTGGAAAAACGATTAAACCCTAAATTGAGTCGTACATCTATTGGTGATAGAGGATGTAAAAATTCAATCACATATTTCGGAACATTGTGAACTAATGTTGACCTAAACGTGTAGTCCTTTGTAGGTGGACTGAACAAGACGCGGGTTCGAATCCCGCCACCTCCACCAAAGCTAAGGTCCAATAGAGTTTATCTATTGGACTTTTTTTTTATAAACTATATGTTATTACAAAACAAAACTTATGAAATTACCTATAATTAAAAAGATTGTAGAATCAGGTGAATTTGATGAGGATTACTTAGATGAGACAATTGAAGTTCTTCTTTGTATTTCAGAATCAAGAGGACTTAAAGATGAGGAAATGGATGTCATCGGTGAACTTATCTCAAATATCTCAGGAGCCCAAGAGGTGATGAAAGATATAAAAGACGGTACATCACAACGTGATGCACTGAACGGTTTCATGAAACGAGTTACTAATAGTGTAACGTTTAATTAAATCTTTAACCATGTGTATCCACCAATACCATCGTCAAGTAATTTATAGGCGTCACCAGTATAGTCATCAGGTATCACCGCCGATTCTAAACCGGTAAGATTTACTAATTCAAAACCATCGGAGGTTCCCCATCCTTCTTGTGAACCTGAGAATTCATTTGCGGACACTGATATTAATTCTGTTTCGGTGATACTAATAACACCTGTAGTGGTCACAAATCTCACAACTTTTGATGTTGAATTTCTACAAACGTACATAATTTATATTTTTTTGTTTTTATTTAACAATAAATAGATATTACTCTTGATTATTCCAATAATAATGTTGTGGGTTTATAAAATTTGCAGTATATTTGTATTGTTAATAAGGACATAAACCACGAAAAAAAAGAAAAAACATGACAGTAACAGGAATCAACATCACAGAAAAAGTAAGAGACTACAAAGGAAACAATTCATTCATCAAGAACCTGAAGCCAGGTCTTTCAAAGTACGGGAGACTAACTCCTAAGCAATTCGCAGCTGCTGAGAAAATCATCTTAAACGAAGTACGTAGTTCTGAAGTGAAGGTTGAGGACCTACCACAATCTATTCAAGATATCGTAAACTACGGTGGTGAGTTGAAGTTCGTAAAAGACATTCAGTCTAAATATAACAAATATCGTCGTCTTACTGAGAAGCAAGTATCTGCAGCGACTAAAGCAATCAGCCGTGAAAAAGCTAAAAAGTCACAGAAAGAAATCAATGTTGACATCGTTGGTAACACTATCAAACTTGGACGTAACATCGCTTTGGATATCAAAGACACATACAACTTAGAGTTCCAACCAATCTTAGTTGACGTTACTAAAGTCATGACAGTATCTGAAAAGGCAGTGAAGATAGAGGCTAAACTAACAAAAGAAAACGGTGGTATCTGTCGTTGTTGTGGTAGAACACTTACTGATGATATGTCTAAAATGACAGGTATCGGTCCTGTATGTTCACGTAACGTGGGGGTTAAACACCCGACATCTCGAGAAGACCTACCTAAGTACCAACAGATGATTTCTGACAAAATCGACGAAATAGGAACATTTGAGTTCTGGATTCCAAAAAGAGGAATCGTCGAGTGGAACGGTCACGGAGCAGTATTATTAAAGCTCTAATATTAACGGAGGGGGAAACCCCTCCTTTTTTTTTTATTGTTTTTTTAATAGATGGGCCGAGTTAACCTACTAAGGTACTATTAAAAATTTTAAATTCCTAATAAAATTTTACTTTTATAACCCCTTATCTCTTTTAATGTCATCATCGGTTGGTTCGGTTAATGAGTTACCCAAATCCTGAAATCTAGACTGACCTGTATAATCAATTTTAGTTGCAATTGCAGAAATATTAGAAATAAACATCTCTCTTATATCTGAACGGGGGTGAGAGGAAATTACTGATGATAAAAATTCATCACTAACAATTACATTCTTTTTAAGTTTTGGTAAGTGCTGTTCAACTAATTTTTCAATACCGGCTCTTTTAATAATGTAAGTATGTGTGTTATAAAATGCAGATGGTCTAATAAAGTGTTTCTTACCAATCCTTTTACTATCAATTAGTTTTTTAAAAATTCTGTGTAATGAATTGTGTGACATTAAGCAAAGGTCCCATTCGTAGTCATCCATTTCGTCGAATATTGACCAATCTATTGGTATACGAGGGATAAAATCATCTTCTAAAATCATAATAGTATTGTAACCATTCTTATGAGCGTCCTCCCAACACCGAGTATGTGAAATCATTCCACCCGCTTCACCATATGTTGTCGGTCTATTCCAAAAATCATACTTAATTTTACTCTCAGGTAGTTCCCATCCTTTATACAGGGTATATTCATCACCTTCCTCTTTAATTAACCTTTTTCCCACATAACCCTCAAACACTTCAACATCACAACCAAATGGTAATGGTAACATCTCAGCTCTCTGAAGTAACTCCTCAATATATTCTTTTCTGTGGTCAATAGAAATAATGTAGACTTTATCGATATACATAAATTACTTTTTTAATTAAAAATAGTATTTGTTATAAAATAATAAACCCACCTAAGAGGTGGGTTCACTATGTGTCGTATTTAGTGTCTTATAAGGACATTAACATGTCCAATAACTCTTGTTGTGGGAACATATCCACTTTATCTTTACGGGTGTTTGTGTGTGTCCACAAACCTTTAACCTTACCGTAGTATGCGTCCTCATTCCATTCGAATGCATCTGCACCTTTATCTTTAATCAATGATGGTAATCCTGCTCTAATATCAATACCGTCTCTATCACCAATCCATAATATCCACTTTCTTAACGCTTCAATTTGTTCGTCAGAATAACGATGCCACGTTTTGTGACCTCTAAATTCTTTATCAAGTGTAACTATTTGTGACTCAGCAACAGATGTTCCAGCATATGTTTTACCATTCTTAATCCATCCAAAGTTACAAACCTCAATGGCAACTGAGTTAACGTGCATCTTTTGTGAACCATTTTTACCTAAGTGCCAACCGTAATTACCTTCAGGGAAAGCTTGTACCATTACACCGTCATATGTGTCATCATTACCCTTTACTGATTGACCACCCAGTACAAATTCCGTGGCAACTGCACCTCTACTGTCTCTACCCCACGAATCAATACATTTATAAGGATTATTCCAACCTGCAGTGTGGTGTAAAAATAACCATTCAGGTTTAATTGGACCTTCTTTATATTCACCCTTAGGTAAAAAATGTTGGTTTATCATCAAACCATTATCAGTGGTATAAGACTGTTCAGAATTATCTGTAGTTGCTAGACCCATTGCGTCCCAAGTTTTTGGACCTACTATCCCGTCAGAAACCAAACCATTATCCATTTGCCATTTTTTAACAGTTAACTCTGTACCTTTACCAAAAATACCATCGGTAGTTATATTGAAGAATTCTTGTAGAGTTTTCACTTCTTTACCTCTTGAACCTATTTTTAAAATCATATTATATTATTTAAAAGTTTATTTACCATAAATATATCTTTGATTATGAAATTTATTATCTTTACCGTTATATGGTTATCAAATTAAATTAAATGAATGTAGTATTAGTCCTAAACTCAGACTTTACACCACACAACGTAACAACATTACGAAGAGGTTTTGTATTAGTGGAAAAAGGTAAAGCTGAGATATTGAAAAAAGGTGATGATATAATAACAACATCAGGTAACTTTGTTAGACCCTTAGTTATTCGATTAGTTAATTATGTTAGATATCGAGCAAGGAACTTAGGTGTGAACCGTAAACGACTATTTAAAAGAGATAGATACCAATGTGGTTATTGTGGTTCTAAAAATAATTTAACAATCGACCATATAATTCCTAAATCCAGAGGGGGGTTAAATACTTGGGATAATTTGGTGACATCATGTTTTAGATGTAATAGTATTAAGGATAATAAAACACCTTCAGAAGCGGGAATGAGATTAAGGATTAAACCTTATACACCCACATTATTCTCACGTGTTATCGACGATACTGTTGAGTCAATATGGGAATCATTTAAAAAAGAAGTGTTTAAATAAAAAAAGGTGTTCTCACGAACACCTTCCTTAGATAAACTCACCTCCTTTCCTTTGGTTTGTTTATGATACGATATTATCTCTAATATCCATCATCTTTCGTTCCATGTTTGAGTTTATATCTCCCATTAAAGGACTCAACATGTCTACAAACATATCTTCTAATTCTTTTTCATTATTTGGGTCTTGAGCCAACTTAGCAACTTTACTTTTCATAAATTCAGGTAATGTTTCTAAATAACCAAGTGAGAAATCTTCACTATAAACTTTAGCTAGTTTCGATGCTAAAAATCTTGGTTCAGTAAACAACTTAGTTACATCGTCAACATCAGTTTCACCAATCGCCTTCTCAATTACCTTTTGTTCAAAATCACCAATATTTAATTTACTCATTAAAAACTCACTCAACTTACTCTTCACTGTTTCCATAAATTGTGGTCCGTCATCTTGAAACATTTGATTCAAAACTGAAATAAGATTTTCATTAATAAGTTTAGTGTCGAACTTCTGAGTTCTCATATATTTTATTTCAGACACCAATTTAGGGAATGTCTTAGTATTACTTAATCTTCTATTAATAATTGAAGACTCGGTAATTCTCTTTTCTCTTTTTTCTTCTATTTCTAAAAGATGTTTTTTAAGGTTTTTCATATTATTTTTTTAACGATATTACGTCATTATCAGTACCAACGGTTTGATTATTATAGTTAATCATAAATAGTCCTGAATTAGGGTCTTGTGCCCATTTATTACTACCTATCTCATTTAACTTATCACCTATCTTTGAGAAATCTAATCTTCCTCCGAAATCGTGTTGTCTTCTACATCTATATACTTGTTTAGCAGCACTTCTTCTTTCTTCGTCAGACATATCGAAATCACCTATTTTACCGATTTCATAATATTGCTCAATCATTTCTTTACATTGTTTTTTAGTAATTGATTGTAACTCAGATAGTTCTTTAATTGATTTAGTTCTATTACCAACACTAATACCGTCTCTCTTTAGTTTATACATTTTAAACTCTTTAAATGGTTCAAAATCTTCTGAATATTTTGACTTAACATCCATCTCCTGATACATATCAGGGTTAATAGGTCTTAATACCGCATAACCCTCATTGTTCAAACTTTTAATTATTCTTTTTTGACGGGCAGTAAAATGCTTACTAACTAAATCAGTTACTGAGTCGATACCCTCGGATGATGCCTTTTTATAGATGTCATTTAATAATTTATTATTTTCCACACCTAACTCTTCCTCAGGTCTCTTTTCATCTGTCTTAACAGCCGGTTTATCATCTGTCTTAATAGATGTCTTAATAGAGTCTTTATCAGGACCACTTACGGGTTCACTGACATTTGGTAATCTATTATAACTAACTACCGCGTTATTCTTACCACCTGGACCACCAACTAGTTTAAAGCCCCCACTATTATCATATTGTATATATACTTGTTCAGGTTTTGTTGAGTAACCCTGTTCTAATAGTACTTTTTCCAAACCTTTAGCCTCAACAATATCGTATGATAACTTATAAACGTTATCAGGGGTATATTCCACATAAAACGGATATATTCCCCTATCCCTAACCATATAATCAATTAAATAATTAATAAATGTATCATCTACCTTTGACATATCAAGGTCCTTTAATTCATCACCTAATTCTCTTTTTAAACGACCTAATGTTCTTGATTTTACAATTTCACGGTCAGTATCTTTAAGTTTATTTAAAAGATTATTTTTTTCCCTATCAAAAACACCAAAAATATCAAACATCTCAGACATTCTCTGTGAAAGCTTAACCTCTTTTGAGTCGTCAGGTGTAGGTGTTGGAGTTCTTGTTGGTGTAGGTGTTGATGGGTCAGGTGTTTGCTGAGGGTCAACTTCTTTTGCTTTATACATTTGGAATCCATTGACAGTGATAATATCGTGAGTGGTTGATGAATAATTATTAGGCCTCTCTAAAGACCATCCATCAGACTCTGCAGACGTAACGCTATTATACTGTTGTTCTAAAATTATACTTAATCCTTTCATATTATACCTATTGTTCTTTTGATGTTATTTTTCCTTTTTCCAAAGTTACACTATAATCCTGTGGTCCTCTAACTTGGGCATTTTTACCATCCTGACTTATGTAAATTTTAAACTCATTATTAAATGTAGGTTCATCAATAGGATACATATTTATCAGATGTTCTCTCACATTTGATTGTGTCAATTCACCAATTTCTCCTGTTGCGTTTGAAAACATATCTTTAATCCATGCAATATCACCCCAATTATTGAACCTTGCCAATGTTGAATACCATAATAACGCACCCAGAGAAGGTCCAAGACTAAATCCACTAATAACGGTGAGTAGTTTTTTCCACATGGGTAGTTTTGACCACCATGATGGATTGATTTCATTAACTCTTTTAAGTTCGGTCAATATATCTGGGTCAATTCTTCTAGAAGAAGAAATTGCGTCTGACATTAATTTATTATATTCAGTATCTGAAATATCTTTTAGGAATGAACCTTTTTTTCTCGCATTTTTGATGAATTCTTTGAACGCTTTTTCATTTCTTGCAACCATTTCTTTTGTTGTTTTAGAAACAGCATCAGTAGGTATATTATCAACAACACTTGCACTCTTCAATAGGTCATCGACCGCATTATCTAAATTAGAAATAACGTTTTTATTTATAAAGTCACTATATTTTGAATCAAATTCAGACTTGAAGTCCCTAACTAATTTTGACTTAATTTCATCAGCACCTTCTAAGTATGGTAATTCATCTAATTTATCTGAATAATATTTTATAATCTTATTACGTTGGTCCATAGTGATTTGACCCATGCTATCAACTTTTGCAAATATTTTTGAACCAATCTCATCGAAATTAGAACCAAAAAACTTACCTGATTTCATAAACTTAACTAAGTCATCCACATTATCAATTGTTGATTTTGATAATATTTCTAATACATCGTCAGAAAGGTTATCAATTCCATCTGTATCAATTCTTCTGATGACATCATCTATTTGATTATCTGTTAAGTTGAATAACTTAGTTAATGGGTCCAACAAATCATCTGATGTTTTTAGTACTTTCTTTACTAAAGGTTTTGGTAACGGTATTGGTTGTTCAACTAATAATTTACTCGATAAACCCATAATTTCATGGATTCGATTAATATCTTCATTAATTATTTTTTTATTTTTCATATAATTTCTTTAATTACTAATAATAAATAGTTTTATTTATTATAAATTTATAAGTTTGCTAGTTCACTATCCATATTACTTAATACTTTATTAATATATTCAACTTTTTCTTCGTCCGTGGTTTCAATCACCTTTCCAATCGAAATTTGTACACTTTCCTTAATTTCTGTTGATTCATTAACCATTTGAGATAATAAATCTTTTTGAAACTTTTCTTTTTCTTTTTCAGATAGTTTAACGTATTCTTCAGGTAACTCAACTCTTCTGTAATCCAATCCTTTAATTTCGACACCTAAAATTTTACCAATTTGCATAAAAGTGAGGAGTCCACCTCCTAACGCAGCTACTCTCCAAGTTGCTCTCCATGGGAGTAGACCAACTTTAGTAAAATATAATAACGCACCTATTAATTTCTTACCCGTATATTTTGACAAAGATTTTGAAATTAAACTACTTAGTTTCGAATATGCTTGGACATTTTTACCTATCCAATCAGCATTCTTTTCAAGTTCCATACTAAGCTTTCTTTCCATTGGTGATAAATCTAAACCCTTTGATACTTTATTTAAAAAGGTTTTAAGTGCACCAGATGTGAACTTTTTTACAAAAGGAATTTTATTCAATAACATACCACCAGGTATAACTGCAAACGCAGCACCAATACCTGCCGATTCATAATCCTTCTCTTTAACATATAATGCGATATCCGCAGCTTCTAAAACACCGGCAATAGCAAGACCACCGATTCCACCTGTTGCCACAGTAACGATAAGTGCACCTATAGGTAATACCCAATGCCAAAAATCTTCAGGTAATGGAGGTGATGTTTGACGCTCTTCCCAATCTTCTAAATCTGATTTATAAACCTTCATTAATAGACCCTTACCTTTAATACCTTTACAAGATGTCCTATATTGGGAACAACTACATATTTTATTATCCTTACAAAGTCTTTTTAATCGTGGAGATGTGTACGTTACAAAGTAATCTAATTTATTCATCATCACCTTCTTGTCATATGATGACATATTTGATGAGTATACAATGTCTTGGTGAGATGGAGGACTAGGTTTATTTTTACCTGTGTAGTTTAACATTAATCCAGGTGGTATTGACTTTCCATCAGGCATCAAACCTAAATACTGAGGGTCAACTCTAGTGTTATCTGACTGCATAGTCCTATCAGGAATATTAAACTGCTGTTCCTGAATATTCTCATTAAGGGTTTTAGACGAATCGTAATTCATCTTTAATAATATATCTTTTAATATTTGTTCATTATCTACCATAATGGGTTTCCTTTGCCTCTATTTATTCCTGAGTCCCATTTAGACGTACCGTCAATTGGATTGGCTTTACCTCTTGTTAATCCTGTTTCCCATGTTGTCATTGATGGTCCTGATGGTGCTGGTTCTCCATCATCTTGCTCATCAATTTCACCTTCAGTTTCATCATCAGGATAACAATCACATCCATCGTCATAACCTTCAGGACCTTTATACATTGGACTATTAGGTTCTTCATCGATACCCATGACTTCCTTAATACGTGAAATATCTTCTTTTAATAACCCCATTAGGAAACATTTCTATATAAATAGTTAGTTTTATTAAAAAATAGTTTGTATATTCGTTTTATGAAGAACAAATATAACATTAATGAATCGGTTTATGATTGCAAAACTAAAGAAGTGAAAACCATTAAGGATTTTGAATTTTTTGAATCTATGGTTTTATATTACTTTGATGGAGGTGGGGCATCTCCAGAGTCAAAATTATTATCACCAATTTTCATGGAGTTTATGAATGTCGTAAACACGTCAATGGAAGAAAAAGAAAAAGAAATTGATAACGTATTAAAAAATATAACTAACGAACTAAACGAATTAGTCTAATGAAGAAATTACTATATCTATTACCCTTATTATTATTTGGTTGCGAAAAGTCGTACCCTACTTATCCAAACTTAGATGGGGAGTACGTAATTGACCACGTAATTGTATTAACTGAAGACCAAGTATACGGATGGAGAGAGGACACTGTGTACCATTATGGTAGTTTTAATCTATTTGAACCTCAAACACCGTTGGATACATTCTTAGTAGGTGTAACACGTTTTAAGGTAACCGACAATAATAGAACGTTCTATTGGAATAAAGACACCACAGTATTTGGTAATCCGTGGTCGTCAAGGGCGGAATGTACGGTACGTCAAGATATTTTATCAGGTCAATGGGATGTAATGTCAGTTCATTTCTTTAACACTAACACGGTAAGTAGGGTATATGAAATATCATATGTGGGCATTGATGAGTTTTCTGTGTGGCAAACACAATACCCCTACAAGGCGGAAGGACCACAACATAAAATAAGGTACCACTTCAAAGAAGTAGGACCATAATAAAAGGAGGTGAAAACCTCCTTTTATTTTTTTAACATTTGTTGTATTGTTTCGATATTTTGAATGAACTTCTCAGGATTATCTTTAACCCATTGTTTTACACTTTCAGGTAGGTGAGATTTCTCCACTTCCTCCATCATCACTATTTTCATCGTTTTTCCCTGACTCTCCGACTCCACCATAACGTCACCAAAAGCACCGTATAACTTTCTTCTTAATGTTGGTACTCCACTTTCAAAGGTTATATTGTAACCATTTTTTTTAGCCCATTGGCTTAATTGTTTCGTATCAAGAATATTATTTTTTTTAAAGGGGAAGTTTTTAATTAACCTTTCAGGGTCACCTTTAACACCAAATATCTTTAAAGATGGACTAACAACTACGGTAATACTATTCTCATCAAAACCAAAAAATGTTGGTTTCGACAATTTAATTCTACCAAGTAGTTTAACCAATAAATCATTTATATTGTCCATACTAATAAATATCATTAAAGATATTCTTCACCAGGTAAATTTCCTTCAACTAAATAATATTCGTTAATAAAAGACAATAATTCATCCTCATCTATATAAAACTCATCCTCATCGTAATCTACTCCCCATTCATCATCTTCAAAATCATCTGAAAACTCACCAAAGTCTATAGAGTCATCATAACCATACTCTTTAAGTTTTTCATATTCTATTGTATCTGTTCTCATTTTATCATAATCATCTCCAAGACATTTGAACTCAACTCTAATGACGTTAGACTCTTTACTTATAAAATGTGATATTATTTCAACTATTTCCATTTCTATTTTCTAAAATTTGTTTTATCCTTTATATAAAATATATCAAAAATGAATAAAAACCAATTAATTATTGAAGACTATGATATTTTCGATACTGAATTATCTGTATATTTCTCAGTTAATCAAGAGTTAGACGTTAGAGAAGGTATAATAGATATCGATGAATTAGATACATGGCTTGAAAGTATGGGACATTATGAGATGTCTGAAGATTGTTGGGATTATGCTACTGAATCACATTACACCAAAGATTGGACTATAGATTTTTATGAATATAAATCAGAGTTTTTAAGTGTCGACGACATAGTTGAGTTTACACATGATTATTATAAAGATAAAGCATTACCAAATTTTGTGGAAGAATGAAAATACTATCAACGTCATTAGATAACGTATATTTAATTGAAGAATCCGTACATAAAGATAATCGAGGATATTTTATGGAGACTTGGAATGAAATGGGATACTCATCAAAGAATCTTATTAATGATTTATCCGTCGAATGGGCAGTAAAAGATGATGGGACAATGAATTCAACCTATTTTGTACAGGACAACCTATCCGTATCACATAAGGGTGTTTTTAGAGGACTTCATTACCAAACTGACATAAACGGACAAGCAAAACTAGTGAGGGTCCTGAAGGGGTCTGTAGTGGACTTTGTGGTGGATTTACGTGAGATGTCAGACACCTATGGTAAGTTCGAGTATTTCGAATTAAATGATACGAATAATCTATCATTATTTGTACCACCGTACTATGCACATGGTTTCTTATCACTGAAAGACGATACTATATTCACATATAAATGTGGTAATTACTATAATAAAAATTCAGAAGGTAGTATTGTTTATTCTGACCCAATCATTAGACACGTAAATGACTATAGTCAAACAATAAAAGACGTAATTGATTTCTATCACCCTTGTGAAAGTGAAGATGATTTATTACTTTCGTATAAAGATAAACACGCACCTAAATTCTTAAAACGTAAATATTAATATGGAAATTATTAAAAACATGGAAGCCCTGAATAAGGCAAGGAACATTGTACATTCTTGTGACACGTACAAACAACTAGATGTTGCTCAAAGATTCTGTGAGTTATATTATGAAGTCTTTAATGACCGAGTAAATTACGAACGACTACTTCGCGACATTACAATTCGTAGAACTGAATTGACTATGGAATAATAAAAAACCCCTCGATTGAGGGGTTTTCTTTTTTTTAGTTAAATTTATTAAACCGATTAAAGTTCTCTAAGATTGTATCTCTTTCGGTTTTGAATGCTTCGTGGAGGTCCTCATCGATTTCCTCATACATTCCACATTGTTCTGAACATTCACCTTCTCTCATTTCTGAACCACATTGTTCACACATTTCTTTTTCGTCTAACTTGTGGTCGTGACCTTCACACTCACAATCTTCAACAGGACTATCACATGAAGGACAAGTTTCACCTTCACCCATAACCATCTCACCATCCTCAGGACCGTCAGATACAAAGTCATAAGCCGGTTCAACATTAGAAACGTCCATATCAGGAGCATCAATAACTGCTTGTTCCTGTAGGTTGTTATCGTACACCTTAACTTCACCAGTATTAGTAATCTGAAGACCGTTTTTATCCTGTGCCAAATCCTCAACCGTCAACGGTGTTTGATTTGATGGAACATTCCCAGTGGCGTAACCATCATAGAAACTTCTATGTGTATTGAGGATAGATGCTCTTTCCTCGTCTGATATCATTGAATAACCTCTCATAATTGTATTTTTATTATAAATAGTATTTGAAAGTGAAATATCTTTTTATTATCTTTACAAAAAAGATTTATATGGAAATAGTAGATATTGATTTGGATAACATACATGAAATGGCTGAAGGGGCGATAATCTTAGATGGTTTAGATAATGCGATAATAGGGATAACTGAAGAGTTCGGTATGGAACCCAGAATCCTTTACTCGGTTAATAAGATTTTAGATATATTATCTAACGATGGTATGACTAATCGTGAAGAAGCGTTAGAGTATTATTATTACAATATAGTTGGGGGTTATTTTGGGGAGAGAAACCCAATCTTTTTGTCTGACCATTTGGTATATTAAAACATAACCGTTATATTTGTTTAACATTAAAAAATAAAATATATGCCATACATAAATCCATATGAGTTACCAACACAATACAAAGAACACAAAGAACTCGGACGATTGATTCGTAAACAAAGATTCAATGTGACTGAGTATGATAATGCTACTAATTTGGATTTTCGTATAACATATATCAAAATGTCTGATTACTACAGAGACATAGAAGTGAATGTAAAGGTTTCAGGAACTCTATATCAATGGGGATACTGGGGACGACAGACAAATTCAGGAGGTAGACGCATTACTGGAATGGTAAATCCACGTAGTCGTAATAGCGACATCCGTTCTGCAATCCAAAAAGAAATTCGTGACTTTTTTAAGTTATTTGGGGTTGAGAAATATCGTGTTAATATAAAGAAAGTTACAGTAGCAGAGTCTATTTAATCTACTTCATCATAATGAAGGCTCGAAGAGCTTGTTTGGCTAATAACTTAACCTCACGGTTCATGTTTTCCAAACTTGGCTCTTTACCCTTTCGTTCTAAGGATTCGATAGATAGACGAATCATTGCATGTTTGGCGTCATCCGCAGCATCATATAACTCCACATACTTATCCTCATCATAATTTTCATATTGATTAAACTGAATATAACGTCTAAGATAATCTGAACCTGAATAAATAAAGTGGGTAGATTCCAACATATTCATTACACCTGACATTCTTAATTTCTCGAAGAAGTCATACAAGATTTTGTTCTCACGACCCAATACATCTGAAACCGCTTGCCATTCAGTCCAATGGTGATTACCACCTTCATTTAGTCTTTCACCCTCATCTAACAACCATAAATCCTCAGCAGATACAATTGAAAGGTTGCGACCATTTTCCCAATCAACAGATATTAATAGGTCATCTTTTTCAAATGGGTCTTCCTGAACTCTGGTGACAACACCTTTAGTACCTGGTGTCATACCTTGTTCGTCTTTCATATAGACCAACACTATTTTATCACCTTCTTTAACTTTAGGATTCATAATAATTTATTGTTTTAGTATAAATACTATTAATTATATATTTATTCTAAAAGAGTTTACATGCAATACATAATAACAGAAGAACAACATCAATTAATCCTTACAGAAGGTTTTAAAGATGCTGTAGAAAATCGTTTAAAAAATGCGTACAACTTTACTAAAGATATCATAGCTAAAACTAAAGAACAATTTGGTAATAGTTTTAGATTTGCACTTACATATGGTGCCGGTATCGGAGCATTGGCACCCGCAATTGATGAATACTTAAGAGGTTCATTTAGTGGATTAGACGACTCCCAAATTGCAAGTCTTATAATGTCAGCAATCTCTATAGTGTTTTTCAATACTAAGGATTATTTGGACATATATAAAAAAATGAAAAAAGATGGTCTTATAGATGAATTAGGGTCAGCAGTATCATTCACTGAAAAATTAAAGTCTCGCGTATCAAAAATTTTAGACGTTTTAGGTATCGCCACTTATCAAGCATTGGATGTCGTTTCATTTTCGTTCTTATTACCTATTTTACCAGCAATTATTAAAATGTTAAGTGACACAGATTTAGATATGGTGGCACTTAAAGGTTTACTTAATTCTTCGTTTATTACTGTAAGTGCAATAACCCTTCAAAAGATTATCGGGAAATTAAGCGAAAAAATTTCACCCAAAAACTCTTCTGATGATGTAAGTGAACCTGAGGGTGAATTCCAATCTCCTGAGTCAGATATTGTTTAAGAGATTCTTGAGCTTCCTCTAAAGTGTTGTTTTGTTGGTATTTATGTGGGATTTTACCTGTCTTATATTTCTTTCTTAAAACGTAAGATATATCCCTTTTCTTAATTAGGAAAAGTCTATTACCTTTACTATCCGATGATTCTTCAATTCTAAATTGTTTAAGGATAAATTCTGGAAATTCATTAAATGATACCATATTAAATAAATTCGAAATCTTTTCTTACTTCATAGTAATGTACACCCATTGAGTAATAAAGTAGTTTTACCTTACCTTTGTCTCTCTCCTTACCAACTTGTACCCTTTTATCGTGTTCATCTAACTTGAGTCCAATAATTTTATACCCATGACTAGCCAAACTTGATGGGTGTGAGTGTACAACTATCACATCAGGTTTTGTATGGTCAACTATACTTTTAATAATTTGAGTTTTCGTACCACCATATTTTAACCCATATGATTTTGCCAGTATTTTTAACTCCTGTAGTGACTTACCCTTTAAATCTTCCTTATTTACTTCCATAATAACTGAATTAATACGACACAAAGACATAATGATAGTGAAACAGCATTCTTCATAGTTAACGTCTCACCTAAAATAACATAACTTAAAAATAACATCACTAATATCCCTAAACTAAATTGTAGTAGTCTCGCACTCCAAGCAGTTCCCATTGATGAATATGCAAATCGTGCCCCATAAATAAATAAGTAAGATAAGGGTACACCTAAAAATACCGCATTAAACCAAACATTCTCTTTAAACCATGGATATTTAACCTGAGCAAATTGCTGAAACCACGCACCGACCTGTGCGATTAAAAGTAATGATATTGCAAGTAATGTCTCTTTCATTACTACAAATATATAAAAATAAAAAGAAACATCAAAACTTTAGTCTGATGTTTCCCCATACATTAACTCTTGTAAGTCTTCTAAATACTCATTATCGTAGTCCCAATCATAGAATGCTGATGCATCAAAAGGTGCTTCGTCCAAAGAGTGTTTTTCTGGTCGTACAAGAGTTGTTATTTTAAAATAACTAACTCTGTCTTTCATAAAAATTAGGGGATTTTGGTCCGTTACTAATAAATACTCAGAACAGAAAGATAAAGATGTAAAAAATGATGAAATTATTAACTATTTTATTCAGGGAAATAATTATAGGTATAACTAAAGGTAGCCTTACCATTTTTTTCACCTTCAAAACCCCATTCATATTCAGATGACTTGAAATAACCAACCATATCGTCACTGTCATCAATAGGGGTAAACCTTTTTACGAACTCACCGTCTTGACCAATTTCAATACCTGTAAAGAAATTAAATTGTTTGTCGTCACATTCGTTAACTGCTCTCATGTAAACACCAACGTCAGGGTCTGATACATCAAATACGTATTCAGTATCAAAATTAACCTCAGCGGCACTATCATTATCACCAAACCATGAAATGGCGACATTACTAATCTTTGGGTCGGAATTACGTCCATGTTTGGTTTGGTAAACATATAACATCACCTGTAAAGATGATTTCACATTATTTTCAAATACTTTCTTATCCATACTTCTTTTTATATTCGTCAGTTAAAAATGACACTAACTCCTCAACATCCTCGTCAGAAAGTTGATGAATCTCTTTATTTCTATTGAACCATCCTTGGATAACTTGCTTTGGTGGTTGTTTTCTTAATTTAACTATTCTTCTAAATCCTGAAACTTCAGCAGGTACTTCGTGGTCTTGTTTATAGTAATCTTTATCTGTCGGAGTTTCTTTATCTTCGTCTTTTACAACATCTCTATACCCAAATTCTTGTAATACATGCTCCATTTCGTGAGCAATAATATCATTTAAGTCTGCAACTAAATCATAATATGCTTCAGGAAACTTTGTTGGATTCATAGTTAACCTAACGTCAATCTCATCACCATCTTCTGCGGTATTACCGTCAATCAAGTAATCACCATTAATAGACATGTCCTCATTGACCGTTAACTCAACACTAAATGTTGGTATTTTAGGAAAGATGTATAACATCCCCTCACTACCTGACACCTCTTCAGGTAAAAAATAGTGACCTGGACCTTTTTTAACTAACCCCAACAAATCCCTAACTACTGTCCTAACAGGTAAATCGAGTTTAGAGCCTTCAGTTATTAGCGAGTCAGATTTAATAGACTCAAAGATTTGAGTTTTAAGTTTATCAATAATCATTTGGGGATTATCGTCCTCATAAAATGCGGTTTTTATTCTGAAGTAATTTTTCCTTAGTTGGTATTTAACCATCTTTGGACTTGCACCCATCTCAGATAGTTCATCCGCAATTCCCATTAAATAATCATTAAATTCTGGTCCCATAAACATAAATAGTCTAAAATATAAATATCACAACGCGTTTAATCTATACTTAAAAGAAAGACCAATACCAAAATTAATTTCCTGAGATATATTCATCATCAAAGAAACGTCGGTCATTCTATTGTTTTGAGTTAACATTTTTAGTGGGTGAAAACGAACTAAGAAATTAGGTATAACCTCATAATCACTTCCCGTTCCCCATAGGATAGTTCCACCACCACCTAAGTTCACACTATTCTGAAATAAGGCTACATTCACACCTAAAGTATTTGGTATCCCGTATCTATAGTCCGATTGATTTAGAATCTGTGATGCCTCCCACATAGTATACAACCCAAAGGGACTATATTCTGTGGTTAGGTTAATATTATCAGTACATAGGACTACCGTCTCAGTTGCAGGGATAAACCCGATGGTTGATGATTGTGAGTATACTTTAATACTCAACAATAAAAGTAATGTTACTATTGTCTGTTTCATAAAATTTATCTATTATCTACAAATATACTAAAAAAAATCAAATGGGACTACTAAAAGAATATTTTTTGAATAATTTACCAAACGACGACGATGTATTAGAAAAAATGTATTATCTTTGTCTCGAAGAACAGGAATACTATGAACAATCTGAAAGACATAAATACTATGAACAATCTGAAAGACATATTTAAGAAGGAACTACAACTCAAAGGTGATAAAGCATTGTTGGATGCTCGATATATGGGTATTGGACACGATGATATCTTTACCGTATACGATGAGTTAGGTATGGACCTCCCAATCAAGCTTATACAAAACTCTCTTCGATGGGGTCCTACTGAAAGAGGTTGGGGTAACGGATATGTTCGTATTGCTGAGGGTCACAAATACTACGGTATGGACTATATGGATATTCCTGCCAATGTTCATGGTGGTTTAACTTTTGGTGACCATATTATGGATAGTAATACATGGTCCGATGGATACTGGGTGGGATTTGATACCGCTCATTACGGAGATAACTCAGACATTTGGACCATAGATACGGTATCTGATGAGACCATAGATTTATTTAATCAAATCTACGGATTGAGTTAATTTACAAAGGGGGCTTTACAGTCCCCTTTTTTTATCCTACTTATTAGGGAAACTTTATACATATGAAATGCAAACTATTATCGAAAACATTATTGTTTGGTCTATTACTATTGCTTGGTTCGGGTACCTTATTTGGGCAGACCGTAAAAATAATAAAAACAGACATCTTTGAGGTTGAGTACTCAGAAGAATTAGAACAACCATTAAAACTCATATACACCGTAGAATGTCCTTTGGGTGATGCATCTCGTAGTGGTTTAGACTTTAGGAAATACGAAGGAGTAAAAACATCCGATAACGATGATTACAGTAATAACGTATATGACAAAGGTCACTTAGCACCTGCGGCAGCATTCAATTGTGACAGAGAGATGGTCAGGTCCACATTCACATATATTAACTGTGCATTACAACACGAAGGTCTTAATCGTGGCCCATGGAAAGAGTTAGAGAGGTTCGAAAGAAACTTGGCAAAGATTTACCCTGAAGTAATAGTTCTAATTACCGTTAACTTCGAGGAAATACCTGAAAGAGTACCAGGTGGGGCAGCAATACCCACATCGTTTACCAAAGAAATTCACTTTGATGACCGTACTATTAAATTTTTATTTCCCAATCAAGATGTTGCTGGCGAAGATTGGGTAAACTTTTTAGTTATATATTAATGGAATTAATCACCACACACCCAATAAAAAAATCTGATTTAGGATTTCACGCCAATCTATTTGGTGGTAAACTTTTGGCATGGTTAGATGCCGCTGGTGCAGCATTTGCAATGGAAACTTGTGATACTCCTCGAATGGTGACTATAAAAATTGATGAATGTATTTTTAAGAAACCAGCAAAAGAGGGTCAAATGATAAAAATATATGGTGGAGTAGATAAGATTGGTAATACATCAATAACACTTTATTTAGAGGCAAGAGCACATAATGTTTATAGTGGGCAACAGAGTGTAATACTATCGACTAACATTACATTTGTCCGTATTGATGAAAACGGAGACCCTATTCCAATTTCGGATAGAGTTAGAAATAAATTTATATGAGTATGATAAAAAAAGGAGTAATAGCGGGTAATTTTGATGTACTACATCCTGGTTATATTAAGATGTTTAATGAGGCATCAGATAATTGTGATTGTTTAGTGGTACTACTTCATGATGACCCTTCAATCGAAAGACCAGAAAAGTTAAAACCTATCCTTTCCGTAAAAGAAAGAACAGAGATGTTGGAGTCACTTCGTAGTATTTGTAAAGTTGTTACTTACACATATGAAAGTCAATTACTAAATTTATTAGAAAATGGTGATTTCAGTATTCGATTTTTAGGTGATGACTATAAGGGAAAAAAGTTTACTGGCGATAATTTAGATATTGAGATTTATTATATTAATAGGGACCATGGTTGGAGCACCACTAAGTTTAAAAATTTAATAAGTAAAACATTATGAAAACATTTGTTGAAATAGGCTCATGTGATTTTAATACTTTAAGAGTATTATGTGATGATGGGTGGAAAGGAATAATGGTTGACCCATATAAACCATATTTGGATAATATTGAAAGTCATGAAAATTTGACCAAAGTAAATAAGGCTGTAGGTCTTTATAATGGTAAAGTTAAATTTAAGAAATTAAAAGATGACTACATTAAGGAAATGGGTGATACCGATTTAAAAGGTATGGGTACAATCACTAATGTGACTACACTTGAAACATTTAGTGGGTTTAATGACCATATTGAAACATATGATGTTGATTTAATTACTTTTGATAGTATGTTAAGTTCATTAAATGTAACGACAATTGATTACTTAAAAATAGATACTGAAGGAATGGATTTTGACATTTTAAAAAGTATTGATTATACTAAGTTCAACATAAACATCATTAGGATGGAACACACCTACTGTGACGACAAATTAGTCATCGACTTTTTGAATCATAACGGTTACCACTGTGAACTATTTAAAAATGATATAATTGCAATAAAAAAATAATAAAATGGCAGTAAAACAAGGAGACACTATTAAAGTGCACTACACAGGAAAACTTACTGATGGTTCAGAATTTGACTCATCACGTAAAAGAAATGAACCTATTCAATTTGACGCAGGAAAAGGTCAAATGATTGCAGGTTTTGATGAAGCAGTTATGGGAATGGAAGTCGGTGATGTAAAAACCGTAGATATCCCATCAAAAATGGCATATGGAGAGCAAAATCCAGAAGCATTCATGCCGGTAACAAAAGATAACTTTCCACCTGAATTCGAATTCGTTGTTGGTGAAATGGTTCAAGGTCAGACAGAGAATGGACAACCACTACAGGCAATAATTTTAGAAGTTAAGGATAATGAAGTTATCTTAGATTTTAATCACCCATTAGCGGGACAAGATTTAAACTTTGAAATCGAATTAGTAGAAGTCGTAAGTTAATATGGTTTATTGGTTCACAGGACAACCCGCACATGGTAAAACCATATTGGGGAGGAAACTAGTTTCTCACTTGAAGGAGAAAAACAAGAACCTATCTAAGTTAGTATTTCATTTGGATGGTGACCACTTAAGAGAAATAACACACAATAAAGATTATTCTGAGCAAGGACGTATTAATAATGTCCGAAACGCCCAAATGATATGTGATTATTTACATATACATAATTGTGATGTAGTAGTATCTTTAGTGGCACCATACAAATGGTTACGAGATGAGTTTAAAGAAAGAAATTCTGGAGATGTTACTGAAATCTATGTTCACACTACCGAACCTAGAGAAAGGGACCATTTCAAAGTAGACGGTTATGAACCACCTACTGAAAACTTCACAGATGTTGATACAACATTGGATGACCCTGATATGTCATTCGTAAAATTAATATCTAAATTAAATTTATGATGGAAAAAAAATCAACGATATTTTGTGATATTGATGGTACCATCTTTAAGTACAGAAAATTTGAAACCTATGAGTCTTCATCACCTGAAGTTTGTCCAAACGTAAAGGAGAAACTTCATCAATGGAAAGATGAGGGACATATGATTATATTAACCACCGCAAGACCTATTGACATGTATTTACACACAGAAAAAGAGTTAGCGGTGAATGACATTCCATATGACCGATTAATTATGGAAATAGAAAGAGGTCCAAGGGTTTTAATTAACGATATGGACCCAAATAAACCAGGTCAAAGAGCGATGGGAGTAAACCTAATTAGAAATGAAGGTTTTGAGGGGGTAGATTGGACCGAATACGGACTATAACTAAAAAATATGAAAGAATGGACTAAAAATGTACATATTGAATCCTCAATACCCTCGAGAGATGGTCAATATGCAATGTTTGTGGGTCGATGGCAACCACTACACAAAGGTCATCAAGAATTATTTAAACAAGCAATGGATGAGGGTAAAAATATACTTATATGTATAAGGGACGGTAAACCAAATGATAAGAACCCATTTACCTCAACTGAAGTAAGGGAGAATATTATGAATCATTACTCTTCTGAAGTAGAATCAGGTAAGGTACAAGTTATGGTAATTCCTGACATTTGCTCTATCGAGTTTGGTAGAGGAGTTGGTTACGATATAATAGAAAGAGTACCCCCAACTGAGATTGGTGAGATATCAGCGACTAAGATTAGAAAAGAAATGGGACTTTAAAACCTTTATCTAAAACAATAAAAGACCAATACCATGTTGGTCTTTTTTTTGTTATTAAATTTTATATCATTATAATAAAATAAGTTAATATGAATATATTAGGTATACATACGGGACATGATGCATCACTGTCATTAATAATTGACAATAAATTAGTCGCGGCAGTTTCGATGGAAAGGTTTTCAAGGGTGAAAAAAGATTGGATTATTGATAGAGAAAATTTCGATAGATTTTTAAGGTCTTGCAATGTAACACTTGACGACATTGATTATGTATCTATGGGATATTGGAATAATGATAATATGGATTTCTGTAAATTATACTCACCAAAAGATGAAAAATACCCGTTATCAACATATAATCGAGTGCACATGGAAATTCCATTGATTAATAATATTAAGTCGTACTTTCAGGATAAACCATGGATAGATGAAATAGAATTTCACGAAGGTAAAGGTTATACTCTACCACGAATGATTGACCGTATAAGACCACCTTTTTCTTCAAGTGACATATCACACTCAAATGCGTTTAAGATAAACTTCGTAATTGATGGATACGATAGAATCATTCCAGGGTATTTTGTTGACCATCATATTTCACACGCATCTTCATCATATTTCACATCACCTTTTAACAAATCATCTATATTCACTGTTGACGCATCCATGCATGAACCATCATCGTGTAGTGGGTATTTTTGGGCACATGAAAATACACTTAACATATTGAGAGGTGCTGGTTATACCTATGGTAATTTCTATGATGTGGCTACAGAGTATTGTGGTGTTGGACCAGGGACAACTAAAGCCGGTACGTTAATGGGATTATCATCATTTGGTAATATTAGTAAAAAGGCTCAAGATAATTGGGAATGGTGGACAAGACCTTTTGACCAACGGTCAGGTACTGAAGATTCACACTATAATGATTGGTTATTCTTACAGATTTCAGGTAAATACCCTTATGTATCATCAATTAGACCTGAAATTGAAAATAAAGAACCAGGTTACGAACATTATAATAGAGAGTATCAAATGGTTTACACTAAAAAAGACGTTGACACTCAAGAAGTAATGGACATTGCAGCCGATATTCAGTTTATTGCTGAAAAGTCATTAGTTAAATATGTTGAAGACCTTTATAACGAGACCCATACTATATGTGACGATAATTTATGTATTGCAGGTGGTACTTTTTTAAACTGCAATGCTAACTACAAAATCGCCACTGAAACTTCTTTTAAAAATATACATATATTTCCAGCGTGTGGTGATGATGGAATAAGTGTTGGGTCATCTCTTTATGTTTTACATGAAATATTAAATATTGAACGTACTACTTACACTAACAGTGAAATTTCTTATTTAGGGTTTCAATACATGTATCAACCAAAAAGTAAATTTGAGTCAATAGATTACAATGTTAATACCGTAGCAAAAAGTATTAGTGAAGGTAAAATCATATGTTGGTATCAAGGAAGGAGTGAATTTGGTCCAAGAGCGTTAGGTAATAGGTCATTTATTTCAGACCCAAGAAAGAAAGAAATGAAAGACCAATTAAATAGTCGAGTTAAATTTAGAGAATGGTTTAGACCATTTGCACCCGTAGTTTTAAATGAACATAAAGAAGAGTGGTTTAATATGGATTTTGAATCTCCGTTTATGTTATATACTGTACCTTGTAAGAGACCACAGGACATACCTTCGGCAGTACATATAGATAACACATCAAGGGTACAAACACTAAAAAAAGACGATAATGAAGAGTTCCACGAACTAATCGAAGAATTTTACAAAATAACTGGAGTACCAATAGTAATGAACACATCATTAAACGTTAAAGGACAACCAATTGTTGAGACACCTGAAGAAGCGATGGAGTTATTTGAACAATCAAATGTCGATATTCTTGTGATTAATGATAAGATGTACTTTAAAAACTAAAAAAATAATATTAAATTAGCGTTATGGAAAACAAAAGTAAGAATAAGAGACCAAAGTGGGTTGGGGACCCTTTAAATGACTCTGATGTTGGTTATGATTCAGAATGGGAACCAAACATACCGATGGGTAGTCCAGGTCCAAGAGAACCAATTAAGACAGACAAGGAAGAAGAATTATAAAATCGTTAAAACATGAAATTATTTAGTTACAATAAAAATTCTTTAGAATATAATAAAGTGAGAGTACTACCATATATGTTACTTTTTATTATTTTAATATTACTAAGCTATATGTATGGTTTTTTAGAGGGTAGAGAAGATAAAATTATAAAACTCACACCTCAAGAAAAAGAATTAATCTTAATTAATGTACAAGACACATCATTAACATTTAGTGAGGAAAAACTAATTTCACTAATGAATGAATTAAATATTAAGTTTCCTCATATAGTGTTAGCTCAGGCGAAAGTCGAGAGTGGTAATTATACTTCTAAAATTTTTAGAGAAAACCATAACCTATTTGGCATGAAGGAGGCTCGTGTAAGAATTCACACAGCACAGGGAACACAATTTAACCATGCCTATTATAATACATGGAGGGAATCTGTGTATGATTACGCATTCTATCAATGTAGATACCTGTCTAATATTAACACTGAAGACGAATATCTAAGTTATTTAGGTCAATCATACGCAGAGGCAACTAATTATGTGTCTATATTGAAAACAATGATAAAGAGAGAAAAACTAAGAGAAAAGTTTAACTAATGGTAATAATAGGTTTATCGCATGGTCATGATGCAGGTGCAACACTTTTTAAAGATGGTGAAATTATAGTATCAATATCAGATGAGAGGTTGACTAGAACAAAAAAAAATTACGGATTTTTTAGTAATGTGATTGCAACTAAATCAATTGATTATTGTTTGGAGTACTCTAATTTGTCCATTGATGATGTGGATTATATTTTTTTTAACACCACAAACCCAAAACCCGATGTGTTATATTGTTTAAAATATTATTATAATATTGATAGTAATAAAATAATATATGTGACACATCATTTATCACACGCAGCATCATCTGTTTTCACTTCAGAATTTGAAGATGTTGTTATAGTGGTTTCTGATGCATTAGGTGAGGACCCCATTTATGGGGACTATGGTTGGAGGTCATTTGAAGAAAAGGGTTTTAATTTAGTTGAACACGAAGATATAGAAAGTAGTTTCGGTGAGGGGTGGTCTATATACCATTATAAAAATGGTGAGTTTTTTAATTTAGAAAAAAAATGGGTAGATAGTAATGGTCAGTTTAAACAACTAAAAGATTGTTCGATAGGTTACCTATATGAATGTGGGACAGAACAATTAGTTGGTGGTATAACTATTGGTAGTGCTGGTAAATTAATGGGATTAGCATCATTCGCGGATAAAGATTGGGTTTCAAAACAAGAAAGAAATCACAAAATTATTTATGATAATTTATCTATCAAAGGTGAATTATTTTATCCTGAAATTAATCATAATAGTCCATTTCAAATAAAGTCAAACGTTGCGGGGTTATACCAAAGAGAACAGGAGGAATGTTCTCATTTTTTAGTTGAGAAATCTAAAAAATTAAGTAATAGTAATAATATTACAGTTGCAGGTGGTTCATTTTTAAATTGTACAACAAACAGTAATATTGTGAAATCCAACTTATTTGAATCTCACCATTTTTTCGCATCGTCTGACGACTCAGGAATATCTTTAGGGTGTGCTTTATACGGGGCATATACTATGAGTAGTGTTAATCGTAAAAAATTCTTTAGTCCTTATTTAGGTAGAGAATATAGTAGAGAAGAAATTTTAAATGAATTAGAAAAACACAATTATTTAAATTACAATGAAATAACCGATTTTACACAATTAACAGATATAGTCACTAACCAAATAATAGATAATAAAATTATTGGTTGGTTCCAAGGTAGAAGTGAAATAGGTCCAAGAGCGTTAGGTAATAGAAGTATATTGGCAAACGCATCGACTCCATGGATTTCTGACTATATTAATGGCGAGATTAAAAAAAGAGAATGGTACAGACCATTTGCACCTTCAGTATTATATGAGTATCAGTCTGAAATATTTGATTTGGATTATTTTTCACCTTATATGTTACTAACCGCTGAAGTAAATACCGAATGGAGAAACAAAATACCATCAGTAACACATATAGATAATACCTCAAGATACCAATCAGTAACTAAAGATACTAACGAAAGGTTTTATGATTTGATAAGTGAGTTTAATAATAAGACAGGTATACCTCTACTCTTAAATACTAGTTTTAACGGACCAACAGAACCAATAGTTGAGTCACCAAAAGACGCTATAAATACATTCTTAGAGGTGGGTTTAGATATTTTAGTAATTAATGATTTTGTAATTACAAGATAAATTATTATATTTGTCCTATGACAACGAGAGAATGGACTAAAATATTAAAAACAAATCCTGCGATTTCACAAATTAAACTTAAGGGTGAATTTGTTAAGGGTACTATTACCATTACTCGTCATAGAATTATTGAAACAGAACAGAGAAACTATTCCTTTAACGAAGAATTCAAATCTAAGTCCTATATTATTAGAAATAGCGAAATTGATATAACCTTCGAGGGTTCAGTAAAATCTTCTATGAATAATTGGCACCTTCCTAAAACATATAATAAACGACAGTTAAACAACTGGTTCAGGGCAAGTAAGGAAATTAACGGAGAACTTAAAATGAGATTGAAACTCATAGGAGGTTCATCAGAATATAAAATAAAGAAAATCACATGTCTGTAGTAAAAAGATTTTTCAGAAGAGTAAAAAGAGTTATTGATTTCCTTCCGATGATTTGGAAAGGTTTTGATTTTGACTACCGTTATGGTATTGAGTTGTTTCAATACCAACTCAAACGAACTGCAGATTTCATGGAGTCTGACGGAGCAGTGACAATGAATGCAAACATTAGAGCAAAACGAATTCGCACCGCAGTTGAACTTCTTCAAAAGGTTTATGATGAGGAATACGGTTGTGAATACCAAGACAAACTCAAACAGATTTATGGTGAGAAGGTTTTGGATTGGGAGTTTATCGAACTGGATGAAAAAAGTGATTACGATGGTGAACCTCTTTACGAACTCAAATGGGAATATGAAAAATGGGACAACGCTGAAGAGGTGAAAGAAGCCAAACAAAAACTTTATGAAGAGTCTCAAGAAAAACAAAAACGAGCCGAAGAGTTGGTTTGGAAATTTATTTCACACAATATTCGTGGTTGGTGGGATTAATTAAGAAATTATGTTTATCTTTGAAAAAAATAACAAGATGAAAATCACATTCATATCGGATACGCACACAAAACATCATCAGGTAACCTCACAGTTGCCAGGTGGTGATTTGTTGGTTCATGCTGGTGACTTTTCTTCACGAGGTTATGAACATGAGGTGGATGGATTTTTTGATTGGTTCAATAAGTTGGATAACTACACCAATAAGATTGTCATCGCTGGTAACCACGACCTTATGTTTGAGGACGACCCAATGTTAGCTAAAGACATCATGAGTTACTATCCTAACGTTACTTACCTTCAGGATGACATCGAAGTCATCGGTGAGGATTACTCATCGTCAGTAAAAGTTTATGGTTCTCCGTGGCAACCTGAGTTTTATAATTGGGCATTTAACCTACCACGCAACGGTGAGGAGTTAAAGGAGAAGTGGAATGAGATTCCACATAACATGGACATCGTGGTTACTCATGGACCCGCATATGGTCATTTGGACACCGTTGTGGGACAATCTATGAACCTGGGGTGTGAGTTGTTGGCTGAACGGTTAAAGGTCGTTAAACCGAAGATACACGTGTGTGGACACATCCACAGTGGGTATGGTTATAAGTTCCATGAAGGGACACATTACTTCAACGCTGCGGTACTCGGTGAGGATTATGTATTCACTCAGAAACCGATGACGGTGGAGTGGGACCCAAAAACTAACGAAATAGAATTTGTTTAATCAAATTTTTTTATTACATTTGTAAAAAATAAACAATAATGAAGTATAAATTGGAAATGTATGGGTGGGAAGTCGAAGCGACAGGTCACTCTTTAACGGACGAACAAGTTAAATTAATTGAAGAGTTAATGGACACCAACGGTGCTGATGAACTATGGGAAGTTCGTCACGATATAGAACTTGAAGGTATTGTTGACGACCTTTATAACCCTGACCTTTATCATATGTCACGTGGTTTAGATAACAGTGGTCTGTGGTTCTCACTTAAAGATGAAGATGATAACGAAGTTTTAAGTTTTGAACTGTCTGACATGGAAGATATCTACGAAGTGTTAGGTGATTCCGCAGATGACATCCCTTATGAAGGTTATTTATCAATACCTGGTGAAGGTAAGAATGAAAACGTTGATAATATACTTGCAATATTTGACGAAAACAAAGGTGGTATTTGTGATTTTGAAATGTTCGAATCAGATGAAGTACCAACGGCAAAAGATTTCTGTGTCCAACACGGAGATATAGGTACACCTGATGGTGATTGGGATTTTATCTCCAAAGTATTTTATAAAGGAAAAGAGTTAGATGTGTACGACCATTTAGATAATCGTGGTAAGGCGGCAACTGTTGAAATATACCGTAAAGATGGTACAACAATTAGTTGATGGTGATGTATTAGAGGAAGGTCCGAAGGTTAAAAAGATACACATTAACCAACACCATATTCGGTCCAATAAGACGAAGGAAACGGACCTTCCTGTAATCACCATTAAGATTGGTAGTAAAAACTACTACTGTAATGAAATAGAAATAAACGGTCCATCGAAACTATCTTACTGTGGGAGTGGTGACCAAAAACCCTTAATCAGTTGTGGGGCGAGAGTAATCTTGGAAACGACTGCTGAAGTAAAAATTATAAGATAATGAATGAATTCTTTAATAGCTATAAAGTATTAAAAGGTACATTACTTAGAACATTAGTTTACACATTGGGGCATTTCCTAATTGCAGCTGCTTGTGTAATGTATTTTACAGGTGCAGATTTTATTAGTTCAGTTACTGATGCTGTGGTAGAGCCAATTATCAATGGAGTTTGGTTTTTTATTTTAGATAGACTTTGGACAAAAAATTAATTAGTATATATAATATGTTAGATTTTAAAAATGGAATAATTTTAAACAACTTAAAAATAATGAGATTTTTAAGTTCTCTTGGTATTTTGCTTATATTTGTAACTCAATGTAGTGTTGATAAGAACGTCACCGTGAATACTAAGACTGTTGACTTATCTGAATTGGATAGTGTTGATTGTGTACTATGGTGGGAAGTTCAGAACGATACCTTAAAGGTTTGGACTAAGGAAGATGAAAGACGAGCCGATATTGAGAGATATAATTACATTCGTTCATTAGACACAACAGGATGGGAATAAGATGAAAGAGAAAGTATTAAAATATAACAACGACTGGAAAGGTCGTAGAATATACGAAGAGAATAAAAAGAAAGAGTTGGTCAATAAGACTAAAACCTTTAACACCAAAGAGAGATGAGTGATAAAAATAAAGAAACAGAGATGTTAAGAGCTTCATTAATGAAGAAAGTTAGTGAACTAAATGATAATGAAATTATATCTTTATATGATGACTTATCTGAATTCTTTAACACCAAAGAGAGATGAAAAGATATTGGAATAAATTCCTCAACTTCATATTACCAAATAGAAGAGAGAGGTTACTTATTGAAATAATGAAACGAGACCAAGATTTGGGTCTCTATGATGAAACCTTTAACACCAAAGAGAAATGAGTGAAGTAAATCCAAATTACAATCCACAAGCAGATTTTGACAACTTTGGTGAAGAGATGGAACACATCGTTAAGACAACACCTAAAGAGGTGCTAAAAAAGGAGTGGGATAAAGTATTAGCAGAATATGGTACTGATACACACGACAAGATTCTATCTATGACTGATGACTTTGTTCAGTCTAATCGTAGTGAAGGACAAACCTATGCTCATTATCACTATGATATGATGGCAGACTTTGCTCTACATATATTAGAAACCTTTAACACCAAAGAATGATAGTCAAAGTGTTTTGATTATCACATATTGAGAAATTTTAACACCAAAGAGAGATGAGTGATACAAATAAAGAAACAGAGTTGTTAAGAGCTTCATTAATGAAGAGAGTTAGTGAACTAAGTGATAATGAGATTATATCTTTATATGATGACTTATCTGAATTCTTAAACACCGAAGAGAAATGAACGAAGTAGAAATCTTTATCAACCGTCTCAAGAAAATTGGTATTGAGCTTGAGTTAATGGGTAATCTACCTTGGATTTACTTACACAAAGTAGATGGTAATAGGGTACAACCTGAAGATTATAATGCTAATCACGGTTACACTATTGCTTGGTACCCTGTTAGAGTGGACCAAAAGATACATCTTGATAGTAATTTGAAACGAACCTTTGAAGTAATTAGAAAATACAAATCCTTTAACACCAAAGAGAAATGAAACTAAAAGTCAGAGGAGAAAAATATGATGTATACGGTCAGTTCTACATCATTCCAACCATCAAAGTAACCCACGACAAATTACTATATGGATATTATACCATAGATTTAGTTTGGGGAAAATGGGGTGTTTCAATTTGCTTTTAGTCTCTTTACGGCTCACAAATGTCAAGTATATTGCACAAAATACTTGACAAATGAGATACAATGTTCAACAAAATTATTTGACTTATAATATTATTTAGACTACACTATGTTTAAGTATTAAATTAAAAAGATTAAACATGGAAAACTTATTAAACAAACTTTCAGAATTCACTAACAAATGGTATCCTATCATTCTTGCATTCATCTGTCTATTATACTCAGTTGGATTAGGACTATTAGGTCACACTAACGAGGCAGCATATTCTGCACACTGGCCAGGAACAATTTTATTATTCGCAATCGCAATCAGACAAAGACGTTAATTATGAGCACAGGATTTTTCATAGTAGGAGCAGTTATTTTCTCAATCTATATGTATTTCACCATATGGAACATTAATAGAGGTGCAAAAGCACAACAGGAAGAAAACGAAAGAAAAGAATTACAAAGAAGATATTCAGAGAATTCAATGGTTGATTACGATGGTATGGGTAATTTCAGTAGAATGCCAATTTCAAGACCCAAAAAGAAATCTAAGGTATTATGAAACATCTGATAGTTGTCGGCCACCCAAATAAGGAATCCTTTTGTCATAATGGAATTTATAAAACCATTGTAGATACATTAAAAAGTAATAATCAGGACTATACGACCATCGACTTATATGAGGACAAACTCCATAGAAATAAATTGGACCTTATCAAATATTATCAGGATAAAGTAAAAGAGTCCACTCACATTTATTTTATCTCACCAGTATGGTGGTTTAGAATGGTTCCGAAGATGGAGACATTCTTTGATGAGGTTTTTACACCAGGATTTGCATATAAGTTTGTCCCTATCATTGGAAAGTATGCGTACCCTAAACCATTTTTAAAAGATAAGAAGGTAAGAACATACATTACCCACGGAGCACCTATGTTACCGGTAGTTACATTATATCTTAACTCTGTAAAGTTAAGATTGGTGATGGGTGTTTATACATTTGTATTTGGATGGAAACCTTCACGATGGTTAAAGACAAAACAATTTTGGTCTGTACCTTTTGTCACCGATGAAAAGAGAAAAAAATATCTACGTGTCGTAGAGAAAGACATTAAAAGAGACCTTAAATGTTAACAATACCTGAATACGATAAAATCCAAGCATATGAAAACTCTTACCATATTGCTGTAGACTTTGATGGTGTAATATGTGAAAGTACCAAAGGATTCCATGACGGTACAGCATATGGAGAACCAATTAAGGACACTATTGACTCCATTAAAGAACTATATAATAAGGGATTTACTTTGGTAGTATTCACAGGTAAGGTTAAAAAAGACCGACCAAATATAGGTGGTAAAACAGGTTTAGAAATTGTTGAAGAGTGGTTAGTAAAATACGACTTACTCAAATACTTCAAAGAGATTACTAGCGACAAACCAAGAGCACTTATTTATATTGACGACAATGGTTATCGTTTTGATAACTGGAAAAACACATTAAAATTCATTGATAATATATCAAATACAGAAAAAAATAATTAATTATGAAAGAAAATGAGATGTACTCCCTTTTAGAAATACAGTACTTAAAGGGAAGACTAGATGAATTACATAAAGCAATACCTACCATCACTAACATGGACCGTAGTCGTAAGTTAGATGTTAGACTTCAAAAATATTACGAAAAACTTAAGTCTGTTTCTGAATTAGCCTATCACCTATACCAAGTGGAGAGACAAAACCAGATGATATCTAAAGATAAAAACAAAAAGTTGATGAACCAATTACTGTTAGAAGTATCAACAGTACTGACCTCAGTATCAATAAATACACCAACTGTCGATGAGTATGATATTACAGAACTATTAGACAGAATTAAAAAACAAATAGAAAAATACTAAATAAAAGTTATGTTCGGACTATTCAAAAAGAAAACAAAAGAAGAAATACTTCAAAAAAAATACGATAAATTAATTGACGAATCATATAAATTATCCACAATCAATAGAGCTAAAAGTGATGAAAAAGCTTTTGAAGCCAATGAAGTTTTAAAACAAATAGATAATTTAACAGAATAATTGTTGTTAGTTTAAATTTTTTAACTTACATTTGTTGTGTTGAAAGACAAAAAGTTATTTGAAATGTCGGAAAGAATTTAGTACCGATGCCGCTGTGGTGGAATTGGTAGACACGAGGGACTTAAATAGTTACCACGTATGACTTTTCTATACTTTGATACTATTTATAGTTATGAAAGTAACAGATGAAGAGATAATAGAAGCATGTGAGTCTGAATTGACTATGTCACGTGCAGCAAGTAAACTAAAGATTCACTTTAACACACTTAAGAGGAGGGCAGTTTTACTTGGAGTTTATAAACCTAACCAATCAGGTAAAGGAACTAATAAACGACACAATGGTAGTAAATTACCTTTGAATGAGATTTTAAAAGGTTTACATCCACATTATCAAACTAATAAGTTACGACATAGACTTATAAAAGAAGGTATCAAAGAAGAAAAGTGTGAAGTCTGTGGAATCACTGAATGGTTAGGTAAAAAATTAAGTTTTGAATTAGACCATATTGACGGTGATAGAACTAATCATAGATTAGAAAATATTAGAATAATATGTCCTAATTGTCATTCACAGACAGAAACATACCGAGGTAAAAACACTTGAGTGCACGAAGAGAAATCTTTGATGTAGAACCTCTCAAATTCGGGGAAACCTGTAAAATGGCAATCCCGAGCGAAGCCCGAAAGGGAACGTGTAGAGACTTAACGGGAGGGACCCTAACGTGAAGACGAGGGTTAAGAGAAAGTCCAGACCACAAACATCATATGATGGCAACGAAAGTTGTAGTTGGTACGAAAATCCCTTGGACAGTAATGTCCGTGGCGGTTCGAGCCCGCCCAGCGGTACGATAGATAGGGAGTTATCCAATACTAGTTGGAACTAGATAACTTTAAAAAAGAACCCTATCTTTTACATGCACCCATAGCTCAGCTGGATAGAGCATCTGCCTTCTAAGCAGACGGTCTCAGGTTCGAATCCTGATGGGTGTACTGGTGAACACAACTTAGTTGTAAGTAACCTAAACGGACTTTTAGCTCAGTTGGTTAGAGCACCTGACTCATAATCAGTAGGTCGATGGTTCGAGCCCATCAAGGTCCACGTTGTTGTATTAAATAAAAATAACCAATATCTTTATATTACAGAAAATGTAATGTATATTTGTACTACGAGAGAGAGACAGTAAAGCTGATTAAATTGAGATTATGGTAAAGGTTAACCACTCATTCACGCAGTAACCTTGAAAGACCCGAAAACCTCTCTCTTTTAAAGCCTTAATAGCTCAGTTGGTAGAGCAGCACATTTGTAATGTGCGGGTCGGCGGTTCGAGTCCGTCTTGAGGCTCATTAACTGAAACATACCGTTCCTTAAATACGGGTAACGGAAGACCAGGTAGAGAACATTAAGTAATCTACCAAATAGGAAGATTGACAGAGTGGTCGATTGTACTGGTCTTGAAAACCAGCGTACCGAAAGGTACCGTAGGTTCGAATCCTACATCTTCCGCAACAATGGGGAGTTGAGCAATTGGTTGGCTCGACAGACTGTAAATCTGTTCCTTTTTAGGCTTGGGGGTTCGAGTCCCTCCTCCCCAACGAAGTGAGTTCTTTGACATATTTAAACTTTAACAAATTATGGAAATAACATCATTTATTTTAGGTGTATGTGCGGTCATTGTTCTTATGATGGTCATGGGTACGTTTGTGAATTACATGACAACATCGTCCTTGAAAAAGGAAATAAACGGTCTCCAAAAAGAAGTTGAAAATCTTCATAGAGACTTAGAAACCAAAGAACGACAACTCTATGATTTTGGTAGTAGTTTGGACCAAAATCTTCGTGATGAATTAGAGAAACTATATCGTCACATAGATAGTCGAGTAGACAAACTTGAAAATGGGGTATCCCAACAGATTGCTGACATTTACCGTCAGCTAGATAAATTAGAAAACGAAGGAGAGTCCGTTATTAACGGGTAATCCATAAAACGTTAAAGAACTCACTTAAAAACCCCTTCAGAAATGTTGGGGTTTTTTTTATTATTAATGAAAAAAGTTTTATATTTGTATTATGGAAAAATTGAATACATGTAAAGAATGTCCGTGGGTAGTTAGAAATAACCATAATAACACCATTGTTAATTTTTCTAAAAGGATGGATAAATCACATAACTGTCATATGATTAATGGTGGTAAAGACCTTTGGAATGCGACTGAGAGTACAAAGTGTAATGGGAGAAAACATTATGAATCTTTGGTTTCGTCGTAAATGCTGGATAAACCCATCATTAACCACGTTTTTAACCCTTAATGATGGTTTTTCCATACATTTATAACACACTTAAATTATTAACCATAGAAGAATTAGACAATGAGTGAAGATAAAGAATATTTTAAAAAAGGTGTTGAATATTATTTTAAGTTCAATAATGATGACCCGATTAAGTTTGCAGAATCAACTGAAGACTTATCTGATATGGAGTCGATTGAAAGAAGTACTCTTAAGATGGAGGTTGGTCCGTGGGATGGTAGTGAAATTAGTTGGAAGATTGGAATGAAAAAGTTTAAGATTTATTCGAAAGAGAAGGAATAATTTCGTATATTTGTATTGTTAAACAGATAAAGATATGGCAAGAGAAAAATTATGGCGTAATGTAAGTGGTGAGTATAACTATCAATTCAATTGGATTGATGAGAACGGTAGTACCTGTGGATTCAATGATGTATGGGCACCTAACAAGCGTGAAGCGGTTAAAAGAGCAAAGAAAATGGAGACTAAGGCTCATTGGTCTCTTTGGGATGAGGACAAACGTGAATACGTTACTGTACCTAACAAAGTAGAAGGTAAAGGTCATTGCTTTCGTATGAAGGGTATATATGTTGATACTAAGTCAATGTATAAGGCGACTTTTAAACAGGCGGATGATATGAATCGTTTAGGTTGGATGATGACGATATAATTAGAATAGTAAATATGAAAGCAACAATAGAATTTGATTTACACGACCCTGAAGATAAAAGGGAACACCAACGTATGTTAAAGAGCATGGATATGCATCTTGCTCTATGGGACATCTCTCAAGAGATACGTTCTAAAATTAAGTACGAATCTGACTCAATGAGTGAAGACGAGTACAAAGCGTGGGGACAAGCACAAGAAATGTTCTACCGTATTATCAACGATTACACAATAGATTTAGAATTATAATGGCATACGTAGTATTAAAACACTCATCCGACAGTAAACATACTGTCATCGTAAACGACTCTGAAGGTATTGCAATGGAATTTGATACACATGAACAGGCACAAGCAGTTGCCGAACTGTTCCAAGCAAACACAACACACGGTTCAAAATACGAAGTAAAGAAACTATCATGAAATTAGCACTAATAGCACACGACGGAAAAAAGTCAGATATGGTCGCATTCGTTATGAAGAGATTAAAATTCTTCAATAGAGCAGATGTTAACATTGTTACCACAGGAACAACAGGTAAGAAGATATTACACGCTGGTGTTGATAAGGTTGAGGCAGTGGCATCTGGACCTTTGGGTGGTGATGCCGAGATTGGTGCCATGGTTACACGTGGAGAAATTGATGGGGTGTTCTTTTTTAGAGACCCGTTAGATAAACACCCACATGAACCTGATGTTCAAATGTTAATGAGATTATGTGATGTCCATGATATTCCATTAGCAACAAATTATAAAAGTGGACATATAATGGTTAAATATTTTGAAAGAAAATGACACACAATTGTTTAATATGTGATAAAATCGCAGATAGAAAAGTAACGACATCTCTTAATCAGGGAGAATTATATCTTTGTTCAAGTAAAAAGTGTAAGACAATGTTAAAGAATCGTTTAACTGAAAATATAGAAAAAATTGAAGACGACCCTATGGATTTTCAAGGTAAGTCACCTAAACAATATGAATCAAGTGGTAAAGCAATGATTTGGTCATTTACTTTAATTGTTATTGTGGTGATAATTTATGGTATATATAAATTATCGACAAACTATTAATAAGACAAAAAAAAATGAAGAGAACGATAATAATAAATCTATTTGGTGGTCCTGGCTCGGGTAAGTCTACGGTTGCCTCAGGATTATTTTACACGTTTAAGAGTAAAGGACTAACATGTGATAACCCTTATGAGTTCCCAAAACAAGTGGCGTGGGAGGATAATAAATCACAAATATCTGACCAACTTTATATATTCGCTAATCAACATAGAGGAATTGTTCGTTCTTATGGTAAAGTAAACTACATTATTTTAGATTCTCCGTTATTATTATCTTTGGTTTATAAAAATGGATATACAGGTGACTATCCCGCCAAGTTTTATAATGATAGTTTTGATTCCATGGTTTTGGAACTATTTAAGAGTTATGAAAATATCAACATATTTTTAGATAGAGCAGATAGACAATTTCAACAGGAAGGTAGATTTCAATCTGAAGAAGAATCTGAAGAAGTTGATAAAAAAATAAAAATGATAATGGATGAAAATGATATTCCTTATCATAGCGTCAAAGTAGGTGATAACGAAATAAGACGTATTATAGAAATTATAAGAAATGAAAAAGAAAGCAATTAACGCAGTTTACAGAAAAGATTCTGAATCATTCCCTGAGTGGTTAAAGTATGAAGTCACCATTTTATCTGAAGATGGTGAAATATCTAAAGTACCGGCTTACGGTAAAGATTTACAAGATGCACTATCAAGGGTAGTACATGACGATAGAGTTAAAAAAATAGAAAAAAAGGTAATCGGTAAAGTTTCACTTACTGGATGGACAATCGCTTGGTTTTTGGGTATGGCACTTTCGGTTTCAGTTGTCTACTCGACAATTGAACATAGATATGCCGGTTTTTGGATTATAGGGGTAATATTACTATACTCACTTATGACACTTTCAATAAGTAACTGGTTTAGCTTACGAAATGTTAGTCAAGGCAAAAAGTAATTTACCTAAGACTTAATTAAATTATATTTATTCAGTAAACAACTCAATATGATTATTATAGACAACTTTATTAAGGACGAAGAATTACTAAAAAAAATCAATAATGATAAAGATTTTTGGACTGTCGGGTACCGATGGTACGATGGATGGTGGAAAGAAGGAGTACAAGATTTACACCATGAATTGATAAAATTAATTTGGGGTGAAGACTCACCACATGAAAGTGTTCAGGTTGCTGGTTTTGAACATTGGGTTGGTGATTACACAAGTAAAGAATCTTTCGATGTTATTGGTGAAAAGTGGTCCTTAAAACCTCACTTCGATAAAGATGAAGAGAAGTGGAACAATGATAAGACATTCGTAACACCTAAGATTGGGACGGTATTCTACCCTGACCCTGAGATTGATGAGATGGAAGGTGGTATGTTATATTATTGGGAGAAGTTCCCACCTCAAAGAGCAAATGAAGATAACACAATCTTTTGGCCAGAAGAGGAACCTGAAATAATCAAACCTAAATTCAATAGATTACTTATCTTCGACGCAGGTTGTTTACACGGTGTAAGTCAGATTAAGTCAGGAAGACGTAGGGCGGTCGCAATCAATTTGTGGGACCAAAAACCCACAACGTTCAAAAAAGATTATTAATATAAGAGGTTTGGTTTTCCAAACCTTTTTTTTTACCTTTGTTTTATGAAAGTAATATTCTTAGATAACGACGGAGTTATTTGTTTGACAAATAATTGGGGGAGTAGACTTAAAAAACAAAAAAAGGTCTATACTAAGAACAACCCACACCCGATGGGTGAAAAAATCCCTCTTAATTTAAGGTTTGACAACTTTGACCAAAAAGCAGTTAAAGTTCTAAACAAGATATTGAAAGAGACTGACGCTGAGATTGTGGTAAGTTCTGATTGGAGATTTCATGCAACATTAGAGGAGTTAGGTGATTACTACGAATCTCAGGGCATCATCAAAAGACCGATTGGTCTGACTGAACGTTACCATTATACGTTTTGGAAAGAAGAAGGGTTTATACCTGAAGATTTTGGTTTTAGTAGGACATTTGATTTGGAACAAGAACGACACTTTGAGATTAAGAGATGGTTACGTGACCACCCTGAAGTCACTCATTGGGTTGCTGTTGATGACTTGAATATGGGATTTGAGATTAATACCTCTTATGGTCCAACTGAACGTGATTGGGGATTGGAAAACTTTGTATGGACCCCACGGAATTTTGAAGGTATCAAACAGAGTGGAATGAAAGACAAGATAATAAAGTTTTTACGATGAATATATTTGTATTGGATTGGGACGTTGAAAAGTGTGCTCAATATCACAACGACAAACATGTGGTTAAGATGATATTGGAGACGGCTCAGTTATTGTGTGGTGTTCATCATATGACCGACCAAGCTAACGACCAAGCTAACGACCAAGCTAACGACCAAGTCCCATACAAGTTATCACATAAAAACCACCCCTGTTCTATTTGGGCTCGTGAGAGTATTACTAATTATCTATGGTTATGTGAATTGGGTTTGGAACTGTGTTATGAATACACTCATCGTTACGGTAAGAGACACAAATCTCAGGATGTGATAGAGTGGTGTATCGAAAACAAAGCCAACCTACCCGAGAAAGGTTTTACAGAACCAGCAAAGGCAATGCCGATACAATACAAGGAAAAATCAGTTGTTGAATCTTATCGAAACTACTATCGAGGTGAAAAAGCGTCATTTTCTAAATGGAAAAATCGTCCTACCCCTTTATGGTTTAGTGAATCTTTACTATCATTATAAAAAATCTAATCATGAAAAAGTTTATCTTCTTATTGTCACTATTATTGACAACATTTGTGACAAAAGCCTCTCACGTTATGGGTGGTATCATTCAAGTGGCTCAAACCAGCCAGGACTCAACATCTATTGGGTTATATATCATATCAGAATCTTTCCCTTCAATGCCGTCATCAGTATCCGTTCAAAGATGGGAAATGAACTCTCAGGGTTGGTATGACTATGATGGTAATATTACCTTAGACATGGTGACCACAAACACACATCAGGGATTTAATACTACTAATTACGGTAGTGACTATTTAGACCTTGATTCAGGTCAATATCGTTTCATTTACACAAACTGTTGTTGGGGACAATTAAATAACTCGTCAAGCACATCAAACTCAGAAGTGGTTATTTCAGCAGATTATTGGCATGTCCCAAACAATACAACACCATTTATGGAACAACCTTTATGGGTAAATGTCCAATCAAATATAGTCAACTCAATGAAACCTATATGGGGTATTTTCAACTGTCACTTCACAAACCCTGATGGAGATTCTGTGAATTTATATATGTCAGAGATTTACTCATCATATTCTAATGGTGTTTTTGTACCACAAGTTCAAACCTCAACAAATGTATTGGCAGATAACGATTCTATTACCTTTGTTGGTACTAACTTAGGAACTTATGGGTATGGGTTTCAAATTGACAAATACCGTAATGGGTATTTACTAACAACCCAAAGAATACAATGGACATTCAAAGTGGTCTCATCCACTCTCGGTATCGAAAAAAATGATATTGAAAAAGAAGTATTAGGTATTTGGGATTGGCAAGGTCGTTATATGGGAAAAGATATAAAATCACTAAATAGTGGATTACATGTTATTAGATATGATGATGGAACTACAGAAAAAAAATTTAAGTTATGAGCGGAATAATTGCAAGAATTATATTAGTTTTGTTTGTATCGATGATTAGTTATCAGGTATACGTTAATTTTATAAAAAAAGAAAAATAGAAAACTACTTAGAGTAAAAAGAAAGGGACGTTAAGTCTCTTTTTTTATTCAAAGATAAATTCTTTAATATAATCGATAGTCTGAACTGAACTATCTGTTCTTATAATTTCTCCATTATATACCAACCCAAAAGTAGGTAGTCCTCTTACTTTAAATTCTGTACCCAAATCATAATTATAATCAATATTACAAATCACAATAGGTACATCTATCTCAGACTGCAACTTAGTTAGGTTTGGAAACATCATTTTAGAATACCCATCCCATTCAGTATAGAAATATACAAAAACCCTTTCGTTCTTACTGGTTAAATCTTTTAGTGTGTTTTTATTAACTTCAATCATTTTTCAAATAAATAATCACATACCGCACAATATCTCCATCCAAATTCTTTAGGTACGTACAGTGGGTTATGGAATAGTGTTCCGTCAAAAAAATAAAATTTTCCTTTTTCTACAGGTCCGTTATAAACATCATCTTTATGCGCCATTACTAAATCTGTATATGGTGAACCACATGATGGTACGTCTAAATAAAGACTTAATGTATAATCAGAGTCTGTTTGGTCATCCCCATCACCATTAGAAATGTTATCTCTATGTGAATGCCAGTAAGACTTGTGTTCATCATTTGACGCGATAATCCATGCTTCTGAATTTATTAGATTTAAACTTTTACCTTCAATACCTCTTAGTGTTCTTGCAAGTGTTAATCCAATTTTATATGCGTCCTCGAAAAAGTGAGGTAAATTTTTTGGGTCTAATGTAACGTGAACACCTGGTCCTTGGTCCTTTAAATTACCGTGTTCGTCATAATTAACCCCCAATAACTCTTTAGACCATAATTCATCATATAATAGTTTACTATCTAAGTTTTTAACGTATTCCACTTCAGACGTATAGACATAATGGTCACCTACTTTAATTGTTTCTAATAATGGTGTTATCATTTAAAATGTTATTTTAATTGAAATCTAATATAAAATATAAATAAGTAAAAAAGATTGTGTAATATAATTAAACCAATCATTGTTTATTATGTAGAAATACCATATATTTGTATCAAACAGAAATAAAAAAATATGGATTACGGAAAAGATTTTAGAAAGTATGCGATGAGTGATTTTAATATGTCATCATCAACTTTGGATTCAATTGAATCATCACTAACCCCTTACATCTTAGAAGAGAGAGAGATGAGGGTAACACAAATGGATATATTCTCTCGATTAATGAGAGACCGACTATTGTGGGTTGCTGGACCAGTAAATGACCATATGTCAACAATGGTTCAAGCGCAACTTATGTATTTAGACTCTGTAGATAACATGCCAATTACGATGCACATTGACTCACCAGGTGGTTCAGTAAAATCAGGATTGTCTATGGTCGATGTAATGCATTATATCAAATCAGATATTGCTACGGTAAATACTGGTATGGCTGCGTCAATGGGTTCAGTACTATTAGGTGCAGGTACAAAAGGGATGAGGTCCTCACTTCGTTTCTCACGTACAATGTTACACCAATCATCAGGAGGAGCAATGGGTAATATCCAAGATGCGGAAATCACAATGAACGAATGGAAGAAGTTGAATGACATTCTATTTGGATTGTTAGGTGAGTTCTGTGGTAAAGACCCTGAGCAAGTGAAACAAGATGCCTCACGTGATTTGTGGTTGTCAGCACAAGACGCTCTCGAGTATGGTATTATTGATGAGATTGTTAAATCCAAAAAGTAATATGTAGAATATACATATTACCTAAAAACCCCCATCTATTAAGGTGGGGGTTTTTAATTATTTAATATTAAAATGTAAGTCTATTTTTTATCTCCACTTGTTGCATGTTTAACACCCATTATTGTACCAATAATACTAAAGGAGTTTGTTAATAAAATACCAAAAAGGTTTGACCATGTTGATTCAATAATTTTAGAATCATGACCCTTTAATAATACAAAGACATACAAAGCAGTTGTTATAACACCAACACCCATTATTACCCAAAGGGCCACCTTAACTATATTACTCATTAATTCGGTTTGTGTTTTCTTTTGAAGTAGCGAAAGGTCGGTTTCAGCAAGTTCCTTAGCTTGTTCCGCTTTATATCTTAACCTATCCGCTTCTTCCCTAGACTTCTCAGATTCTTCTTTAGACTTAGTAGCTATTTCTGCAGAATCAATAGCTTCTTTTAGTGCTGTTTCTAATTGTTTGTTAACTCTAATATTTTCTTTTGCTGCTGATTCTAAGTCTTTATTTTGAGACTGAACCTGTTTGGTAACCTGTAAACGTTTCTTTCTTGCAGTAACATCTCTGTCCTTACATGTTTTTAGATAGTCTACTAATTCTTTATCATCCTTTTCTGCTTTTAGAACTTTTAATATATTTCCTTCCAAATATATTTTCTTCTCCTTAGCTAAGGTCAACAATACTTTTTTTACTTCAGGAGTTATTATCATTTTTCATATTTTGTGTGTATGTAAATAGCCACACCTAATTTTGCAGTTAAATCAACTAAAGAATACAATATAATTGTCATTAATGAATCAGTTGTAAAATATACTATAGGGTAAAACATCCATAAAGTTAATACTCCAATGAAAAAATTTAATTGTTTTTTCTTTATTCCATTTGATAAACTCACGAAAGTATAGATTGAAAACATGGTTCCTATGAAACCACCCAAGACTTTGGGTATAATAGATGCTTCACCTAAGAATCCAAACAACAACATACCCAACATACAGAGTATTGAAGATAATAAGGTTCCAATTTTTTTGTGTTTTACTTTTAAGAAAGTATACATTTGATATATTAGAATAGGTACGGTAAATGTCCAGTCTAAGTATCTCCATGTTCTTAAATTCGTAGTATCATCAATACCAAATAAATGTGACATTAACATATATGATACACCAGCAATCAATAATATTATTGATGACAATTTTGACTGTAGTGAATTTAATGAGTTGTACCCAAAATAAAGTCCTCCACCTAAAAATAATAAGGACGTAGTGAATAAAATATCGCTAATCATTTTTGTACTGTTTTAATTTATCGTTTAGTTTAATATTTTCCATTCTAAGGTTAAAGTTAACCTCCATCTGTTCCTTTATTTTTTCTTCCAAATCTTCTCTATACATTTTGGATACATCATCCTTTATTTTTTCTTGTTTTTTAGATTTGATTTTTTGGTTGATTCTCCTGATATTACTTAACGCACTAATTGAGATGACTACCCAACCCCAATTCATGTGACTCCATGTATATGGGTCGTATTCATAGAAGTGTAGACCAATAAACAAAATGGACATAATACCATATAGGTACGCAAATAATTTTCTCCTTTCTAATTTACTATATACCACTGAGTAAAGTGTACCAAAACCAATTAACGAGCTCAGAATACCAATATACCAAAGGTGATAATTTTCCATCATCAACACAGCAGGGGCAAAGATGAACCAAATTAAACCTTGAATAATTTCAGTAGGTTCAGAATCGTGGTAGGTTAAGATATGTCCTAGTTTTTTTATCATTTGTACACTTTAAATGGGTTTGTTTTATTTTTATACCCTTCATAGTCTTCCCTAAAATCCTCTAAACGTGGTTCAATGTCGTCTGATTTTATAATCCAAAATTGAGCACCAGCATTTTTTGCCTTCTCTATTTCTTGATTATCATCAGATGATGATATGATTCCTATCACACATCCATTTCCGTATTCATGATTTATTTTATGGACCATCTCAATTCCATTGAATGAAGAACCTATGATATTCAAATCAACAAACACACATTCAGGACGTTCATGGTTCACGTCATCTGGAAACCATTCTTTGAACTTTTTATCTGCTTCATCTGAAGAGTTTAACGCCTCTAACGAAAGAGTAATATCTAAGATACTACACGCATCTTCGAAGACCAAGTGGAAAAGGTCTTCATCATCAATTAACATTATTGAATTAATCATTTCTATATTATTTAATTTTAATCTTTATTTTAGTTCCGTAATTTAATTTTTCGGAGGTAATAGAAAAGTCGTGCTCTTGTAGGATTGCAATACATATATTCAGACCTAACCCACTACCACTTTCCTTTTGGTCTTTTTTTCTCGTATAAGGTTTAGACAGTTCTATAAACTCTCTTTGACTCATACCTCGTCCATTATCTTGTATAATTAAAGTTTCTTCGTCTTCCATATAAATCATTACCGACTTTGTAGGACTATCATTATATTTCAAACCGTTACGAATTAAATTATCTATTGCTGTACAAAATAATGGTTCATTCACATCAATCTCAGGTAAATCATCAATCACCACCTGTTTCACATAAGAAGTTGAGGATAGATAGTCTCTCAAAATTTCTTTGAGGTTGGATTTTGTTTTTTCTAACTGAACTTCTTGCTTTACTAAGTTTGTGAACTCTTTCACACCGGAATACACTTTCTGAGTATGTTTCAAACCTTCTTCCAACATCTTAAGTGGAGAATCTATTTTTAATTCTTTAATTTGTTCATCAGAAATTCTTCTTTTCAAAGACCTTAATCCTCTTGGCATATAAGTATTAATACCTGAATGCATATCGTGTCTAAGGATTTTAGCTGCATGTTCTAAATAAGAGTTTTTTTGGTTCAACACCACTTCGGCATCATGTTGTGAAGTAATATCCGTTGCTATTTTTAATATGGTAGTATACTCACCATCCTCATTTTTAATAGGTGTATAATTACCAAATAACCATTTTTTGGAACCGTCTTTTGCAACCCTTTCGAATTCACCATTCACACTCTTACCCTGTCTCAAAGTATTCCAAAAGTTTAAATACTCCTTACTTTTAGCATATTCAGGTGTGACCATATTACTATGATGTTTGTTAACTATATTTTTTTCAGGACATCCCATAATATCACAGAAATTGTCATTAGCTGAAATTATATTCCCGTCAATACCCATAATCACCACTAAATTTGATTTACTGATAGCATCTAGTTGTGCATTTACGTTTTCTTCTTTGAGTCTGATGTTTTTTAAAAGCTCACTAATAACCATAAAGAAGGGTGGCATAAACGCAATTACACAAGCGTATCCAAATTGTGCTAAAAACATACTGTTTTCACATATACCAAAAACAATACAAGATTGCACAGAGAAAAACGCAAACATAATTATTGCCGCAATTCCCAAAGATATCTTGGACTTAATTGATAATAGTGAAACCGTATCCATAAATTATAACTCAGACTTTCTGAATCCACATTTACCGAAAAACCACTTTGAAGGGCAGAAACCTGTCCACACTCCTACGTTTAACATGGCGATGACGAAAATTACGACACCCCATGATTCCAATAAAAAACCTGAAAGTAGTACCAACGACATTAGAAGGTATACCATACGTGTGTCTGTGACACTTTTTAATAAATTTTTCATATATTGTTTACATCATGTTTATAGTTGCAAAAAAAGCAACTTTTATTCTTATCCATAATCTTTTGGACCATGTCAAAGATTTAAATTCTTTAGTTAAGAACATATCTTCTATCTCTTTATAATCTTCCATACTATAAATACCTTCAAATTATGGTATTTACTTTTTTTATTTTAGATTTACATAATCTAATTATTATTCATACTTTTAATATGAATAAAACAAAAGTCTCATTAAAGAGACATATCGCAAAAACCTTAACATGGAGAATAGTTGGTACCATAGATACAATGGTATTAGGTTGGTTAGTATCAGGAGACCCAATTATTGGTTTAACCATCGGTTCATTTGAAGTAGTTACTAAAATGGTACTGTATTTTATACACGAAAGAGTGTGGTATAAGTATGATTATGGTGTTAAAAGAAAGGATAAAAACTAATAATAGTGTATTATCGATATATTTATTACATATAAATTAGTATATGGACTGGATAAAGATTGCAGAACTATTAATAACATCACTAACGTCAATTATTATTGCACTGTTAGGTGCTGGTTATTTTAGAAAAATGACGATTAAAAAAGAGAAAAATAAATCTAAAGAGTCGTTGATGCAGCAAATTAAAAACGACGAGATTGTTCACTTATCAATTCGTGAAATAAGGAGAAGATATAACGCAGATAGAGTATATATTTGGCAATTCCATAACGGTGGGAGCTTTTATACCTCATCACCAATGCAAAAAATTTCAATTACTTACGAAAGAAACTCAGACGGGTTAGAAAGAAAGGCAGATAAAAACCAAAACCATTTAGTGTCACATTTCAACACTTTTGTTAAAGATGTTATCGACTATAATATGTATTACTCAAATATTGAAACAATGCAAGATTTAGGGTTGAGGTCATTAGCACAATCTAATGGAACCAAATCCCATACTTCGGTACCTATTTACGATAAACTTGGTAACTTAGTTGCCATATTATCTCTTGACTGGGTCTTTTCACTAATCCCTACAGAGTATCTTAAAAAAGACGGTGACTTCACTCAAGATTTTAAAGAGGAAATATCAAAGGATGCCGACACATTAGATAATTATTTATAATATGATGAGATATAAGAAATTAATAATTACACTACTGTTAATATCACTACTATCAGTTATTGACACGATTAAAGGTGCGGTGATTATGGAGTATGGATATAGTTATCAGTTTTGTTTTATTGAATTAGTTTCTTTACTAACCGGTATAATTTTATTATTGTATGTTTATAAAAATATAAGTAATAGTAAATGTACAACAATAATAAAAAAATCATCTGATGACGTTTCAAATTAACATAGAAGAAAAGAAAATATTATTTACCGAGCCGTTCACCAAACATGATTTAGAGGAGGTACTTAACCTACTCAATATCGATGGTGTTGAAGATTGGAAAGTCGATGTGTCTGAAGACTACAAATCTAACCCGCAACCATACATTCCACCGACAGATAATACAGGTACGGGATGGCAAAGTCCATATGTTATCACCTCAACAGGTTCAGAATCAATAAATTTTATAAATAATAGTTCCACTAATGAATTGGAAACTATTTATAACTAAACTTAAATATTATGCTAAAGAAATTAATAAACTTTTTTAAAGAAATTTTCGGTAAAACTGAAAATAAAAATATTAATAAACCGTATAAAAATGATTTTAATACTGAACCAAAAGTAGAGTCTTGGAAAGAAAAACAAGAAGAAAAATTAGAAGAACTAAAAGATATTTTAGAAACACCTAAACCATCTTCTACACCTAAACCATCTTCTACACCTAAACCATCTTCAACACCTGAGCCATCTTCAACACCTGAACCAGTTAGACGAGATGAAGGTATGTTCGAAAGAGGTCTTTATGAGGAACTCATTAACTTTTTAATGGGTGCTGGATTCAACGAACATGAGGTTGGTCTATACATAAAAGAATTGGGAGAAGGATTATTTATTATCGATTTTATCGAAAAAACAATAACTAAGAAAATGGGTAACACATCTATTGATGGTAGAATATTAGAAGGACCTGAAGGTTTTGATAGAGTTGTTAGATTTTTAGAAAAACATAGGGGACTATAACTATAAGTTATTATTCAATATTTATAGGATAACTTAAACTAAGTCGGTAATTATTACCGACTTTTTTTATTGTCAAATTTTCTTTGAATGAATCCGAAAGTTTGTTTTCCAAATCAATAATGAACTCGGAATTTGGTTGGGTAATATCTATTGGGTATTCCTCTAATAGAATCGGTGACATAGTAAAAGACGATATTATTGTAACATCACCACCACTGGAGTTTGTCAAATCATAAAACTTAACACTAACATCTTCTTGGTTATCATATAGTTTTTTAAGGTCATTAAAAAGATTCATATTAGTGAAAGTCCAGTAGTATCTCAAAGGCTCAACAACTTCATCATCTGTTTCAGTCCTACCATCACCATCACACTCATGACACTCAATTTCAGATTCACCATCACACCACTCACAATATTTCAGTCCTGAAGAATTACAATTATCACAACCTTCTGTTTCACCATCGTCACCTTCTACCTCACCTGTGCCGTCACAATAATCACATTCTATTTCACCATCGCCATCACATTCACCACATTCTTTCTGACCGTCACCGTAACAATATTCACATTCAACGACATTATTAGTTATTTCGTTGATATCATCAATAACAACTAATTTAATTTTCTCCGATTTACGTTTCGACTCTTCCATTGAATACCCTTCAAATAAAAAGAAAATTACGTAACAAAGTTTCAGTACATCATAAGGACTTAAGTCCTTAATCAAAGACCTACTAGTTGGGTGTTCAACAACCTTACTAATAATAAATGAAACATGGGGAGAACGTCCAGTTTTAAGTTCTGTAAGATTAATTTCAACCCAAGATTTTAGTATATTAATTATTTTATCCATTAAAATTATATTTGTTATTATAAATATACGAATATTTATAACTAAACAGTATAGTCATGTCAGAATTAAAAAGAATAAAAGAAATAATGAACATACAAGAAGATATGAAAGTTAGGACTGCACCAATACCAACTAAAGGGTTAGTAAAGGTTATAGAATTTGTATTAAACCAATATGAAATAGATGTTAATTTTTCAACAATAGAGCCAGATGTTAATATTATAGACACCATACTAAGTAATTTAAAATTAATAGGTTCTAAAAACCTTGGTTGGGAAAGCGCTGACTATATTTATGCTTTTATAAAAGAGAATGGCTCTCTTTTAAATGACTTGAACTTTAATCATGAAGATTATATGATACCACAAAAAAAAATGTTTAAATGGTCCGGAATTGAGGAGTATACCGCTTATCATCAAGATACATGGACAGGTAAAGAAGAGGGGTATTCTAAAGATTTTTTAGAATATAGTTTTGACAGTGGTGAATTTGACATCACTGTGGGTAGTGTAGAGACTGAAGACATGTTAGACACATTCGATACTCGTACTTTTTTAGATAGTATCGAAGAAGTCCCGATGAATGAACGGATTAATAGTGGAAATGCATCAATTATCGAAGAATTAAAGAAAATTAACTCAATAATCTTACTTTAAATTAAAATAAAAGGGAGATGGTAGCGAACCCCTCCCTTTTTTCGTTACCATAACTGATAACGGTCCTAAATCCCCTAAAAAGGGGTCGTTATTTCATTTGACACACACAATTGGTGCATTGACACCCCTCAGTGAGACAATTTTGATTACATGTACAATTTTCGCAAGCCATAGTCTTGTTTTTTATATAAATATCATCTATTTTATAATAAAATCACTTAAAAATGGAGTATAATGTTAATATCTGCCCACTTTGTGGTGAAAATACTGAAAGAATACCCGAAGATTACATGGTCGGAAATGTTCATTTGACCTGTTTTCTAAAAAAAGAGGAAATTTCTTAAATTTTACTTCAAAAAATCACTAATTTGTTCTTTTGAAGGGTAACCTATCTCTTTATCACATTCTTTACAATAAACTTTCATTGTATTTGTTCCATTTTCGAACTTAACTTTAGTTTCATTATGTTTACAGGTGTCCTGTAGTGTCTCTTTTTCTTTACTTAAAATCTTTATTTGAGTATCAAGAGACTGAATTTTTTGTATTTTATCTTTTTCCATGACTTTTATTTTAGTCATTTATTCGTATAAACGAATAAATGGATATTTCATAAGAAATACCCATTTATATAATAAATTATCATATATAAATATCACTATTCGACCTTAGAATACTCTAACCATGTTGTTAAGATGTACTTATCGTCTGAAATTGGAGTGTGTCCATTATGTACAAAAGGGAAGGTTGCTGGATGGCAAATAACACGTCCTTTCTTAGGTTTTATTTTAACATTATCATACATTAATTCAGTCTCACCCCCTTCGTCAACATCATTTAAATATAGAATGAACACAAATAGTCTTGGTGTCGTTCCATAACTATCAGTTTCAAAATGATATGCATTATAGTGACCTGTTTTTTTATCATATTTTTGTAATTGACAGGTAGTGTACTCTGTATCTTGAGTGAACACTTGATTAATTGGTGTAAATTTATTTTGAAACGGTAGGGAAAGTAATAATTCCTCAACGACAGTATTAAAACCATCGAATACCTGATAACCATACTCCTCCATTAGATGTTCATGGTAAAATAAATTAAGGTCAGTTGTTTTTTTAATATCATTATTTAAACCACTACCACTATGTCCATCATAAGAATACTGTGGGTATCTATCAAACAACGAAATTAATTCATCACAAAACTCATCTGTGAAAACATGGTCTTTAATAATAACAAAATCGGATAAGTTCATATTTTTAAAAAATTTTTATATTACTAATAATATAATAATGGTTTAAGTAAAATATAGTGTATTATGATTTTAAAAAAATCAATTCTAACGAGCTCAATTTACTTAGTGTAGTACTACTGAGTAAAATGGTTGATAGTGTAATAGAAGACTTCTAAATGTGTTTAGAACATACCTAAAGTGGTGATAGGTTTGTTAGTTTTAAATATATTGATGATTCTTTCATCAATTTCACTTTTTTCTTTTTTTCTATTAGTAAGTACTAAGGAGATATCAGATTTATGATTATTAATTGAATTTTTAGGTAATCCAGTATAGGACTCGGCCTCACCACCTAAAAGTAGATTTGTAATTTCTGAACCTCTTACCCCACCTGTTTTTTCATAAAACTCTAATGGTGACATTCCTTTGATAGTGTCAAAATTAGTTATTACTCTAATTTTACCTTTCGCTAACCCATCTACGATTTCAAGACGGTCTACAATTATACCATCCATCCACTCATACTTAGGAACAATAACTGAATTATAGTATATGGTTAATAAATCTTTGTACGATGGTTTCATAATCATAAATATTAGTTATGTCCCTTTTGTTCAACCTGAGTTTGCCAAGGTTTAAAGTCTTTTCGTTTTGTTTTTGGAATAAATAATGGGTGTCCCTCTAATGTCTGATGTTCTATTTCTACCCAATTATTCATTAAAGGTCTCTGACATTTTTCCCATAACTCGTATGTCTGTTCTTCCATTTCCCATTTTAGTAGGTGGTTGTAGTCAGGGAAATCATCAGGTATTACCTGTCCTCTAGTTTTCGATTCATATTTATGTGTTTGGAATCTTATAAATGGATTACGTACCCAATACTGTTTTAACGAAACCATATCTTTATAAACAAATACTATTAACGCATCTTTTAGTTCCTCATCTTTTAATCTATGTAAATGTGCTGCCTGTGATGGACTAAAAAGGACCCAACCGTCAGGATGTTGAGTATTTATTTCATATAGTCTTTTCTTCAATCCTTCATTATCACACCAGTAATCTTCGGTGTCCCATGGGTTTTCACATCGTATATATGGTAGATTAGTATCGTGTGCAATTATTTTTGCGGTGATTTTATTACCAGCACCGTGAGCACCTGTGACAACAATTTTCTTAAATTGTTTTATATATTCAATATTATCAAAAAAGTTTTTACTCATAGATTTAATATAGTTAATAATTATCTTACGGTAAATAAAAAAACCCCACCTATTTAGGGTGAGGTTTAGTTGTTTTTAATTATTATGTTATTTCTTAGTTAGTGTTAAATCAACTAAAGGACTTTTAGTCTCTATTTTATTTTTATTATTTTTTATAGAATTGATGATATAGGTTAATTTTTTATAGGGTAATTCAAAGGTTTTACCTGTATTATCTGTAATGTAATATTTCCCATCCTTTTTATTTTTATAAATATATTTAACTCCCACAGGTCCATCATAAAGCGCGGTGTCAACCGTAACTGAATATTTATTTGTTATATTTTTATACTTAGTAAGGATTGGACCACCATGTTTAGAGTTAGCTGGTGATAGAGTCACACCATGTAATGTTATCGTTTCATTAAGGTTTTCGGTAACGATTCTTTTGATAAGGCTTTTTAATTCCGATTCAGTTAACTTAATAATTTTTTTCATAGTCACATGTTTTTATTAATAAATATATCAGTATTAAAAACCCCCACATTTCTGTGAGGGTTTAAATACAATTCTACTCAACTTCTTTTTTCTTTGAGAAAATCTTAGTAATCCCATCAATACCAAAAGAACCTAAAGTGATAATTACAAATGAATTATATATAAATTCTTGTACTGGTAGGTCCTTACCTAAGAATCCAGTGATAATGTCTGCCGTGGCGAATAGTGCCATAATTGCAAATGAAGCAAATCCAACAACGTTTTTTTCGTTGATATCATTACTTTCTTTAAAAATGTCTTTGAATGCCATGATAAATAATTTTTATAGTTTAGTTAACTATAAATATTCTCTAATGTTTGAATGTCTTCAGGAGATAAAGATTCCCACCATTCATCATTATCTATATGGGCTAAGTGGTAACCTTCACGGGAATCTATCTTTCCACTTTGGTACTTTGGATAAGTGTATCCTGTATCTACTTCCAACATTGCACCCACACTTGAAAGTTCGATATAATTGGTTGGGTGTTTAAGTGGGGCATCATCACTGGTACCTGATATCCATGTTGGTGGCCAACTCTCTTGTATTAATTTAATACTCGCATGGTTGATACCTATGTATCTTAATAGGTATTCCAAATTAAACATCAAATCTTGAATGGAAGCAAATCGACCATATTTCATATTGGGTTCCATTGATACTCCAAATATGGTGGGTATGGGTTTGTCGGTCGTAACCCTTATGGTGTAAAAATCTTCATTTTGAACTTCCACACCTAACACAGTAAAGTGAAGGTCAAGACCATAATAGTCCATAGCTAATTTCTTACCTAAACTATTTAAAACCTTTTCTATCGCTTCTTCATTAACCATATATGGTAAGTTTTTAACCTTTACGTGTATCCCTAATTGGTTTATCGTAATGAATTACCTTTTTACCACCACTACTATAATCCACTTTATAGTTTTTGTTATGGAATACTATAATATCTTTACCGTTTGAATAAAGAATATAATTTAGGCCTGACGATACTTTATTTTTGTACCAATCTTTCATTCCATATGTGGAAACACTAAATGTACCGTTATCTAGTTCTTCTATTTTACTTAATGGTTTTATTTGGTAACCCTTACCTTTAATAGAAACATCTATAGAGTCAATACGGTCTCTAATTGAACCTAAACAATATTGAATAATATCTTCATCCTTTAATGAGGGACTTAATTCCTTAATCCTATCAATAACTTTTGATTCTGTTTCCCACCCACTTTCGAATGACCTTCGGTTTCTTTTAACTAATGATTGTAGTAATTCACTATCCTTACCAAATAGCTCGTATCTATTATCGGTCAACCACTGTTTAAAACCACTTAGTGTGTTTGTCTCGTTTTCATCCTTATACTTATCTACTAATATTCTTATAACACCTGGATTGGTATCAAAAAAGTTTAGTATTGACCATCTTTCACCTTCAATGGCTGGAAATATATCAATGACACCATCTAAGGTTTCACAACCTGGCTCCGAAATCCTTCCCCAATTATTGGGGTAAACGTCTTTTAATGTGTCCAGTATATGTTGAGGTATTCCTGATTTTTTTGTTTTTAATAAATTAACCGATAAATCATTATCTACGGAACTTAAAGATGAAGACCCATCACTTGTTTTCATTAACGGTAATAACTTATCATAATATAGATTACTTAGTTTATTACCAAAAACATAAGGAGTTTTACCGTCATAACGGATAACACTTGAATCAAATTCAAACTCACCATTTTTACCAATAAATAAAACTGTTCTCTCACCATCTTCAGGATGTTCATATTCACTTTTACCGAAATCAGTACCGTTAAAAAATACAACACCAATATTATTGGGGTTTCCCTTTTTAGGTAGAACACCTAAACTAGTGTAATTATATTCAGGATAATATTCGTCAAAGTCACTAACCTTATTAACTTCAGACATTAAACGGTTCTCTAATCTTTTATTAGATTCTTGTATATGTCTAATCTTACTATAACTTCGATTCATATTATTATTACTTTCATTTATAAATATAACTATTTACTCATTTAATTAAATAAAAAACCCCCACCTAATGGTGAGGGTTTATATAATATTGATTTTTTATTATCCTTGAGATTTGACTCTACTATCGTTATCGACATAACGACCAATCTCAGCCATCATCATATCAAAGAAGGCCTCATGATTTCTTTTATCTTTATTGAGTCTAAACATTAATTCTATACCGTTATCATCTAAACACTCTCCAATTTGTTTAACTAACTCACGTATATCATTATCATTTAATGGTCCAAGTTTAATACCCTTTCTTGATGGTAATGTTTCAGCATTTTGTTCATCCAATTCTTCTTCTTTCATGGAACCACATTGTTCAACACATTCACCTTCTTTCAACATACCACCACATTGTTCACATGTTTCTTCTGATGCTTCGCTGATGAATGGTTTTGCGTCACCCGATTTTGTTTCCACCAATTTTTTGAAGTTATCAATGGCTAATTTCATTCCACCTTCGTGTTGCTCACGAATTCTATTTTTTTCTTCTTCAGATATATTATTTAATAAATGTTTCATAATAATGTTTTATTATAAATACCAAAAAAAACAAAAAAGTGAAAAATACGTCATAGGTATTTTAAAAATATCTTTGGTTTTTGGATTTGAATCTCATTGATTCTGATTTGACGGAATGTTTTGTTTTACGACCTTTGACTCTTTTCCTCCACATTTTGAATGAATTGGGTGAAAGGTTTTCTCTCATGATTTTACGGACATCATTTTCTTTGAGTCCGAATTGGGCTTCGATGGCGTCGAAAGGTGTTCGGTCTTCCCAGGCCATCTCAATAATTCTATCTAAAGTTTTTAAGTCCATTTACTCATTTAATTAAATAAAAAACCCCTCCACAATGGAAGGGGTTCAACTTCAAAATTTATTAGTATAATTATTTTGTTAATATAGATAAAATTCCACCATAGTTTTCACCACCTTTAACCATACCATTGCTTACATTAACTTCATCTTCAATAGGTCCTCTAACTCTGTGTCTTAATAATAAATAAAAATTAGTTGGTTCACCATTTTTCATAATTTGACCTTTATCACCAGAACCAGATAAAGTATAATTACCATTTGGTAAGTCAACTTTTGAAACCACATTATAACCATTTTTCTTTATATCCTCATACCTTGATAATACATTTCTTCCAATCGTATCAAAAAGTTCTTCCATTTTCTCCAATGGATATTCTTTACCCTTATAGTTGGACATTAAAGAAGGTATGATATCACCTGACGCCCCTACATATACGTCTGAGAATTTTCCGTCAAACAGGTCTCTCACCTTAAATACTAATTGTTCACTACCGTTAGTATAGCTTATAGTGTCAACAGTATCTGCGTATGTATGTTTACGTTTGAAACCGTAATTTGATGGCCAGTCAGGAAAATAATCACCCATTCGGTTCATAAGTCCACCAAGCATTTGACGCTCATTCAAAGTTAAGGAATCTGGTCTATCTGCTGTTTCATTAACCAAACCCATCATCTGACGGATTTCGTTTACCTCTTTTAATATATTATTTTTCATAGTCTTATGATTATTTAATTATCATATGTACTATCAGCTCCACCTGTAGAATATGATTTACCACCACCATACAGACTACCGTCTTTTTGTAATTTGTGGGTGTTACTATATATCCTTGTTACACCTTTTTCTTGTTTTAAAAATGGTCCTTTAACTTCAGTACCAGCTTGTACTTCTGTCAATTTATAAATTCCATCAGGGAAATCTTTAAGTGGTGCAGTACTTGTTAAACCTTCATTAATAACTCTATTAATGATTCTAACTAAATCGCTTTCTGTTAATGTTACGTTCTTTTTCATACTTAAATTGTTTATAAATAAATATATTAAAAATAAAAAAAGGCGGTAGGGGGTCGGGGGATTTTTAGAGACACATTAATAAGACTTTCTTAAAAAGGGTTCCGGCATCAGAGAGATTATAATATAGGACCGAAGGTCCGAAAAAAATTGCGAAAGACTAACGACCGAAGGTCGGACGGGTTGCGCGACGTTTTTTATATATTGTTTAAGACACCCTTTTTTATTAGACCCTCTACTTTTCAAGGGTCACTACACCGCCCTTTCAGGGTGGGTGTTGTTCCAAATACTTACGTCCAAATATTTTTTACCCAATTAATAGGGGCTTTAGATTGTCTACTACAATATCCATTATTTAGGAAGTATGAATTACCCTTATCATCTCCAAATATTTCTTTTCTCTTATAATGGTCAGTACGAATACTCTCATATTCCTGATGGGACATCTGGCAAGAATAATACCCCTGTTCGGCAGTGTTAGAAATATAGTTATAGATACCGGCTGCTCCGTGTACTGTATTACCCCCGAGTTCAGCAGAGGCGTGACACAACTGAAATAGGAAGTCAGCGCCATAACAGGCAGTAAAGAATATAGTGGTATCATCACCGACAACATCTTTCAATTCAGATAAAAGTCCGTCCACAGCAAGACCTTTACCACGAGACATCAACAGGTTCTGTCCATCTCCGTGAGAACCGATAACCACCTCTTTTAATGGGGTCTTCATATTACCTTTCTTTTTACGGACCACATTTATGGCATCTTCGGATGAGGTAAACACCCCTGTAACGATACCTAAAGATTTCATAAGATAGGCTCCGATGGTCTCCCAACCTTTTTTCGGGAAGGTAAGATATAGAGAACTCGTCTTAAGTAGTCCTTCCTTCAATACGGATTCTTTTATACTTCTTTTGTAGTCGGTCTTCTTCCAATATTTCGGAGGGTTGTCATAAAACAGTTTTGTATTTGTACTTCCCACTTCGATACTAAACTCATCGTAGGCCCCGACCATATCGTGAAAACCAATAACGATATCGGCAAAATCTGAAAAGATATTAAAACCATAATATCTTAGAAAGGATTTTTGTAGCCACGGGATAAGGACTTTATCTGCGACCAAGTAATGGTCAATCGGCAAGTTCAATAGATGGTCTACATCGAAATAGACATCCAAGTGTATGTCTCCTGGCCCGACGTATTCATAACCGTCAACGACCAATCGTTTCATCGTCACAGGATAGACCGATAACTTCATATCTTTTATGTGACCAATAAACCCTGAAAGGTCGGCAACCAAGTCCCCATCAACAGGGGCGTTACCAATGAAGTTTTTCCAATTCTTATTAAAGTAATCTATTAGTGAATCAGTTACATTCATTCTTCTGTCTTGTTAATATGGTCTTGATACCTTTTCTCAGATTCTGATGATATCTTACCAATATGAAGACCAAACTTATTTCTAACTTCATTAAGTACTGTTCTTATCGTATATATTACACAAGTATCATCATAACATTGTTCATCGTATTCGATTTCGTCATCATAGTCTTCAGGACATTCGAAGTTTGGGTCAATAGTATATCTATAGTTTAGTGACGAACTACCACCAATACCGTTATACATTAAATCCATATTAACGGATGAGTCGGTTTTAAGAGGATATTTAACATCGACATATGTAATGTCCAAGTCACAAGGAGATTTAGAACTAAGTTTTTCTTTAATAAACCTTTCGACATTTTCTAATAACTCCCCTTGGGGGATATTAAGATATTCCTCAACAGTTTCCACATACTCATCGAATGTTCGGAAGTTACGACCAATATACTTGGTGGTATACCAATCAATCTTACCGAGGGTATCCCATAGAATAAAAATTTGTTCCTTATTTACCATAATAATAAATATATACGTTGGAGGAAACTTACAGGTTATTCACTACTCGTTCATAACTCGGCCCCATATCAATACTTTCACCACTCTTCCAATGTACATTACCCCCATTAGATAAATTAAACTCAAAGAATAATATATCCCTATTGTCGTAATCCCAATAGTACATACCAAACCCCATATACTTCATGGTCGATATTAAATCCTCAATATCTTCAGCACTGTATTTGTTGTCATCATTCAATAACTGTATACCAAACCTCTTCGGACTCTCAATGGTATAATCATTATATCCCAATATCTCAACAACATCATAAGGTCTATCAAAATAAAAAGAGATACACCCAAACTTTGGATGTACCTCACTAATAATTTCCTTAACCTTATTTAAGTCGTAATCCATATTACGCCTGTTCCTTATATATCTCAGTTCTAAACCTTATATACTTTGAACCAACACCTATACCCTTGTCGACTCCTCGTTTCCAAATCTCTTCCCTATCAGGGTAGACCAAGATAAATCCCTTATCTATAAATCTAATACTATTCATTTCCTCCATATACATATAATAAAAAAACCTCCTACAAAGTAAAAGGTCATTATATACAAAATTTTCCCAAAATTTTTATTTCCCAATCTCTGAACGTAACTCAATATATCTCTTGTCTAACTTCGTACTGTAATAGTCCATAAGTGGTTTCCTAATCATATCATGATACAACTCATCGTTAGAACCCTCCTCATCATAATCACCAAATATACTCTGATGACCATTTTCAATCCCATCAGACATATTAAGTAACATTTCATCTATAACAATCTTCTTGAATGCAAATAAACTACAGTTATATAAGATACTATTGGGATTGATGAAATCATTAGAAGTAGAATCCAAAGAATCGTAAAATTCATTATCCATACTTTGAATATCTATCCTCCTCCTAACATTAAGAGGTATACTCCTTAAAACTTCCTCCTTGATGATGTCGATTAATTTCATATAGATAAATATATAAGATTATTTAAATATATCACACTCATCCTTAACCCACCTCAACCATACATTGGGGAAGGATATTAAAAATTGAGTAATGATTTTAATCCTCAATTATGACAACTGATTTACTCGACCCATTATATATGATTTCTTTCTCTCCAATTCATCAACCAACCTTTGGTCGTTTGAATCCAAATCAAACTTATTCATCTTAATCTGTCCTATCTGATTATCTAACCTATGGTACTCAGCCAAAAATCTACTGTATAATTCCGCTTTCTCCGTATTGTTCATATTCTATATATATTTGAACATAAGATAATAATACATCCATAATTGTATATATTACCCAAATTTTCCCAAAAATTCTTTTTCACTATTTTACCCTATTTTCAAATAGGGGGTCGTGTTTTAGAAACAACCGTTTAATTTCCAATTTTTCCCAAAATTTTTTATAAACATTTTTATTACCATTTTCCCATAAGTTTTATTTAGGGGATTAAACCCCCAAAAAGACCCTTAAAAGGGGAAGGGGAGGGGGGATACGGGACCCCCATACAGGAGGGGGGGACCCCATAGGGGGCTATAACGGGGGGTATATAGGTATTGGACATATGGGGGGTGGTACCCTTAGGGAATATCTATGGGTGTCATGTCATAGGGGTGAGATGGCCAAATATATAATGGGGAAGTTATTAACAGACATGGTGTCAGGTTCATAAGTTTATTTGTGTATGTCAAATAATTGTTGTATCTTTGTTATGGTGCTTTAGAGTTTCCTTCCCCCGACACTTAGGGGCAGGTTGGAGTCTACTCGGTCCCCATCGGTGATGATGGTTACACCACAAAGATAAGGATAAAAAAGTTACCATACAAGTTGTTTATTAAAAAAGAATGTTGTATCTTTACACTGATGCTTTGGTGTGTGTTTCCCCGTAGGGTTTAGAGCACCATAACAAAGATACGGATTATATATGAGACCACCAAATTAAATGTTATTTATTATCGGGATTAGTATGGTTATCCATTATCCCCATACAATGATATATTATATCCAACCTCAACTGTTCATACTTGTCCTCACCCATACCCATATACTTTGAGAAGAATTCAAATAGGGGTATCAGATAAGCATCAACAATAATATAGTTGTTCACCTTGACGGGTTTCTTACTCCACCCACTCTTAGCTCTTTCAAACCATATCACACATTCGGGAACCACCTCACTATTATTGGTGAGGATGACTTTCATACCATTCTTATCCTCATCTACCCTGTGGGTAAAGTTCTCCTTTATATATTCTATCATCTCCATATCCATAAGTATAATATTATTTTATCTTATATCCATATTAACCCCACTTTTATTTGGTATTGTCATCTTGTCATTTATACACGGTACAGTAAATCCCCGTTATCACCCACACCTTTCCCGTAGGGGAATTACCCCTGAGAAACTTATAAACAGGATTTTGTTAAAAACTATTTACCATTTTTCTTGGATTTGTCAAAATGTCAGAGGGGAGCTACATGGGGGATAGAACTTTGGAGGGTTTTCCCACTATCCCCCACTGAGGTCTGTAAAGGGTAAAACACCACTTTTTCTGTGATTTCATCGGCAGAATCCCCACTTTATTGATTTTGTATATGTTATAATAGTGTAGAAATAGGTATGTATATATTCCAGTAAATAATAGTAGTTTGTATAGTGTTGCGGCCGAGACGAAGTCTTAAAGGTTTAATTAATTACCTCCAACGTCCCCGTAGGGGTGAATTATTTAGAATGACCTAAAAATAAGGTCTTTTTGTCAGACTATCATAAGTGGTAGAAAGTGGGAGAAAGTATTGTAATATATAACCCTTATGGGTTATTGTTTATATACTATGGATATATTTCTCTTAAGGGGTATTGTGTATATACTATTATCATATAAACCCTTTAGGGTTATGAATAAGTATTGTATGGATATCCTCTATAGGTTGTAGTGAATTAGTCTTTAGATGACCTTCTATAGGGGATTTGGGGTAAAGTTATTTTCAGACCCTGTAAGTGAATGACCCGATAGGGGAATGAACGTCCCTGAAAGGGTAAAGGGGGATGGGAATTACTTTACACCTATATCCTCTTATTTATTATAATATAGTATGTGGGTAGTTGATAATATAATTAGGGGATTAGGTATGATGATGGGTTTTACCTTATTGGGATATTCGTTAATACATATTTATCTTTCTATACGTAGATACTTTGATAAATGATTATATTTATTACTATGGAATTAACGTCTGATACTATTATGAAACTTGTATCCTCTTTACTTAGTGAGGAGTGGTATAGTCTTATTGATGACATTAGTGTGGAGTATCAGGAGAGGAATAGTAATAATCATGATGCTGTGACCGTTTATGTTACATTGAATCAGGATGCTATTGATAACCACGGTGATGATAAGGACGATATTGAGTTTGAGATAGAGTCTAACATTAGAAATATTGTTAAGTACATCTCCCCGTCTTTTGTATTCGTTGTTTTCCTTTAATATAAAATTATGAATGTAACACCCGAAACAGTTAGAACGTTATTGGATTCTTTGGTAACCCCTGAGTTTGATGACATTGTTGATTACGACATCATTACTCGTCAGAACGATGAGGGTAAAACAGGTGTCGGTATTGATGTTATTATGAAACATAAGATTATCTTTAGTAAACAAGATGAATACGATATTGAACGTAGGATTAGAAACGTGATGAAATATATCTCCCCCTCTTTTGTTATGGTGGAGTTTTATGTTACCGACGATTATTAATTAACTATGGAGATTACACACGAATTAATTAAAAACCTTTTGGTTAGTTTGGTTAACCCGAAATATCCTGACTTGATTCATGACTATATGATAAAATCATCTGAGATAGGTGATTATACCGCATACGCCATTGGTGTTATTGTGAAACCTGACGAGTATACCGATATGGAAACTTATAATGGAAACCCATTCTCAGGATTGGATAGTAAGGTGGAGAAAGACGTTAAAGATACTTTGAGGTATGTTGGATTGGGACCCACTAACTCTACAGTAAGTTTATTCGTATTAGAAGATTAAGAAATGGAAACAAATCAAATAAATAACTTCTTAGCCAAATACGTTAAATCGGTTTATGACGCCGATGTTTATATTGTCGACAACAATGATTGGCTCTACCCGAAGATGATTGTATACCCTTATAAGTTTTTGAAAAACAGTAAGGAGTACGACCCTGAATATGAGAAACTATTATACCATGATAACTTTGTTAAACTTCTAAAAGACTCTTTGAAGTATATCGGTAAAAGTGATATGTCATATAACAGACCTGAATATACATTGTCAGAAGATTGGGGTGAATACTTTAATGATTATCTTAAAAACCTTGAATACCTTATCCCGATGTTCTTTGATACAGATTATCTTCCCGAAGATAAACAAGGGATTGTTGAAGATACTGACGCTAAAGTTGGTAACGTATGGTTCACTGGCGGATATTTAGTTAATGGTATGATAGCACCAATTGAACCCGAATTGAGTGTTAAGATTGTTGTTAGTAAAAAAGGAAAAGATATGATTCATACTTACTCTCCATCCTTTGATGACTATTTATCTAATAACATGAACGTCGATGAACAAATCGAACTATATTTTGATATAAAGTAATGAAAAAGTATTTAAT